AGAAAAAGCCTATGAAGCAGCTGATCTTTCAGATTTGCTTGATGCAATGTTTTTGGCTGGTGATCCTGATTATATTCCTACCGTTGAAGTAGATGATGTGATTTGGGGTGAAAATTAATCGGATAAGGACTTGGATCTCAAGATTCGATTAGTGTATCGCATAATTCGATCCCTTTAGAAAAAGAAATTGCTAAAGAGTTAATATTTATGCCGGAAGAAAAGCTTATTTCTAAAATTCCCACCATCTTGACATTCTCTTAACCATACTTACTTTTAAAACATGGATATTCGCTACGATTTTCAAGATAAATTAGATCTGATTTATTTTCGTAAGCAGATAACCAATTTTATTGAACATTGGACACGAGTAGTTTTTAAAATTTATTTAAAAGATTATTTGGTTAGAATTGAACTTTACAATACAAAAGTTTCTAAAAACACAATAATTATAGAACTGTTTCATTGCTTTAGAAATAGTGATAACGAGATCATTTCACAGGACTCGGTGTATCCTGCTAGAATGACAGAATTTAATGGTTTCCCTATGATAACAGATTTATTTAAAGATCCCATGGGATATCCCGTAAGAGAAGCAACATTGAATTATGGATCAGTCGAGGGACAAGTTGATACCCTTTGTGAAGTAATTAAAACTTGCCACAAATTAAATAAGATAAAGGCATTCCAATGAGTAATAAAGAAAAATACACCGCTGATATATTACTATTGTTGGCATTGCTGTCGATTATAATTTACCTAATAAAGAGATAAAGGAAAGAAAACAAATGAGCATTAAAGTAATCAGAGACTTCTTGGCTGTAAGTGTTGTTAAAGAGGCAGAAACGACCGCAGGAGGCATTATCATTCCAGGAACCAATGGAACTGACAAGATGGTGCGTGGGACGGTTGTAGCGGTTGGTAGCGGGCAGTTAAGCTCAACCGGCGCATCTATTCCACTTGAAGTTAAAATTGGAGATCAAATCTTTTTCAATAAGACTTTGGCTATTGAAGTGAAGAGCGGTGATGATAAGCTTTGGGTTTTGCGCGAAGAAAACGTTGTCGCTGTATTAAATTAAACTCCTTGACGGCATATCCCTGCATAATATTAGATAAAGTTTAATATTATGTGGAGGTTTGTATGCAGGCTGGAGAATTAATTGTTGCGGGTAAAGATACGGTTCGAATTGAATTGCATCATTTTCCACGTCGTGTTGAAGTTAAATTCACTGATAACCTGAATGTCCCACCATGCTCACCAAGACATGAAGATGACCTTCGTTATGAAGTTCGCTCTACGGCATCAGGAAAATACATCCTTCTTATCAAGTGGCATGTATCGAACGTTCGCGAGATAAGCTGGAAAACTTTCGCTCATAACGAAGAATAATCGTTATGAAAATTTTAGTCTGGGGTTTCTTTTTTAAGAAAAATTTTGGGGACCAATTCTTTATAGAAGCATATCAACATTTGTTTCCTGACTTTACTTTTACATTCACTGATTGTATTACGAAAGACAATATAGCACATGTTGATGCCGTTTTCTTTGGTGGTGGCTCATTTTTATTTGCCGAACCAAAGATTGATGCAGATGCTTTGTCCATTCTTCAGCAAAAGAAGATATTTTATATGGGCGTTGGTGGAGAAACAGACATTGGAGCTACGCATCAGCTTCTTATATCCAAAGCCCAATACATCGCCTGTCGTTCGCCGGGGGCAATTGACAAGTTAAAAGCCATTAATCCCAATACAGAGTTCGTTCCTGATTTGGTTTATGCGCTTCAATCACAAGTTAAACCTAATCCCAACAAATATAAGAACTCGGTATTAATTCTGCCCAATGTAAGCGTAGTACCAAGATATTCTGATCCTCATTGGCAACATGCGGCTTGGGCTTATTTCAAATCAGAATTTAGTCAGTTCTTGGATTGGCTTGTATCGGATCAAAAATGCGATATTAAGTTCATGTCGATGTGCCAATCTAACGATACTCATGACGATTTGGCTACGGCTGAGCTTATCGCACATATGGACCATCGTAATCATAAACGCTCCGTTACTCCAAATACACTTACCTTTAAAGATACAGCATCTTACTTGGGTAAATTCGATGCAATCATCACTCAACGTTTTCATGGCATTGTATTGGCTGAAATGACTGGAAATCCATATATCGCCATTCACCACCACGATAAATTAATTGACACTTCTCCGAAAAATGGAGCGTTTTTATCCTACTATAATGTGAATAAAAAAATGCTTCGAGAAAATTTTCAAACATTAAACATGCAGCATACATCTAAACTGCCAATTGATCCGAATGTTTATAGAGACTTTGTCAAGAAAATAAATAGTCTTCTATAATAAGTAGGGTTCGATGGTTAGATACGCTGGCATAAAACATGACCAAATTTGCGCGATATCCCATGATTTATTTGATAGTTCTAACCTAACCATTTTAGAAGTTCCCAAAGAATTAGACGATGTTCCTTCCAAAGAATTAATTTTAAATGGAAGAGTTAAACATGGATCAATTCGATATAAGTTTAATAAAGTTCCTGCGAAAAGTTTGAGAGTTGCATTTGTTTCGAATTGGGCTCAAGAATGTGGTTTAAGCACATTTAGCGGATTTCTTTTTCCAGAAATTGCGAAACATATTGGTCAATTCAAATTATTTATGGAACGAAATAAAAAACCAACTGTAAATATTCATCAGTTTGGTGACCGTATATTAGATGAATCCGATGTTGTTCAATGTTGGAGACGAGGTGAAGAACTTTCAGATCTCATTTATCAGCTTAAAGAATATGATCCTGATATCATTTTAATTAATCATGAATTCGGTATTTTTCCAAAAGCAACGGTGTGGCTTTCAATGCTTACCCAGCTTTTTGATTATAGAACTATTGTGATTCAACACTCAGTTTTCCCTCATCATCATGACAAACTGATTGTAGAAGCGGCAATGAAAGAAGTTGTCGTTCATTTAGAAGAGGCTCGATATAATTTAAAAGAAGAAAAGAAAATTTCTGCCAAAGTTCATGTTATTCCTCACGGCTGCTATAAATTTAATGAAGAAAAGCTTTGGAATTTCTATAAGACGGAGCATACTTTTATTCAGGCTGGCTTTTTATTCCCTTATAAAAATTGGAGTGATTCATTACGAGCTGTTGCATTATTAAAAAATAAATATCCCGATGTTTTCTTTACGGGAATTATGTCGGAAAGTCCTCATGCAAAAGTTGAACATCAGATATATTATAAAGAACTTGAAACATTGATTAAAGAACTTGGGATTGAAAATAATATAGGACTTATTCGAGGCTTTCAATCAGATGAAGTAGTTGATGCTTTTTTTAGAACGAATAAAGTAGCTGTATTTCCCTATAGTTCTGATCCGCATTCTGTTGTATATGGGGCTTCAGGAATGGCACGATTAGCAATGTCTAAATGCTTGCCTGTTATTACTTCTACAGGGCATCATTTTTCAGATTTGCCAACTATCAAGGCAGATGGGGCAGAAAATATTGCCAAAGAATTAGATATCTTATTTAGCGATTGGAAAGCTCCTATTGCACAAGTTGAAAAACAAATCAAATTTATGAAAGAAAATAGCTGGGAAAAAGCAGCCCTTCAATATATAAACCTATTCGAAAATCCTTGACACACATCCATTCGTGAATACATTATTAGCCTAACTCTAACTCAGGCTCACTAATGAAAAATAAAATGGATTTCGAGGCAGTTGATCATGTATTTCTCGCTTTACTTGAGGCGTTTCATCCCGAAGGTACGCCAGAAGAAGGCGCGGATGGAAAGTTTATTGCACTATGGACTTTGTTTTTAGCGACTTCAGGTTGGGAAGAGGACGAATATTTTACTGCCGTTGAAAATCATGAATACGATCTCACGGCAAATCAATCCTTATTGGAAGATGATGAAGAGATTGCACTTCCACTTATTCATGCTAAAACCAACTACTCAAAGAGTAATTAAATGAGGGAACGATATCAAACGGGCGAAATCATTGACGGAGTATTCCATGATAAGGCGCGGGTAGAAATGGATTTTGTTGGTCCGGATTGGTTAAATTTACTTCGCTTTCGTTTTTATATGGATCATAAGCCAGAAGACCATGTTACCATTCTTTTTCATCGTTATTTAGGCAAAGTCTTTGGTAGTTGGAATCCCCCGTATTGGTTAATAAATATGTTCAATAAGGATACCAAATGAATGACCGTATGTTGGCATTAGTAATATTTATAATAGTGGGTTTGGCTGCATTCTTAGTTGTTGCTTCGACTTTGGGTTCACAGGAACGCAATCGTAAATGTGATGTGCTTTGTGGTGGTGACGCTGGTTATGTGATTAGCTGTACGGACTATGTGAAATGTGCGCCGAGCAATCAAATTTTTATAAAGGAAGTCAAATGAAACTATCAAGTATTTTAATTACAATAGCTGTCTTATTATTATCTGTTTTAAATTTTGCTGACACTCCTCAATACAAAACCACTTTCAATACGCTATTAATTACGGGAGGGAGGTCTTATTCATTTGATGAGGACTATTCAACCGAACGAGATATTGGGTTACCTATTGAGTTGGCTGATTGGAAATGTACTCGCTCTATGTCCACAGTCTCATTTAAAGATGGAGCAGCTGAAAAATGGTATGTTGATGTTACCTGTAATCAAGTTCAAAATAATAAAATTGCAGCAGTGAAAGCAGAAGCTAGTTGTGAAGTAAATCGATCATCAAATGGACGAGATGGTTTTACATTGCATAGCGGAAATGTAAGTGCTAAGATTGCAATTATGTGTAAAGTAATTTCAACGAAATAATGTTCTTTTCTATGCATATTATATCATATATATTATGAAACTAAGTCAATGGGCTAAAAAACAAGGTATCTCTTATATTACGGCTTTTCGCTGGTTTAAAGCGAAAAGCATTCCTAATGCACGCCAAACTCCTTCTGGAACTATTTTGGTTGATGATGAAATCATCAACCCTATATCTTCTTCGAATACTAAAAATGTAATATATGCACGAGTATCGAATCAGTCAAGAAAAAAAGAATTAGATTATCAAGTAAAACGATGTGAAGACTTTTGCGCAGCAAAAGGCATTATAGTCCACAAAGTCTTTAAAGAGGTTGCATCGGGTATGAATGATAAAAGACAACAGCTCTGGAAGATGCTTGACTTATCTCCTACTATGCTTATTATAGAGAATAAGGATAGACTTACCAGATTTGGCTTTACCTATCTTCAAAACTTGTTAGCTAAATTAAACTGTCAAGTTTTGGTGATGAATGAAGTAAAAGAGGATAAAGAAGATTTGATGAAAGATTTAGTTTCTGTTATTACCTCTTTTTGTTGTCGTATTTATGGTTTAAGAAGAGCAAAAAATAAAGCTGATAAAATCAAAAAAATATTACTACTACATGAAAAATAAAGGAAGAAAAATAAAATCATCCAAGTTAAGCTTGGCGGAATGCAATTCCGACAAGCATTATATGTTATTATCTTTCATCCAAGAATATCAAAAAGCTGTTTCTTATTGTGTAGATTATCTTTGGAATAACAAGATTTCTTTCAAAACAAAATCAGGTATGAAGGTTCTTGATGTTCAACATGATCTTCTTGATTGCCCTATGTTTTTATCTACCAAGAACATCTCATTTCAAACTCCATGTTCTGCACGAGCTTTAAAATGTGCAGCTACTCAAGCATTAGGTATTGTTTTTGCACATATTACGAAACGAAAAAGACTTCTTTATGTACTTGAACAGTTCAAATCTCAAGGCAAAAGAACTCGGGCAATTTCGAAGAAATTGCTCAAAGCAAAGCTTATCAAGCCTGATCTTTCTCATGTCTTTCCAGAGTTAAATTCCATCTGCTGCAATTATCAAGATGCAAAAGACATCTCTTACTTTGATGGAGTGATTACTTTATCTTCCATAGGTAAAAAGTTTGGCAAGATTATACTTCCCATCAAGCATACAAGACATTCCAGAAAGCTTGAAGAAAAAGGTAATCTTTTGAAGTCCTTTCAGGTTGAAAAAGATACCATTGCTCTTCGTTATGAAATAACGAAGGTTCCATCTAAAACATCAGGTAAAATTGTAGGTGCAGATACAGGTATGAAAACATGTATTAGCTTATCAGACAAGCAGACTACTCCACAAGATGTCCATGGACATACCATAGATACCATCTGCAAGAAGATATCTCATAAAGTGAAAGGCTTGAAAGCCTTTCACAAAGCCCTTGCACATCGAGATAATTTTATTGGGTGGTCTGTAAAGCAGTTAAATCTATCAGATGTAAAACAGATTAATTTAGAAAGAATAAGTAACTTCAGGAAAGGAAAGAATGTAGGTAAGTATTTAAACTACTTTGGTGAAATGTTGATCCAAGAGAAGCTCATGAACTATGCAGAAGATTCTGGCGTCCAGGTGAATCTGCAAAGCTCTGCTTTTCGTTCTCAACGATGTTCATCATGTGGTTATGTAAGTAGCAAGAACCGCAAAGGTAAGTTGTTCAGTTGTAAACACTGTCACTTTCAGACAGATGCGGATTACAACGCAAGTTGTAATCATGAACAATCGCTGCCTTCGGCAGCGTTCTTGTTACGTTTGGAAGATCGTCCAAGAGAATTCATTTGGAAAGCAGATGGATTTTTTGATCTTTCAGGTCAGGAGATTACAGTCCCTGGCAAGAAAAAGAAATGACATATCAGATGTTATATTTGATAATAAGATTTCTAACTGTTATACTGCTAAAACTACTGCTGATAAAGTAAAATGAAAAAATTCGACGAAAAAGAATACCAAGAATTATTTGCTGCGGCTAATTTAGATGGCGAACAAATATTAAAGTTACAAGATATTTTTGAAAAAATGATTGCCATTGCAGTTCAAAAAGCAAATAAAGCTCAAATAATTTCTAATAACAGGCGTTCAGATCCGGGCAATAGTCATCCGGAAGACTATGATATTCCTTATTATACTGGAAAGGCAGATGGATTAAATGCTGCTTTTCATGCAATTAGTGGAACTCTATATGAACAGACAGGATGAGTTTGAAAAATGAAATGCATTCAGTGTAACGAAGAAACTGTATACGATGCTCCTGAGGATTATTGTGAGCAACATTGGTTTGAATGGTTTGTTCCACGTGAAAAATTTAATTCAGATGAAGAGTGGCAAAATCAGATTAAAGAAGATATCAAAAATTTAAGAAAACATGGATGGTGATGTTTAAAATTAAAAGAGGTGGAGCCGAAGTGACAAATCATCGAACAGTGGAAGTCCAGCAAGCTCGTAATGTTAATATTCAAATCGCCAATGAAACGCTTGAAATTATAAAGAATCGACAATACACATCTCCATCAGGAAAAATTGTAGAGATTGGCACAGATTATGATAAAGCTTTTAATGGAACGATTTATTATCCCGATCCCATTCCAACAAAGCTTTATGAATACTATATTCCAAATGTAAATCCAACCATTGAAGTTGTGAATGAAAAGGCGGCGCATGTAGCTCAACGATTAATAATATCTGGCAAAAAGAATGTCGTAGCTTTGAATTTTGCTTCCGGTATTTGTCCGGGCGGTGCTTTCCTTGATGGAAGTCCAGCTCAAGAAGAAGAGTTGTGTCGTGGGTCCGCCTTGTATCCATGTATTAAAAATAAGCCCCTCTTCTATAATCAAAATATTATGCAGGGCGATGAATATTATACAGATGGTGTTATTTATTCTCCTGATGTTCCGTTCTTTCGTGATGAAGATTTAAATTTGATTGAAATCCCATTTAACCTTTCCATCATCACATGTCCAGCTCCAAGAAAACGGGGCATGGAAGGAGTGGATGAAGAAAAATTGGATACAGTATTGCGAACAAGAATTCATAAAATCTTGAAGGTGGCTCGGAATCATGGTCATCGTAATATTATTTTGGGAGCTTGGGGCTGCGGCGCTTTCGGAAACAATCCCATTCAAGTCGCGGAAATTTTTCAAGACGAGCTAAAAGCAATTCCAAATTTTGATCATATTGTTTTTGCAGTGTATGATAAGCGAGAAGGCAGTCCAGTGTTCGAAACCTTTAGGGAAATTTGTTTAAAATGAGTAAGTTAATTACTTTTAGTATTGGTCTCATTGGTATTTTATTTTCAATCAGCGCTTTCGCCTGGACTGTACCACCATCTCCTAAGCCTTTGAGCGCCATTTCAGATGCATCAGGCGTTTTAACTGCGGATGCTCATGAACGGTTGGACGCAAAGTTAAAAGATATCAACGCAAAGACAGACAATGAATATGCTGCCCTAATTGTTCCTTCATTGGATGGCGAGGAAATTAGTGATGTTGGTTTCGCTACGGCAAGAGCTTGGGGAGTGGGTAAGAAGGGCACAGATAATGGCGTTCTTGTGATTATTGCAATGAAGGAGCATAAGACTCGCATTGAAGTGGGTAAGGGCGTGGAAGGGGACTTGCCTGACCTTATGGCGAGACAAATTCTCCAAAACACACTCAAGCCTCATTTGAAAGATCACGATGTAGAGGGCGGATTAGGAGCTACTTTTGACGCGATTGATGCTGCGATTGTTTCTCATAAAGCTGAGCCTGCTGTAAGTAAAACTTCAGATAACACATTTTTTATGGTCTTTGTTCCCGTATTATTAATTTTCATTTTAGCATGGGTAGCTCTGATTTATTTCATTAGGCGATCACAAGAAAAAACTTCTAATTTGTTGCGTGATAGGGGCTGGAAAGAGCGAGAGCCAGTATTTACTCATTCAACTTCGTCTTATGTGGTTCCAGCAATCGGATCATCAACAACAATGTATGCGCCAGTAAAAACAAAGAAATCAACTGCCAATAATGCCTCAACTTATACATATACTTCTATCACAACCAGCCCTATTAGTTATAATGATAGTAGTGATGATAGTGATAGTTCAAGCAGCAGTGGTAGCTCTGATTGGGGCGGGGGCAGTGACTTTGGCGGAGGATCTTTTGGGGGTGGTGGGGCATCTGGAGACTTCTAATGATTAACGAAAACACAACTACGCCAATCTACAATGTCCTGAAAAAGAATGATCAGACCGATGTCAAAGGCAAATACTCAAAACAATATAAAGAAGAACGAGATGCCTTAAACGCAAAACAGATCGATATCGTACAGTGCCATATAGATAAGCTTGGACCATATGATCGAAAAAACAAAGATGGTAATTTTGTTTGGGTAAGTGAAACTTGGATAGCTTTTGTGAACAAAGAAGAGGGGCTTAAACTTGAAGTTTCATATCATTGCTCAGAAGAGGCGGCTTGGGATTGTTGGAAAGATTATTTGAGGAAAATGAAGTGAGCTATTGACAGTCTATGGGCATAGTATTATATTACAATTAGATGCAAGTTTCCACTGAGGAGACGTTACTGCATCCAAAAACATAAAGGAATTACAAATGTATACCTACGATCATTGCGTTTTTATTGGAAGATTCAGCATTTTCCATCAAGCTCATTACTCTATTATTAAGGAAGCCCTTCGTATTTCTAAGGATGTTATTGTAGTCATTGGATCAAGCGGATGTGCTCGTTCCACTCGAAATCCATGGACCAGTCAAGAGCGGCAAGAAATGATCTCGGGATGTTTTGAACCTGAAGATTTGAATCGAATTAAGTTTATCCATATGAAAGATTATCTCTATAATGATAATACTTGGATTTCAATTCTTCAAGAAAAAATTCGAAACATCACGGACGATAATGAAAATACGGCATTGATTGGATACGAAAGTGATGAAACATCTTTCTATCTCAAACTGTTTCCTCAATTTAAGTTTGTGCCATTTAAAACTCACTTCGATCTTCATGCAAGTCATATTAGAGATTATTATTTCTCTCATGATAATGCTTATAAGAAATTAGTTCCAGAATGTGTTGTGACTTTTCTTGAAAACTTTAAATCAACCAAAGAGTTTAAAGCAATCAAGGAAGAAAAAGACTATATTGATCAGTATAAAGCAAGTTGGTTGGGAAGTCCATTTCCGGTAATCCATATGACTGTAGACTGTATCGTTATTAAGTCTGGACATGTGCTGTTGGTCGAACGCGGAAGAAATTATGGCATTGGGCTTCTCGCAATGCCTGGTGGTTTCGTTAATCCAAAAGAAACATTGGTTGATGCGGCACTAAGAGAATTGAAAGAAGAAACGGGCATTAAAATCAATACTCCAGAGTTGAAGCGAGCTATTGTGGATAGACAAGTTTTTGATGACCCAAATCGCAGCGCTAGGGGCCGTGTGCTGAGTACTACATTTTTAATTGACCTGGGAGCTGGTGCACTTCCTAAAGTAGCTGGTGGCGACGATGCCAGAGCGGCGCATTGGTACCCACTAAGTGATGTCTATACCATGGAAGATCAGTTTTTTGAAGATCATTTTCATGTCGTATCACATATGGTTTCAAAGCGATAAGGAAAATAAAATGAAAAACAAAAATTTAATTTTAAAAACGGACGCATATAAAGGTTCACAGGCATTTCAATATTGTGAAAACGCAGAAAAGCTTTTTAGTTATATTGAAAGTCGCGGAGGAATTTACCCAGAAACTGTTTTCTTTGGACTTCAATATTATCTTAAAGAATTTTTATCTGGAACTGTTACTGTTGAAGATGTTGAAGAGGCAAAAGAAGTTTTTGCTGCAATGGGTGTTGATTTTAATTATGATGGGTGGATGTATATTGCCACCCAATTAAAAGGTAAATTGCCGCTTCGTATTAGAGCTGTTCCAGAAGGGCTACGAATCCCAAATTCCAATATCCTTATGTCTTTGGAGAGTACTGACCCTAAAGTATTTTGGGTTGTTAATTGGATGGAAACTTTGCTCTTAAAAGTTTGGTACAGTTCGACGGTGGCGACTCAATCTTATTATTTACGTCAGCTAATTTATAAAAGTTTAGTTGAAACGGCTGACGATCCTGATGCAGAAATTCCATATAAACTATTGTCATTTGGAGCAAGAGGAAGCTCTACGGAAGAAACAGCTGCTCTGGGAGGAGCTGCTGAACTTACTTCCTTTGCCGGAACCGATACGATTGTAGGGCTTTTATGTGCCAGGGATTATTACAATGCTGATATTAAAACTGGCATTGGAGTAAGTGCAAATGCGAGCGAACATTCAACCATTTGTTCATGGGGTCAAGAGCATGAATTAGATGCTTATAGAAATATGATTAAGCTATTTGGAAAGCCGGGAAAACTATTTGCGTGCGTTTCAGATAGTTTTAATATTTATAAAGCGTGTGAAATGTGGGGCACTGAACTAAAAGAAGAAGTTATTAACTCTGGAGCCACTCTCGTTGTTAGATTGGACAGTGGAGATCCTCATGAAGTTATTCCGAAATGTTTAAATATTTTAGCTGATAAATTTGGAACAATGATTAATACTAAAGGATATAAAGTATTGAATAACGTGAGAATTTTACAAGGAGATGGTGTTAATCCTACATCTATTGCACAACTATTAGAATTAGTCAAAGGGTTAGGCTTCAGCATTTCGAATATAACTTTCGGAATGGGCGGGGCAAGTTTACAGGGTTCCACTATGAATACAATGAATAGAGATACTCAAAAATTTGCGTTTAAGGCAAGCTCTATCATGGTAGATGGAAAAGAGCATCCAGTATTTAAAGATCCTATTACGGATAGTGGTAAACGATCTAAGCGAGGTTTATTAGATTTGGTATGTCGTGATGGAAAATATAAAACCGTCAATGAATTTCAAACTGATACCGTCATGAAAACGGTTTGGGAAAATGGCGAATTATTAATTGAAGAAGATTTTAAAACAATACAAAGTAGGATTTATGGGTAAATATAATCAACAAACCATAATTTTAAAATTTAAAGAAACTCATAAAAATAAATATAATTACGATAAAGTCATATATGTAAAATATGAGGCAAAAGTAATAATTACATGTAAAAAACACGGCGATTTCGTGCAAACTTGTCCATCACATATAAGGGGAGCGGGATGTCCAAAATGTGGTACTTTAAAAGTCTCATCAAAATTGAAATTTACTAATAAAACTTTTATTAAAAAATCTAGAAAAATTCATGGTAATATATATAATTACTCTTGCGTTGATTACGTTAATAATCATACTAAAATAACCATAATATGTAAAAGCCACGGACCATTTGCTCAGATGCCCTCTGAGCATCTCAATGGAAGATATTGCCCTGCTTGCACTAAAATAAATTTCTCTTTATCAAAAATAAACGAGGCAGCAAAAGAATTTTTTGGCAAAATAAAAAATATTCATGGAAATAAATTTGATTACTCTAAATTTAATTATATAAACGCCACAACTCCAACTATAATAATATGTCGAATTCATAATGAATTTCTACAGTCGCCATCAGCACATTTAGCTGGACAAGGATGTCCAACTTGTGGACACATAGCATCAAATAATTCTAAAAGATCAAATGCTATAGATTTTGCTAAAAAGGCCAAAATAATTCATGATAATAAATATGACTATTCAAAAGTAATATGGCATAATGCTGATACTAATATAATAATTACCTGCCCAAAGCATGGTGAATTTTTACAAATACCTTATAATCATTTGCTTGGAAATGGGTGCAAAAAATGTGTTGGAATTATTTCAAAACTTGAAACACAATGGCTTAATTTTATTGAAATACCAGTAGAATTTAGAAATAAAACTTTAAAAATTGAAAAAAGGATTTTTAAACCCGATGCATTTGATACGACCACTAACACTATATATGAATTTTATGGTGATTATTGGCATGGGAATCCAAGAGTATTCGATCTAGATGCAATTCACCCAGTAATTAAAAAAACATATGGCGAACTTTATCAAAAAACTGTTGAAAAAGAAAGATTTTTAATTTCAAAAGGTTATAATTTAATTACTATTTGGGAGCAAGATTTCAAAATATTATATGGTGTCAAATAAACAGAACGCCTCATGAGTCTAATCCGGACGCCGTATCGCTTCCTGAAACTGGGTCTATAAACCAAGTTGGTTGAATGTATGTCATGAAGGTCTCCTAAAAAAATGTTTCTTCCCTTTCACTTGCCATACTTACATAGATATACAAATTAAAGGATAGATTTTCCCATTTGCCGACGCGAAAAGAAATGATTATAATTAAATTTCTACAATGTCGCCAATAAATCATGAATAAAATAACAAAAGCTGATAGAATAAAGTGGGACAACATTATTAAAAATGAAGACTGTCCATTTTGAGGCTCTCCCTTTAAATTTAATAAAGAAAGGGGTGCATATTATTGTGAAAGCTCTAATGGTTGGTCCGAGAAAGATAATCCATCTTGTGTATCGGGTACTTATTACAATTGTTGTCTGACTGAAGACGGATTGCAATATTATGTAGGTGATAAAACATTTTGTTTTTTAAAGGGCAAAAAATTTGTAATTTGGAAAGATATATATGAACCGTTACTTTCCGGAACTTTATCTTCGAAATACAACGGAAAATTAAATACACTATGCCAAATGGTTGAGGCGTGCAAAGAAATATACAAGCGATATAAGAAAATAGAAGTTTTTACTTAAAATGGCAAGAATAAAATTTAATCAAAACATTTTGCTTAATGATTGGTCTTGTATAACAAATGGTCCAGACATAATAACATGGACGCGGGCCGAATTATACCAATGGAGTATTGATATAGATTTTAACAACTTAAATACATCAAAAGGTCAAGGATTAATTATTATTTATGCGGACCGGGAAACAAATATAGCAGATCGCGTGCGGTTCTACTATCAACTTAATTTTCTCGACGATCTTTTTAATCCTGGAAACAAAAAATTTAATATACCAGCGCAAGATATGATGAAAAAAGTAGATAAATTTTTAATCCGAATGTCAAAATTACAAGGACTTCTCTAAAATGGATATGATTTGTAAAGTTTGTTTTGGTAATATGGTTAAGAAAGAAGAGTACCCGGAAAGTCAGTTCTACCATATAAAATGTGTAAATTTTCAACATTCGTCATTTAGAATTTTCATTAAAGACAATTCTATTTACACTTCAGTCTTATATGTTGATAATGATCGATTTAGTTATAGTAGAGGACTTCTATCTATTATGATCGAACGTGGTGATTACTACTATAGTTTTGAAATCGCCGGGCTTGATTTTACTGACAAAGATATCATAAATAAACTACGTAGAATTAAAAAAATGAAAGCTTTTCTATGATATCGAATACGAAAAACGCGCGGTGTCCATTTTGTAATCATGAATTCATTGCTAACTCAAGTAGAACTTCTTATATGTGCGGTGACGGATGCACTAGGTCTGGTTATTACCGTTTTTGTATCTTTTGTCCGAATAATTATGATGATGAAATTAAAGTAAATTATTATATTGAAACAGATGTGTGGCTTGTCGTTTCACTTAATAGTAGGACGTTTGTTTTAAAGTCTTTTACTAAAACAAATACCAATCGAATTATACCAATTTCTGAAGATTATTCTTTTCCAAAAGATATTGGAGAAATTGTTTATGATGTCGAAAGTATCATTGCTTTATGTAAAAAATTAATTGATAAAGTAAATAATTTAAAGGCTTTTATATGATTACAGATGTTGAGAAAGTAAAATGTCCATTTTGTGAATCGCAAATGGAAATAACATATTCACAAGACGATTCTCGATATGGAGTTTATTGCAAAAGAAAAGATCAATGTTTAGGGGATGAGGCAGAGTATTATAGATTTTGTATCGTTTCTACAGATGAAAATAAATTAAACCCTCCTTATCGAATATTTTATAATCTTGACAAGCACATATGGATGAACTATACTTTTGGTGATCCTACTATTATCGTTGAAGATATGTTTAGAGAAACGCCTTCGATAGAAATTAAAAACACCCTATTCAAATCAACAAGTCTTCCACAAATTATTAAAGATTGTAAAAAATTTAGAAAAAAAATTTCAGAGTATAAAAGCATTCTTATGACTGAAAATGAATTTATGGAGTTGGTTGATAATCGATGTATTATTTGCAAATCTAAATTAAAATTAGATAAAGAGCGGCAAGAATATATATGTAGTAAGAAGGCGAGTAATTATTTACAAGATCATTTATTTGTTGCTATTTTAAATCATGGTGGCGAAATTACTCACGTATTTATTAATCCGGAGTATAATTTAATGACAACAGTTCGATTAGATGAAAAAACTATTGAATATTTTTCGCCCCAATGTTTTAAAATTGACATAGACCCTATTGGCATTTTAAAGCTTCGTGGAAATAAATTGGAACAAAAGCTTCAATTGATTATTAATTTCTCATGAAAACCTGTCCAAGCTGTGATAGTGGTTTTACAAAAGATGAAGAGACAAGTATAAATGTTGAGATAATTGGTCGAGTTTGTGATTGCGGTAATTGTATTAAATATTTTTTTGCTGGTGAATTATATGCTTTGGGATTTAAAATTGACGGAATTAACTTCTATTATAATTTAGAGAATGATTTGTTATCCTGGCGCCGAGTGAGTGGAGTAGAATTACGAGTTGATACATTGAGAATTAAATTAGATATCGATAATAAAAATATTTTAAATAAACTGAAAACGATTGTTGTATTTTAATGAATATCCCTACTCATTGCATTGTTTGTGATAAAGAATTAATTAAGAGTTGGTTTTATGCTTACGAATATAAATTAAAATGTTTTAAAGATTGTCTTACATATTTTGTAAAGTCTGATGAAGTTTATTCTGCTTGGACTGATCATTGGACTTATGTCTTTCCAGAGAAGAAATTGCATATTAGATTTGATAGGGCAGACGGATATGTTATCATTGACCTTGACTTTACGGATAAAAGCGTTATTAATAAAATACAGAAAGTTCTAAACTTCTCATAAAATCATGTCAAAATTCCCTCCCAAAACAAAAAAGCCAGAGAGCGCATACATTATAAAGCCACCAGTAAAACATAATTGGTCGGAATTTCAAAAAGATCTGTTTCGAGAAATTTCTAAAGGGACTGGACATATATTGGTTATTGCTCGTGCAGGATCGGCTAAATCTACCTCACTTGTTGAGGGCAGTAAATATGTTTTGAAGGGTAAGAAAGTTTTATTTTGTGCTTTCAATAAATCTATCCAACAAGATCTTAGATATAAACTTTCAGATCGAATTGAATGCAGCACAATTCATTCACTAGGCTTTAGAGCTATCAAACAAAAATTTGGCCAAGTAGAATTAGATGAAAAGAAATGCTGGAAAATTGTTAGTGCCTTTTTTGAAGATGAACGTGCAAATTACGATCTAATCAATAGCATTTGTAAGGCAGTTGAATTATGCAAAGCAACTCTAACCGACGTTCCTTCAAAAATAGATGAATTGCTTATCAAATATGATATTGATTTGTGTGAAGAAACGTCGGAACAATTTATCAAATATGTGATTCAAGCCCTGAGAATTTGTAAGGAAAATACAAGTATTATAGATTTCTCAGATATGGTATGGTTTTGTGTTGTATACGGACTTAAAGTTGCATCTATGGATATGGTGATGATAGACGAACTTCAAGATTTGTCGGCTTGTCAGCTTGAGGTTGCTATATCGGCTTGCAAATCGGATGGAAGAATAGTTGGCGTCGGCGATCCAAATCAGGCAATTTATGGCTGGAACGGAGCAGATGGCAATGTTTTTCCAAACTTAATAAAACGTTTCAATCCGAAAGTTTTGACACTTCCAATTTGCTATCGATGTCCAAAAAGAGTAGTTAATCTTGCGCAAACACTTGTTCCAGATATTAAAATGTATGATGGAGCTATTGATGGCGAAATTATCAACTTACATTTCAATGATTTAATGAAGACAGCAAAACCAGGAGATTATATTATTTCTCGTGCGAATGCTCCGCTCATTAAAGGTTGCTTGCTAATGTTAAAAAACAACATTCCTTCAAATATTTTGGGTAGAGATATAGGTGATAATTTGGCTTATCTTATCAAGAAATCAAAGCGCAAGACGGTGGATGCTTTTTTAAATTGGTTGGAAAAGTGGGAAGAAACTGAAAAGAAAAATTTAATCGCCAAGTATCCAAAGGCTGGAACTGAAACTATATCTGATAAAGCTGAATGTTTAAGAATTCTTTGTGATGGGGCTAAATCAATTTCTGATATTAACGAAAATATAAAAAATCTATTTAAAGAAAATGATGAAAAGAAAATTGTTTTATGGGGAAGCACACATAAAATGAAAGGGCGAGAGCAAAACAATGTTTTTGTTTTAATTGACACTTATGGCGGAGGTAATGAAGAAGCAATTAACCTAAAATATGTGGCTTTCACAAGGGCAAAAAATAAATTATATCTTGTAAGTAAAATAGATTTGCCCAGTGACTATACATCATCTAAAGAACATATTAGTTATGCATAGCGATTAGTTTACACAAATCAATCCAATGCTCTAATGAAAAAGCATATTTAGCTCTATTGCACTCCAAACAACAAATGGTTAAATTATTTATTGTGTTATTTCCATTTAAATAAAATGGATTGATATGATCTATACTTTTAGTTATAAAATTGTCGAATCCTCTTTTACAATAGCAACATTCATTTGTTGATATCCATTTGCGAGCTACATGATTTGACACATCTGCAGTCACTTTTGCAGACTTTCCTTTTCTGGTAGAAGATAAGGAACTACCTATTTTTCTCACAAGAGTACGGCATGTGCTGCATGTTTTGGCGAAATGATGATATCCATTAATATTGCAAGAGCAAATTAAACATTGTCTTTCTAAGTTGGAAAATAAATATGGCGGTGATTTCAAATTTAAACATATTTCTTCAACGCTATTTTTAGCAATTAATTTGCACAAATTAAGCCAATCATATAATGATTGTCTATTTTTTGATCGATTGCATTCTTTACAACAAATTGCAATATTTTTTAATTCATGTATCCCGCCAAGATTTAATGGATTAATATGATCGATATTTTTATTATTTTCAATTGTGAACTGTCGTTTGCAATAAATACATTTATCTGTGGTTATAAAAATTTTTGCAACATCGATAGCTAGTTGAATTCGAATTGCTCCTGGTGGCATTTTATGTTTTATTCTTTTGCCAAATTTTCCATGGATGTCGCACACCAAATCTGTACAATTATTACATCTCTTATGATTAGGGCGGCACATAGCAAATTTAGTATCACAAACTTCACAAATAGCACATTTGTATTCAGTATCTTGTGGGACTAATATAGAAATATTGAGCGGCTTATATATTGGACCATTGCGTCGGCGATCTAAATTTATTTTAATATTATTGCAGGTTTTGCATATAGGTTGGCGTCCAGTTTTAATTGCCCTATTAAGTCCAAATTCTAATACATTTTTATTTACTTTGCATATTTGACAGGTTTTATATCCGTCCATCATTATGGGGTAAGTAATTTTTGGAATTAATTTATCTTTTTCATATCTACATACCTTGCAATTGCTTTCAGTTTTGCCGGGCGATTTATAATTTGGATAAAATTCTGTTTCTAATTTTTCTATTTTGCATGTTTTACATGTTTTCATTCTTATATGCGAACTTATGTCATATTTTTCTCTTCCAGTTTAATTAAAACTACTAAAAGCGCATTATTATAACATGACGCGCTATAAAATGATTGCAAATGATCCAAATAGTTATCCTAATCAGAAGCGTTTTTGGATAACAAGCGCACCCGACTTTAACGCATTGCAATTTGATGGCTACAAAGCAGGGCTAAATGCTTTTAATGAAGTAAAAGCCTACGAAGTATTAGATGGTTATGCAGTAATTAATTATTTTCTCCCCAATCCCGATAAATGGTTTCAGGTCAGTAGAAAATCACTACCTTCTCCTGCAAATGGAGCTTCACTCGCTATTGTAGATGGATATTCCTGGCTTTTTGGTGGATCGAATAGCAATCAAATATTACGATCCAGCCTTAATACTCCAGCAACTTGGACTCAGGTTGGAACTCTACCTTCTGCACTTTCTCATAGTCATTTAGCGATTATTGGTTCGACGATTTATTTGTTTGGCGGCTCGGATGGTTATGGACAGCCCACCAATCATGTCTATTCGGCTCCTACAAGCTCTCCCACCACTTGGACGGACCTTGGCAGCCATTTAAATGTCGCCGTCTCTAATGGCAGTTTAATGATGTTGGGAGGCAGCAATCGGATTTATATTTACGGCGGGCTTACAACTGGCGGAGCGACCACTGGAATTCAAACCGCTCTGACCAGCTCTCCTTTATCATGGTCAGCTTCTTCTAATTTCCTACCGGCACCACTTTACTCCTCATCAGTTGGGATGGCAGACGGTTACATTTTTCTTTTTGCCGGCGAAAATGCTGTCAATAATCCAGTTTCCACCATTTATCGAGCCCCTATAGCAACTCCAAGCATTTTTACCGCAGTAGGCAATCTTCCTTTTCCCATTTCTTCAGGAAAGTTTTTTACAGTCGGCGCGCAGGGTTATCTCATTGGATATTCGGCAAATCCATTGGTTCCGAATCGCACTTCTATTTTACAATGCGATTTAACCGATCCATTGACTTGGACGGACATGATGAATATACTTCCAGGCGATCCATCTCGTTCTGTTCCAGGTATTCTTTCAAATTTTTCTTTTATGATTACAGATGATCGTTTATGGATATTGGGCGGGAATAATTCAACAAACATTTTAACCACCGAACAGCAATTAACTTTTTCATATACAGATCCAAAACCTTCTGCTTATGGCGCTGCAACAAGAACCACATTTCAAATGACTGATAATTTAAACAATCCATTTTTAGCGCTCGGTTTTCCTTATTGGCTTACTTCTTATTAATTTTTGAAAGATTAAAATAGGATGAAAGTTAAATGTGGTTGTTGCGGGGCTGTCCTTGAGCCCTATAATAAAATTTATGTAAAAGATTTAAAGGGACAATTATTTGAATGCCCTAATTCCGATGTAGGTAATAATTGTGAAGTTTCCTTTATTCATCGAAAAAATAAAAAAATTACAGACTACAACTTTATAACCGTAATAGATGGATTTAGTTTTGAAATATATAGCAACTCTGTATCTGATGGCTCTTATAATAAGATACAAACTAATATATTAAAAAATACTGGCCTGGTTTTTGAAAGTGATCAATATGTCCCTTTCAAATCACGAATAAAATTTTTAAAGAAAATAGTTAGAATGCAGGTATTTTTATGAAAGAATTTATTTGTTCGAGCTGTGGTCTAAAATTAGAAACGCGTGAAATTTCCCCTTTACCACATGAATTTACTTGGAAATGTGAACAACGTGATTGTTTTGGTACCGAAATTGCAATTCAACCTGAAACAGAAAAAATAACGTATTATCGATTATTTGAAACTATAGATAACCAGACTTATAAGATTATTTCATCTAATAGAAGCAAAAACTACATAATGATTGATAGGGTTTCGGCGGTCAGATTGGGCAGCTCACTATATCAAAATTTTTATAGAGGACTTATTTGGGTGGCATATGAAGATAGAATAAGTTTCATTGAACGAATGATCAAAATGAAAGCTTTTCTATGAATTTAGTTCCTACTCATTGTCCTCATGATTTTTGCAAACAAACTTTAGAACCAAGAGATGTAAATTTAATAAGATGTATCTGTGGTTATTTTAGATGTTGGACAGAGATGAATGATAAGGATAAGCTTTCGAGTTATGAAATTATAATATTTCAAGCTAACTCAAGATATAGCTTATCAAGTGGAAATTTAACGCCCGACTCAATTGTTAAGCCTTATACCATCGTCTATGATACTATAACACAACGAATGTTATTTAAAATGAATAAATTTACGCCAATTCAAAATCATATTGAAACTGTAAAAAGAATTATAAAATTGGAAGCTTTTTTATGATTTTACGAAAAGAGATTACAACGGCTGACGGATCCACAATTCCCATTCATTCTTATTGTTGCAACGCAGGTGTGGTATTTCAAGTCGATAATTACACGAATGAAGTTGAGTTTCACTGTGATCGATGTGAGAGTTGGAATTTTTATATTACCTACGATGCGCGGGCCAAAACGATTACTCATTGGGAAATTCCGATTGAAATAAATGGGAAAATCGTTTTATTTTATGCCTCACCAAAAGGTCTAGAAATAAAAGGGTTTGATAAATATGGGAAGCCAAAAATATTACTTCAAGCTAAAATGAATATTCCTTACAAAGACAAAGAAAAATACGCAACAAAATTAATGAAAATGAAGGCATTCCTATGAAACCAGGTAAAGATCAATTAGGCGATCGTATAAAGAAATATGAAAACTCTTGGAGAATTAAACTTCCAGAGCGCCTTCCAGTTATTCTTCGGTTGGATGGAGTTTCTTTTCATAGCTATACGAAGGGGTGCGAAAGACCATTTGACGAAAATCTTGTTTCTTGTATGAATGATACTGCACTTTATCTTTGCAACAATATTCAAAATGTAGTTGCAGCATATATTCAGTCTGATGAAATTAGCATTCTGATTAACAATTATAAACAACTGAACACTGAAAGTTGGCATGGAAACAACATTCAAAAGATGAGTTCTGTTGCTGCTTCCATGGCTTCCGCTTATTTCACTTCTATTTCTGATCGAATTTTTGGAAAGTTAAAGGTCGCTCATTTTGATTGCCGAGCATTTGTGGTTCCTAAAGAAGAGGTGAATAACGCTTTTCTCCATCGCCAACAAGATGCAACCAGAAACAGTATTCAAATGCTTACAAGAAGCCTTTATTCTCACAATCAATGCAATCTTAAAAATACTTCACAGCTTCAAGAAATGTGCTATCAAAAAGGATTTAATTGGAACGACTTGCCAACTTCTCAAAAGCGCGGTAGGTGTATCATTAAAGAAAAAACAACTATCTCCGGCATCAATGTAAAAACGAATGAGCCATTTTCTGTTGAAAGAGGTAAATGGAAAGTGGATAATGAAATTCCCATCTTCTCAAAAGACCCTAATTACATCATGAGGCTAATCTAAATGTCAAATCGAATTGGTTCAGATGTCAATCGCTTTAAAGATATCGTCAAGAAAAAAGTTAAAAGCAATCTTGGCAAATATATTTCAAGTGAAAAAATGATCGCTAAACAAGGAGACAAACTTATTTCTGTTCCGATTGACAATATTGATCTTCCTCGTTTTACATTTGGAAATAATGGAAATGGTGGAGCAAGTCAAGGCGATGGAGAAGCAGGAGATCCTATTGATGGACAAGGAAAGGCAGGCAAGGGCAAAAAAGCAGGAACAGATCCGGGTGAGCATGGGTTTGAGGCTGAATTTACTCCCGATGAACTTGCCCAAATTTTAGGAGAAGAGCTTCAACTTCCCGCATTAGAAAACAAAGGTAAGGGAAAAATTGCTCATGCCAAAAATAAATACACTGGCATCGGAACCGAAGGCGCCGAGGGATTGAGACATTTTCGACGAACCTTTAAAGAAAGTCTGAAACGAAATATTTCTTCGGGAGATTACAATCCTGAAAAACCAACCTTTGCTCCAATCAAAGCGGACAAGAGGTATCGAACTGCAAAACCAACCAATGAACCTAATATTAATACGGTAGTCATTTATATGTTGGACTGCTCTGGATCAATGGGTCCGGAAGAAAAACATATTTCAAAATCGGTTGCATTTTGGATTAATCTATGGCTGAAATCTCAATACAAGGATATTGAAACGCGTTGGTTGGTTCATGATAGCGAAAGTAAAGAAGTGACTCAAGAAGAATTTTTTACCATTAGCGAAGCGGGTGGAACTCAAATCTCATCCGTTTATAAACAATGTGCGGAGATCATGGAGAAAGATTATCCGTTTGGTGAATGGAATGTGTATCCGATACATTTTTCGGATGGTGATAATGGTGGAAGCACGGATACAAATGAAGCTATTGCCACTTTAAAAAATCGCATTATTCCGAACTCAAATTCGTTTAGCTTTGGTCAAATTTCCGGATATCGTAGTGGATTTATTGAAAGCTTAGATGCTGCTTTTGGAAATGAAGTCAAAGTCAATCGAAGTCTGATGAAGGATCGGAGCGAGATCATTACATGCATTAAAGCGTTTTTGGGTAAGGGGCAGTAAATTCTTTTGAGCCGCTATGACCGTCGCAAGAAAAGATTTGCACAACTAAAGATTAATCAAAAGTTAAAGAAAATCTTACTCATTGACAAACCGTTCGTTCCTTGTTATTTTTGTAGAAAGATATTTTTAGGTTGTGATTTGACGGTGGAGCATTTGGTTCCATTAAGTGAAGGCGGTTCAAGTGATTTATGCAATGTTAGTTTATGCTGTCCAGAGTGTAATAAAAAAGCTGGAAGAATTAGTTTTCTAAAATTAAAAATAACAAAAAGAAAGATATAAAATCATGACAGCAATTGTTGGACTAGTAGATAAACAAACCGGTGATTTATTCATCGGAGCGGATTCCGCAGGCGTGGCTGGACTGGACATTACAGTTAGAACAGATCCGAAAGTTTTTCAAAATGGACCGTTTCTTATTGGAGGGACAAGTTCATTTCGTATGTTAAATATTCTTCGTTTCAAATTTTCTCCGCCAGCTCAAACAGTTCATCAAGAAGATTTTCAATATATGACAACGGACTTTGTTGATGAACTTCGTAAATGTTTTTCGCAAAATGGCTTTGGTGATAAGGATGCGACGCAGTGCGGCAATTTTTTAGTCGGCTATAAAGGCGTACTTTATAACATCATGGGTGATTATCAGGTTGGTATGAGTGCCGCCGCTTATGATGCTGCCGGATGTGGTGCTGTATATTCAAAGGGCTGTTTTTTCGCAACTGAAGGATCAAATTTAAAACCCGCTGAACGAGTTAAGTTGGCATTAGAAGCGGCTACAAATTTTAGTGGAGGAGTTCGACCGCCATATGTTATTATGTTTCAAGCTGGTTCAAAAAAGAAAATTGTTAAGAAATCTCGAAAGCATAAATAATTTATTATTAAAATACGACTAGTTTGGAATATAATTTATGACCATAAAATTTATTAAAAAAATATTATTTAGTAGTATCGCTGCGAATGATTATAGACTTAATTCTAAACTAATTAATGGAGATTGTTTGGAAGAAATGTCTAAATTACCAAATCAATCTATTCATTTGATAGCTACCGATTTGCCATATGGAACCACTCAAAATAAATGGGATGAAATTATACCATTTGATAAGATGTGGGAACAGTTCAATCGAATTATCAAAGATGATGGAATTATTGTATTAACTGCTGCTCAACCATTCAGCAGCAAATTAATAATGAGCAATATTGACAACTTTAAATATGAAGTTATTTGGGAAAAAACAATCGGCTCTGGTCAATTAAATATCAAACATCAACCTTTACGGGCACATGAAAGTATTTTGGTTTTTTATAATAAAAAAGGAACTTATAATGAACAAAAAACAAAAGGCGCGCCATACAAAATAAATAGAAAAATAAAATCAAAAGGAGAGGGATATGGAAAACAAACGAACTCTAAAAAAAATAATGATGGATTTAGGCACGCAAAGAGCGTCGTTAAAATATCCAACCCACGAATTAAAGGCGGTCATCCAACTCAAAAGCCAGTTGCATTAATGGAATATATTATAAAAACATATTCAAATATTAATGATACAATATTAGATTGTTGTATGGGACATGGAACCACTGGTATAGCCGCAATTAATTTAGACAGAAAGTTTATAGGCATTGAATTAGACGAAAAATATTTTAACAAGGCGCAATCTAACATCAATCAAAATCATATTAAGAAATTAACAGAAAAATGAATAATAAAATCGTTGATATGGGCAGAGAATTACAAGAAATTCGTGCTAAAGCAAGCAAGAATCAAGAGTGGGCTTTTGATGAGCCATGGGAGGATTTTATATATTGTATGCTTCTTTTAACTCCACAAACTTACGGAACAAGAATTGCTAATAGACTTAAAAAGGAATTGAATTTAAGCGGTCCAAAAGATTTAGATAGTGGTGATTTAACTCATAAAAATAAATCTGGTGAGATTAAAGTTAGCCTCATTACCTCGTCAAATGACGGTATGAATTTAGTTCAGATAAGACCATGGCAGGATAATGATCATTATATTTTTTATTGTGCGGATATACGAACAGATCATATCGAACATGATTTTTTCTATTTGAATAAAAAAGATATGGAACGCCAAGGTAATTTATTTCAATCTGCGCATGGAACTAAATTATCAGTTAGTAGGAATACCGATAATGAAAAGTCAATACGAATTAAATACAATTCCGACCAATATAAGAGTTGGGTAAAGTTATATGGAATTTCATATTTAAATTTGATCGAAAAATTTAAATGAACAATTCCCATTTCATCAAGCCCTCACGACAACTCATATGAAAAATAAAATCGAAGAGTTGTCAAAAAAAATTTCTGATGCCCAAACCGCTTATTATAACGGATCGGAAATTATGGATGACGATACCTATGACGCTTTAGTTTATGAGCTTGGATGTTTAGATCCTAATCATCCGCTTCTTTCGAAAGTTGGAGCAGACGGAGTAGATGCTTGGAAAAAAGAAAAGCATCTTACTCCATTGGGTTCTTTGAATAAAGTTAATTATCCAGATGAAATGTCCAAGTGGCTCAACAACACTCTTAAAAATCAAGATGTATTGGTCGTGGAGAAGTTGGATGGACTAAGCATTGGCTGTCAATATGAAAATGGGCGATTGGTGCGTGGAGTTTGTCGAGGAAATGGACTTGAGGGCGAAGATATCATCAACAATGTTCGCAAAATGAAGGGCAATGTAAATTTTGTTTCTGATAACTTTACAGGAACTATTCGTGGAGAAATTGTTCTTACCAAAACAGATCATCAAAAGTTTTTTCCTGAAGCTGCGAATCCACGAAATGGTGCCAGTGGCGTATGCAGAAGGCTTACTGGAGAGGGTTGTGAAAATTTAACCCTTATGTTTTATCAAGTAATTGGAAATGATGACGAATTTAAAACTGAAAGTTCGATGTTTGAATTTTTGGAGAAGAATAAATTTATTGTTCCAAACTATAAAATTTGTAAAAATGCCGGAGAAGTGAATGAACTTTGGAAACAATATCAAGACACCACCCGATCTTCATTGAATTATGAGATTGACGGACTTGTTGTTAATTGCAATGATGTAGAATTTCAAAAATCTCTCGGTTCAACTAACCTGAGGCCAAAATCTAAGCTTGCATTTAAATTCGCCAATCAATTCGTAAAAACCACAGTTAAAGAAATCTCCTGGCAATCGGGTAACAGCGGTCGCATAACTCCAGTTTGTTGGTTTGAGCCTGTAAATTTGTTAGGCTCGACCGTAGAAAAGGCGAGCGTATATAACATCGCCTATATTACTGAACTTGGTTTAGATGTTGGTGCGGAAGTTCTCATTTGTAAGGCGAACGAGATTATTCCTCGTGTTGAAAAGGTAATCAATTCAACCAATACCATTTGCCCAATTCCAACTGAGTGTCCAGAATGCAACTCCACGCTCAAAATGAATGGCGAGAACTTAACTTGCCCTAATTTTAACTGCCCAGCACAAGTCAAGGGGCGGATCAAAAATTGGATCTCCGAACTCAACATTCTTGACTTTGGCGAAACTCTCATTGAACGATTGGTTGAAAATAAAAAAATTCAAACCGTTGCTGACATCTACGCCCTAACCATCAAAGACTTAATGACCGTAGAACGAATGGGCGAAAAATCTGCCACAACAGCTTACAATAATCTTTGGGCTTACTCTACTATTCCATTAGAAACCATGCTTGGGGCTCTTTCAATTCCGATGATTGGGACCAGCTCACTTAAATTAGTTGTTGAGGCTGGATATGATACACTCGAAAAAATTCAAGCTATGACTGCTGCTGATTTCGAAAAAATTCAGGGATTAGGTCCTGTAAAAGCAAAATCACTTGTTCAGGGCTTGCAAGATTACAAAGAAGTGATTAAACAATTATTGAACAACGGAGTTAAGATAAAGGAAAAAACGATGGGATCGCTAACTGGAAAAAGCTTTTGTTTTACGGGAAGTATGCTCAACAAACGGGCTGACCTTGAAAAAATGGTCGAAAACGCTGGTGGAAGTGTTAAGAGTGTTGGAAAAGGATTGTCTTATTTGGTAATTGCCGATGCAGAAAACTCAACTACCACCAAGGCAGAAAAAGCTCGTAAGCTTGGAACTACGCTCATTTCTGAAGAAGATTTCTTGTCCATGGTTTCTAAGTAATGTTTCAGACACTTCTCATCTTATTCTCAATCTACGGCATTACTCATTTACTCAAAGATAATTCTGGACCCTTCGGTGTTTTATCATGGGCTCGCAATACCTTAATTCGAAATAGCCTTGTCGGAACATTCTTCTTTGGGTTGTTTGAGTGCGTATTTTGTGTCGGTTGTCATGCGGGATGGATTGTTTATTTTCTATCCGGTCAAGTTTTTCAGATTCAATCTTTAGTTCTGTGGATTTTGATGGGCGGGACAATTGGAATGATCATGGACGGAATTATTAATAAGTTGTTTCAGGAATAATATGCCGCGAATTTGTTGTCATTGCGATTATAAGGGGCGTAGCAGTTATTGCGGAACCTGTAATGATTCGGGATTAATTCAAGAAAAACCGTGCAATCTTTGCGGCGATGATATGACAATGATCAACGGAATTGATAATGGAGATGCAGCTGGATTAAAAGATGTTTCGGTTATGGGTGGTTATAACTCATATCATTTATTTGATCTCAATAACTATAAATTTAGTTTTTGCGAAAAGTGTTTGAGAAAATTATTTGAGCAATGTGTTATAAAGCCAAAAATAACCGATTACACTACAGATGAAAATATTTCTTGGGATGAAGATCAAAAAGCTTATGAATATAGAGATTGGGCCAATAGCGCTAAATTTCATGAAGCCTATTTGAAAAGACGATGCAATACGATCAAAGACTGTCCAAATGAAGCCATCTATTCTATTCAACTTGACGAAGACGAAATAACTATTACGGAACAGGGTGTTTGCAAAGAATGCGCTGAAGATAAGGATTTTTTCTTACCGCATAATGGAAAGCTTATTAAATTCGTTTCAAATCAAGTGCGACCATTCTTATGATCAAGAAAATGTTAGCTTCCATTCATTATAAAATTTTTGGGGTGCTGATTTTTTGTCATCTCTGTAATCTAATATTGACTGGACGAGAGATTGGTAATAACCGATTTATTTATGAATGTGTAAATGGACAGGATGATTCGTTTCTTGTCTCTAGCGAATTTCCTCCAATCAAGTCGCCAAATACAATAGGCCATACTTTCGACATTGTATATGGAATAAAAGATGGGGAAGGAATTGTATCCTACACTTCCGACGTGATTTTTAAAGATAAAGTTTATCGTTTGAGTTCAACTAAAAGACTTTCACAGACAAATAAGAATCAAAAAAGAACCGTCCTATATAAAATAGGTAAGCCCATAGTGTTAGAAAAAATATACTTACCCTATGAAAATGGATTAATTAATAATGTTGAAAAAGTTTTAAAACTTTCAGCTTTTATGTGAGAAAATATCATGTCAAATTATAATGCCGCAAATCAAGCAAGACTAAAATTAAAAATGAAACTTTCTAATTATTCATGGTATGTGGATAGTATGGTTGGATTTATGGATGAAGGTTATGGAATTATTATTCATACCCTAAAAATTGACGATAAAGTGCGCAAAGAAATTCCGCAAGTAGTTGATGGTATTTCAATTCGAACTGAACTTAAAAAATAATGCCACCCATTGACAAATGCCCAGTTTGTGGATCTAGAAAAAAACTTGTAGAAAAAGTTATGAATAGTACTTCAGTGGGTATTAAGAAATATTTGAGATGCAAGAATCAAAATTGTCAATTTGATGTATTTTATTTCGTCAATCCACTGAAATATACAAGTTATCGAATATCTTTTTCGATAAATAAGTTATATTATGTGGTAACCGTTGATATTGATTTAAAGCGCGTTCTAGTTCGCAATCTCAACAAAACAGATGACTATACCATATATAAAGATATAATTATACCATTTGAACTTGGAATTGAAGGAATACGAAATAAAGTTAAGCTTTTAAGAGTTTGGGGATAATTTATAGTTTTGGGAACGCTTTTTTAACAGCTTTTTGAACTGCTGATTTTAATTCTTCGAGCGAACCTTTAAACCAAGATGGTAGCGTATTGAGTTTTTTAGTTGCTGTTAAAGCCGCGTGTCCCTCTTTTTCAGAATTTAAAGGGTAATGGTCTTTGGAATCAGTAACTTTAAGATGAGTTGACGGAAGGGCGAATTTACCTTTAACTGCAGGTTTTTCATCTTTTTTAGCAACAGAGGTTAATCCGCTGGTAGTTTGCTCTTCAAAGTCGGAGGCTAATTCTAATAATTTTGATGGTGAAGTGCTCATGATTTAATATAAGTTTATGCTATTTTTATTGGTATTTGTGAGTTATTTAATATTTTGTTTGTCGTTTCATTTTGTCGAATTGAGTAAGGATTGGAAAGAAAAGATTTCCCATTTCACCAATGACAGCCTCTTTAATCAGATATCGAATGTTCTGACTCACAAATACTTGGTCTTGAAGATGGAATTATTAATTGGTTTCATTTAAGATTTTCTTCCAATAAAATTTACTATGAAGTTAGGGTTTGGAAGAAAAGTTTATTTATTAAAAATAATGCAACCGAAGTATATCAAAAGACGGCAACCCATATGCTTGCTCGTTTATATTCAAACGATACATTTACAGATCCTTCCGACGCAATCATTTTAGTAGAAAAACTTGCAAAAGTTAAAGCTTTTTTATAAACAAACTTTCACAAAATACTTAGATTTTAGATTTACCGCTTGACGCTTCAAATTAACTGATTAACTTACTTTATCCAATCGCCGACATCAAACCCGGCAAACAAACATTCAACATTAACTATTTTATATTAAGGGATTTTCAATTATGGCAAAAGCAAAAGATGACTCAACCTCGATGTCAGTTTCCGATTTCAACATGGAGAAGCTTACTACCAAGCAACTATCCGAGCATATCGCCTCCAGTATTACCTTTGGAGAAAATATCGCCGTCTTCGGTCGTCGAGGATCAGGAAAAACGGAAATTGCAAAGCAAGAAATTAAAAAGTCGGGTTGTCATGAGGTTTATATCAATCTTTCAGTTTTGGAACGCGTTGACCTCGGTGGCTTTCCAAATGTAATGGCAGCACAGCAACAGAAGAAGTTCGTTGATTATCTTCTTCCAAAGTTTTACGAGCCTATGTTTACGGAAGGAAAGGGGGCAAAAGACGTCGTCGCTCTTCTTGACGAAGTTGATAAGGCAGATCCCTCACTTTGGGCTCCGCTTCTTGAATTCACCCAATTTAAGACGATCAACGGAAATAAACTTCCAAATCTCAAGTCAGTTATTATGACGGGCAATTTGATTTCAGAAGGTGGCTCGCGTCCTTCACTTCCACTCCTTGACCGCGCAGAAAAGTATTTGGTTTCGCCAGATGCTTCGTCGTGGCTCGAGTGGGCAGGTAAGGAAGGCAATATTCACCCTGCCATTACCACTTATATTTATGATCACCCTCAAGATTTGTTTGGTGAAGTAAATCCCGATGATCGTTATGCGGATCCGTCGCCTCGTGGTTGGCACCGCTCTTCAAACATTCTTTTTAAAGGTGAAGAAAAGAATGCAAGCACCGAACTTCTCAATGCAAAGGTTTCTGGTTGCGTTGGTAAGTCTGTTGGTCTTCGTTATGCAAATTACTACGAGCACTATCGTCAGCTTCTTCCAATGGTTGAGGATATCTTTAAGGGAAAAAGCGTCCTTCAAGAATATAAGGCTCTCGAGCGCACCAAACAACTCGTCACTTGCATGATTACCTGCAGCCGTTTGGCAAATCAATTGGACGCGGCAAAATCAACTGAGCACCCTGCGTCGCTCAAGCATGTTGGTAAGTTTTTCCAAAATGTTGATCATGAGATGTTGCTGATTACGATCCGTAGTCAAATTCAGCCACAACGTATCGTTACGCACAATCTCGATGAGCATCCTGATTGGAAGAAGTTTATCAACGATATCAACGATTCAATTAACGGAACTAACTCATAATCTTTCGCGATATATAGAATATAGGATCTAAATGAAATTCTCAAAAGTTCTTGGTAAAGTCGATGAAAAGCTTGTAGCTGCTGCAGAAGTGAAACTTTCAAAAATGTTTCTCGATCTGGCTACAAGATATAATAATACAAATGTTGGCTCAGGAATGGGCGGCGATTGTTTTATTTTCAGCCTGATGTATCCAGTTCAGCATATTTGCACTTTAAGTATGCCAACTGCCGCAACCGATGGAAAACGCTTTTATTGGAACCCAAAGTTCGTTTTAAAGCAAAGTGCCATCGGATTGCGTTTGATTGCGGCTCACGAAGCATGGCACGCAATCTATATGCATCCTCAACGAAGAGGCAGTCGACTTCCGAAGCTCTGGAACATTGCTGTTGATTATATTGTCAATGGCATGGTTATGGAAGACTTGAGAGCACGATCATTGGATCCTAAAGAGTATTTTACTAAGTATTTGGGTCGATATATGACCTTGGCGAATTATGCCGAAATGCTCAAAGATCCTTTCAAGAAAATTGCAGGCTTTGAAGATGTCGATCCAAATGCTGTTGATACGACAGATCCTACGCTCAAACTTCCAAAACCAAACGAAGATCGTGAATTGACCGAAAAAGAAATTCAAGAACTTGAGAAGCGAGAAAAGAATACTAAGTTCTTTTTTGCTGATCCAGATCTTGAGGGCGATATGAAGCGTCCTGAAAAGATTTACGAGTTCCTTTATAATCTTCTTCCAAAGTGCCCCAAGTGTGGAAGTGTTGGTAAATACCAAAAGCCACAGAAAAATAAGGGTAAAGATAAATCAAAGGGTAAAGGCGATAAAGCCGAAGCTGGAGATAAAGGGGATAAGGGCGACAAAAAAGAAAAAGGTGATAAGGGCGAGGGCGGAGATAAATCCGATCAACACGAACATGGTGAGGGTGAGAAGTGTGATTGTCCAGACCATGGAAATCAGCCTGGTGAAAACGGCGAAGGTGATGGGCAAGAAGGTGATCAACCGGGAGAAGGTTGTGGCAGCTGCGATTCTTGTGGCGAAGGCTATGACATTTTTGGGATCAATGGAGGTGGCACAGTCGATGAACATATGGATACTGAAGAAAGTGAAGATAAACTTGCCAAACGCCTCGCGGATGCTATGCGCACCGCAAAAGAAATGGCAGGCCACATTCCCGCTGGGCTCGAAGATGAACTTGGTAAATTAACTGCACCAAAAGTTACTTGGCAAGACGTTCTCCGTGGACGAGTCTCACGAGCAAAGAACGGTAATGGTCGTAATGACTGGAATCGTTTCAAGAGTCGCCCTATGTTCGTAGGTCTCATGAATCCAAAGCGCAAAAGCTACAGTGTTAATTTCGGATGCCTTTTGGATACAAGTGGAAGCATGAGTCAAGAAGACATGGCATTTGGAATTTCTCAACTACAAAGTCTCGACGATAGGGCTGAAGGAACCTTAGTATGCGCCGATTCCGAAATTTATTGGAATGATGCGTTAAAAATTAAAACCTGCAAACCAGAAGAATTATCAAAAATTACTCCGAAGGGACGCGGAGGAACTATTTGGAGCCCATTCTTTGCTGATTATGAAAAAGAAATTGGTAAATGTGATTTTTTGATTGTTCTTACAGATGGCTATTTGGATATGCAAGATGTAGCCAATATGCGCGATCCAGGTATTGATGTTTATTGGATTATTACTTCTGGCTACATTGATTTCACGCCGCCGTTCGGTAGGGTAATGCAGATTCGCGCTTAAAATAAATAAGTTGGATTGACAATAGAAAATCCGAGACTATGTTAATGATCGCTAAAGGATGTGATCAATGACTGGTTTCGGATTCTTTATTTTATGTGTAGCATTATCTGTTGGACTATTCTTTTCAATGAACAAGCGCGACTGAGACAGTCAATAACCCACGGCTGAAAGCCGTGGGCTTGTGCGAGCTAATCTAACCAACTAGCTTTGATCAAGACTAAACTATTGTTCTAGACAAAAACAGAAAAGGAGATGTTAAAAAATCAAATTGATATGTTAAATAAGCAGATCTGATCCGTTATGGTAAGGATCGATCAAGGTATGTTAAGGATATTTCGCTAGTCCTTCTCCTCTACGATCTGCCTATGTCGAAGCGAGTTGAACAAGTCCCGTAAGGGAACTCTAGATGTATATTAAAAGAAAGAAATAATGGTTCCAGTAGTTGATACAAGTAATATTCCGTTGATGCCTTGCTCCGAGAAGCGAGCAAGACAGCTTATGTCCAAAGGTCATGCAAAGGCTTATTGGCAAAAAGGTATATTCTGTATTAAGCTTCTTACAGAACCATCCAGTAGAAACTATCAGGAAGTAGCATTAGGTATCGATCCTGGAAGTAAACGAGAGGGTTATACAGTAGCTACAAGTAAAGCGATCATTTTAAATATGACAACCAATACTCCTGATTGGGTTAAAACTCATGTAGAAACAAGAAGAAATTTAAGAAGAACAAGAAGACAAAGAAAAACGCCATACAGAGCTAATCGAGAAAACAGATCATCTCTACGAAATATAGATCGTATTCCGCCATCTACCAGGGCAAGATGGGGAGCTAAATTAAGAATTATCAAACAACTTCTTAAAATAATTCCTATTACTATTATTAATGTGGAAGACATCAAAGCCCTATCAAAAGAAGGAAAAAAGAAATGGAACATTTCTTTTTCTCCCCTTGAAGTAGGTAAGGATTGGTTTTACTCTCAAGTAGAACAATTAAAAATTACACTTATCAAAACAGAAGGTTACTCTACAAAAGAACATCGAGATCTTCATAACTACAAGAAGGTTAAAAATAAGCTAGATTATGTATGGGAAGCGCATAATGTGGATTCCCATAGTTTAGCAGAAATGGCTTTACAATCTAAAATTAAGCCTTATTATGGGATGTATAAGGTAGAGTTTCTTGAATATTATAGAAGACAAATTCATGTGCAGAACAACCAGAAAAGTAATGTAAGAAAAGCATATGGCAGTACAGTTTCTTTAGGTATATCCAGAGGAAGCGTCATAAAATACAAAGACAAGTTAGTATACCTTGGTGGCACATCAAAAGGCAAAGTAGCGATACATAGTATAATTAACGGTAAAAGAATTAAACAACATGTCAATTTGAAAGAGATTAAAATGATCCATATAACAAAGCGGAGGGTGCAATTCCTCCCACGCCTAAAGCCGTGGGTATCCTTGCACATTTTTGGATGAAATTACCACAAAGCAAATTACCTATTGTAGTTAATAATGATTTATGCGACAAATCTTTTTCTATTGGTGACGAAAGTTTTATTTTTGATATTTTACGATCGAAAATGTATTCAGACCCCATCGGATCCATTTGTCGGGAAGTAAGTTGCAATGCCCGAGATGCCATGCGTGAAGCAGGGCGTGCTGAAATTCCGATCAAGATTACATTGCCCACTACCCTTGAGCCTTACTTTAAGGTTGAGGATACGGGCATTGGCATTTCTCCCGATCGCATTGAAAATATTTTTATTAAATACGGAATATCTTCAAAGCGTGATACCAATGAACTCAGTGGTGCATTTGGTTTGGGAAGCAAAGTTCCATTTAGTTATTCCGATTCGTTTAATATTATTACCATTTTTGATAAAATAAAATACAATTACTCATGTTATATCGATGAAACCAAGGTCGGTAAGCTTGCACTTCTTTTCCAAGAGCCAACCACAGAGCGTAATGGAACTGAAATTCAGATTCCCGTAAAGAAAGAGGACTTTTATTTATTCATTGATTCCACCAGAAAAGCCTGTGAATATTGGGATGTTAAACCAATCATTAAGGGTACAACAATTAATTGGACAGATCGGGTTATTCTTTTAAAGGGGGATACATGGGCAATTGAATCCGAATTATCCTACAATAGAAAAGTTAAAGTTATCGTTGATGGTATTGAATATCCATTAGACATTTACCATATTGATCCTACTTCAAAATTTAAAATTAATTTACCCCGCTACATCAAAGGGAATGCAATTCTTTATTTCAAGAACGGAGAGGTTAGTCTTTCCGCCAGTCGAGAGCAACTTTACTTCGACGATCAAACGAAACAAATTATTATCCATCGTCTTCAAACTATGAGCGAGGAAATTAATAAAACTATTCAAGATCAAATTTCTGCATGTCCAACTTTTTGGCAAGCAAATGCATTACTTTTAAATACAATTCGCAAAAATATTATTGAAAATACTAACGATACCATTTGGAAAAAATTCGTTTGGAATGATGCTCGTATGGCTCCTGACAGTGGTTTTGGGGTTGGTGCAAATACCTTATACTACTTTAAACGAAATAATACCAAACACTCAAAATACGGTGGTAATCACAAATCAACCATCACATTTGAAGAAAATACAGATATTTACCTGAACGATTGTGATATTGACAGACCAACCTATCGTCATATTAAAAAAGCATTTGAAAATACTGAACTTGATGGTCTCTATGTTGTTCAACTTCATAAAGATTATAAGATTGAAGATCTGAACCAAGCTTTTCATTTTGATTTGATGGGGCATAAAAAATTATCAAGTATCTTTACCAAGAATCCAAAGCCTGCTCCCAAAAAGGATCGTCTCGTTGTTTTTTACTTTGATCGGTGGAAATTTACTCAAGCAAGCCTTAAATCAATTAAAGAAGATAAAAATAAAAAAATATTGTGTCAATTGACTTTGGATAGTGATAATCCCAGCATAAAGCTCATTAAAGTAAATGATCGTCTTATCAATGTAAGTCATTTAAGTTTGTTCAATAAGCTGGGTGATATTTCTTTTTATGGAATTTTAGATACGGTTAGCAAGGATAAAATAAAAAATACATTTTCAGACTGCGAATCATTGAAAACTTTTTTTGACCGAGATGTTTTTGGTGAGGGAAGAGATTTTGTAAAAAATCAATTCTTTAAAGGATTATTCCCAAATAACAGATTAATGTATATTCGCAATTATTTTTCGACATTAAAAATTGCTGACCCTGAAAGTTTATATTTAAAGTATTTAGAGTGTGATGAATTGATCTTTAATTCAAAAGGACAAAATGGATCAGGGCATGAAATGATTCGTCTTTATGAATGTGTGTATGGAGAGATTACAGATGAAACTTTAGCTCAATATGCAAAAGATCATCCAGAATACAATTTATCTGGATATGTAGCAAAGTGTAAAATAAAATACCCCATGTTGTCTTATGTCAGCGATCAAAGTATGCATGGCGCAGTTCTTAAAGATATGATTACTTACATTAACCAGATGGATTCTTTGGAGCAGAAATGAAAATTGCAGTTCTTGATTTTTTAATGGGCGATAATGGAAAAGGTCGTTGGGCGCATTATTTTTCGAAGGATGCTGATTATGTCATTCGAACGAGTGGTGCTGGAAATTGTGGTCATGTGATTTGGCGCGATGGAAAGAAATATACGCATCATATTTTACCCAGTGCTGATTATCGAAACCCTAATATCAAGTCTTATTTGGGGCATGGAATGTATATTAACCCTGACGAACTTTTGGAAGAGATTCTTGGATTCTCAAAAGATTTTCCTGGAGTTGGTAAAACAATTATCGTAGACCCTGATGCATTTGTTATTACCGAAGCACATATTGCAGAAGATAAAGAAAAAAATAAACACATTGGATCAACAAATAAGGGCGTTGGACCTGCTGCTATTAGTAAATTTGGTCGAACTGGAACTCGTCTTTACCATTTGATTCGAGATAAGGCTACTGTAATTGAAAAGTTAAAAGAACTTGGTGTTCAGTTCATTCCAGTTCTAAAAATGCAAGAAGAATTTGAAAAAAGTAATTTGGTGTTTGAAGGTTCTCAAGGGTCAGCAATTGATGTATCAGTCGGTATTGACTATCCTTTCGTCACCAGTAGCGATTGTACGGTTTCAGGTATCTATTCATCTGGATTTCATTTCGTTGATTTAGACAGGGTTTATGGCGCAGGAAAGCCCTACCTAACCAAGAGCGGTAATGGAAAGATGATCACAGAGATACATGGAGAGGAAGCTTCTGCATTACAATTAGCGGGCGGCGAGAAGGGTGCGACGACCGGCCGTGATCGAAGAATTGGTTATTTAGATCTCCCTATGTCCAAATACGGTATTAAAAAATCTGGAATTACGCATATCCTCATGTCCAAGCTTGATATCATGAATGGCAATAAATTTATTCGTGTATGCAATTCTTATAACAAAGAAGTAAATTCAGCTGGAGATTTTGAAGAAATTGAACCAGGATATATTGATTTACTTGGGTGGAATGACGGCATGAATAAAGAAGAAATCAAACCTTTCCTAAAGTATGTTGAAAGATATTGCAATACACCAATAGCTTTTACTTCCGCTGGTGTCAATGATGAAGATGTTGTAAGATTTGGTGAATGATGTTGTGTCCAGCATGTATTGATTAAAATGAAATGGATGTTTTGCTTAATGGATTTCAATGTAAAAAATGCTACTCATATATATTTCGACATGGAGCTAATTATGCTTCTTACAACTTGACATTAAAAGTAGCTAACGGAATTCAAACTATAAGTGCAAGCAAGAGTAGAGATGGCGGAATAACATTTTTACAATGTTGGGTTTTAATTGAAAGTGAAGATAAAATAAACTTATCGCTCAATTATTATGTAAATCCTGGCGAAACATACGAAGAAAATATTAAATTGATTGATAGATTATTAAGCTTGCAGGCATTCATATGAACTGCCCTGCTTGTGATAAAGATGATGTTAGAAGAGGAAATTCGTTTTCGTTTGACAAAGTAAGGGTGTGTGATAATTGTCAATCAAATTGGTATGATGAGATCAATAATGGTTATACTTTTCATATTACAATTGGAAATGAAGAGTATATTTTATGGGGTTCTAATGCTTTAGAAGCTACAGGTTACACAAGGCTTTCAATTATAACTTCTTTTGATTATGAGCCCAATCTATTGATAAGTATAGGTTTTATGATTCCGGGAAAAGATTACGACACCAACAAAAATATAATTGAAAAATTATTAAAATTAAAGGCATTCGCGTGATTACTTTAACAGAAAAAGCTATAGCAAAATTAAATGAAATTGCTGAATCGGAGGGTATTGAAAATAAATCCGTTCGAGTAAAGTTAATTGGAAATGGATGTGCTGGTTTTTCCCAGGATATGTCATTTGAAACGAACATTAGAGATACTGACGAAGTTATTGAACAAGATGGCATTAAAATAATTTGCGATCCCATTTCCCTTCAGTATCTTGAGGGAACTGTCATTGATTACTTTGACAGTATGATTTCATCTGGATTTAAATTTAATATACCTGCCGCGAAATCTACTTGCGGATGCGGTAAATCGGTTTCTTTTTGAGGTAAATTCATGTTAATTGATCCTAATTCATTATTTTCAGATTTAAATAAAGACCTTGAGTGGCTGCCCAAACATACCATCTTCTTGACGATTCATGGCTCTCACGCATATGGACTGAGCACTCCTGAATCAGATGTTGATGTTCGTGGAATTTGTACTGTTCCCAATCAATATTTGCATGGATTCAACAAAAAATTCGAACAATTCATTACGAATGATCCGGATTGTACTATTTTCAATATTATGAAGTTCTTTTCATTGGCTTCAGCTGGAAACCCTAATGCACTTGAAATACTTTTCACAGAACTACAATACCATTTAAAAATTACAAAGCTTGGTCAATTGCTTCTGGATAATCGAGAGCTGTTTATTTCAAAACAGTTAAAAGAAAGATACATGGGCTATAGTAAGGCTCAAGCTCATCGTTTGATCAACCATAAACGCTGGTTAGATCAAAAATTAGAAGTAGCTCCCACTCGTGCAAGCTTAGGCATGGGGGAGAAACCTTTGATTGATAAAAATCAGTATGATGCAATCAAAAGTCTCATTAATAAGAAAATGGAAACTTGGAATCCTGTTTTTGAACCATTTACTGAAAGTCAGAAAATTTATTTGGAAGACAGGGTTTCCGATATTCTTTCCGAACTGGCTATTACGCGAGATGAAAAGTGGAATGCAGCTGCTCGAACGATTGGGCTGAATGATAATTTAATTCAAATCATTAAAAAAGAAAAAGAGCTTGAGAATAAAATTGAAGACTATAAATCTTATCAATCATGGAAGAAAAATAGAAATCCGAAGCGAGCAGCATTAGAAGAAAAACATGGCTATGATTTAAAGCATGCGAGTCACCTATGCAGACTTTTGAGAATGGGCAAGGAAGTTTTAGAAACTGGAAAACTAAATGTTATGAGGGATGATGCCGAGGAGCTGCTGTCTATTAAAAATGGTGCTTGGTCTTATGAAAAGCTAATTGATTATGCGGATTCCCTCGAAAAAGAAGTTAAAGGGGCTTATGAAACTTCAACTCTTCCTAACCAACCTAACATTAAAGAACTAGATAAACTTTGCGCTGAGATCGTTGAGAAGTCATTGGCTGGCGATTTATGAAATAAAGTAAGTTTTACCGATATATAGTATTTGTAATGTCGGATAATTCTTTACTTAACCTACCAAAAATTGACCAAGAGGAAGCTTTAAATCTTGTCAAGTTTTTTATTAATGCCAATCAGAATGTCTTTTTGTTTTCAAAACGCGGCGTAGGTAAAACAGATATTTCAATTCAAGCTATCAAAGAATGCGGATACAAAGTTAGTTATCTCAACCTTTCTGTTGTGGAGAGGCAGGATCTCCAAGGTTTTCCGAATATTAACTCTCCTGGGGACACGATTGAATTTAAATCGCCACATTTCCTACCAAAGCTCAAAGGTAAGGCAGATACGGTTATTTTATTTGATGAAGTCGATAAAGCTTCGCCCGATACACTTGCACCACTATTAGAGATTCTACTCTACAAAACTATCAACGGACAGCCAATCAACGCAGTAGCCTGTGTTTTAACTGGAAACCTACCTGAAGAACGAACATACTCCAATCAAATCAGCTCTGCCCTTCTTGATAGAGGTGCAAAATATATTATTGATTTCGATTTCAATCGTTGGTGTGAATGGGGCAGAAGTAATAAAATTAACGATCTCATCATGGGATTTTTAAGATCGAACCCCGAATTATGTTCTAGTAAGACGAAAGACGAAAGTTATGCGCAACCTAGTCCTCGGGGATGGAGTTTGGCAAGTAGAGCATTAGACAAAGCTAAAGATTTTAAAGTTGTTGATCTTGACTCAATTACTCATATTATTGCTGGTTATGTTGGAATGGATGCTGGAACTCGATTTCGAAGTTGGTTTGAATATTATAGGCGCTTTGAGCCAGTTATCCATACGCTCATTGAAAAACGAATGGGGACGATTGATTTTGAAGAACTTATTGCTACCGAACGATTAATTTTTGTTATTAGCGCTTGTCACTATGCAAAACAGAAAACAATTGACAACAAGTCTAAAAATTTTAAATATTTAGAAAATTTATGTTACTTTTTTAAAAAGTACAAAATTGATCTTGAAATGCAGATGTTAGGGCTCATGAATAGTTTTGATTTCGAAATTATTAAAAAGCATCAACTATATTCTTGCAAGGTATTTTTAGATTTATTTACCGAATTAAGTAATGAAATTAACGCTAAAAAATAATTGACGACTTAAATAATAATGATTAGATTTGTCAAGATGAATGACGAAACTAAAAAATATATTGCTCAAGAATGTCATAAAACCAAGCACATGAAAGAATGGCTTGAAAAATACGACGATCTGAAATTAATGACTGGCGCTAATGGATTTAAGTATTTATCAAGTCCGAGCGTGAATTCAATTGCTAATGCCATATCATTTGAGGTGCAGCATTACGGAGATCATTCAATGGCTTGTGTTAGCATTTACTATGACGATTTGAATTGTGAAGAGTGTAAAGAATATGAGGCTGAAGGCATTTCAACCATTCCTTCTCTAATTTCGTTATTCATTTATAGTAATATATATCATACAGAGCCTATGGATTTCTTTAATTATGAAGAAGTTTTAAATAAAAATAATTTTTCGCAAGAAGTCAAAACAAAAATTAAAGAAGAACTTGTTCGTTATTTTCAAAACGTAGATCTTGATGATGTGACAAAAAAGAATATGCCAGATAGTTTGTTGAGAATTCTAAATTTTAGTTAAGGAAATTATGACATTAAAAATTACGATCTGTGTCGGGATACCTGGCAGTGGTAAAAGTTTTTGGACAAAACAAGAAATAGCAAAATCCCCTAATGATATTGTTCGGGTCAATAATGATGATCTTAGAAATTCTTTTAACGGCTCAATTTGGAGTAAAGATTACGAAAAGATCATCGTCAACACGCGCAAGTTTGTTATTGCGGAAGCGTTGCGAAATAATAAGAATGTTATTGTCGATAATTTGAATATAGGCGCCCAACACTGGAAAGATATTACAAAAATAGCAAAAGCATCCAATAAAGATGTGATTGTGGAAGAGAAATTGTTTTATGTTGATCTTGAGACGGCAATCATAAGAGATAGCGGGCGCTCAGGAAAAGCTTGTGTAGGAGAAAAGGTTGTTCGCACATGGTGGAATAAATCGGGTAAAGAAAGTTTTAAAAATCGCGAACCAAGAACGGAAACTTTTATTGGCAGTAAAATGACCGACGATCGAGATTGGAAACCAATAATTCAGGACAAATCTTTACCAAAAGCCGTTATTTTTGACAATGATGGAACTATTTCTTTAGTTCATAAAGATAGAAATCCATATGATGCAAGCACCTGCAATCTTGACTATACTCATGATCACGTTATTGAATGCATGAAATTATATCATGAGGCTGGTTATAAAATTTTATTTGTTTCGGGTCGAGAAGAAAAAGACCGCGTGCCAACTGAATTATTTTATAAAAAACATTTTCCAAACATTAAATATGAACTTTATATGCGTCCTACGGCAGATAGACGTCAAGATGTATTGATTAAAGAGGAAATATATAATAATCATATTAAAAATAATTATTATGTGTCAGGGTGGTTTGATGATCGACTTCAAATTGTAAAATGGCTTTATTCTGCTGGATTCCCTCTATTTAGGGTCGGAAATCCGGAGTCAGATTTTTAACTTCCCATTTACTAATTATCATCTAACAACATTGAGGTGATAACATGTTCTTCGGAATTTTATTGTTGGGAATTATTTGTGTCCTGTGGCTTCTTTTAATCGCAGGATGGATTTGGAAAATATTTCTGGGCATTGGTGGCTGGATTGGCATCACTTATGTTTTATCCAGTTATTTGCCTGAAAGTAAAAATGTATGCTTGACAATCTCGGGAATGTCCGTAAGTTGGGCAACTACGATTGCCAGCGTCGTTTTATTTATGAGCATGCTGCACACCAAGGGAAATTAAATGAGTAAATATTTTGAAGGTAATGGGCTTTTATCGGATGCAGGAAAAGATCTTCTTTCACACTTCGAAGAAGAGATTGGATATACTCTTGATAACCAAGAATTAAACGACATATCGATCCAAGAACTTCAGGTTTTAGGGGCGGCGATGACCAAGATGCTTAACGATCAAATATCCGGTAAAATACAATTGTTAAAAAATGGAGCGCAGCCAGAAGGTTTGTCTAAAAAAGAAGTTATTTCTGTTCCCGCTGGAGCAACTATGAAAGATATTCAAAGCTCATTGCTAGATTTTCAATCCAAATTAGAAAACGGCACTTTTGATGCAGACCTTTTCAAAAAAGGTTTAGATAGTCTTCTTCATAGTGCTGGAGAAAAAGCTAAAGAAATTCTTTACCCAACACCAAAAAATCCGAGAAAGATTGGCAAATGACTGAAGCTCACCATCAAATTTGGCTTTTAAGTAGATATCAACCTTCAGATAAAACTTTTTTCAATTATCACTTGCTAATCAAGTCCGGAGATGATCTAAAATTAGAAATTAATTGTATGGCAGCGCTGGTCTGTTCTGTATTAGTGGCTGATAAACAAGAAGCGGAAAAAGTTCTTAATGAAGTCTCTGAGGATTTTAATAAAAATTAAATGTTACTATTAGTTCAAGAATATTTAAAGACACATACTTTTGCTGAATTAGAACGAGAACATGGCGTCGAAGCTTCATTTTCTGGTTCTGGACATAAGTTTTCTTTGAATTACAATATGATTAATTCAAAAGAGGATGATGTGTTATCCCAACAGTGCCGCGGTTTAATTTTAGCTCCATCTGATTTTCGCCCTCTTGTATGTGAGGCAGAAATTGATGAAGTAAAAGATAAGGCGAATTATGATGATGTGTGCCCTGGTGATACAATTATTGTAGCTTGTCCATTTTTTCGTTTTTTTAATGAAGGACAAAAAGAAGCGGCAAATATCAATTGGAACGATCCTAAATTAAAAATATTTGAAAAATTAGATGGGTCGCTTTGCATCGTGCATTATTCTCCAATTGAATCTGTATGGTGTGTAGCAACTCGTTCCGTGCCAGATGCTAATATTTTAATGGACAATGGCAAATTTACATTCCGCACATTATTTGAAAAAGCAGTTTTAGAAACATTAAGTATTGATTTTAATGAATTTACGAATCTTTTAGATCCATCTTATACTTATTGTTTTGAGTTAAATGGTCCATGGAATAAAGTTGTTTGTGAGTATAATGAAAATCGAATCACTTTATTAGGGGCAAGGGATTTACGAACTCTCGAAGAAGTTCATTTGGACCATTCTATTTGCGCTCCATTTCCAAAAGTTAAAAATTACTCTTTGTCGAATCTTGAAGAAACGATTGACTATGTTAACTCGCGGCCCGGTAAGAATTATGAAGGCGTAGTAGTTTGCGATTCGAATTTTAATAGAGTAAAAATTAAAAGTTCAGAATATGTGATGCTGCATAAACTTTGTGATGGTGTTGCTCGGTCTCCAAGAAATATGCTTCGATTAATATTAAATGGTCAAGAAGATGATGCAATGACTGTATTAGCTAAAGAAATTTCTGATGAGATTTTAAAAATTAAAGAAAAACTATCAGATACTATAAAAATATATGACATTACCTATAAGTTCTTGAAAGATAAGGCGGAGGCTAAAAACCCAGGCGATAAAAAAACTTTTGCTTTACTTGTACAAGAATATCCTGATTTTTGGGCTGCCCCGTTTTTTCAGATGTATGGAAATAAGGCAGATTCGATGTTAGATTACATAAATAAGGCTAAAAAAGATAATGATTGGCACGATCACTTTTTAGAAAAAATTTTAGAAATTCTGTGAAATTTTTGATATATATTCTTAGAAAGCTTGACATAATAAACATGATGCTTAATATGTCAAAAATGACCACTCCAAAGGTCGATAACATTATAAAAACAAAAGGAGAAATACAATGTTAAAAATTTGGAATTCACCAGTAGTATCATCATTACCTGTTGTAAAGAATGACCGTAAGCTTTCAAATCGCGAATATGTTCATAATGTGTTCGATGATTTAATTGAAGCCTTTTCAAACGATATGTTTCAACCCGTTATTCCAAAATTAGGTATTGAGCATAAAAAGAATGAAAAAGGGGATCTTTCAATTGCTTTTGATGTTCCTGGGGTTAAAGAGGAAGATATTTCAATTGAATTACAAGAAAATCAATTAACTGTAAAAGGTCAAAGAAAAACAGAAACATCTTCATATTCAATTTTTAAATCATTTACAATACCAGATGGACACGATACTGAAAATATATCAGCATCACTTAAGGATGGGGTTTTAACTTTAACAGTGCCGGTAAAACCAGAGCCAGTTAAAGAGGTTAAGAAAATATCAATTAAACCAACCTAATATCTATTCAAATTAGATTTTGGGAAAGCCGACCAAGTTATTCTAAGTTTCTTGGTCGGCTTTTTATTTGCCGATATATAGTTTAATGTGGATGATATTTTTGATAATATAGATTATTCAGATGAGGCGGTTCAATGGAATAAACTTCTGGAGGACCATAAACTTCATTTAAATCTAAAAAATAAAGAGGCAATTCATAAGCTGGGAGACAAGATCATTGAATTAAATGATCCTGCCCTGGCTTATTTTTTTGCTAAAAATTTTAATCATAACAATTACTTACAGCAAAATATTATTATTAAATCTAAAAATCCTAAATATTCTTTTCTATTCGCTAAAGATATTCAAAATTGTGATATAAAAGCACTTCAAAAAATTGTCATTCAATCAAATAAAATGGAGTATATTTATAAATTCGCTTGTTTTGTAAAAGGCGCGGGTGTAAAGGCTCTTGAAAATCTTATTATTCATTCAGGTAAAGCAAAATATATTCATTTATATTTAAAGCGCATTGGTAATCAAAATATATTAAAATTTAAAGATGTTATTATTGCAACAAAAAAACCTAAATATTTATATGAGTTAGCTAAATATTTAACAAAATCATCAGATATTAAGAAGGTAGAGCATCTTATTATTCAATCGGGCTCATTTACTTACATGAGACTATTTGCAGAAAATATTGAAAAAGCGAATGTGGAGAAAATTGAAGAAGTCGTATTGGCAACGAATAATACAAAAGAAATTAAAAAGTTCGCGGCGTATGTAAGGAAAAGTAAGATGGCGAGGTTTTTAATTGTAGCTTAATTTACTGATATATAAGATGTGATGAGAATATTATTTTGGTCAATGGTTGGCAGTTTAATCGTAATGCTCGTTCTATTCCAAGTATCAGTCCCGATACTCTACCATCCTGTTGTTCATAAACTGCCCGTAAAGACATCTATTTATTTGGACCAAAGTATGACGCCATGGGAAGTAGATACTATTCAAGAAGCAGCAGAAGAGTGGGAATGGGCTACAAATCATAAGGTTCAATTTACTATCGAAAAGCTTCCAACAGATCATTTGGATACCAAAAATTCTTTAATAATTCTAAAGGTTTCCGAAGATTATCCTAAAATTATGATGGTAGATGCTCAAAATGAGCATAGCACTTTGGGTTTATATGACAATTCTTCATTTATGCCTTATATCTATTTAGTAACGGATCGAATGACAGAGGATTATTATAAATCAGTTGTGGAGCATGAATTGGGACATTATTTAGGCCTATCGCACGCAACAGGAATCGATGGAATTGGAACTTTGATGTATCCTTCAATTGAGGCTGGATCAGACAATATCACGCCAACTGACTTAAAACAATTCTGTAAATTGTATGATTGTGATCCAGAACACATTTGATTTGATATATGACGGGTGCAAGGTTTCGTATTTTATTAGCAAGTCAAGTCGCTAAATAAAGGCTTATCATGTTAAAAACGTTTAAGATGTATCGTCACGAAGACGTCTCGGGGGTTAGTGGATGTGGGGTTGTAGCGGAGGGATGTCTAATTTGTGATACAGGCGAAATCATTATTCGTTGGATTGGATCTCACTCAAGTATTAACATATATCATAGTTTGGACGATGCGCTATTTATACACGGCCACCAAAATAGAACTAAAATAATTTTTGATGAAGAATAAAAACACTTGATATATAATAATTAGGCAATATTAAACGCCAACGGAAAGTATATGACCACTACCCAATTGTTATCTGTTATCAATGATTTAGAATTCAAAGTAGCAAAATTAAAAGCTGTTCAAAAAGAATTTCCTGATGCGAAAATAAACTCTTATGGACAAATAAACTGTAAGACCGTTAATCTTAAATACACTGGTTTAGAATTTCAAGCAGATACTTGGGGGCTCTATGTATTTCCTTACTGCGACGTGTCTTTTATTTTTAATGGTGTGACAGAAACCACGAAAGTCTTTTCTGCACCTAAAAGAAATAAATTAGTTCGTAATACATGGAAAAAGAATGCGGCAGGACAAAGGATGATGGTTTTCTCAAGACTTGCATTCAATTTAAAACATAATCAATTCAAAGAAGAAATGCTTGCGGCTTGTCAAACAGAGATTATGAAATTCATTGCAAATAATCCTGGGTTTGCAATTGATGATAAACATTTAGATCCGAGACTTAAAAAACTAATGTCATTTATCTAATGATTGATTTATATTGTTATTGTGGAAATAAAATAAGCGAAAATTACAATAGATTTAATTATTGTTCTAATTTCTGCACTTTTATTGATTTTGATGTAGATGGAGAAATCGTTCGACTTTCAATTTATATTCGTGACAAGGTTGAATCAGAAACAAATTATACATTTATTAAGTCAATGAATATAATTAAATTAACAAATAAAACTGGATTAAATTTTAAATTAGATCAAGAATATATTACAAAAGAAAATTTAAATAAAGCAGATAAAATTATTTTAAGCTTAATGAAGATTCAAAATTTTTTATGAGGACTCGATGGAATTTTTAAAATGCAAAATATGTATGGGTCAGATTGAAACGATTTGGGGCGGAGTGATTAAAAAAGTTCGTTGTAGTGAATGTGAACCATTTGAAAAACAAACTGAACCAGAAATTACCATTATAAGGAAAAGACGTGCATAATTTATCTGTATCTGTCATTGCGAAAGATGAAACTCCATTTTTAGAAGAGTGGGTGTCTTTTCATCGTGCCGTTGGCGTAGATCACTTCTATATTTACGATAATGGTTCAGCCATTCCAATTAAAGATACACTAACCAAATATATTCAAAAACATATTGTGACTGTAATCAATTTTCCAGGTCGGTCAATGCAAATGCCATCTTTTAATCATTGTCTTCAGCACTTCGGGGCAGAAAACAAATGGATCGGCTACTGGGACATCGACGAATTTTTAGTACCTATGAAAGAAGATAATATCCAGAATGTGTTGAAAGATTTTGAAAACTATGGTGGATTAAATGTCAATTGGCGGTGTTTTGGTTCCAATGGTCATATTAAGCGTCCTGAAGGATTAGTTATTGAAAACTATACAATGGCAACTCCAGATGATTTCGTCGTCAATTTACATACAAAAGCCATCGTTCAGCCTAAATATACCGTAAGCGCTTCCGGGGACCCCCATCACTTTCGCTTTAAACCGGGTTATAACGCAGTTTCAGAAAAGATGGAGATTGTCCCAAATGCCTTCTCAAAGTCATTCTCAACTCAAACCATACAGCTTAATCACTATGTAAACCGATCCTTAGAAGATTTTAAAGAGAAGCGAGCAAGAGGTCGTTCAGATTGCGCAGACCATCCAAGTAGAAGTTTTGAGGATTTTCATGGATTAGATTCTGCTTCTACGGTGGAAGATAAATCCGCAGCAAGATTTGCTGATAAAGTTAAATCTCTTATATTATAAGTTTTTTAAATATGCCTCGAGGTCCTCAGGGGTCCCCACTCCCGCCATTTTTTTACATGGAAAATTTTTAATAATCAATCCATTCTCAATTGCTTCGTTGTATGAAGGGCAAATATAATGCTCATTGTTAGTTTTTATATCTTTTTTAATCATCTGTTCGGCAGATCTAACATATTCTGATCCATGTTTGAACCAGTAGATACCGGCTGTCCCGTCTTCACTGATTGGATCTTTTTCTGCAACTTTAGTAATCGTTCCATCTTCTTCACATTTGGCATATGACCATTTTTTACCAGTTGCTTTAAATGTTACAATTCCGCCATCAGCACCACTTGTAAGCATTTGAGATAAGAAATCGCAACTATCCCACTCTACATATTGATCTGAGTTGGCAATTAATAAATGATCATCATTGTTAATTAAATCTTTTGCCAACAAGGAATGACAAGCTGCCCCTCCATTCATGCCGTTTGCCTGCACGATTTTACATCCCGGAGCTATTGCCTTTAATAATATTTCAAGATTATATTTTTCATAATGATCTTTTTGGACAATAAAAATATAATTGGCATCGATATTTAAATTATCAATAACCATTTTTATCATAGGCTTTCCATTAACATCGATTAGCGGTTTGGGCAATTTGAATCCAGCATCAGCAAATCGGCTTCCTAATCCTGCCATTGGAATAAGAACATTTAATTTACTATCAGTCCATCGAATTTTTTGTTCTTTTTTGTTTGCCTTATCAATTGATTTTTTCATATGATCATAAGTTAAATCATTTGGATTATCAACCGTGCAAATATGAGCGCCAGACCGGACTGCACTTTCCCTACCATGTTTGCTGTCTTCAATGATTAAACATTCTTGAGGATCAGATTCCATTTCAATAAATGACTGCAAATAAATATCAGGGCAAGGCTTTTGTCTTTTTATATGATCATTTCCTATAACAACATCAAATAGATCAAATATACCTAAACACTCAAGTCCAGTTCTAACCGTTTCATGTAGCGCATTAGAAGCACAGCATAGGCGATACCCTTCAGAACGTAAATTAGCTAAATTTAAAATTAAATTATTATTTTCAGTAATATTATTTTTAATATAATCTAATGTAAATTGTTGTTTTAATTCCCGGATTTTTGGTCCAAATTTTTCCGGAAGATTTTTTTCTTTAATGAGCATATTGATTTTTGTGCTCGTCGATAATCCGTTGTATTTTGTGTCTTGTTCTTTGCGGGCAATTAAATATTCTGGTCCCGCTACTTTTGCAATTGCTTCATTTAGAACTTGATAATGCGCTTCAGCAAGTTCACACAATGTATTATCAAAATCAAAAATTAATGCTTTAATCATACAAGTTATAAGAAAATATTAATATTTATATGGATAATCTGTGCATACACCAAAAACACCTGTTAAATTCCAACCATTAACTCGCTCGGGCATCACAGCAATCGATCTATTGGTTAATATTAAATTACGAGGAAATGTCCAAATATATCCTTTGGAAGTTAGAGTGCAATCATCTTGATCGTGGAAAAATGCGTTTATATTTTTAGAAACTATCCATAATGCCTCTATATTTTTACAGTGGCACCATAAATATTTTTTATTATCGAATATCCATTTCTCCGGAACTTCATAATCTGGTTTATCATGCCCTAATATATATTTATTATCTATAAACCAAACATCTATCTCAGCATTGAATCCAGCTTTTATCGCTTCTTCAATATAACTTGGATGATTTTCTTTTTCTGGATTGGGACCATTTAAATTTCCTCGATGAGCTATTCTACATATCATTAATAAATTATATATCAAGAAAGTAAAATTATGAAAGTCGCCCTACTATTATCTGGTCATTTTAGAAGCTATGATAAAGCATATAAAACATTAGAAAAGAATGTTTTAGATATTTGTAATCCTGATATTTTCATTTCAAGCGAAGAAACAATAGGATACAATAATCAAACGAATGGTGGACGGGGTGATGAGCATTTAATATATGTTCCATTAAATATTGTCAATTTAGAGCAACTTTATCATCCTAAAAAAATATTAATTGAGCAGAGGCAAAAATATTCCATTCAAAAATACATGCATCGTTTAGGTCATGGCTCAAGAGGAGCTGAACAAATGTTTGGAATGTTTTATGGTATTAATAAAGCTAATCAATTAAAAATAGAATATGAAAAAGAAAATAATTTTAGATATGATGTTGTTATTCGATGTCGTCCAGATTTATTTTTTGATAGTCCTTTGGATAGGAATGAATTAGAAAACTCTTTACATGGTGGTGTTTATTTTCCTAAATTTGGAAATTACTCTGGACTTAATGATCAATTTGCTTTTGGTAACTCAAGCAATATGGATTTATATGCAAGAGTTTATAATAATCTCGATGTTCATTTTAATTCGGGCTGCATTTGGCACCCAGAAATAATGTTAAAATTCAATATAGATTATTATAATATACCTATAGCTCGGTCAGAAATCAAATATCGCATATTACGAGCTAATGGTAATTTTTTTATAAATGAACATTCTGCGCGAGGTGGAGATATTTTGTAATGTTTGCAGGTCCTTATTTAGAGTGGAATCAAAAAAGAATTAAAAAAATTGTAGATTTTTATGGTCCTAAATTTTTCTTTCTAAAAAAAATATTGGATGCTGGAGCCGGGCAAGCGGATATAAGTATAACTTTGCAGCGGCTTGGTGCGGATGTCACGGCAGTTGATGCAAGGCAAGCTCACCTTAAAACAATTAATAAAAAATTTCATGGCATTAAAACAATTCAAGCAGATTTGGATTCGAATTGGCCATTTAATAATAAAAAATTTGATATTGTTTTAGATTTAGGATTAATTCAATGTTTACAAAATTATGAAGTACATTTGCGAAATGTCTGCAAATCTACAACGCACCTTGTTTTAGAAACAGCAGTTTGTGATTCAGAAGACCCGTATAAGTGTATAAATATTCAAGATAATAGCAACATATATGACGCATCGTTTAATGGAATAAGTGCTCGACCAAGCCCAGCGACAATTGAGCGTATTCTAACTGAATGTGGTATGAGTTTTAAAAAGTGTAATACAAATGAATTGAATTCTGGTAGCTATGTATATGATTGGGTGGCACGAAATAATAATGAGTGTGATATCAATAAAAGATGCATGTGGTTTTGTGTTAAAATTGGATCGCCATATCAATTTGCACCTAATGTAGCTAATCAGGTAAAAATCCCGGCTCCAATTCCCGTTCAAATTGATTTGCCAGGAAATAATATTAAAAATTCAAATATTCCAATTACAAATATATTTATTCCGAAACCGGCGCCGATTTATGCTCAAGAAAAAATAATTCATCCACAAAACGCAACTACGGATTCAATACATAAAAATTTAAAAATTGCAGTTTGTATTTCTGGTCATATGAGAACTTTTGAACAAACTTATCATTCTTTCATTAATAATATTTTATCACCATACAAAGAAACGGCAGATATTTTTATCAATACATGGGAAACCGTGGGGGCGCCAGCTTCAAAGCACGGAAGCGATCAAAGTGTCGTCAATAAAAAAACAGAATTGATTATTCCTCAAATAAATGAACTAATAAAACCAAAAAAAATTAATATAGAAACATATGAGTCCGCCAGAGATGCAATAGCTAAACTAAATAATGATGCAAAGATGGCGCAAGTAGATAAGGATCATATGCCTAATGGAAATTTATTATCATACGGTTCCATGCTATATAGCCTTAAACAAACTGGAAAAATGTTAGATAATTATGAAAGAGAAAATAATATAAGTTATGATATTATTATTCGACTTCGATCTGACGCATTATTTACAAATAAACCATCTATATATGAATGGGATATGAATGTCATTAATGTTCCTATTATTGGAAGATATTACGCTAATGCAATGAACGATCAGTTTGCGGTGGGCAATAGTAAAAATATGAAAATATATTTCAATTTATTTGATAGGATAGTGGAATATGTAAATGGCAAACAATGCTTGGCTCGTCCCGAAGTGTTTTTAAAATACCATTTAAATAGACATGGTATTCATGTAGTTGAAAAAGATATTGCTTTTAATATTATTCGATCTGATGGGCGTGTCATGACTCAAAGTTATGATGGACAATGGTGGAAATAATATTATTATAACTTATAATTAACATTGGTTAAATTATAGATGATTGTACTCATTTCGCCATAATTCATAAATAATAAAATCACAACCATCAAATTGAATATTGTTTTTTATTAGGTGCGCGCCGATAAGTGTCTCATTGTTAAGTAAAACTCCATCATTTACATGTTCAACTAATTTATCAAATAAATTAGAAAAAACTAACATATTTTCTTGAGTGCCACATAAAATTTGATCATTTAGCCATCTATCAAATCCAAATACTCGGGCACCTTCTCGTAATTTTCTATTATTAATATCCGTTTCATTCCCACGAATTGAGTGGTCTGGCATAATGTATGGATTTAAAAAATGCTGCGGGCAATTAATATTTTTCATATTAAGGACGGAAGCATTGAATGTTGTATAATATTTAATATCTGGACGAGTCAATATAACTAAATCATAATGCTCATTATTTTCCTTAATATATTGTTCAAATATTTTAATACTTTTCGTTAATCCTTCTTGCATTGATATGATTTTGTATGTTTCTTGTTGCGCGATTTCAATCCATGTTGGTAAGTTTTTATCAAAAATAAATTTCCTGTCTTTATTTGGTTCATGCGGGCGCAATTCATATTTTTTCAATCTGGACCCAAAAAAATTTAAAATTTTATCATCCACCAACTTTAATTTAGAATTGTCTTGTGCGTCATCTTTTTTTGCCTCAATCGTTTCAAATGAGCAAAAGAAAACATCACAATTTAATGGATCAATTACATGTTGTTTTAAACTTTCCTTTACATCTTCAAATGTTCTGAAAAATCCATAAAGTATAAGCGCTGTTTTCATAGTCTTATATCAAATTTTTGGTATACTCTGTATTGAAGGTATGAGTAAGAATATGATAAAAAAACGCCTAAAAGGTGGATCATTAAGCGCCACTTATTTAATAAAAGATGGTGAAAATTATTTTGTCCGCAAAGAAGTCTCATTAGTTGAGAATCGTGAATACGGCTTTCAAAGATGGTACTCTCAGTTAAAGCGTATGCAGCGCTATTCTATTTTATTTCCAAAAGTTTTTCCAAAAATATTAAATTATGGTCATGAAAATGATTTTGCTTATTTTGATATGGAATATTTTGAAAATTTTATCACTGGGCACGAATTTTTAATTTCTACTACTGATAAAAAGCAAATTAAGAAATTTACAAAAACTTTAATAAGTACAATGAATAAGATGCATAACATTTCTATTCCATCTAATTCAGAGTCCATTGATCTTTATTTGCTTGAAGAGGTTTCCAAAAAACTATCTGACTGTCATACTAGTAATTTATTTTCTAAATTTATTAAATATGATTTTTTGTATTTTAACGGTGAAAAGATTCCATCATTTTTATCACAAATAAATGATTTTTATGGAAGATTTAGTAATTATGTAAATCCTACAGAAACATTTACTCACGGAAATTTAACACTGGAAAATACACTATATTCTGCAGAAAAGGATCAAATTATTTTTATTGATCCTTATGAAGAAAATGTTGTTGACTCTGTTTTGGCAGAATATTCTCAAATATATCAGTCTTCAAATTCAAAATATGAATTGTATAATGCTATTGATGTAGAAATAACTGAAAATGAAGTGAAAGTAAATTTGCCAACTTACGAAGGCTTAGATTATTTTAATCAAGAGTTTACAAAATACATTAAAAAAGTTTGTGATGATAAGCAATTTGAAATTATAAAATTATTAGAGATATCACAATTTATACGAATGTTACCCTTTAAAATGGCAATTGATGAAACTAAAATGATTTTCTTTTACGCTCTCGCCTCGAAGCTTTTTCACGATTTACAAACTAATGGATGCAAATGAAAACTTGGACAATCAATACTTCTCTACCTATTAATTATATCGTAAAAAATTCGCCAGGAATATTTGATATAAAAAATAATGACATTCTTGATTGTTGCTCTACGAAAAGAGCTGTTGTAGTTATTGATAATAAGGTTAGCAATTTATACTTAAAAACAATTAAAAATTATTTTGATCATCATCAAATAACTTATAGGCTCGTAGTTATTAATGGTGTTGAAACTGAAAAGAATTTAACAAGTTTAATTTACCTTTTAGAAGAAATTGAAAAATTTGGCACCTCAAGAAAAAGCGAACCCATTATTGCTATCGGCGGGGGAGTAATTCTTGATGTAGCTGGACTTGCTGCTACATTATATCGGCGAGGGATTCCATATATTCGAGTGCCAACGACTTTATTGGGCATCATTGATGTTAGCGTCGCGGCTAAAACAGGAATTAATTTTGAAGATAGGCGAAATCGATTAGGTTCTTATTACCCTCCATTAGCTTCTTATTTAGACAAAGCTTTTTTGAAAACTTTAGAAGAAATTGAAATTAGCTCAGGTTTAGGCGAGATATTAAAGATGGCAGTTATTAAAGACTTACCATTGTTTAATATATTGGAAACTCATGGTAAAATCCTTTTAGACACAAAATTTGATTGTGAACACGCAGATGATGTTATTAATTTTGCAATTCAGGATATGAAAGAAGAATTAGAAAATAATCTTTGGGAGAAAAATTTAAAGCGAATTGTTGATTTTGGACATTCATTTAGTCCAATTATAGAGATGAGGTCGCTAGCTGATAAAAATGTAAAAGCGCTAACTCATGGGCAGGCGGTTACTTTAGATATTATTTTTTCAAGTATTCTTTCTTATAAAAGAAATATGCTTGCAAAAGAAGATGTCTTAAAAATAATGCGTGTAGCGAAAAGCATGGCACTTCCAACCTATCATGAATCCTTCGCCGATCATTTATTGTTGTTCGAATCGCTTCAAGATACCATCAAACATCGAAATGGAGATCAAAATTTACCCGTGCCAACTTCAATTGGCACTGCGGTTTTCATTAATGATTTGACTTACGACGAAATTGTTGATGCTGCCTTATTATTTTCAGAATTTAATAAAGAATTAAATGAATAAAGTAGTTGTCATAACTGGTGTGTCAAGCGGTGTTGGACGGAGCGCAGCTGAACATTTTTTATCCAATGACTGGATTGTTTTTGGTTTATCGCGAGCCCAACCAAACATTTTAAATAAAAACTTCTATTACATTAAAACGGATATAAGAAAATATAAATCTGTATCGAAATCATTTAGTAAAATAAAAGATATTTTACCAAAAATAGATTTATTGATTAATAATGCTTCCATTTTTAAACAAAAATCATTCCAAGATTTTACAATTGAAGAAATGGATGATATTATCGATACCAACTTGAAGGGAACTATTTATTGTACATTTGAGACGATGAAGTTAATGTGTGCTGGAAGAATTATAAACATTGGTTCGGTTTCGGGAACACACGGAATAGAAAAGCAATCCATTTACAGCTCATCAAAATATGGTATCAATGGGTTTGCCGAGTCTCTAAATCAAGAACTCATTCAAAAAAATATTAAAATAAGCACCATATGCCCCGGTGGAATTAACACTCCTTTATGGAATAATACTAACCCTTATTCGGGCAATACATCAGAATTATTACAAACAACTGATATTGTGAATATGATTGATTATATTTCAAAACTTCCACCAAATGTTGTATTAAAGACCGTAACAATTTTTCCAACTTGCGAATGGCACTAAAATGAATTTAATTTTAACGATGGCGGGCAAATATTCCAGATTTAAAAATGAAGGCTATAAGCTACCAAAATATTTACTTCCTTGGGGCAATCGAACTATTTTATCAGAAATACTTAATGAATTATTAAAATCAAAATCAATCGAAAATGTATTTTTAATTGTAAATAAAGCGGATAGTGATTTTTTTAGTCATCTTAAAAAGATAATGCTTTACTATAAGATTGATGATAAAAATTTAATTCAGCTGCCAGATACTAATGGACAAGCTCAATCCGCTTTTTTAGGTATTTCTGAAGTCGAAAAATTCCACAAATTGCATGGACCTATTATTTTTCATAATATAGATACAATTCTTTATAACCGTGATGTTGAAGCCATTAAAGAAACATTAAAAAAATATGATGGACATATAGATGTTTTCAACTCTAATAATCATGATTACAGTTATGTTTTACTTAAAAACAATATGGTGAGTGAGATTTCGGAAAAAGTATTAATATCTGATTTGGCAACGTCCGGATTATATGGATTTTCTTCATCCGAACTTTTCTTGGACAATTATGAAAATGAAAATTATATCAGCGAAATATATAAAAAATTAATTAATAATCATAAACAGATATCCGTTAGTAAAAACTATAGTGAAAAAGAAACCATTGTTTTAGGTACGCCTTCCGAATATTTAAGGAACTCCATATTAAATGTATAAAACCGACCAGATTGATTTTTGAGGGCTCTGAAATTTAAATTGACCTGCTCCTACGATTTCCATAAACAAACGCGTTAGGATTGATTTGTGGAAGACTCTGGTGCCATTTCAAGTTCATCCTCAATCGCCAGATGGTCTGCATAGGCGGCAATCACTTTACGATGTTGCTTTACCGCCGCATGAGTTCCCTTTTTTGTAAATCGAAACCACCCTAAATCATTACAAACTCTTTTTACAGAACCCCATCCACAACTTTTCGTATCCATTTTTGCAATAAGCCCAATATCAATGATTGGGATTTTCGTTAGTCTTTGGGCTCGACATTCCAACAAATACTTCTCAATATTTTGAACGACATCGGCTGGAAGATCAGAAATGCCGTAATCCCCTGCAATTTTATAATATTGTCTCTGAAATCCCGGAGGCAAATTACTAACTTCTTCTTTCGTAATGCATTTAATACAAATATGTTCCGCCGCTCCTACGGGGTCTTTGGGATAAAAAACCAAACGATATTCAGTTGGTGTAATCATCTTTCGCCTGGTTGTATGGCACCGATCGCATGGAGCGTTATAAGTAATTGGGATTTTTCCTTTGCCATTAAAAAATCTAAAGTCCCCTATGCGTTTTGAAACCAGTCCAATATTCAAAATTAAATTATCTCGGTCAATAGCAGATAATTCCCCTTGATTGACGAATGTAGATAGCATACCGCCACGAATTCTAACAGGAAGCCTCTTTAAGTCATTGATATCTAATGTTATTATTCCGTTTTCGTATTTCATAATATTCTCTTTAATGGCGAATTGTTGAATGGTTAATTTGCCGCATCTACCATGATAACCTCTAAAATTTGTATTGTCAATGAGCTATTTTATCCGTATTATTGTTATCGTGAATAGAACATTAAGACTACGAATATTGCGCAAAATAGCTCAAACTACCACAACCCCTACGGCTGCAGCAAAAGCGCCTGCCGATGGCTCTGGAGCCGCAAGTGATTTGATGCCAACCCTATTGAAAGGCTATAATCCACATCAAGTTGAAATTATTAATAATTTGGTTGCCCGATTAAGTGGTATCGTAAATCAGCAAACGATGGGGCAATACAATTTTCAAAAGCTCAAAAACGCCAACTTTTCTTTCGATCCCAGTGCCTTTCCCGATCCGAATACAAAAAATACAATGTTATTTTTCCAGCAAGTTTATAAAACGCTGCTTAATTCGGGTAATGCCTTTCAACAAGCCGTTCAAGCGCAACAAATATCAAGTTGGACGAGCACTCTAATGAATTCGAGTAATTTAAATCAAATTTCAGGCGTAGAACAAACTGGACTGGTCGCACAGCAGATGCCAGGTAATAATGATTTAATACAAACTATAAAAAATAGTTTAACTCAACTTCAGTCCAGTTCCATTCAAAGTTGAAGTGGTTGATTTATGGTGCAAAGTAGATTTTTAAAAGTTGTTCAAAACCCCAGATCAAATTAGGATAATTATCTAAGAAGTGTCAGATCAACCTAAGCTTATCTCCTTAGGGCGTTTTTGTTATGTGTGAGGTCTATCTGTTTGGATGGATATATAGTTAGTAAGAAAGAGAAGTGAATAGTGGTAGTTAAGTTAAGAGATAGAATAGAGAGTTATAAGTCAAATGCTGATTATAAGTTAATGGGACGATTACCTATTATAATAAATCTCAATGGAAGGTCATTCTCTAAAATAACACAGCTCATTGAGAAGCCTTACGATCAGAAATTTTCAGAATGCCTTTTATCTACGATGCATCGACTATGCACTGAAATTGAAGGAGTTATATTTGCCTACACTCATAACGACCAAATTCTTTTGGTTTGTCGAAATGACCAAAACGAAGATACAACATTATGGTTTGATGGTAAAATTCAAAAAATATGTTCTGTTGCAGCTTCGATTGCTACTTTGCATTTTAATGAGTGCGCCTCCACGGTTAAGTTGAATTTGAGTACAGATCCTATATTTACTGCACAAATTTTCAGTGTCCCAAATATCACGGAAACGATTAATACGATTATTTATGAACAACAACAGAATTTCTTAACATCCATTCAGTTTGCGTGCATCTATGGGCTCCTTAAAAAATATGATAAAAATACGATTAAAGAAATGTTAAACGGACTAAATATAGATGAAAAAAAAGATTTATTATTCCAAGAATGTAATATTGATTTTAATGAACTTCCAGAAATATTTCGAAGAGGGGCGGCTTGCTATAAAATTAATCATGAGAAAGATGGTATAGAAAAACAAAAATGGACGATTAATTCGAATATTCCAATTTTTACCAAGGATCACTCCTTTTTACAAAATATTTTAAAAACATAATAATAGGATATATAGTTAATCATGAACTCATAGAACAGCGCACGAGCACCTCCACAATGATTGTTGTAGAATTTTAAACCAATCACAATAATTTATGGAGAAACAAATGTTAAGTGCAATAAAGGAAATTTTTAAATCAGAAACAGTTAGTCCTGCAGTAGAGGTCATAGAGACTAAGGCAGTTGAACCCGTAAAAATCCCTTATTTTAAAACCAGGAGATGGGAAAAATTTAGCTATCAAAATAGGCTACATGGATACATACATTCCATCAAACATATTCGCCAAAAACTTGTTTGTATGCAACAGAAAGAGATATCTGCTGATATACCTACACTTCAGCAATTAAATCTACATTTATCTTTCAGCGCGCGGCATACATTGCTTGCCTATATGTTTCTTAAAGGGCGACCATACAAAACAGTAGAAATTAAATGCGACCCAAATAATAAACCACAAGCTCGATCTATTTATGAAATTATAAAAGAACTTTGTGGATGGACAAAAATTAAAACGGAAGAAATTGAAGCTTGGTTAGGTATCGAATGAGCATTTCGTAGATGATCAATAAAGGCGATAAACTTTATGTGATCGTAAGAAAAGATTTAAGTCCTGGCCAAATGGCTGTTCAAGCGATGCACGCGCAAATGGCTTTTGCGATTCGCCACCCTGAAATAACAAATGAGTGGTATCTGAGTTCTAATTATATTTGTTTATTGAGTGTTGAAAATGAAGAAATTTTAGAAGAATTATATGATAAAGCCATCAATTTGGGTATTAAAAGGGCTCATTTTCAAGAGGAAGATTTGGATGATAGCTTAACTGCTATTTGTTTAGAACCAGGAGAAAATAGTAAAATTTTTTGTAAATGTTTAAAGTTAGCTTTTGCATAACTTGACAATAGCTATATAAGATATAAATTATATAGCGTAAGCCCTTTTAGCTCAGAGGCAGAGCCGTCCCTTCTAACAGGATGTGTTGCGAGATTTCGAAATTCTCAAAGGGCACTAATTACTCGATATATTATTAGTTGGAGATATAAAATATGACACTAATGACTTTTAAAAAAGATGGTGAGTTTGTGATTGATGGTGTGAATGCAATTATTTTAAGCAAGCATTGGGAACCAGCAGTTGTAAAGATGCAACCAACTGTCGAACCCCAACATGAAATTAAATGCGTAAATATTAAAAACATTAATTTTCTTGGAGTTCCAGTTGGACTTTTGAATAAGTTATATTTTCTTTGGGGCGTAGCTAAATGGATTTTTGGACCATCACGAGTACAAGAATGAAAAAGACTGCAAATGAGTTGAAAAAAGAAATTTCAGATATTCGCGATGAATTGGAAGGTCGTCATGCATCAGGACTTCAAAAAACGGCGAGCGACACTTCCGGATTATCAACGGAAGAGCTTCAATCAAAAATGTATAAATTGATCTATAAACTATCACAAGCATTGAAAGAATCACCACTTTAACATTGACAAATCAATCGTAATGATTATTTTTAACTAAATGGACTTACATTCTACATTAAAAATTCATCCAGATATTGTAAATCTTGAGATAGATACACTTGAAGAAAATGATCCTGAACCAAGTATGATTGCCATAACAAATGCTAATGGAATATTAAAATGGCTTGACTCATTGCACATTGCCACTGAGACAAGTCTTGATGTTTTAGGTGGGGTTGCGATCTATTTTAATATTGCAAGCGAAAGTTTTTGGATCGCTTGTATGAATAGTGGCAGTAAGATTTTAACTTTTTTACATGAAGATAAAGCTCATTCGTATTCTACAGATGAGGAAATATATAAAATAATCACAGGAAAGGCAAACGGCACACTTGCAACAAAATAATAATCAGAAACGAGTTCGTATTAACGGTCAAATTAGAGTTCCAGAGGTTCGAGTAGTTTTAGATGATGGATCGAGCCTTGGAGTTATTCAAACATTCGAAGCCTTAAAGATGGCACGAGAGCAAAATCTTGATCTCGTTGAAATAAATCCTAAGGCTTCCCCACCAGTCGCCCGTATTACAAATTACGGAAAATTAAAATATACAGAAAAAAAACAGCAACAAGAAGCTAAAAAAAATCAACCAACTCAACTTCTAAAAGAAATTAGTTTTCGCCCCAATACTGATATTAATGATCTTACGCATAAGTTAGAGCAGGCTAAGAGCTTTTTGCAAGATGGGCATAAAATCAAGGTTATTTGTAAATTTCGTGGAAGAGAAATTACGCATCAAGATATCGGTCGCGAAAAAATGCAATGGGCATTAGATCAGTTGCAAGGATTAATCGCAACTAACCCAAACATCATTATCGAAGGCAAAATGATGTCAATGTTAATATTCCCAGCAAAGAAATCATAAAGGAAAATAATAAATGTCAGGAAAAAATTTAACAATAGATTTACGACCACGAACCGACAGTCAAAAGAATATTTTTTATGTAGGAAAATTAGAGGCGCCGGTCCTTATTGATTGTTCAAGGGGCGTCACATTCTTAATCTTCGTATCAGAAGATGGATCGCAACAATTACAAATTACTTCAATGGATAAAAAAGAAACACGAGACCAAGATTAATGAAACACTTCGAAACGCTTTGGACTGAGTGCGAATCTTACCATAAGGATAACCAAACAACTAATAGTAATCCAGACTCTATAGTTGATGAATTACTCATGAAGTTAAAGCTTTACAAAGTTATTTCATCTAAATATGAAATTCCAGAGACGGATTTAAAAGGACTTAAATCAAGAGCACTTGGCGAAGTGATGCTGGCAATTACAAATCTATCTCTTGTAGAAGATATCAATGTGTATGATAGTCTTCAGGCGGCACTTCAACAAAGAAATGCTATTAACCTTGACAAAAAGTATGCTGATTTAATTCAGTCAGCAAAAATATAACCGACTTTACCTTCAAGCTCTGGCTTTTGGGTAACAAGCTGTTTCATCATAACTTGAACGAAATTTTGGCGTTTTGGAATTGGAACGCCGGTTATGTGCATCATGTAAGTTTCTTCTGGGGTTTTATCTACTTTAAGAACATTAACATCATTCAAACCCATATTTAGACCGGCTACTTGAGCTAAACCACTTTTAAGATAAAGTGCAAGCGGATCAACAACTGTAGGTTGGATTGCTTGAGCCAGCTTTTCAATAATTTTTTGTTGGTTGCTTGCAATTTTGAGAAGTTTTTCGATGATTTTCTTGTCGCTCATTTGGAGTCCTTAGTTTTTGGTTTCATGGTTTGTTGTAGTAAATAAACTGCTTCTTCTCGTTCACTCGCGACTTTCATTAAAAAATCATCCAATCCCAATGATAATTTGTCTTCATCATCAAAAGCGTCGTATGCACCTGCGGACAATTTTAAAAATGCTTTTTCGATAGTAAGCGATTGTTCAAAAGGTTTTTCGGATAAATCGTTGTATTCAGATAAAACGCCAAAAATAAGTTTATTTTGAAATTGATAATCCAAACACTCTTCTCCAAATAATCCTACAAATTTTTCAGCTGCTAAATCTAAATTTTCTAATGCCGAGTTGTAAATACGCTCAAAAAGCAAATGGTGCCCATAAAAAGAATTACCCTTTGATTTCCAGTGGTTAGACTGATGTATGATTGACATTGCCCTTAAAGTGGCTATATAAAGTGAAGCGATTTTAACGGCTTTTTCCATCTTAAGTAAAATACAAAAATATTACTGGGTTGGATATATAGGTTTCAAAGATGTTTTGGCCAAGACGATATAAAAAAATAAAAACAAAGACATTTCACTTTGATGGTTATTCGAGGCAGGAAATGGCTGATTTATTAAATAATAATTATCCAATTTCACTTTATTACAATACTGATTTGGTAGAAAGAGTTTGTGCCAGATATCCACTCGTTGATAAATCTGCCGTATCTTTGACTGTCAAATATATTTTCAAAGCCGTAAGGGAGTTATTGGTACTTGGAAGAGTTTTAAATGTAAAGCCATTGTTTTGGCGAATGCGACTTTGGTTTTTTACTCATGGTGCCAATAAGAAAGTATTTAGTAAAAAATTTGCAGTATTGAAGGTAAAAATGGAAACATATTGGGAAATTAAAAAATCATGAAAAATAGTTTTGAAGAATACTTAGTAGATACTCCTGATGAAGAAGTAAAATTGGATGTCGAAAAAATTAAATCAAACATCCAAACTTATGGTTCAGAAAAATTATGTGAAATGATTGTTTGCGATCGATATTTCGGATTTAATCAAGAGATAACAGTTATTTGCATGGAAGAACTTTCTCGTCGTAGAAGTACAGGTGATGTGTTTGATTTTGAATCTTATATTAAAAATTCTGAAAGTAAGCTACCTGTATTAGATTTTAAGCTTCCTGATTTTAAACAACTCATAGGGCAAATTAAACGATGAGTCATAATAACAAGTTAACACAAGAAATCGTTCGCCATATTTTCGCAAACTTTGGCATCATTCCATCGTCGCATGTAAATATTGATGCAAGTAAGCTATTAACAGATCCTTTATTCTTATTGCCCGAAACTTTGACCTTTACAGGAGAGTTTGGAGATATTGTAAATAAAATTTACGGATGTGAAGTGAATATAGCCAATCAAAAAAGTTTTAAAGTTTTACTTGGTGATTGTTATGAAGGAGGACCATCCGATGGCAGCAAACCATATGATTATGCTTTAATTGTTCATTTGAAAGATGCTCCTATTTATGGTGCTTTTTGTAGTGAAGGTGATGTTTCATGGTCGGAACCTCTATTAGCTTTAAACATAGATGGTAAGGGATGGTCGCCATGTACAACTTATCTTCAAGCAACATTTTTAGCAGGCATGGAGCAATTGAAAGAAATAAGTTTAAATTGGAAAAAATGCACAGATTATGGCAATGAGTTTAAGGCGCTGCAATCGTTTATTAAGTTTCATGATAGCTTATCGGAAATTACTTGAAAAAAAAACAAAATAAAAACTTATTTGAGAAAAAAGAATTGGTAGCTTATGCTTGGCGAACCAATAATCCCATTACCACTATTAGGCACATGATCTCTATTGCAAACATACTATTTGAAGAAATTCTGAAAGATCTTGAAGAGGGAGAGCAAATTAAGATTAAAAATTTTGGGACACTTGTATTACAAAATGATAAGCGTGGAGCTATTTATTTTGATGAAACCTTAGGAAAAAATATTCGTAAGGTTCAAAAGTATTTAAAATTTCGATTTGAAAGGAAAATAAACTTAATACTTACAAAGACATTAGACATTGACAGCCTTGGTAAAGATGAGCAGAATGATAAAAATCCACCACAAAATATTTAAAAAGGCATATTTTCAATTACATCTGATTATAATTCGTAATCAAAATTCAACATTGGATTCCTAATGATAGGGAAAGTTTTTATAAGAAAAATGAAAAAAGCACTCTTGGAACAAAAAGAAGAAATTCTTCGTCAAGTAGCACAAATTAATAAGGACGAGATTATTGATTCAGACGGCGACGATACGGATGCCATTCAAGCAAAAATTTTAGCTGAAACGGCAAGGCAACTTCAACTTCGAAATGTAAATAAATTAAAACAAATAGATGAAGCGCTTATCAAGATCGAACACAATACTTTTGGACTCTGCTTGGATTGCGAAGAGCAAATCCCAGAAAAGCGCTTGCAATTTAATGCATGCGTCCAGACTTGCGTAGGTTGTGCCGAAGCTCGTGAATTAGAATTAAAACAAAGAAAGCGATAAAGTAAAAATTGAATACACTTGTTTTAGAAGAGACTGAATTAGGACCTCAACCAATGGATGTCTATCAGAAGTTAGCGAATGATAGAATTTTATTTATTTGTAATACATTAACGGATGAGTTAGCAACAGATATTGTTGCTACCTTACTTTTAAAAGATGCAGAAAATTCAGAACCAAAAATTACATTGTTCATTAATTCGGAGGGAGGAGATATTCGAAACGCCCTTATGATTTATGATGTGATGCAAATGATTGAGGCGCCGGTAGAAACCATTTGCATTGGCGAGGCAACAGATGAAGCGGCTCTTATTTTAATGGGAGGCGAAAAAGGAATGCGATTTGCTACCAAAAATTCTTGCATTTCAGTTACCCAATTGACTCATGATTGGGCAATGCGAGCTGATTTGACCGATGCGAAGTCTATTTTAGAGCAATCTATCGTAGATAATAAACGAATTATGGAAATTTTATCAAAAAGCTCTGGTAAAACAGTTAAGCAAGTTTCAGTCGATTATGATAGACGAGTGTATATGAATCCTAAAGAAGCGCTGAAATATGGATTTTTGGATGGAATTGTTAATCATGCGAAATAAAAATCACGAACACGAAGATCAAATGCATCAGCCATTACTAATGGGCTATGGTGAAACTTATGTAAAGTTAGCTGCCAGTCGAACGATTTTTTTCTCTGAAGATGTAACCAAAAAGTCGGCAGCTGAACTTTCCGCAATGCTTCTTTATTACAATCATAAAGATTCGGAGGCGCCTATTGCTCTCTATTTGAATTCTAACGGCGGAGATGCTTCAGGACTGGCAAACATCTATGATGTGATGCAAATGATTACAGCGCCCATTACAACGATACTGATGGGCAAGTGTTATTCAGCTGGCGCAGTTATTTTGGCGGCTGGAGCTAAAGGACATCGTTTGGCATTAAAATCGTCCAAAGTCATGATTCATGGCATTCAATTTGGATTTCCATTACCAGACCAAGATTTAACCACCAGTAAGAATTATTTTGAGTATTTGACTGAAAATAACGATACTATTATGAAAATCTTAGCCAAACATACGGGGCACTCTTTGGCAAAGTTAAAAGCTGATTGTGCCCAAGATAAATGGTTAAGCGCAAAACAAAGCCTTGATTATGGAATAATAGACGAAATTATAGGATAAGATCCATATTCTTGCATTAATGTATGTTCGTAAAAGAGGCAAGAAAACCATCTTCTGACCCTGTTCAAGAGAAATTAAGACAAACAAAAGCATCATTCAACAAACGATGCTCAGTTTTTATTAATGACTTAATCCACTTTAAAAAGCTAATGAATGGCGCCCCGAACGAATTTTTTAAAGAAAAATCAAAAATCACCGAGCCAATTCCCGCCGATCCAGTAACGATCATTGGTGTTTTGGCTTCTGATTTTCAAACCTTAGCAACCGAAGCAAACTCAATTATTAGAGAACAAATTGAGTATTCTAAAAATCGCAAGAAATCCCAACCGAAACAAAATAATCAGCCGGTAAATTTAGGGCAACAACTCGCCGCAAATGACCATTCATATTATTTGATTTCAGAAGCTTCAAATCCATTGTCTCGCTTCTTTGCTCGTTTATTAAGTCCAAGCACTGGCGATAAGGGTCGAATTAAAAAGTATCGTATGTCTTTGCTTACGGCAGCAGTAGACTTGAATAAAGATTTAAAAAGGCTTCAAGCAGTCATTACAGGTTCAGGTCCCGAGAGTATTTTCGCAGCCTCTAAAATTATAGATAAGATCGAAAATAATTGGTCATTTATTTTGGCGGGGCTTAATGCTTATCAATCGACTTTGGGCAATACGGTAAATCAAGAAGGTGGTAATATCAACGCCCCTGTTACAACGACTACAGCTCCATCTGATTCTACGAAGATAATTGATCCACAAATTATCGATAACATCCTTAAAGATTTTCAAAAGAATGCCGATAACTTTATAGATTTGGATACTTCAGAACTTTGGGCGCTTAATGTTAAATATAATGACGAAGCAAATAAAAATAAAGCTGAACTAATTCCACAAATTAATAGAGCCTATCAAGATCTACTTACAAAGGCTAAAGCTCAATATCAAGTGCAGGGAAATACTCTCGCCGAAATATTAAATAACAAAAATAATCCAGCTAAAAAATCTGCGGACTCACTTGAAACTGTCGCCCAAAATGTTGTTGATAAGTGGTTTGGCAAAATGAAACACCAATTAAGTCCATTCGATAAAACATCAGCTTTTCGTTTAGATATTTACCACATTGCCGATAACTGTATGAAAGTAATGGATAAAGTAATGGATTCATTGGAAAAAGAATTAAATCCACAGTTCTTATCAACAGAGTTAGGCGCCATGAATAAAGAAATTTTTAAAATCAAAGAATTAATGAAAGCTTTAAATGCTACCGTTCATGGTCGTGATTTTACATCTTCTTTTACAAATATGCTCGGCGATGGAACTCTTGGCGATTCATCTGTTCGATTAGATAAAATGCAACAAGAAAAACTCAAAAAATTACTACAACACAAGCAACTTCAAGACCTTTCAAAAATGTACGCGAATAAAAAATGAAAGATGGTATTGTTTGGATAGCTGACCAAATATTTGAGACGCTTATTGCTCAAACAGTTCATGAGCATAGCAAAGGACTGATGTACATTGATCCGCCACATCCTGTCATGTCATTTGCTTATAATTACCCACAAGTAAATAAGTTTTGGATGTGCAATGTAAAGATGCCATTAGATATTGTTTTCTGTAAATCTGGTAAGGTATCTCAAATTCATCATGGCGAAGCACACTCCACGAGAATAATTGGATCTGATGATTTTAGTGATTTGGTAGTTGAGCTACCATTTGGAACAGTTAAAAAAACTGGTATCAAAATTGGTGATCCCGTTGAATTAATTAAAAAATAATATATTCAACCATTGACATTAATTACATAATTGCTATTATTGATGATAATGGTAAATAATTTAAAAGTTTGTATTCCAATTTCTTCAGTTTTTAAAATGCGTGCTCGTTGTTCCGTTTGTGGCGGAAAACCTTCATTTACTTACGCTATTCGATTAGCAGGACCAGTAAAAACACCACAAGAACATTTTAAAATTACCGAGTGGATTAAAAATTTTATTAAAGAAGAATTTAGTGTTGGTAAAAATATTGATTTACCAAGCCTTAAAAACAAATTAAGATTATTTAATTTGTCAATTGATTATAAAGGATTTAGTCCTAAAATTCATTATTGCATGAAAGAAATTTTTAATCGTCCAATTTTTGCCGGGTATGCAACATGTTCTAATAATCATGTATCTTGGATTTTTTTAAGTAAGCCAATTAAATTAGAAACGAAAAACAGCAAAGGTAAGTATAATTATTAACGAAGAATTTTTATTCTTTCTTTAACTTCGGATTCTAATATAATAAGTTGGTCAGCTAATTCTTGGTAAATTTTTACCTGCCGATTAATGAGTTCATAGCATCCATAGTAAGATAATCTGGTAATATCTCGATAATAATTCCTATCAGCATGCTTTAAATGTTCTGGAAAGCAAACGGATGAAAAAAATAACCAATCTCCCAAACTTTGATATAAATGAAAATCCCTACGATCTCTTGCATTTCCAAAAAGAAGAGTTATACTATTTTTTGAGTAATCGAGCTGTGCGGATTTATATTTTGTGAGAATGCTGATTAGATAAGATTTTGTATATTCATGACAATCAATATCATTTAAAAGATCTGAAAACAACTTTTGAACATTATCGCCAAAGAAAAGTTCCACTATATAACATGAAATTAATCATAGTTGAGTCCCCTGCAAAAGCCGTAAAAATACAAGAATATTTGGGTAAAAATTACATTGTGTTAGCATCTAAAGGTCATATTTGTGATCTTGCCAAGGGTGGTAAATTTGGATTTGGAATTGATATTAATAATAATTTCAAACCTAAATATGTTTTACAAGCAGATAAGGTAGAAACACTGGATGCTTTAATGAAAGCCGCGAAGAAATGTGATGAAATTATTCTTTGTACTGACGCCGATCTTGAAGGCGAGAAAATTTCTTGGGATCTTCAAGAGCGCTTGGCAGATTTAAATATTCCAATCAAGCGCGCCATCTTTAATGAAATCAAAAAATCAAAAATTCAAAAAGCTCTGAAAGAACTTCGTGATGTTGATGAAAAATTAGTTCATTCACAACAAACACGCCGCATTCTTGATCGTCTTGTTGGATTTATGTCATCACCATTCTTAATGAATTTTTTTGGACCTAAACTTTCTTCAGGTCGTGTCCAATCAGTTGTTACTCGGATGATTGTTGATCGTGAAAGGGAAATAGAAACATTCATTCCAGAAGAATTTTGGACATTGCAGGCGAATTTATCGAAAGATGATCAAGATAGCTTTGTTGCAAAATATTCTGGAAGACCAACGAATGAAGTAGATGCGAAAGTTATTTACAATAAACTATCTGCCAAAAATGCAGATTATGTTGTAAGTAATGTTGTTTCCGAGTTGGAAAGCCGTCCAACACCAGCTCCACTAATTACATCCACACTTCAGCGCCTTATGTCAAAGCAATACAATATTAGCTCAGATCAAACGATGAAAGCCGCACAAACTCTTTATGAGGGCGGGTATATATCTTATCATAGAACTGATTCTGTTCGTATTTCCGATGAAGCGATTAAAGATGTTCGCGATTGGTTAACCCAAAATAGCTATGCTGTTCCAGCTAAACACAATGTCTTTAAAAATAAAGATGCAGCTCAGGATGCCCACGAATGCATTAGACCATCTGATATTACTTTAACTCCTCAAACTAACTTCGCTATGGTTGATAAAAATGAGAAGCTGGTTTATGAGGCGATTTGGAGATATTTCGTAGCATCTCAAATGACACCTGCTATTTTTGATACATTGAAAATTACCGCTCACATTAAAAACGATCCTAAATTGGAAGTTAAAGCATCAGGTAAAGCCCTAAAAGAAAAAGGATATCTTAAAATTTTAGGAAATGCAGAAGAAGGTAAAATTGATTTACCATCCTTACAAAAAGGCGATAACTTACATTTATATGGTGATGACCCTGTAAAATTGGATAAAAAAGAGACACAGCCTCCCGCTCGATATTCAGAAGATAAATTAATCAAAGAGCTTGTTAATAAGAGTATTGGTCGTCCAAGCACCTACGCTTCCCTATTAGGAACTATTACTAATCGTTTGTATGTCGAGCGTCGTGGAAATGTATATCATGCAACGGAACTCGGTAAAACAATTACGGATGTACTTGTAAAGAATTTTTCTTTCATGGATTATAATTTTTCTGCCAAGTTAGAGAAGTTGTTAGATGATATCGCGATTGATAAAACTACTTCTTTGGAAGCATTAAATAATTTTTTCCCAGGATTTAAAAAAGAATTAAAGAAAGCTTATTTAGATAATGGTGGGGAGCTTTGTGAAAAATGCGATTTCCCCATGGTTCATAGAAATACAAGCTCCGGAAATAACTTTACTTCATGTCAAAATTTTCCGTATTGCAGAAATATTAAAAATGACCCTATTTTACAACCCGCAGCCTAATCAAAGAAAGACTTAAACGGATCGATGTCAAGACATTTAACAGCGCAAGAAGTAAAGTCCCAAGAAGCTTTAACAAAAGAATTATTGAAAAATATTGCATTTGATCCTGATTCTTCATTATCAAGAAATATTGCGCTTGAAAATCGTCCAAATGCAAATTTCATTGATTTAATGAATTGGACCATGAGTAATTTTTCAGAAGCATTAGTGGATCAAGAAAATCTAAATAAGTTCGTTCATAATACAATTTTGATTGACGGTCAGTTTATTCAATTCGCAAAAGAAAATAAACTGAAAATTACTTGCTTATTTAAGGATTCAGTTATTTCTTGGAATTCAGATGAAAATTTCGAAAAGTTCTTTATGCAGGGTGTTTTTCACATCAGCTCTAATAATGTAGAGTTTATTCATGCGGCACTTTACCATAAGGGAAATCAGAACGAAGATGAAGTCAGTTTTTTTAATATTGTTTCTGAAGCAAATTATGATAGTTATTTGGTTTTAAGAAATTCTTTTGAAAAGTGGTGTAAAGCGCGTGACAGGTCTAATCTGCATATTAAGGTTATTGACGGCGATGATATGTCCTATACGAAAGATAACAAGTGGGAAGATTTATTTCTTCCACAAAATCTCAAAAATGATATCAAAAAATACATTGAAAATTTTCTTGGATCAAAGCAATTTTATGAAGATAATAAGATCGCTTGGAAGACAGGATGCATTCTTCATGGAGCCCCAGGAAATGGTAAAAGCTCATTAATAAGAACGATTATCTCAGAATATGATTTTAAACCAATTACTATAACTGCAGCTGCCAATGATGAAATTATTCGAGAGGCATTTTCTTATGCTGAAGAACAAAGTCCATCGCTTCTTTATTTCGAAGACCTTGATTCACTTTTAGAAAAGAATATCGACCTTTCCACATTCTTAAATTTAATGGATGGCATCTCATCTAAAAATGGATTATTCGTTTTAGCAACAGCAAATTATGTCCATAAATTAAAACCATCCATTATTGATCGTCCCTCACGGTTTGATAGGAAATTTGAGATTCCTCTACCAACCAAGGAGATGACTGAAAAATATCTTTCTAAGTGGTTCGGAAAAATGATTTCAAAAGCTAAATACAAAGAAATTTCAACAACTGCAGTCAGATATAATTTTTCATACGCTTATTTAAAAGAACTTTATGTATCTTCAATGTTCGAGGCTCTCGCTAAAAATCGAAAATCTCCTACGGAAAAAGATATAGATAACACACTTAAACGCTTAATTAAAGATAAACTTATGCTTAACAGTAATATAAACACAGATCAGTATTTAAACAAACAAGGTTAAAATTGGTAATTAGATGAGAGACGATAAAGATAGCAGATATAACTCCAACAGCCGATCGAAAGGGGGTGAATCGCAAGGCAACAGCGAAAGCAATATTAGTTCAACAACTAATTCTATTGCCGCTGATAAGATTATCCCCATTCAAGCTAAACCATTAGAGGTGAAAATTATGGGTGGTAATAACTTTGATAAAGCATTTAGAGCTTTCCGAGCCATTGTACAAAAAGAAAGAATTTTGTCGGTATATAAAGAAAAGCAATCATTTGAAAAACCTTCTGATAAAAAACGACAAAAGAAGAATGAATCTCGACGCAAGGCATTTGAAGCAACTTTAAAGGCTAAAAATCCAGAAAAGAATAAAAAGAAGTATAAGGAAGAAAGATAATAAAATGACGGACAAGGTAAAATCATATTTCAAAAATCCGGCACGAGAAGAAAATTCGGATGCCAAACCATATTTGCCAGAATATGTACAACGAGGGTTTGAGCCAATTAAAGTAGGTGCAACCATCGTTCCTGGCGGTATGGCTATTAAAAAGATGACTTTACCTGAAGTAAGAGCTGAGAGGCAGACGATTCATCCAGTGCCTTATGCGACTGCTGAATTCGCTGCCTCTCGTTCTACGCCATTTCTTAATGTAGGTAATAACAATGAGCAAAGTTGGGTCGGCAGTAATATTTTTGACGATTTGACTGGACTTGATTTAGATCACCCTATGATTGATAATAATGACTTTGTATCGGACGAAGCATTGGGTTTGCCTCCTGCTCCACCAACTTCACCCGGACTTCCAGATGATAGTGATATTGAAAAAAGTCATCAAGACAATAAGTTAGATTTACTTGGAATTGTATCAGATTTAAAACAAAATACATTTTTACTTATTGTTGCAGGCGTGCCAATTTGTTCTGGTCCAATGGAAGAGATTGAGGAAGAGGCTTATGCTCTTTTTATAGGGACGCATGAGCTTTGCGATGGGCACCCTATTCCAATGGAAGATATCATAATTATTAAAAAGGTTGGCTTAAAAGTTGGTTTATTTTTGAACGAGGTGTAAGATGTCAGATACGCGAAAAGCAACAGATGTATTATTAGAGATGGAGGCAAAGATGAATACTCTTATTGCTGAAAATGCTAATATGAAATTCAATATAAGTTTGATATCAAATAAGCTTACTGAAATTATAACGGCACTTGGAAAACAGCAAGAAATAGCTCCAAAATTTACCGTTGAAGCAGTTAATAAGTCTCCTTTTCGACCAAACATTGCTTTAACGCCACCGGACCCAGAAAGAAATATTCCAATCTTCGCAGACCCAGTAAATGTCATTCCTACGGCTCCAGACGGCACTCCTAGACGAACTTCAAGAGTAGAAACGAAACCAGCGCCTATACTCAGCAAAAATTCGTTAGGAGCCGATGGAGAGGTTATTTTTACCGATCATCCAGAGGCAACATTTCCGGCGTCTGCATTTAATAAAACACAACCCCCAAATGAAACTCCGGCGCAAACATCGCAAATTAAAAAGATACCAGTTATACAGCGATGCATTGATAAAAATCAAAAAGCCATATTTCTAGCAGATGTTGAGGTTATCGATATGAATAATGGTCAATCCGTTTATACGACAAGAACGAACGGTGCCGGAAAATGGCAAGCTTCATTGCCAGAAGGTCAATACAAAATTCGAATTAAAAAACCAGTCCGCGGAGATGAGGATAAAATAGAATCCCAACAAAATGTAAAAATTGAAGGATCGGGAAAAGCATTGAATCTTCCTGATATTATGGTCAAAGGACGATGAAATTTAATATAATTTGCGCCGACCCTCCTTGGAATTTCTCAGATCAATTAAAAATGAGCGATGTAAAACGAGGCGCCGAAGCAAACTACACAACCATGTCTTTAAAAGATATAAAAGAGTTGCCAGTAAAAGAAATGGCAAATCCTGATGGCGCCGTGTTAGCATTATGGGTTCCAAGTTCTTTATTACAAGATGGACTGGATGTAATGAAAGCTTGGGGATTCGAACAAAAACAAACATATATTTGGGTAAAAACAAAAAAAGAACCATTAAAAGTTTCTATAAAAGTTTTAAAAAAATATTTTAAAACAATAAATTCATGGTCTAAAACAATTGAACTCGAATCTGTTAAAAAAATTATTGAGAATTTTTCAATAAATGATGTGACATCGTTTTTTATGGGTAGGCTTTTTAGAAATACACATGAAATTTGTTTGATAGGAATAAATAATAAAAATATCTATAAACATCTTACAAATAAGTCACAACGAACCGTTTCATTTGCAGAAAATTTAAAACACTCTGCTAAACCAGAACATCTGCAAAATTCATTAGAATTGATGTTCGCAGATGTTACTATTAAAAAAGTTGAGTTATTCGCTCGCCGCCCCAGAGTTGGCTGGTTTACAGTTGGCAATGAAAGTGCTCTAACATATGGTGAAGATATTAGGGTTTCACTTAAAAAACTAATTAAATTTAAAGGCGATGCATTAAAATTAACACCAAAAGATTGGAAAGCTCTTGATTACTAATGTCAAAACGAGCCCTATTACTTAATTCAAATTACGAAATATTATCCTTTATTTCCGAAAGAAAGGTCTGTAAATTTTTATACAAAGAAAAAGCAGATCCAATATCGTTCTGGGAAGATACTATCCCTTGGGGTAAAGAAGAAATTCATTTACCCTCTGTTTTGGTTTTGAAATCTGAGATTAAATATCGAGTTAGTAGAATTCACTTCAGTCGTAAATTACTAATTAAGCGCGATAAAAATCAGTGCCAATATTGCGGCGTCAAAATTTACGGCGCCCAAATAACCATGGACCATATTTTGCCCAAGTCTCGTGGCGGAAAAACATCATTCTTAAATTGTGTATTAGCTTGTCACGATTGCAATAATAGTAAGAATGATGACACGCCCGAAGAAGCAGGGATGAAATTACTATCTAATCCAATTAATCCAATTTTTACTTCAAAATTTTATGTATCAGAAGATCAGGAATTCTGGCATGAAAGTTGGAATTCTTTCTTTACACATTAGAATAAATCAATGATAATAACTTTGGATTCTTCTTTATCTTCATTTTCTTCAATTTTTAATGGTGGTAATGGCTCAATCTCTAACTCTAATTGAATTTGAAGATTGCGCTCTTTTTCTTTTTTCATTTTTTCGTTAAAGAATTTGTAAAAATCGTTCATGTAGGTCCCAATCAATATGTTAGAATAGTTAGTAAGATGATGTGTTCAAATTGCAGTAAATTAGCTTCTATCTATACTACAAAGAAATGTATGCGATGTCAAGGTGCCGTTTCAATTAGTATTGCAGTTCTTTGCGAAACTTGTAGCGCAACAAGTAAGCAATGCTCAGTATGTATGAAGAAATCTCAAGCCAATGCGGGTATTCGTGGCGGTGGATGTAATTGTGGTAAAAAGTAAAAATTAGCCGATATATTACTCATTAGAAAGTATTTATGATTATACGCGATGAAAAACTATTAAGATTGCCTTGCGAAGATGTTTTGCCAGGAGAAGTGGGCGAATTAGTTGAGCTACTTGAAAGGGAACTTGCTCAATCTGCTCGTCTTGGGGCTCCTGGCATTGGGTTGGCTGCCGCTCAAATCAACATACAAAAGAAAATTGCTATTGTTCGTTTGAGTAATACAAAATTCAATTTAATCAATGCTAAAATTGAAAAGGGTTATGACGAAGCAATTTTTGAAGAAGAAGGATGTTTATCATTTCCAAATCGCCTTGAAAATACTTTAAGATTTCAAGAGGTTCATGTAATTAATAATTTAGATACGCCACATGGTTTTATTGCAACTGGACTTGTAGCGGTAGCCGTACAGCACGAGTTAGATCATTTAAATCAAACACTATTTATGGATCGAGCTGTCCCAAAACCAGTTCAAGTATTTAATATGAAGAAAGTTGGACCGAATGAGCCGTGCCCCTGCGGGATTGTCGATCCATTAACTAATAAAGTAAAAAAATTCAAAAAGTGTCACGCTAAATAATAAGGAATAAAATGTCAGATGAAAACCAAAAAGTAACTCAAGATATTCTTATGGCAGATGCAATGCTTCGATTATCTACCCTCGAAAAAATATTAATTGATAAGGGGGTTATTTCTCAACAAGAAGTAATTGACGCTGCAACGGCTATCGCAGAGAAAATTGCAAAAATTATTCGTGAAAAAGCAGACCAATCCAATAGCTTAAATGCTTTTGTCGCCGATTTATCTACCAAACAATAATGGAGTTTTTAACAAAAGAGGAAGATATAAGGTGGTCAAGTGGTATTAATTCATTTTATTTTTATTCTACAACAATGCCATTTCATAAAAAGATGATTAAAATGGTAAGTCAAGTTGAAAATAAATTCAAATTAAGTTTTTTGGCAATCGACACAGATTATTTTATAACAACGCCCATCAGATTTAATTTAGATTCAGTCCCAGTTATCATTATTTATCAAAATAGTAAAGAAATTTATAGAATAAATGGAATGGTAGATACACAAAATTTTATAGAAATATATTCAACAATAATTAAAAAAGGAAACGAAAATGACAGCATCAGAAAAAAAAGAACAACCAAAAAAAGAATTAACAGAATCAGATAAAATTTGGCACGAAATTAAGGACAAGCCAATTGACATGTATTCGCTTCCAGATCAAGTCGTAAGCGATCATTGTACTCCCCTTCCTGTCGATCCAAATAAATTATATCTCACTCTTAAATCAGCCGCCGCGCTCCCTGCATTAGAGATTGCACTTGGAGTTAAATTTACTTTCGAGTTGGCTGAAAAATATGTCATTATAAAGAGGGCGTAAGGATATCATGGGCGGATTTAGAGACGATAATAGTAAGCCATCAGATCGATCAGATAAAGTCGGACTTAAACAGGTCAGTTCGAAACCATCTATTTTTGATAATCAGCCTAAAAAGCCTTCACAAGCCACTTTAGAAAAAAACGTTGCAGCAACTCAAGAGCGGTTAACTGGACATAAAAAGGCGGCAGCCGAACTCACCGTTAGATTTCAAAAGATTATGACAGATAAAACGCTACCTGGAAATCAAAATGTACTTTCAAGTAATATTGAGATGGAACTTTTGAAAGATATGATGATTTTTGCAAGCGAAGTGAATAATGATCCAAATGAATCAGATGAGGGAATTGGATCATTAGGATTAATAGCTATCTTGTTAAAAACTTGTATAACACAACGAAATCGAATTAATGAGCTAGATTACAGCTTAAATTCTTTAAATAAAAGGGCAGACGCAATGGATACTCTTCTCAAAGCGATGGCGAGTTCCATTGACACTTTGAAGAAAAATGGATAAATTAGATATGACTCCAAAAGAAATGATCCTCAATCTTATCACAGAGGAAAAAGAAAAATTTGGAGAATACAGTCAATTATGTGCCCAATATCAAATCAAACCAGACCCATTAGCAATGGCGAGACATCTTGGAATTCTGGAAACGCTCCAAGCACTCCTGATGGAAAGAATTATTACCAAGACCTAATTGATCAGGCTAATATGGTTCCGCTTACCTTAATCTTCAAACATTATGGTATGCATTTAGAACCGAATTGCAAAAAAGCAACATGTCCCTTTAGAGATCATAAGGGCGGTCGAGAAACAAGTGCCTCTTTTGTTTATTATCCAGAAACGAATTCGTTCTTCTGTTATGGATGTAAGCTTGGAGGTAAATTTGCTCATGGTTCCGAATTCATTTCATTTTTAGAAGGCTGCAATCGATTTAAAGCAGCTCAGAAAGTATTGAGTTTATTTTCACAAGATGTAGATGTTGACAATGTTTATGATGATGTAAATTTTTCAGAACGACTCGAGGTAATGTTGAATTTCTCAAAAGCGGTGAAAAATTTCAGACGAAATCACTCATCAGAAAAATCATTTGAATTTATTGAAAATTATATTTGCAGATCGTATGATAAATTAAATGACCAGCATAAATTAGATAATTCAGCTCTTGCCAGAATTGTCGAAGAATTAAAAACAATAATGGATAATTATCATGAGTAATTGCATTTTATTAGGCGATCCGCATCTTGGAAAAAGTTTAGCGATGGGTAAAGCTGGCGTAGGCTCCAACCTTAATAGTCGTGTATCCGATCAATTAGATTTATTTAATTGGACTTTAGATCAGGCAAAAGAACGCCAGTCAAATTCCATCATTATAACAGGAGATGTGTTCGAGGACCCTAAGCCCCATCCAGCTCTTATTGCTTTATTTATGTCGTGGCTAAAAGAATGTGGAATGTATGGTATTGACGTTCATATTATCATTGGCAATCATGATATCTTAAGAAGTGGATTTATCTATACTTCTCCTCTTGATATTATTAATGAAGCCGACTTACCTAATGTGAATGTATATAAAGATACCGCCACTATCACCATAGAAAATACTTCATTCACTTTACTTCCATTTAGAGATCGCAAATCATTTAATACCACCTCAAATGCGGATGCAGTTGAAATTCTTAAAAATAGTCTTGTTTATGAATTGAACTCTATTCCACTTACGCATCAAAAGGTTGTTATCGGACATTTTGCGCTTGAAGGTTCCATTCCAATTGGCGATGAAATTGATGATATTGCTAATGAATTGTTTTGTCCAATAGATATGTTTAATGGCTATGATTATGTTTGGATGGGACATGTTCATAAACCCCAGATACTTAATCAATCGAATCCACATGTCGCTCATATTGGAAGTATGGATGTTTCGAATTTTGGAGAAACAAACCATAAAAAACACATTATTGTTTTGGATTGTGATGAAAAACATAATTGGACAACCGAAACTCTTCCAACGCGTTCTCTTAAAAAGATTGCCATTCAAATACCGCCAGACACCGAAGATTCAACCGAATATGTGATGGATGAACTAAGAAAACTAAAGTCTTTTGATAAGTCTATTGTAAAAGTAGATATTTCATTAGGTTCTCCTGAATTAAAATCAGTTAATAAATCTACTATTGAAAAGTATTTGTTTTCACAGGGTGTTTTTAACATTACGGGAGTTTCAGAGTCAAAAAAGATTTTACTCGTTAAAAAAGACGCCGCTATTACCTTGGATACAAAAATGGATGTAGCTGCAACCATTAAAATTTATGCAGAGGCTTGTATTGAAAAAGATAAGCAAGCAGAATTTTTAGAATTAGCAACCGAGATTCACAATCAATTTAAGGAAAAGAACGCTGAATGATCCCTTGCCGATTATACATTGAAGATTTTATGTGTTATGAAAAAGCATTCATTGATTTTTCACAGTTTAGTTCGGCACTTATTATTGGAAAACTTGCCAACAGCGATCTTTATTCAAATGGCGTTGGTAAAACGACCATCTTCAAAGCAATAGAATATTGTTTGTTTAATCAAGCTGATGTTAATTTAGAGAACATCTTGCGCGACGACACCGATAAATGTCGCGTTTGTTTTGATTTTAGTATTGCAGGTGAAGAATATCGTTTGGTTAGAATAAGAACAAAAAAGGGCACTTCGGATCTCTCTCTTTATCAAAGAATAGCTCTTGCTGGCGAAATCAACGAAGTGCTCCATGATGAAAATGAAATAATATTAATTGATAATAAGTATTGGAAAAATATATCTTCCCGACGAACTTCCGATACTGAAAAAGATTTAGCTAAGTTAATAAAAGTTAATTATAAATCATTTCGTGTTTTCGTCCATTTTATGCAGAACGATTTCTCTGGATTAACCACATCATCTCCAGAGAAGCGTAAGGCTATCTTAAAAGACGCCCTCAATCTGGCAGTCTATACGAAATTAGAAAAAATAGCCAAAGATAAATACGCAATCCTAACAAAAGAAGCAGATAAGTATCAGACTCAAATAGATGCCATAGGAGATCCGAATAAAGATATTCCCGAAATTGAAGCTTTAATAAACGGTTTTTCAAATACATTGGCGATAAGCAACCAGGACTTAAAAACATTAAATGACCTCTTCGCCGAACAAACCGAACAGCTTAATACCTTAAATAATAAACATAATAATTTGGAATCAAAGTTTTCGGAATTTCTGATAAAAGAAAAATCAGCCACCTCCGATTTGTCAAAATTAGAACGATCCATTAAGGAATATTCAGATAAAAAAACCTTAGTTATTAATTCGGCAAAAAATATTATCGTTGAAATTAAGAATCTCGAAACACAAATAGCTGCATTGTTCATCAAAGATCCTGCTGAAATTGATAAGCTGAATGAAGCGATTATTTCTAAAAAAGAGGCGGTCGCTGAATTAAATTTAACCATACGCAATAATAAATCAAAATATGAAGAGCTTAAATTACCATTGCCAAAAGATAGTGTTTGTAGGCACTGTCGTCAAGAATTAACAGAAGAGCACCGTAAAATCTGTCAGCAACAAATTGATGAAGAAATCAAACTATGCCAAGAAACGGTCAAATTATCGAGTGATAGTGTAGTAAAGCTGTCAAAAAACATTGATGAATTAAATCAAGAAATATCAGCAATCAGATCTTCAAAAAATAAACTTGACGATCTTAATGTGAAAATTGCTGGAAAAAAATCAGAAGTTGAAGAGAAAAGAAATTTTAACAAAGAGTACGATACATTAATTAAAAAATTTACTGCTGACTTAAATTCTAAAAACCAAGAAATATTAATTATCAAAGAGGAAATTAAAAAATCTTCTATTGAAGAAGCCTCAATTATCAAAAATGATATTTTGAATCTCCGCCGAGCTATCGATAAAACAAAACAAGATATTGCTTCAAAGTCAAAAGAAATTACTCAGATAACAAATCAAAAGGCAATTAATCAACATAATTTACAGCAAAAAATAGAATCCAAAAATAAAAAAGAAGAACTTACAAAAACACTCAAACAATATGAAGATAAAATTAAAATTTATCCAAGTGTTTTGCAGGCATTTTCATCATCCGGGATTCCAAATCTTATTATACAAAATGTGCTGGATGACTTGCAAATTGAAGCAAATAACTTACTTCAGCAATTGAAACCAGGACTCCAATTAGAATTTGCTATTGAAAAAACCAATGACGATGGGGTTGAAGAAGATACGCTTGCAATTAATTATTTCCTACAAAATAAATCAAGATATTATGAACAACTTTCTGGGGCTCAAAAGTTAGCAGTTACTTTTGCCCTGAAACTTGGATTATCATTCCTACTTCAAAAAATGATAGGAGTAGATATTAAACTTCTTCTTTTGGATGAAATTGATCAATCTCTTGATAAAGCTGCAGTTGATGCTTTTTCGGAAATCATCAAGTTCTTTCAAAAAGATTTCACCATTTTAGTTATTACGCATAATGATCGATTAAAAGACAAATTTACAAATGGAATTCTGGTGGAACAAAATGAAAATCTTGTTTCTCGCGCCAGAGTTGTTTCGAGCTGGTGATTACATGACATTTCGTATAGCAATTTCTGGTAAAGCGAATTCAGGAAAGAACACCCTCGCTACAACCATTTTTACGCAAATTCAAAAGCATTACCCAGACAAAGAGGGATGGGGGGCTAAATTTATTGCTTTTGCCGATCCAATGAAAGAAATGATTTTGCAAATGTATCCACAAGCAAGTCGAGAAAGTTTGTTTGGAGCATCATATTTACGAGGAACCATCATTCCCGGCACAAATATAACTTATCGTCAAGTTCTTTTGGATTTAGGAAAATTAGGACGCGCCCACAATCAACATTTATGGGTGAATAATTTTCGAGACCGATATCAGGCATTCGAAAAAGAACAAATAAAATTAGGTTCGCAAAAATATCAAACAGTTGTTGTTTCAGATGTTCGTTTTGTTAATGAAGCTATTTTCTTAAAAAAAGCCGGTTTCTACATGATTCGATTAATAAGAACACAAAATAATCTAAAAATTAACGATATTTCTGAAACCGAACAGGATGGTATTCCTAATTCAGATTTCGATCAAATTATCTATAACGAAAAAGATATTCAGCATTTGGAAAAAGAAGTTTTATCAAAAATCATACCAAATATAAAATAATCGTTATTATCGCATTTATACATGGACTTGGACGGATTAAAGAAAGAGTTTATCCCAAAATATCAAAAAGTTGGAAATGAAAAATTCTATAACTTTTTGATAACCTATGCCATTAATAAATTGATTGCGATTGATAAAGAAGATTATAAGGGCATTTATCCTGATGTTGAATTTTTAAATTACTACGAGAAGTTTTTAATATTATATCGTCGAGAAAGTGAAGATATTCATTTGGATATCGCTAAAATTTTTCGCAAAGCTGCTCACAAAATACACCGCATTATGATTAAAAAACAAATAACTAAAACAAATAACAAGTTTTTGAGAGCGGTCTAAATGGCAGTTATAAGCATTTCTATTGTTGAGTCAGCCATCCAAATCGTTTCTGGCATTCCAAAAACTGTAGCATTAAGTGCTAATGTTCCCTCTACTATTTTATATACTCTAGATGGGACGATTCCTAACCTTTTTTCGACCATTTATACTGGACCAATCTTTTTGCCTATAGATAGTCCAGTTGTTAATTTACAAGCATTAGCGACAAATGGAACGGATTCTTCTGCTATTTTAAGCGAAATTTATACAACAGATATTACAGACGGCGGCTTACGATTACCACATTCATCAGGTAATGTTCCAGTTGGTGTAAATATTCCAGATTTATATCCTTTTGGTACGAACACTAATTACCCAAATGGCAATTACAATAATCCCGCCGATTCCGGAATAACGGTCAATGATCCTACTCTACCAACGATATCCAATGGATTCGACGCAGATGGCTACCCAACTAACTTTACTAATTTACCATATAACTCTCAGAATTACGAAGTAACCTATACTACAACCGATGCAGAGGGGCGTACAGGCAATGGTATTGGGACTTTGCCAGCCGCAACTACATTTAAGCCTGAAACGCCAGTTCCAAACCAATCGCAACAATTTAGCAATATGTTTGATCCAAGGGCTTTGGTTATTTTTCAAGATTTCACAAAAGAGGATCCCAATGATCCTCCAACGATCAATCGTCAATTCTTTTCGACTGAAGATCCAGAAAAATCAAGAGACGGAAGTTTATTATTTGATGCAGATGGTTCAGGAATTCCACCAAGCGGAACATTCATAAGGTCGGAATACAATCCAAGAACAGGAATGCTCACGTCTTATTTTAGAGATTCATGGTCGAATAAATGGGTGATCTCAACCTCTCCGTATACTCCAGGACCTAATGCCGTTACGAATTTATCAACAAGTTCAAGCGCTTGGGGTGGAAAAGTATTTGAATGGGTAGCCTTTCAACGAAGATCGTTGTTCTAAATTATTTTCATTCGATATATAGTCTATTGTAAAATTCGGAAGCCAAATTAATGAGCGATCTATTCAAATTAAGTGTATCAAAATCAAAAGTATTTGCCAATTGTAAAAAGCAATATGAGTTCTCTTATGTGCTTAAAATGCCCCGTAAAGAATTTGAATATCATCAATACGGTAAATTTTGTCATCGAATTCTTGAGTTATTTCATATTGAGTGCATGAAAGATTATTTATTTCCAATGCACAAGGCTATGTCAAAATCTTTCAACGAATCTGTAAAAGAATTTACTGGAAAATTAACTCCAGAAATGAAGCAAGAAGCCATTGGAATGTGCCAAGAATATCTTAAAATTCTTATTGATCAAAAGAAGAATAATAAGCTCCCAACCGTTTTAGCATGTGAACAAGACTTTGAATTGATATTGGATAATAAAATAAAAGTTGTTGGAGTGATTGACAAAATAGAGACGAATGATGATAATATAATACACATCGCCGACTATAAAACAACTAAAAACAAAAAGTATTTAAAGGATGATTGGTTTCAACTATTAACATATGCTTATGTAATTTTAGAAAAAGTCCCAGATCTCAAAGAAATTAGAGCGTCATATATTTTATGTCGACATAATTTTGAACATATCACAAAAACTTTTTATGTCGATGAAATTTTAGCAGTTAAAGATATGTATTTAAAATATGCGGAACAAATGCTTACTGAAAAAGAATTCACACCAAATCCGACCTTCATGTGTAATTTTTGTGAATTTTTAGAGCATTGCGACGAAGGAAAAAAGAAAGTTCAGCCTGACAAAACATTCGGCGAAGTTAGCTGGTAAACAAGGAAGACAATGGAAATTCAAGTTCAAGAAATCGAAAAGTGTAAGTTAAAAGTTCATTATGAAGCAGATTCTACTGAAATTCAAGCAAAGCGGGCTGAGGTTTTAAATACCTTTAAGAAAGCTCCAGTTAAGGGGTTTCGTGATGGTAAAGCGCCTCTTGAAGCAATTAATATGCATTATCGAACTCAAATCGATGAAGCTACCAAACGAGCCCTTGCAGAAACGGCTTACCATGAAACTATCTTTGAAAAGAAGCTTCGTGCTCACGGTACCCCACAATTCAAATCACTTAAAATGGAAAGTGGAAAGTTTTCATGTGAATTCGAAATGCTGACCAAGCCAGATTTTGAAGTTGCCGATTTTAAGAATATGGAAGTTCCAAAACCAGCTGACCCAATGTCATCCGAAGAAATGGCAGAAAAAATGCTCCAAGAACTTCGCGTCAAGTTTGGAGATGTTACTCCATTTTCAAATGACGATTTCGTTCAAACCGGAGATAATCTTTTAATTGACTTTGAAGGATCAGTTGATGGAGAGAAAGTTGATAGTCTTTGCGCAACTGGAGAAATGCTTACGGTTGGTAAAAATCAAGTCGTTGGATTTGATGACAATTTGCTTGGAATGAAAACTGACGAGGAACGTGAGTTTGATATTGTTGTTCCTGCAGGTGGTCTTCCTTCTATTGCTGGAAAAACCGTTCATTTCAAAGTAAAGCTTGTAACTGGCGCAAAATCAACACCATGCCCGCTCAATGATGAACTTGCGCAACACATGGGCAAGAGCACATTCGAAGAACTTCGTGCCCTTGTTGCTTCAACCGCCTCTGCCCGAACCGCGAACAGTGCGAAAGCGGCCATTAACGAAGCGGTGGCTAATCGTTTAGTCGCTGATAATACAGTTGATGTTCCTAATTGGATGTCACTGTCAGAAGCGCAATATTTAGCACAAAAAAGCAAAATGGATTGGGCTACAATGTCAGATGAAGATAAGGTTCGCTTCCTTGACATTGCAGAGAAAAATGTTAAACTATCTCTGATCCTTGATAAGATTCGGGAAGATGAGCCAGAAGCACAATTAAGTGATCAAGAAGTATTTGAAGTGATTAAGCAGAATTTAGCGCAAACACAAGTGCAACAACCCATGGATGAAATCATTAAGCAAATGCAAGATTCAGGGTATTTACAGATTTTGTTTGCTCGTATTAGAGATGAATTTGCAATGGATTTCGTAACAAAAACAATTAAAATTATTGATTAAGAAAGATAAAAAATAAAATGAGCAACGACCAAGAAGTGTTTTTTCCAGCAAAGTGGGCAAAAGTTATTAAGAATTTGCCAGAGTTTAAAGAAACTGCAGATGCAGCAAGCGCTGAAGATTTGAAGAAAATTATTCTTACTTGCGAATCAAATCTTTATGAAGTAGCAAAAGCAAAGGAGTCAGATCAAAAACTTAATGCCGCAAAAGAAAGCGTAAAAGAATGGTCCGCTCCATATAAAGAAAGTTTACGTGAGCAGACGGCGAGAATTCAATACGCGTTATTTCTTCTTGAAGGAAAAGGCGTCGATATGAGCGATTCCGACAAGGAGTGAGTTGAAATCTGAGCGCTTTACTATTACAGGGTGTTGTGGGCGAAAATCAATTATATTTAAAGTTGATCGTCCCATCACCTTGGAATTATTGACTTTTTTGGTTAGTAATGGGTATAAAGAATCTGCTCATTTTACCAAGCAAGGTATGATTTATGTCAATAATTCGTATTTAATAGTAACGGGAACCATAGGCACAAATAGACTGCAAGCAAAGTGTCAAAAGGATGATTGCGACAAGATCCTTACTGATTTCGAGGATATGCTAACAAATATGGAGTAATTATGCCAAAACGGTCAAAATCGATTGAGGAAGTTCGAAAGAAAATCTCTCAAACTCAGGAAACGATTTTAACAAGTTGGCACGAAAGCGGACATGTTATTTACGCTTTACTTAGATATATGAAAGTTGAGTCCGTCCAAGTGTTTCAGGCTAAAAAGTCAAAACGCATTGACGGATTTACTTATTATATCGCCAATGACCTAAATAAGGTTGAAGACCCCGATCTTTTGGATAAACTTGTTCATGCAGAAATTGGATTAAGTTATGCCGGTCTCGCAGCTGAAAAGTGTTATTTTAAATATAGTTCTGGATCAGATAGGTTTCCAATGGTTCTTAATGGAGCATCGGATGATCTTAAATCCGCCACAAATTTGATTATAAAGTACCAGTTATGTCCTCCAGGAAGAAAACGATACAATTATAAGCAAAGAATAATTAGAGAAGTTTTAAGTGAATTGCAAGAACATTGGGATGCCGTTCAAATTGTAGCCCACGCCTTATTTAAACATAAAAGATTATCCTTTGAAGAATTACAGCGATTAATTATTAAAAAATCCAAAAATAGAGAATTTTGGAAAGAACAATTTAAAGTCATCAATAAATTCTATGAAATTGATGATAATCTAAAAGAGCTTCAATTAAAGACCTTGCTTTTCGATAAGTAATGTCTATATTTTTATACCTCACTCACATCTCATTCATTGACTAAAATCGCGATCTTTTGATCGATGTCCTCTTGTAGGTTGATTTATTAGCCAAAATGAAAAAGAAAGAAACTTATGACCAATTTCGTATCGCTTCACAATCAAACGCATTATTCAATTTTAGATTCGATTATCTCTCCCAAAGACCTTTTAAAGCGCGCCAAAGAGATAGGCATGCCAGCGGTCGCCATAACGGACCATGGAAGCGGAGGTTCTTTCTGGGAGGCTTGGAAGGCATCACAGGAAATAGGTATCAAGCTTATCGTCGGTATGGAGTGTTACTTCTTAGATGATGCTACTAAAAAAGCGCAAGAATCCAATGCAAAAAAGCAAAATAAATTAAAGCATATCATTCTCATTGCTAAAAATGCAATAGGGTATCGAAATCTTCTCACCATTAATAAAAAAGGCTTCGATCAAGGATCATTTCTTGGCAAGCGCGTTTATCCAATTATTGACTGGAAGTTGTTAGAAGAACATGCTGAAGGATTGATTTGTTTAACAGCATGTGGCAATGGCATCATCAGCCAGCTTCTCATGAATAGAAAGCCAGATGAAGCTGAAAAAACATTACTGCGATTAAAAGATATTTTCGCCGACAATTTGGGCATTGAAATCCAACCCAATAATATGAAGCGTGGATCGAATATTTATAACGATGAAATTGATCAGGTATTCTTAAATAGACAGCTTACGAATTTAGGTAAGAAGCACGGTATTCGAGTTGTAGTAGCTTGTAATACTCATTATCTTCACAAAGACGAGGCTAAAACACACGATGCCCTTTTGGCAATCGGAAGTCATCAAACTATCTATTCAAATTTCCGTTTAAGGTATCCAGTTGAAGACTTTTATTTGAAGTCAGGTGAAGAAGTTAAGAGTTTCTTTGTTCGAAATTACGGAGAGGCGCAAGCACAAGAATTTTGTGATAATTCAATTTATTTTTCTGACTTGTGTGAAAAGCCGGAGTGGATTGATCCCAAATTTTCAAATCCATCAGGCAAAGAGCTTCCAATATTTCCAGTAAAAGATGAATTGAATTATCAAGAATTTTTAGCTTGGTTGAGTGAGCAGAATAATGAAGTTAAAATATTAAGCGAAGATAAAGCATTCCTTCGCTATAAGTGTGAGTTGGGGTTTAAAAATAAAGTTCCTGTCGGTAAAGAAGAGGAATATCGTGCAAGATTAATTGAAGAGCTTGATGTTATTGAGTTTCGAGATTTTTCCAGCTACATGTTGATTGTTGCCGATTTCCTTGATTGGGCACGAAATCAAGGCATTCCAATAAATGAAGGTCGTGGATCTGTAGGAGGATCTTTATTAGCTTACCTAATAGATATTCATACTGCCGATCCTATTCAACATAATTTGATTTTTGCTCGTTTTTTAAATAAAGATAAGATTGCATTCCCCGACGTCGATTCTGACATTGCTCCATCAGGCAGAGATAGAGTTCAAAACTATCTTATTAACAAATATGGCGAAAACAATGTAGCTCACGTCTCCAATGTAAATACAATTACTCCAAAGGTTTATGTTAAAGATATCGCTAGAGCATGCGAGTTAGGCGGCTCTAAAGAAGATGCTGTTCGGATTGGAAATGAAGTTGCTGACTGTATTCCCGCTGAAATTAAATCCATAGATGATGCATTGGCTAAAATCCCATTATTTGGAGAGTATTGCAAAAGATATCCCGAATTCATTAAATATAAAAAACTGTCTGGACAAATGAGGGCGTGGTCAACGCATGCAGGCGGAATTATTATATCTTCACGCCCTATGACTGGATTGGTTCCATTAAGAAAAGATAAAGATGGAACACTTGCCATTGAATATGATAAAGATAAGTCCGAAGAAAATGGAATGGTTAAGATTGATATTCTTGGGCTATCTACGCTTGATTTAATTGGTAAAACAGAAGAACTTATTAGACAGGCAGGCAAAGAAGTTCCAGTGATTGATTTTGATGCCTATGATCAGGCAACTTATGATTTAATCTCATCGGGCGACACTTATGGAGTTTTTCAGTTAGGAACATCTGGTGGCACCATTGATCTTTGCCGACAGATTAAGCCAAAATCAATTAATGATATTAGTTACATTAACTCTTTATCTCGCCCATCTGCCAGAGACATGAGAAAGGACTTCATTTTAACAAAAGATGGAAAACGAGCCTTCTCTTTATTACATCCAAAATTAGGTCGAGCATTCAATAATACATTCGGATTCGGTCTTTATGAAGAATCTTTATTCTATTTGGCACAAGATGTGGCGTGTTGGAGTTTAAATGATGCTGACCGTTTAAGAAAGATGACGAAGGATAAAGGTAAAAATCCCAAAAAAATTCAAGCTCTCCGCGAAGAATTTATTGCTGATTGCGTAAAAAATGGCGTCCAAGAAATGATTGCCCAACGTATATGGACGGAAGTTATTGAAAATTTTGGTGGGTATGGGTTCAACAAATCAGTGCACTTTTTAGAAATGGTCGATATATATAATAGTGAAGGTATTTTCCTTCAACAAAAAACCATAGAAAATGTAGTGGCTGGTGAATTTGTTAGATCAAGAGACGAAAAAATGAAAAAAGACATTTTTGTTGAAATTTTAAATAAACATGATCACGGAACCTTACCATTAGTTGAAGTAGAATTGACAACGGGCGAAAAAGTAAAGTGCACGATGGATCATAAATTTCGCGTTAAAGAGACTAATGAAATGCTGCCACTTCATAAAATAATAGATTTAAATTTATCTATTATTATAGGATAATGAAATGTCGAAATCGTTAAAAGAATATATAGAAAGAATACCTGAAAAATATAGAAATAATCTAACATTATTAGAAAAGTTTAAAGGAAGTAAGACAAAAGTTAACTTTAAATTTATGTGTGGGTGCAATACATCACAATCGCTTACGGAAATATTAAAGTTAAAAGATTTTGAGTGTCGATTTGGATGCGGCAGTTCGTATTATAAAGATCGTGAAAAATTCAAATGTAAATTTTGTGCATCGGAATATTTGGTATTAGATAATCGCAAAAAATGTGAAAGTAAGTGCAATTTATACTATGCTAATCTTATAGAAGATGAAGATTATGTTGTTTGTAAAATTTGCAATGTTCACGCCAAACGCCTCGCCGGGCATATAAAATTAGTGCACAATTTAAGCAAAAAAGAATATATGGAAAATCATGGGAAAATTATTTCTAATAAATCTTCAAAAACACACTCAGAAGCTAATAAAATTACTGGCAACTGGATTAATAGGGCGAAGGAAAACGGCGAAGATTTAACAGAATATTGTGAAAAAATGAGCAAGGCAGTAAGTGCAGCAATTATGGCAAATCCAGAAGATAGAACCCGTAGAGCTGGCGTCATGACCAAAGTCAATCAAAGTGATGTTATGCGTCAAAAATCCTCTGATACAGCCAAAATAACCTCCGCTCGCCCAGATATTATTGAAAGCCGAACTAAACAACTTCAAGTTTGGCGAGATGGTTATCCAGATGATTTTTATAATAAATGCACAAAGCCAATGTTAAATAGTTGGCAGAGCAAACCAGAAAAGAAATTGTTCGAATTCGTGCTTGAACTTAAAGGATTTAAATTTAAAAGAAATAAATTTATAAAAGCTAAAATTTTTACATCTAAAACACAAATAGATATGATGGATGTTAAAAAAAGAATTTATATAGAGTTTGATGGTCCAACTCATTTTAAACCGATTTTTGGAGAAGACGTGCTGAAAGTGGTTATAATTAAAGATCGCCAGCTCGAAGATTTAATTATAAAAAAGAATTGGACTTTAATTAGAATATCAGATGATCAATACGTAGATAAAAATAAAATAGAAAAATCATATTTTAAACCAGAGTGTATCGCTCAATTATTAGAAATATTAAATAACAAAATACCAGGGATTTATAAAATAGGTAAAGCATATGAGTAACATTAAATCAGTTAAAGAGATTGGAAGTTTTCAAACCTACGACCTTGAAGTAGATCATCCAGATCATCAATTTTATCTGGCTAACGGCATGCTAACATCCAATTCACATAGTATTCTTTATTCAATGACTGGATATAAAACAGCCTATCTAAAAGCCCACTTCCCAATTGAGTTTCTTCTCGCAAATCTTATGGCAGAAGTAAAATCAGCCACACCTGATGCCAAAGCAAATATCGACAAAATCAAAAAAGAAATCCGTCAACATAAAGTAAAAATTGTTCCGCCCGAATTAAACAAAGCTCAACTTACCTATATTGTTGAGGGAGATAAATTAATCACAGGACTTGATGCAATTAAATTTGTCGGCGACGATGCTATTTTGGATATTTTAGCAAAGCGTCCTTTTACTAGCTTCTTTGATTTCATGCATCGTATTAGTTCAAAGGCGGTGAGAGCCAATTCTATTCAAGCCCTTGCAGCATCAGGGGCACTTGATATTTTCGCAACAAAAACGATTACTAGAAAAGCCATGTTTCTTTACTGTTCAGACTATCGCAAGAAACTCCAATCTTGGTTAAAAAAACATGATCCTGCAAAAGAAAAGTTTGAGTATCCTTGGCCGACCGATATTGAATGGACGAAACCAGAACTATATGCGCTTGAACATCATTATTTGGGAGAAGGATTTATTTGTAAACCGTCCAAGGCTTATGGCGCATTTTTCGAAGATGACCATACGCTTGTTCAACAGATTAAAAAGGCTAAAGAGAAAACGACTTTTAAATCTATGAAGGGTATTGTAAAGGATTTTTTTGAGTTCCGAATTAAAAAAGAAGGTTCGAAAAATTACGGTAAGACGATGGTTAAGGCAACTATTGAAGATAAAACAGGCGATCAATGTTCCGTTACCATTTTTCCAGAACAGTGGGAGAAACTTCAACAGAATATGAAAGCAATCAATAAAAAAGCAAAATTTGAAGCTGGACTCGGTATTCATTTTTCTGGAACCACAAATAACTATGAAGATAATATGGGAATTATTCTTTATGATTTATTTAATCTCGCCATGCCTCCATCTATGCCAAACGATTTGAAATCCAAAAAGATTTCAATGAAAGCCCTTAAAAATAAATCAGAGCCTGTCGAAGAGATAAAATTCAATGAACCCAAAGACATTCAAGATCATTTGGAAGACATTCTGTATAATGAAGGTTTAATTGAATTAGACGATGAAAATGATGAATAGGCTCGATATATAAAGAAATGACAACCTTTAAAAGGAACCGATGAAAAATATTTTTACGAAAGCAGTTAATCTTTTAGAAACTAAAATTTATTCCACTGCTGAAAAGCCAGTAGAAAAATTGAAATTATCATTTAAAGATAGATATGTTAATTTGGGAATGGTTCTTGGTAATTTATGGTTAAGCCCATTAGTTTCATTTTTAGAACATTTAGTTGAAACCGCAGGATTAGATGCAACAAAGCAGCCAATTTCAAAAATTGATGAATTAAAACGAGATCTATCTGAATATTGGGGCGGACCATATGCTGATAAATTTGAAAGATATAAGGCTTTTTATACAGGACCATTTGCAAAAGCAAAATCTAAACCTTACGATATTGCAGCCGAATTAAAGGAAGAAGCTGCATTAGAAGAATCTATAGCGATAACTTCAGGCATTCGTAAGCCATCAATCAAAGCCCCTTCAAAAAGAGAATTAAAAATTAAACATACGCCCAGCAAAAATAAAAGAACCAAAAAGGCAATTAAATGAAGTGTATTAGTTGTGAAGTAGTTATTGATCCAAAATGGAAATTCGCTATTGATAATAATGCTTGTCCATTTTGTGGACAAATTATTATGGAAGAAGAGTTAAAAGTATTGCTAACAACTCTAGGCGAGGCAATGATCGGATTGTCCAAATATCCAGAACAACTCAATGATTGGCTTTTTTCAAATCATAATTATATTAAAACTGACTCGCCCGAAATACAAAAGTTCTTACCACAAGCTCGTCAACAAAGAGTCCCTGTGCATAATAATGAAGAGGCAAAAGAAGAAATTATTAAGGTTAAAAACGATCGTGGTGAAGAAGAAGAGGTTCTCACCAAAAAGATTAAATCAGACGCCGATGCTTCTGACTTTTTTAAACGAGCTGGTCATATTAAGAAAAACGGACCACAAACAAGTATGGCTGAAAGAACTTCATTCCTTAAGGAAATGAAAGAAAAGATTGAGAAAGCCGGCATTACAGGTGGAAGCGTAGATATGAACGATGATATGGATTCAGAGTATGTTGGCGAAACAGGCGAACTGTTTTCAGAAGAAAATTCAGTTGCCTCTTCATTCGCTCCCAATATGGACGATGAAGAGCTTCCAGCAGTTGTAAGAGCCATGGTAAATAAAAACGGCGGAATGCAAACCAACTCTAAAGATGTCCAAAAATTACAAGAAATGCTCCATAAGTCAGCTGATAGTAGTAATCGCATGAATTCTGGATTAGGTAGTTTTTCAAGAGGTTAATTTATGAATGTCATCGATCATAAGAAAGTAGATTTAACTTCAGATGAATATGCTCTTTATCAGAAAATAGTTAAATCCTATACTACGACAACGAACAAGGGTGAAGATTACTTTCAAGATCTATTTGAAGTAAATGATGATGGTATTATTATTTTTTTACGACCACCATCAACCAAGCAAACATCTTTCGAAATTTTCATGTTTCTTGTTTCTATATTTCAACAACAACATATGCGCCTTCTTTATAAACAAGTTGAAGGTATCGCCGAAGAGATGAAAAATAAGTGTAAAGAACTAGACGAAAAAATTGCACTTTTAAATAAAAAATAATAAGCAAAAGCATTGACATTTACAAATCTTTACTTACATTATTAGTAATATGATTGATTACTCTGATTTAGATAGTTTGATAGATAAGTGCTTTACAGAAATGACCGCCGCTGCCCGTGAAAAATATGACACGGATAAAGCAGACAGAACGGCAGCTCTGTTTTTAACAGCTCAAATGAAAGTATCATTTTTCATTGAGGAAGTTGAAATGAAAGCCCGACATGCCAAAAACGAAATTACTAGGCTTGAAGGCGAAAAATATTTTGAATTCAAATCAAAAGAGACAGAAAAAAAGACAACAGAAAACATGACGGCAAGTTTTGTCTCCAGATCACCGGATATTGTTGCCGCCAAAAATGAACACGCCCAAAGTGAATCAACATTAAAAAAATGGAACTATGTATTGGGAACTCTTAAAGATTCTCATATTTTTTTCAGAAATTTAGCAAAAAATAAAACCTGGGCAGAATAATTTAACAAGGAGAATAAATGCCAAAAAGCACCACAGCCGAAGTAGTAGAAAATAAAGAACCAGTAAAAGCAGAAAAAAAAGTTGCATCAAAATTTGATATTAACAAAATTGTCAAAAAAGCGCAAGAAGCGTATGGCAAAAAAGAAGGCGGGCTTTCCAATCAATTAGCAACTGGAAGTTCACTTGTTCGATCGACAGATAAGAAAGATTATGTCGTTTGGAATGGCGGAGATCATTGGAAGGCGCTCACTGGATTACCTGGATTGCCAATGGGTCGCATCATTCAAATTTCTGGAAAGCCAGACTCAGGCAAATCAACACACGCTATGGTATTTATGAAGGAAGCGCAAGATCAAAATGTTCTTGTCATTCTTTGGGATTCTGAGCGTAAGTTTTCGGCTCCACGATTTGATGAAAAAATCGGTGGTAAATCAAATGAACTTTTAATTGTTGACACGAATAATATTATTGAAGGTGTTAAAGCTGTAGCCCATTTTATTCATGCGGCAAAAGAAATAGATCCAAAAACTAAGATTTTAGTTGTTTGGGATTCTGTTGGAGCTTCAGTCAATTCAACTGAAGACAAAGAAGATGGCACTGAAGATTTTTCAAGACAACCAGGTGTTACGGCAAAGGAAAATGCTTATGCCATTCGAAAAATCAATAAATTAGCAAATAAATATTTTGACCGTGATACAGGTGAAGATACGATTGCAACGCTCATTATCAATCAAACTTATGCCAATATTGGTTCAGTTGGCCAGACTGAAAAAGGCGGCGGTGAAATTTATTATCTTTCGAGTGTTATTATTCAGCTTTCTCGCAAACAAGACTTAACACGAGTAAAGAGTGGAGAAAAATATAAGTATGGCATCGTGACCCGTGCAAAAGTAAAAAAGAATCACATGTTCGATGGAGATGAGTGCATCGCCGAAATGGATTTAGTTATCTCGGCGGACGGCGTTCATTTGGCGAAAGATGTAAAGACTAAGTCCGATGTGACGGGTTGGGATGAGGAAGGATTAGATAATGAGTGAAGATGTCGTTGTTGGAATCACAAATCTTATCCATCCCACTTCTTCTTTTGCAAAAAAACCTCCACATCTCATTGTGCTTGATGGTGGCAAAAAACCATCTTTATTTATATCATTGGATAAACCTGATTTTATAAATGGAATGACCACTGTAAAGGGAATTTTTACAGATGAAAAAACTGAAGATGTGCTTAAAGATTATTCAAAAATCCTCGCGGGCACATTACAAAAATTATTAGTTGAAGTTATGATTCCACAGCATCGAGTTCAACTTATTCAAAATCTAGTATACGCAGCAAAATAACAATAAAACAAACAAGAAAGATGGTAATAAAATGGTATCTAATCGTAATAAACAAGTAGTTCAAATGAATGTTGATGATGTAGTTTTTAACGGCGTTTTGGAAGTTCTTTCACGGCGCAATGTTAAAAACTGGACGGGCACAATGACTAAACTTGGTCAAACGCTCGTGAAGGTAGTTGGTCGTAGAAACTCACATATGCTTCCTGGTTCGCCAAGCGCATTACGAGTTGTTTTAAACAGAGTAGTTAGCCGTATCCGAACTCGACGCATTGGAGTTAGCTTTGATCGTATTGGTCATTTTTCAACTCGAATTGTTAAGTTCTCAAAGTAATAAAAAGAGTAGTAAATAACTCAAATTAAATAGTTAAAGAAGAGTTGTGGCACTTAAGTGTGTATAAATAATAACAAAAGGATAAAATATGAGTAAATTCGGTGAAGTAGCATGGAATGATGATCTTTACGCAGGGCAAGAAAAAAAGCAAACCAATTCAAAAGATTTGTGGATGCGCCTCGATGAAGGATCAAATGAATTAAGAATTATTACCCAACCATACCAATATTTGGTTCATAAGTATAAGAAAGAAGGAGATACGGGATTTGGACAGAAGGTTAATTGTTCAAGTGCCAATGGAGAATGTCCCCTTTGTAAGCTCGGCGATAAACCAAAACTTCGCTGGCTTTTGGGAGTAATTTCTCGCAAGACGGGCACCTATAAGATTCTCGACGTGTCTTACGCTGTTTTCGGTCAAATCCGTAAGCTCGCTCAGAACACCGCACGATGGGGCTCGCCAGAAAAATATGACATTGATATTGTAATTGATAAAAATGGCGGAGCTGTTGGTTATTACACCGTTCAGCCAATTAGCAAGGAACCTTTATCAGCTGCAGATCAACTTATCAAAGATAACGTTGATTTGGAAGATTTAAAGAAACGCGTTACCCCGCCCGATGCCGCATTTGTTCAGCGTCGAATGGACAAGATTAACGGCGTTACTCTTTCTTCAACTCCCGCTCCAACCCAAACCACCGCCCCAGTTGCGTCAGGTTCGGTTGCAGCAGCAGTTCAAGCCAAAGCGGCAGCAACACCAGTAAAAGATGAAGACGACGATTTGGATACCGAATTTCCAGACTATTCGGCAACCACCTAAAAACAATCTCTCCTCCTTTGATTGTTCAACGCCCGCCAACCTAAAAACTTGGCGGGTTTTGTTTTTGCCCGATATATATCCAATATGATACGCGTTCTTGGTTTCGATATTTCCAGCTCATGCATAGGCATATGTTTATTGGAAATTGACGAGCAAAATAAAATAACAATGAAGTATCTGGATAATATAAAACCAGTTAAATCAGAAAATATTATTGAAAGAATTGCCGATACAAGAGATAAAGTTAAAAAACTTATTGAACATTTGAAACCGAATTATATTGCTATCGAAGATTTAGTTCAATATCTTCCTGGAAAATCTTCAGCTAATACTATTATAACCTTAACTACTTTTAATAGGATGATTGGATTACTTGCATTCGATTTTCTTCAACAAATGCCAAACCTCTATAATGTCATGTCTATTCGTCATGGTTTAAAGAAAGATAAAATATTACCTCCAAAAGAAGAGATGCCTGCTCTTGTATCTTCTCATTTGAATGTTAAATTTCCATATCGTATAGGCAGAAAAGGTAAAACTCTGCCCGAAAATTATGATATGGCAGATGCATGGGCGGTAGCTTTATATCATGCATTTATTCTTACCGGAAAAATTATTAAAAAAGCAAAAGTTAAAAAGAAGAAAGTTAAATAAAATTGAAACTTACTGAAGCTTATAAATTATTGGAACTTGAAGAAACCGCTACCCCAGAAGAGGCGAAAAAGAAATATCGCCAATTCACAAAACAGTTTCACCCTGATATCAATAAAGAGCCTGGTGCTGAAGATAAATTCAAGGCTATTAATCAAGCTTATGAGTGCATTAAAAGTGGCAAAGGAAATGACCGTGAAGATTTCATTCCAGAAGAGTATTATCATGGTTGGGGCGGAGGTTTTAATCCATTTGGCAGTAGCAACCCATTTCAACAACAAACGCGACCAGCATCTCACATTCAATTGAACATTGATATTTCATTTAAAGATTCTGTTTTAGGTTGCAAAAAAGATTTGAAATTTACAAGAAAAAATAAATGTCAAAAATGCAATGGACAAGGAACCATTAAATTAAATAACGGATGTAAAAAGTGCCATGGACAAGGACAAGTTATTTCGCAAAAAGGAAATATGATGTTTCAATCCGTTTGTCCTTTATGTCATGGTAGATCAAATGTAGAAAAATGTGAACCATGTAAGGCTGCCGGAACTGTAGATCATGAAGTGTCGGTTTCTGTTAAAATCCCCGGAGGCGTAACTTCAGAGAGCGTTTTAAAGATGCAAGGGTACGGAAATTTTGTTGGTTCCTTTATGGGTGTGCAAGATCAATTCACCGACGCCAATTGTAAAATAAATGTTGCACTCGATCCTGATTTATCATTAAAAGATGGCTATGTTATTTTAAATCATAATATTTCACTTCTTGATGCCTTAACTGGAACAACACGGTCGGTTAAAACAGTGTTGGGCGATAAGGAAATTTCAATTCCGCCTCTTTCCAAAAACAAAGAAGAAATCATAATTAAAAATGTTGGAGTAGATCGAAAGGGAGAGCAAAAAGTTATTCTCCATATTGATTATCCGGAAGATACATCAGACCTCATTGAGTTATTAAAAGGAAAAGCAAATGCCGTTCTCAGCGAATTGTCAAAATAAAGGTTGTAACAAGCAAAACGAACCCTACATCGACCCCAAAACAAATATCGTTTATTGTTCAGTTTGTGAAAAAGAAATGACTAACATCACTCAATTCACAAAAGTCCAAATGAAATCGCTCAAACAATTTAAACCAAAAGTAGCTGGTTCTTTTTTCGTAAAGTGTTCGAAATGCGGCAAAGAAGGACGACCTAAAGAAGTGGATAAAAAAATTGTCTGCTTCTCGTGTTTGAAAGAGCATGAACATCTGACGGAACCTTTCAAAATCATGCTCAAAGAAATGCTAAAATCGGCAGGTAAAGACATTGCTTGAACCTATTGTAGAGGCTTGCCACTATCTGCTAAATAATTTCCCAACAGCCGAGGAAGCTAAAAAATATATCAATGATCGTTTGACAGAGCATAGCCAAGAGTTGTTTAAGTTTGGGTATTTTCCTCGTGCCGATCAAATGGACGTATTGTTTAATATGGTAGATATTGATGTGGTAAAGAAAAATCGCCTTTGTTACTCCAAGACGATTTCAGACGCTTGGTGTCAAAGAGATTTAATATTCTCTTATTTCGAAAATTATCCTCTTATCCTACCATTTAAAAATGCATATGGCGATGTCGTAGCTTTGGTTGGTAGAACTCTATTACCTGAAGTCGAATATAAAGCGCAAAATATTTCTAAATACAAGAATACCATTTTTACTAAAGGAAATCATCTTTTTGGATTATTTGAAAATAAAAATAATATACTTGAAAAAGATTGTGTGATTATTGTAGAAGGACAATTGGATGTCATTAAAGGTTTGGAACATGGTATTGATAATATTGTCGCTTTAGGAAATTCGAATATGACCGCTTATCAATTTAGTCTAATCACTCGATACACCGAAAATATATTTGTTTTATTGGATAATGATGAAGCGGGGTTAAAGGGTAGAAAATTAATTCATAAAAAATTCGGGAAACATGCAAAAGTAACGGATCTATACTTGAGCCCACAATACAAAGATATTGATGAGTATTTGAGTAAAAATAAAAATATTCGTAGTTTTAATGATATATGTTTTGAAGACAGGGTGAGTGAAGAAGAGAATATTTAATTGTAGCTTAAATACGATTAAAGATATAATAAGAAGAAACAAATAAACAATATAACCTAAGTAGGCGAAATGATTGAGAAAAAAAAAGGCCGCTCGAGCAAATATCAATTTTTACTTTTAGAAAAGATGTTCAGTAATGATATGATGGAAGCATTTTCGAATGCGGATAGTATTAGTGATATTTTGAACCCATTTGAATATAATGAAGAATTACTTGATTTGGAAGATCAATTGAAAGTAGAGTTTTGGAGAATTGTTGAGGAAAATTTGACAGAGAGACAAAGAGAAGTGATGAAATCATACGCGTCTGGAAAAACCCAGCAAGAAGTAGCTCTTGGATTAGGAATTAATCAAAGTTCTGTAACCAAATCGTTCTGGTCCCCAATAAAATAAAAATAAATAAATTATTTTATTGGGGACCCTTTTCGCTTTGGGGCAATGTCGATTACAGTAACAATAAAACTTCTTATGGGGGAACTATCAAGAAGCTTAAAAAAGTTATTGAGACAGATGAAAGAATTTTAGCGATTTTAAATCGTATGAATGAAATCCGTGCCCAAAAATGGTGAGCCCGGTAGATAAAAATAACATATTACTAATCAAATAGCAATATTTTGTCATACCAACAGGCAATCTATTTCTAATCTAAGGATCATCTATGCCAAAATTTACAGTGAATTATGACGCTTTACATACGACCATTACTAAGAAAGCATATCGGTTGGCAGATGTTAAAGACCAACTCGAGTCAATTGCGTTCGGCGTAGTACGATTCAAAGACGCAGATAAGGCAGCTCAGCTTTGGGAAGTTCAAAGCTCTGATGATGGTGACTATATTGTTGCCCTTTATGGTGATGAAGACCTTGAAGTTAAAACGGCAAATGACTGGTCCGTAAAGTTTGTTAAATCAGCTGGTCAATTACAAGTTTCCTATAAAGGTGATCCACTCGTTTGTTTAGCATCACAGAAATTGGGCATCCCTCCAACGGAACTCAATGAAGCTGAAGTCTATCTTCCTTCAAAACTTGCCGAAAGCAAGAAATTAGTGAAAGCGCTGTTGAATGAATTAAGCCCAACTGCCAAAATAAACGCATATAAGAAGTATCCAGAATTACTCTAAAAGGGACAAATGAGCTTAGATAAATTTAATCAGTTAGTTACTGCGACAGTGAAATCTATTGACGACAATCATAAGTTATCAACCACAGCATTGACTATCAAATTAGCTCATGCCATTGAAGTTGCCCCTCATGATAAGACGCTAGGTCAGTTATATCGAGTCGTCGAGAAGATGTCTGAAAATGGAACTGATTTAATCCGTCGAGCAGACTTTCGTAATTTATACAATAAGCTATTTTCTTATGGAACTGAAGCTGCAGAAATTTTTGCAGAAGAATTAGGTATTACTCCAGCCGCTTCCCCAGTGACTTATAAGGAGCGAGATGATTCAGCAGAGCTTCCAACCTACGAAATTGGCGATCAAATCCTCGCAAATGCATTAAATTCAGCGCTTGATAAGGACACTCCACTTAAAACTTATGCTCAAAGTACAGCTAATCGAGCCCTTAAAATCGTCGCCAACGCCCTTGAACTTTGGAACCTTAACCCACAACATTTGTCTGTTGGTAGTGGAAATGAGAAATTTATCATTGTTAAAGCAGATTATGACACTCCAAAAGGCTTAACTAGTTTTTATGTCCCCGTTGAAGTTGTTAGATCAGATGTTAAAGAAGCCTCTGTATTTATGGGTAACACTGGACCACAAGATTTAAACAACACAAACATTCGTAACTACATTACTTCAAATGCGGGCTCACAGCTTAAAATTGGAAGTGAGATTGTGTTAGGTGTTTTGAGTTCAACCATAAGCGAAGCAGAATTGGCTTTAGCGCGTTTTAATAATTCAAGCTACGGAACTTCCAGCTTCTTCGCAAATAGCTCTGAAGGTCAAAAGATCGTCAATGCAGCAGTGTCTGAGATGGAAACGACCTCTGACGAATTTGAAAGCTTTGAAAAGAAATTTGAATCACCACTTGGAATTGCTTCATGGAATTTCGGCGAAGAAAAAGTATCGGCTGCTCATCGACATTTAGCTCGTGAATTAGCCAGTTTTGGTCACTCTCATCCTCAAATGAAGCTTGCCAAATCAGATGAGACCACTTTATTTTACGCAGTATCATTAAATGGTGGTCGAGTTGCTTTTACTGTTCCAGTTAAATTTGCAAATGGAACGATGATTAAACCAAATGTTCTTTTATGCAACGGGTCAGTAAAAACATTTGATAAAGCTGGAATTAATGAGCTTGTTTCTGAAAATGCTTCAGATATCCGTGTTGCCGCGGTTTCTTCAGCAATGGCATCTTTAAAGCCAAGCGAAATTATTAACAATATTCGAGAAGCTGTTTTAGAGGGTAATTTAGTAAAAGCTGAAGATGCCCTCAATGTATTAGCTCATGGTGAAGATGAAAAAGCTTATGCGAGTGGATTTGCTATTTATAAGAGCGCCCTTGCTGGAGTTAAACCAGTCGAAGAGACCAAATGTTCAGCATTGGTTAAAAGTGCCGTTTCAGAACATCCCATTTGTTCACATACCGGACTTCCAGCTCATAAGGTATATCAAGACGACCATGGAAATTGTCGTCCATTATATCGCAGAGGAATGTCAGAAACTTACGAAGGCGCATCATTTATGAATGCTAAAATCTTTTTGGGGTAAAAATAATGAAAACAGATCGATTATGGCAATTTTTAGCTATAAAATATAAGGTTGCCGAAGACGCATCTCATTTAGAGGCATCTTTAAGAAATAAAATAGACGCCCTCTATAATGTCGTTCATAAAAGTCACTCTATTTTAGAGTGGTGCGCCAATTCAGATGTTAAAAAAGCCGAAAGTGACCGGGAAGTTCAAGCTCGCAAAGGTTTTGAGTTCTGTCGTAAAGTTGTAAATATCGTTGATTATCTTAAAGCTAATCGTAATGATATTAGCTTTGCAGATATTACAGACGCATTACTGGCATTAACAAATGTTATTGATGAAAATAAAGTAGTTGAAGGCAGTAACGTTCAGTTTGCGAATGTATCTGAACTCATTTTCACCGGATTTCCTACGGCTACCAAATATGATCGTAAAATTCGTGACGATCAGTTTGGAAAGATGCGAACTGGATTAAGCCGACTTATGTCTATTGCGCTTGATATGGTAAAAGATTTAGAAAAACTTGATCCGCATGAACCAGAAGAAACTGATCCAATTGCGGCCGATCCCACTCGTTTTAAACCGCAACGGGTGCCCCTTTCAGTATATAATATAATTGATTTTATTCGTCAACATGGATCTGAATTCGGAATTGAAGATCGTGATGATTGGGGATTAGTGATGGAAAACAACCCAGAACTTAAAGAAAAAATGTCACATATTATTAACATGAGCACTCGTGGTGGTATTCCAAAGAATGATCCATGGATTTTAGATGTTAAAAATGAAATTACAAAAACTTTACAAAATATGAAGAGGTTCTAATGCGGATATCTGATTTACTAAAAGCTTATGCAAATGATTTAGAAGATGTCGAAAATCCAGCATTGCTCCTTTCTGAATACGATGAAAAGTGTTTGGAAGTGGTTGCTCACGCTTTAGTTCAGGCTGCCGACTTATTAAAGAATGCAGCGTCAGAAGTAGATGCAATTGAACCAGAAGCCGAATCTGTTATTACACCAGAGTCCATTGAAGAGATTGCAAATTTAGCGACTGCATTGGATAGTTCAGATGATCCTGCATTGAGAAAACAAGCAAGTGTTCTTGATGAGCTTCTATTAACAATCGCCGCCCCAAAAGATGCCATTCGTAATAAAAAAGCCGAAGAAGATGCGCGTCTTGAAACATTGCGCCTCAAGTACCAAGGAACTGCAGAAAAATTAAAAGATTATAACAAGACTGCCGATCAAGCAAAAGAAGTTGAAAAATCAGAATATGTAAAAAATATGCCAATTGAAGGTTCGCCCTTGAAGGCGCGGTCGTGCCCAGATCATCCTGGTACAGGTATGTTTAAGCTTGAAGGATCGGACTCGGTTTATATATGTAGTTTAGATCATAAACATTACGATTTCGAAAATGGGTTTACGCTTTTAAATGGAACTAAAGTACCTGGTGGAAGCGTTTCAGCTCAATCAGATTTGGGATTGGATAACCGATTTTTTGCCACATTTTTCGATTCAAGGGACGGACGTTTAAATAATAAATAATCTTGATATATATGAAGTATGACTGTGCGCCTAACTCACGAACAATTTGTAATTAAAGCTAATAAAATTCATTCAAATAAATATTCGTATCCTGAAGAATATATAAATATGGATACTAAAATAAATATATTATGCCAAATTCATGGAGCTTTCGAGCAGAAGCCGGGCAATCACTTGAACGGATGTGGTTGCAAGACATGCGCTGACATTAAGAAAAGAACTAAACTTGGAGATTTTTTAAAAAACGCAAACAAAAAGCACAATAATTTTTATTCATACCCTTTCCCAGAAGAATATAAAAATACAGAAACAAAAATTAGTATTATATGCCCAAAACACGGTTTATTTAGGCAAACTCCACATACTCATTTAACGGGCGGCGGCTGTAGAGATTGCGCTGACGAAGTCCGGGCGAACTTACATAAAAAAGGAATGGAAAAATTCGTAAGCGAAGCGAATAAAGTTCATAAAAATAAGTATGAGTATTTTGGCGAATATATAAACACTCACGATAAAATAACAATAAAATGTCCCAAACATGGATTTTTTGAACAAAAAGCGGCGCATCACGTAGCAGGTTCTGGATGCCCAAAATGCAAGTCATCTATTTCAAATATGGAATTAGAGTGGATTGCTTATTTAAAAATACCAGAAGAATATCATCATATAAAATTCAAAGTAGATGGACGGCTAATTAAAACTGACGCATTTGATCATAAAACAAATACTATCTATGAATTTTATGGAGATTTTTGGCACGGAAATCCCAATAATCCGCAGTATCCTCCTGAAGAAATGCATCCCGTTTTGAAAAAGACATATGGACAACTATATAAAGAAACCATATCAAGGGAACAATTTTTAAAAGAAAATGGATATAATATTATTACAATTTGGCAACTAGATTGGGAAATAATCGTAAAATCTATTAAAAATAAATTATCACTTGACAATAGTTTTCCTAATAATTAAATATATTATTGAGGTATAATCAATGGAAATTTTTAAAAAACCCTCCGAACTTAGCAGCGAAGTTGCGGAAATAAATAAATTATCTAATGAAGCAATTAAAGAAGCCATTGCGCAACATCATAAAGCTGGTCGAAAAGTTCCAGTGATGCGCGCCGGTAAAATTCTTTGGATATGAAAAATTCTAATTTATATATCATTGCTGGATTAAATGGGTCAGGGAAATCCACCGTTGCTAAAAAATATACTGATAGTGGGATGATGCCTAAACATCAAAATCCAGATGATATTAATAAATCGTTAATTAAATGGACTTTAAATATCTTTCCAAAAGATTGGACAAATAAAATTGCAGTTGAGATGGTTGAGTGGAGGCTTAAAAGAGCGATTAAAAATAATAATACAATCGCTATTGAAACCGTTTTGTCTAGCAACAAATATTTACCGTATATCCAAATGGCAAGGGCAAAAAATTATAAAATTACCATGATTTATGTAGCTTTAAGTTCAGTTGAATTGAATATTGCAAGAGTTAAAATGAGGGTAGAGGCTGGCGGACATGATGTTCCTGAGCAAAAAATTAGAGATCGATATCAAAGATCGCTTAATAATTTAAAGTTGTTTATTCCGTTTTTAGACAATTTAACAGTTATAGATAATAGCGACGATCTAAATGTAGTAGCTATGGCATTTGATCATACCAAAATTCCAGTTATTTATGACACCACTTTACTTCCAGAAATTCAACAAATTTTAAAAGATCTTTTAAAGAATATGTTTAAAGGGATATATATAATTAGCAAATAACACCGCCAATAATCTCGTATTTACCTGATAAAGGCGAGAATTTTAATGGCAAAAACGAAAACTAATACATATCGCAAAATTCTAGAGCATCCAGATTGTCAGGAGATCATATCTAAAATAATATTAGATATGGACCTAAAGGACATCAATGAATGGCTAAAAGCTAAATATTCTGCTACATCAGAAACTAAATTTGTTATTGCAGTTCCAGCTCTTAAAAATTTCAAAGATAACTATATTGACATCTACACGCACATCAATAATGATATTCAAGCAGCCCGTCAATCATTAACAAAAACAACGGCGGAGGAAACTAAACTTTCATTAAATGATAATTCTGAATATCGAAAGAAAATGTTAGAGTTGGTCGATAATGAATTAGATATTAAAAAGATGTGTGGCACTTTACTTTTAGGAGTTGAAGCACGACTTGCTAATATTTATGATTTAGTTATGGCAGACCCACAAAATATTGATACCAGAGTGGATCGTGTTCTCATCGAATACATGAATACTTTTTCAAATGTTATGGATAAATATTTTAAATTTACAACGGATAACGAAGTAAATGTGAATATTAATCATTCGGGAACTATCCAACACATCGATCAACATGTCAATCTCCTTCAGGATTGCATTCGAGAGACATTGGCAGAGTTGGATTTAGAAACTTCATTCAAATTTTTAGAAAAGTTTAATGAAAAAATGTCAGCGCTAAAGTTGGTTGAGCCGACTGTTGTTCAACAAACCACTGCAACACGATTAGCCGAAACAAAATTACTTTCCGAAACCATTACCCAGAAGCTCGCCAATGAATAAAAAAAATCTTTATTCATATGGGTTAGAACAAGAAATTGCGTCCTTGTTTTCATTTTTCGATTTTCACGCCATTAATTATGATAGGCTCAATAAAGAGGCATATCCAAATGATAATGCCGTCATGTATACCCCAACGAATTACAATTTAGAGAAGTGGGTAGCTACCGTTAAAAAGCTATATACTCAAGAAAAGCAGAATGGAATATCAAGAAGAGAAGCCATTAAATCGGTTACTCAAGAGTGGAATCCAACTGAAACTTTCGACTTTTTGAACTGGATGAGATATTACGAAGAAGGAAATCAATTGAAATATAAAACTGCGCAATGGTATGAAAATGGCTCACCAGGATATTTCTTGCACCTTAAAAAGGATCCTCCAGCTCCACAATTAAAATCAGATCATCATTCCATCGAAAATGTTCAAGAGGATTTAGCCCAAAAAGCACAAAAAAAACAAACCATTGAGGCGCAACGAAGTAAAATTATTGGTCGGTTAGATTCTGCTGAGAAACTACTTCGCTCACAAGAGGGACAGCTTTTCGCAGGAAATGAGCTTGAAGATTTAATGGAATCCATTTACTCATTAAAAAAGAAAATTCAACTTGTCAATAAAATAAGCTCATCTGTTCGTTTGTATGAAGATATGATCGTTCGTGAAAGCAATGTTCTACGCCGCAGAGGTTTAGTAAAGTCGGCAGAATTTTTATACAAAACAGCAGATCCAGATTTAAATGCCACTCCCCCACCTTCGCCAACGACACCTGAAGGCGCACCTGGAGGACTACCCGCAACAATTCCCGGCGTTCCAAATGTGCAAACATCTTCATTTAACGATCAAAATAAAGATCAGCCCCCAGTAAGCGCCTTTAAAGCTCCTCCACCTGAAGTTCAAGATAAGCCAAAATCAAAAGGTATTGAAGAATTTCTTGTTCAAATGGATACTGCGGGCGACACAGATCCTAAAGATTTAGAGGCAGCCGACGATGTTCTTGAAGTCGAAGATGACGTCCTCATGGTATCGGAAGCTCAAGTTGTCCCTCCGCCTCCAGCATCCCCAACAGTCGCTCCACCTGCCACCGAGAAGCCTTTGGAAGTTTCGGAGGATGATGTACCTACCGACGAACAAGCAGAAGCAGCAAAAGGCAATGCGGTCGATGAAAAAATCGACGCAGCACTTGCCAATATTACAATTGACGATGTTGTTGCGAAACTTGAAGACTTATCAAAAATATTTAAAGTTCGAGAAATCCCTCGTCAGCTTGCTCTAATTGATATTATGATGCAACAACTTGGAATTGCTTCTTATTTTAGTAATTTAAGTGAAGCACAAAATAAAGCATTGGATTCGAACAATTATATTTCAACTCGCGTAGATGATATGCTTGCCAAATTACGAGGAGCGTCAGCAGGCGGCGATGTTGATTTGACAGGTGGGCAGCAAGAAGATAATCCAGCCGTTCAATCTGTAAAAAATAACTTGCAACTTGACGCTGATAAAGAAAAAGCACGTAAAGAAAATCGCAAGAAGCAAGAAAATGAAGAAGCGGATCTTGCTACAAAAGAAACTCCAAATGTAGAAATTGACGAAGATCTCGATGGAAAACCTGCGGCTCCCCCACCGGCTCCAACGCCATTACCTCCAACCGTATAATTTAGTATATTCTTGAATGAAACTTCGAGAAATACTTCAAAAATTAGAAGAGACATCTAAAAAACTTGATGTTTCTACTATCAGTGTATGCGGAGGGACTCCACGCGATAAATACATGGGGCATCTTGAAAGAGTGTCTGATATTGATTTAACGAATGGCGAAAAAACAATTGCATATGCAGCAAAAGAATTCGCCGATTCATTAAAAAAACAATACAATCTTACTTATAAAGAAATGCCAGATGGACATGCTTCTATTTTTCTTGGCAATCTTAAAATGGATTTCTCTTCAAATTTTATTGTAAATGACATTGATAATTATTTGAAAGCAAAACAAATTATCAATCCAAATAATCTACAAAGAGAAATGTTTTCAAGAGACTTTACTTGCAATGCACTTTTAATGTCTCTCGACTTAAAAAATATTTCTGATCCTACTCGCCAAGGATTCAAAGATATTAAAGAAAAAATGGTACGAACTTGTTTAGATCCAAAAATCACTCTTACATCAAACCGTAATCGAGTGGTTCGAGCCATTTATTTGGCGTGTAAATTAGATTTCGATATTGACCCATCTATTATTGAATTTGTAAAAAAATATCCACAAACCATTAAAATTTCTACCGATAAAGTTATGGCAGAAAAATTAAACGAAGCATTTAAAAAAAACGCTGATAAAGCTTCAAAACTTATTACTCAAATGGGACTTTGGAATTATATACCTATTACGGAATTTATTTATCAATATTATCAAAAACATTTAAAGGCAAATCCCAATGGATAAAAAATCTTATTTTCAAGGGACGGAAGAACCGCATACATATAAAAAAGAAAAAGCTATTCGAATTCAGCCAAGATTTGAAACGCCATTATTTCATAATTACGATTATGTTGGAAATAGTGATACAGGACCAGGATCAGGATACTCAGGACTTCAAGATTATAAAAGTGTTTCCGATTTTTTAAAAGCTCGCCGCAAGAAAATGAAAGATAAATATAAAGCAAGTGACAGTTATATTCCCGAAGAAGCTGCTAAAAAAAGCAAAGCAAGAATATTGTTATTATCAAGAATTACAAAATTTGCTATCGATTTTCCAAGAGATGAGCAAGTTACTCCTATGTTGGCAGGAGATTCAACTTCTTATTTAATGCCTCAAGAAATTGGATCGACTCCAGGAAGCAGAGAGAACGCCGAATTTCCAGGAGAGGTCGGTCCCGGAGAAATTGAAAGTTATCCAAACTCTGTGCCATTTGGGAATTTCAGTTATAATCCTTTGCCTGACGAAGATAATAAACAAGAATCAGCGTTGGATTTCGCCAATGATCTTGTAGCTGAAGAATATCCCTCTGATATTATTGACGAAAAAACACTTAAATTACTGATGAACAAATATTTAAACGCTGCCGAAAGTGAAGGAGTTTTTGGACTTCCAGATGGCATTGTTCCAAATTCTGCTCTTGACGGATCTGAAACTATAGATATTGAAAATCCTGATTATGGCACTACAAATTCAGGCAATGACACTTATTCCAATACCTGGATTTAATCAATATTTTGGCATTGATCTGAATTCTCTCAATAAGGTTAAAATGACTTTAAAATCACTCGCCCAAGATTTCTTATCCCTCGACCTCGTCTCACCAGCATCGCAATTGCCTGCTGATGACAATAGTGCCCATGACGATCTTGATATTATTATTCCACTTGATTTACAGGAGATGCCAGAAAGTCTTGAACTTTCCGAGCCTGTTGATGTGGAAATCGTTGTTGAAGAAATCCCCGGCGCCCCACCAGGCACTCACGATCCAGAACCCATTGTTGTGTCTGAAGAGCCCATGCATGTTAAAGAAAAAGAAGACGAGAACGATGCAAAGAAATCAAGTAAAAAAGGTAAGTGGGATTGGGAAAGCAAAGGGGCAGAAGGCTTTGTTGTCTGGGTAAAAGATATGTTGTTAGGCGTTCCAAAACATTCTGGACAAGAAGAGAGTGGTTTAGAACGAGCTATTTCTTATTTAGAAAAACTTGATGCCGAAGTTTCAAAAGCAATGAGATTAGATTTAGATGGCGAATTGGATGCTGATAAAGTTGAAGAAATTCGTTCTAAAATTGATGAAGGTTTAGAGAGGCTTCATGATCGTTTAAAGAAAGTTCGAGATACGAAAAAACCCCATCGCAAAAAGAAGTCAGACACAGAGTACGAGCTTGTTAAAGAAGCACAAAAGGCTGCCGGTATTAGTGGTATCGTTGTTACGGTACCTCTATTGATTTCTTTAGTTGCCCGTGTCATTATCAATGGAACGGTTTCCGCAGGACATGATTCACGCGATTTATTTCAGCGTCAAGTTAAAAAATTTAAATTGGATGTTCGCGAACAAGCCGAAGTTATGCAACTATTAGAAGATATGAATTTTCCAATTCGCGGCGATAGAGGCTTTTTTCCAGATGAAGATTTAGAAGTTTCAGACAGTAACAATATGGACTGGGCAGCTAACTTTTCAGGCTAATCATGACAAATAAATATAATCGACATCAATCCGTTATTTCCCGACAATCAGATTCAAGTGAATATGATAGTACTTGGTCAGATCGTTATAATTCTGAAATTGAAAAAGGTGCAGTTCAATCAAGAAAAGATAATATTTTTGATGAACTAAATTCAATCATGAATGGCTCAAAGTCAAAATATTCGACCGTTGATGCTGCCGTTGAAGATATGAAACAAAGAAGCGGACTAACGGATTATCTCAAAAATATTAGCAAACAATCACAGAATGAAGCCGGAAATAAAATTGTTGTCGCTCAAAGTAAAGAAGATACAACTCCATTAGCCATTCATGAAAATCCACATGTATTGCAAACGCTTGAAAATATTATTAAAGACACAAATGGCAATTCTTCTTTACCAGCCATTATTTCTCGCTTGCAGGCTATTCATGGAAATGATGTTCAAGATCAAAGCGCATGGGATGATGAAAAACTATTAAGATTAGTTAGCAAAATGAATTTGGAAATGAAAGCCAATCATCCTGCAGCGCATCAGAATTTCAGTAATTTAGGACTGAGAGATCGCGATATGAACTCTGAAGTAGATCCAAGTAATAATGATGCTTTCCATGGATTATTACCTAACAAAAGCTAATAATATCGCATATGTCCGATGAAAAGCAAGTCGGATAAACAAGAACAAAATGAAACATTTGAACAATTAAAGAATTCTCTATTAAATATTGATCCTATTTATTTCGTAGAAAAATATCTCACATTAGATGGTTCTCCATTCAGAATTCACGGCAATGGATATAAACCCTATGGAGATATGTATAGGTATTTCGGTGTCAAAGCATTAGAACCCAACGCGAAACCTATGATTGTTGTAAAATCGCGCCAGGTGGGAAATACTACCATGGCGTCGGCTCTTGAAATGTATTTTATGGGAAGTGGTTTGTTTGGTGTTAATGGAAAGCCACCTATTCGAGTAATGCATATTTTTCCTTTCGGTGAGCTTGCAGCTGCTTATTCAAAAACAAAATTATCTCAAATGATAAATGGTTCTATTGTTCCCGAAGGCTCAAAGCCAGATAAATCTGGTAAAGCAAAATCATATATGCAACTGATGCTTGATGATGGAACAGACCAAGGTAATTCACTTCATTTCAAACAATTTAAAAACGGTAATCACTTATGGGTTGAGTCCTGCGGTTTAGACGGCGATCGCATCATGGGGCGTCAACTTTCATTGGAGATTGATATCCCAACGCCATCGGGTTTTATTAAACTTCGCGATCTAAAAGAAAATGATGAATTGTTCGACGAAAATGGTAACATTTGTCGAGTTACGAAATTACATCCAATCAATTTTTCTCCCGAGGCGTATAGAATAACATTTGATGATGATACGACAGTAGATGCTTGTGCAGAGCACCTTTGGCTAACACATACGAAACGCGATCGATTAAATACAAATAGTTTTAAAGTTGGTCTAACTCCAAATATGCCAATTCCAAAAATTAAAAATACGAAACAAATTTTCGAAACTTTAAGATATGGGAAAGAAAGCAACCATTCTATTCCAAATTGTAAGCCTTTAAATTACCCAGAAAAAGATTTACCATTAGATCCTTATTTATTAGGATTGTGGCTTGGTGACGGGTGTCAGGCAGGACATATTGAAAGTGCCGATCCAGAAATTTTTTCAAATTATTCTCATCATGTTATTCCTTCTTCCTTGGTGCCACGAATAACTTCTTTTAGTAAAGTTCCATCAAGATCCGCCGCGTATAGAATAGATGGATTGACAAATAAGCTTACATTATTAAAGCAACTAAAAAATACTCATAATAAAAAGGGGCAATGGTATAATAAACACATTCCAGACATTTATATGAGGGGGTCATTTGATCAACGGTTGGCGCTATTACAAGGACTTCTTGATACTGATGGGCACGTAGATAAATTAGGAAATGTAGAGTTTGTTCAGGTGAGAGAGAATTTAGCAAGACAAGTATTAGAGTTGGTTTTAAGCCTAGGCATAAAAGCAAAAATTTATAAAAGAGAAAGTTGGAGATACGACGTTCAGTATAAAGATAAATATCGGGTCCGGTTTATGACTACGCTTCCAGTTTTTAGAATGAAGCGAAAACTAGCAAATATTAAAAATATTTCAAAAAAAGCACATCAAAGATTTATTGTGGATGTTAAACCAATTCCATCCATTCCAATGCGCTGTATAACTGTTGATAGCTCATCGCGCCTATATTTGATAACAAAACAATGTATTCCAACTCATAATACGGCAGATGTAATGATTTTCGATGAAGTACAAAGAACAACTGATGTTGCTATTGGTAACTCACAGAAAATTTTAATTACAGCTAAATATGGCAAACCGACACAAGGATTACAAGTTATGTTCGGTACGCCTCGTAAGCAAGGATCATCGTTCCATAAAATGTGGCAAACTTCTTCCCAACAATATTATTTTTTGGGATGTGAAAATTGTAAAGATTTTTTTCCACTGTATACTCCAGGTTCTGATGACTGGGAAAAAATATGGCTTCATACATTTATAGTTAAATGTACAAAATGTGGACATGAACAAGATAAGCGCGCCGCCGCAGAACGAGGCAAATGGATCGCGCTTAAAGATGATAAAGACCCCGATTGTAAAATGGTTGGATTTCATATTAACTCTTTATATATGCCAATGTTCAGTAAAGAAGCAATTCTTGCTGAAAAACCAGGCGTCCATCCAATTAACACCGAACGTGTATTTCAAAATGAAGTTCTTGGAGAATTTTTCGCTGGAGATACAAGTCCAATTACTACGGATGAAATTAGAGAATATTGTGGTGATGTAGGTAGAAAATATCGCGCAAAAATAGATAGCAACACAGAGCAACAGCAAATTGTAGTTATGGGATTAGACTACGGTCTGCGCAACGATTTAGAACAGCTTGCCAATCCAGAAAAAGTAAAGACGACGGGGCAATCTTATTCTACTGCAGTTATTTTATTAGCAAAGGGTCCGAATTTACTTTCCATTGAATATGCGCATAAATTTAAAAAGAATGATCCTGAATCCAAAAAAGGCATCATTGATCAATTAATGCGACAATACAATGTTCAATTGGCAGTAGGAGATATCGGATATTCAAACGATTTTTCAGTGACACTTCATAATATGTATGGAGATCGTTATTTAGTTTCTCGCGCTCATAATAAAATTAACGCTCCAGGACATATTAAATACACCCAGGACTCGTTTCCTAAAGAAATGATATTTGAAAGAGATTTTTATATTGCAGAATTATATGAGCAAATGAAAAAGGGTATGATTCGTTTTCCTTACGGAGATTATGATAAGGTTGGATGGTTAATTGAACATTGTTGCAGTATGGAAATTAAGCCATCTATATCCCGAAATGGTGGCGATCCGACCATTCATTATGTTAAAGGCAGCACTCCAAACGACGGAATGATGGCGCTTCTCAATGCTTATATAGCTTATCGATTTTTAGTTACAAATTCTTTTACAAACATGAATCCGCATGCTCAAGGAAGTATCACCAACCGCGACAAGCCATTAGTTTTGGGCGGGTATGTTGAAAAAAGGTTGTAATTATCCGATATATAATAGAGATATAAGTGAGACTTCATGCCAATTAAAAAAAACGGAATCGGTGAATACGGTTCATTTTCAAACCAATATATGGATACGAAATCAACTATTCCACCGATTAGTCCGTATGTAGCTAAAAATGTATCAGAATATCGTAGAGATGCGCTAGCCGAAGATGTTAGACGTGGTATTTATCGTGATGGTTCAAGTTCTGGATCTGTTGGTGGGGCGGATGATACATTAGGTTATGTGGTTACAGGCGGAAAAGATTTAAAAAAGGTTGCTCAAGCTTTTGGTGGCGCAGCATTTGGCGGCGGAATGTTTGGTAGTGGTGGCAATACTGTTATGCAAGCTCCAGAAGTATATTCTCCACTTTGGCTAAATAGCAATATGAGTTTGCCAAGAGATCGGGCAACTATTAATGCATGGTGCCGATCATTCTTTGCTTTAAATCCTTTCGTTCATAATGCAATTTCTTTGCACTCAACTTATCCAATTAGTAAGTTAAATATTAAATGTGCAAATAAAGATATTGAAAAATTCTTTAATGATATGGCAAAAGAAATTGATTTGATGAATGTTTGTGTTCAAATTGCTCAAGAGTATTTTTTATTAGGTGAAGCTTTTCCTTATGCCGAATTAGATGAAAATCTTGGCAAGTGGAGTCGCATTCACATTCAAAATCCAGACTTTATGATTGTTAAACGAACGGTTGTTGGCAGCGAACCAATCATCATGTTGCGTCCAGATGAAAATTTAAAAAATATTATTAAGTCGAATAAAGCATCCGATCAAGAGCAAAGAAAACAAATTCCACAAAGTATTATTGAGGCAGTTCGTCGTGGTGAAAATATTCCTTTAGATAATTTCAATGTTTCTCAATTAGCTCGAAGAATTAGCCCTTACGAAATCAGAGGAACAGGTTTACCAGTTTGTATTTTTAGGCAACTTATGCTTTTCGATTTATTAAGAGAATCAAAGTTTGCTCAAGCAGATGGTATGATTAATCCAACCACTGTCGTAAAAATTGGTTCAGCGGATTACAAACCAACTTACGAGGCGCTAGAACAATGGCGAGCGACCTTCGAAGCCGCACAAAGCAATAAAGATTTTAAGATTTTTACGCACGAAGGTGTTGATATTCAGAGAATTGGCTTCGGCTCAGGTATTTTTGATATTTCTGGAGATATCACCCAGCTTGTAAAAGAAATTTATGTTGGACTACAAGTTCCACCTGTTCTTATGGATGGTGGCGCTGATACGACCTATGCAAACGGCGGCGTCGCTCTGGATGTTCTTCGCGGTCGGTATATGACTTTCCGAAATATGTTATCTGATTGGCTGCAAAATAAAATATTCGCCCCAATCGCTAAAATCCAAGGATTTTATAATTATGCAGGCGGTGAGAAACAATTAATAATTCCAGAAGTGGATTGGAATTACATGTCTCTTTTCGATGCCGGTGACTACATAAATAATTTAGTGACACTCACATCAGGAACAGACGATCAACGAAGAGTTTCATTGCACTCTCTATATCGCTCTCTTGGATTAGAATATGAAGATGAAGTCCGAAGACTGCGCAAAGAAGCGATTTCGGCTACAATTGCTAAAAAAGAAAAAGTAGCGCTTGAAGCTATGGACTTGAATTCATTGCGAGCACTTGACGATGAAGATGAGATTTCAGAACAAGAAACACCAGATGGGCAACCACCACCCGCAGAAAAGCCAGTACCGGGTGAAACGGGAGGAATGCCAGATTTAGGTTCGTCTCCGCCTCCATCTATGTCTCCACCAGCGCCAAGCACGCCATAATTTTGCATTATCTTGATTTGTATTCAATGAGGATTTTACATGGATAAACTTGCCCAAAAACGAAGCATACTTGATAAATATAAGCATCCAGTTACAAATGTCACTGGACTCATGGCTGAGAAGTTTTTCGCCCCTGAATTAAAACGAGTGATGGGGCTTTTAAATAATGCAGATGATTCCATCCGTTCTATTTTAACAGGAACAAAAATTGGAACCGGCGCATCACCTGAAGATAAAGGTGCAGTGAAAGAATTATTAAAATCCGCCCGCACTAATTACAATCGCCGCGAGTACATGTCAGCGATTTCAGATTTAGGACGCTTCCATAAAAAAATGGCAGATGCCACAAAACTTATTCAAACCTTAAATTTAGGAGTTGATCGCATTCATCATGACTTTTTGTTTCAAGGTTTAAATACAGAGCAAAAGAGTAATATTCAAAAACTTCGTGAACACATGGGCGCTTCAGTTGATATTGAATTTTTTATCAAAGAAGCTGGAATTATGGACTTCTATTATAATAATCTCACCCATCGCGGCACCGCACTAAAAGCTTGGGAAAAAAGATATCCAAATGTTGTGAAGCGCTTAAGAGATGGGTTGGCTAATTTATTGGACAATGCCGAATCACTTTTATCCGAAACGCTTGGGGCTCTTAAAGAAATGTCAATTGCCAGGTCTGGAAGATTAGTTGATAAATATGTTGATGAGGCAAAAAAGATTTCAAATGCTTTTACTAAATTCGATAATGGTAAAAATGGTTTTAAACCTTATTACAATGAAGTAATCAAACCATTTTTAGATAAACAAGATGAATACGATAAAGAAGATAAAGCGCCAGCCTCACCTGCAGCTGAGGTTACAGGACCTTCAGTTCCTGTCGCCGATCCCTCTGCTTTGGCAGATCAGCCCGTAGGTACGGTAAGAGATGCGGCACCACCAATGCAATCATCTATGCCTTATGCGCCTCCTTCAATGGCGCCGCCCAGCGCTCAAAATTTTAAGCAGCCCGAACCATCATTTAAATTTCCGCCTGTTCCCACAGGAATTAAAGCTCCTCCATCATCCGCTGCACCATTTAATCTAGTAAATAAATTAGAACAAAAACCTACAGTAGTTCCACCAGTTCGTGACACATCGCGCTCGCCCGCACCAGCCATGGAAGCAAGCGACGAAGATGAAGGATTTAAGAGCGATCAACTTGCAAAAGAAATGTGGGGAGGCAAAGCAGCTAAACATTATTCTTTTATTAAAACACTAGAGAGTTTTGCTGGTGAAAGCCCACTAGTGTTAGCCGGGTTTATTTCTAAATATGCTAAAAAAGTTCAAAGCGAAGATCCAGAAATTGCCATAAGATTATTTAAAATTGTTAAAAACTTGAGGGGTTAATTATGCCAAACCTCGGCTCAAACTTTTACCCCAAGTTTCTCCAGATGACTTCAGAATTAGGAATGAAGCCAGAAGATCTGCTCGCCGTTATGGTTTCTGAATCGGGAATCAATCCAGGCGCAGGCAATAAGAGTTCTGGTGCTTCTGGTTTAATTCAGTTTATGCCAGGCATTTTAGCAGGAACAGGGTTTAAAGGTAGTCCAAGTGATTTCCGAGAAACTTCAGGGGAAAATCAACTTCCCTATATTAAAAAGCTAATCGAAGGGAATATGAAATATAACGGCGGTCCTTTTACTTCCGCCGCCCAATATTATGTTGCAAATTTATGGCCGGTAGCTTTAAGATTACCTGGAATTAAAGCGGGTGATCCATCTACGGTATTTTTAGAAAAAAATCCTGCTACCGTAACCGATCCAAGAACAGGTAAAGTTTATAGTAAAAAATATTATGATATCGGACAAAGAATTACGCCACGTCAAGAAAGTCAAGCTTATACGGCAAATACTTTATTTCATGGATCAACTCCGGGTGCAATTACTTATGGAGATATGATAAATCAGGTAAATAAAAATAAGCAAACTTCTACTTATCAAAAAGCGCTTATGGCAATGAAAAATAATACAGGATATCAACCGCCACCAAACGAACAAACAAAATCTATAAATACGCCTCCACCTGCCGCATCGCCTTCAATTAATCAAAATTCAGTTCCCGCGCAAGCACTTCCACCAAAAAATCCAAGCAGCATAGATGAAATGTTAAATTCGCTTTTAGGAATTTCAGAAGCAAAAAACACTTATCTTATTCAAATTAAAACTGCCGATTATACGGATGCTATGGAGTTTGCCAGAGTATTAGGATCAGTCCTAGATGAAGAATTAAAAACGCGCTCTTATACCTATACAGATGGAACGAGTAAAGTAGAGTTAGAATGCAAAAACAGATCAGGTATCAATAATGTGCAAATTGCGAATCTTGCTACGCTCGTAAAAAATAATTTTAAAACAGCAACCAAAAAAATCGGGTCCGTCGAAGTTTATTTTAATATAGTCAAAGATACAAAATCAAATCTTCAAGAAACAAACGTCAAACACGCAGAAACGAATTATCGAAAGTTTCTCCTTAAATTTATTGGAAAAATATAATGCCCGACATAAAAGATGTGCAAAGTGTTATTGATAGTTTGCAAGGAACAGGAAAAACATTTGCCGAATTTTTAGCACTTATATTTAAAGATAAGTTTATTGAAATTTATTTGGGCGATTCGTATGAAGATATTAGCACCGAGCAAGTATCAACTCCTTATCCATCCGTATTCGTCGGAACAGTGGTAGCAGCTTATCGAGAATGCTTGATTTTAAATTGCGCATACGTTGATAAATCTCATACAGCTCAAATGGGAAATATGGTTTTTGTGAATGAAAGAGCGATTCGAGCTTTAAATGAAGTAGATGGAAAAGGCGTGATTGGAGACATGATGTTGAGAAGTACAGACTCCATTGGAATTAAAAAAGCCTTCGAAAAGAAAAAATGAATTATAATAAAATTTTACAATCGATGGAACAATTTGAATTGCACTGCGAAGCATCATTAAGTGTAATTGCGAAGATCCGTAAATTGGAAAATGGCAAATACCAAGTTCAATCTGAAAAAGGAAAGAACATGGGCACTTATAAGTCAAAAGAATTAGCTCAAAAGCGTTTAAAACAGATCGAATTTTTTAAGCATTTAGATAGTAACAAAGCAAACGATAAGGCAATCGATTTAACAGATGTTGATGAAGTTTCTTACTCTGCTATTATGCGCAAGTTAAATGAAAAAGCTACACAAGAACAAATGTTAGATTTTATGAAATTATTTAAACTAAATTTTGATAAAGCCCTTAAAGCCAAATTACATAAGCCCGACCGCGTTGCACTTCAAAAAACACTCGTTCTTTTTAACAAAGTCCATCCAATTAAATTAGATAAGGATATGGTAAAGAACGCGGCAATAGCGGAACTTGGCAATGCAGAAGAGGTTGGAAAATATTTAGCAGACATTGTTAAATTCACAATTAATCGAATATCTCCAGATAATCGCCAAAAATCATTAAATAATTTAAAGCAAAAATTTATGGAACTTAATCCAAATGATATTGGGCAAAAGCAAATGCCAGCATCTTCGGCATTAGGGCAGGCAATAACATTTACTAAACACATTCTTTTTGGTCATGACGCTAATTATGTTAAGAAAGTTTCAGAGAGTTTGTCGAGAGCACTGTGATCAAGCGCCTTCGAAAAGTAACTAAAGGACTCTACCGTGGTGGCGCTTTAAGTCCCAAAGATGTCAAATGGTTGCAAGATCATTTAGGCATTAAAAAGATCGTAAGTTTAGACAAAGAAGTCGGCGAAACTATCTCAAGAACATGCAAGTTATTAGGAATTGATCAGATAAAACTTTATATTAGTTTTGATAAAGGATTGAAAGAGTTTTTAGATCAAGATATGAAGAAGTTGTTTTTAGAAGGTGGACCAGTATTCGTTGGGTGTTCGGCTGGTAAGGATCGCACGGGACTTGCTATTGCTTTAGTTCAATGTAAGTATTTAGGAAAGTCGCCAGAAGAAGCTATTAAAGAAGCCAAACAATTAGGATTTGGCGTTGGAATTCCTCCAAAAATGACCGCTGATTATGAAAAGATAATTCGCTCATGCAAATCAGAATCCGATAGCAATCATGCAGATATTGTTTCTAACCAAAGAGAATACATTGGAGATAACCGAGATTCCTTTTTAGACGAAGGTCATCAAGGTTCGTTTGCTCCATTTTTAGATTCAACAAGAACTTCGCCATTTGATCAAGTAGATAATCCTATTAATGATCAATTTCAAACTCGTCAAAACTACGATCCGAATGCAAAAGTCATTACAGAAATTGATAAAATACCACAAAACGGCGTATTTAATAATGATGCCGGTTTGAGTGGGGCTGGACCGACAGTAAATATGACGGGCTTTATTTACGATTAATTCCGTATAAAGTCGATGCTTAAATCAATCGCAATTAAGATGTCCTACGAAGTTTCTGATGTCGAGAAACAACAAGCTGAACGAGCCGTCATTTGCTTTAACGCAGCCACTAAAGCTTTAGAAATTGCATCGGACCATTTAAATGTTATGAAGACCCCATTCAAAAATTCACCTGATATGTCTCCTGAAGATGTAATGAACGCTCGCGCAGCCATTCGTCGTTTTAGAGATAAGGTTATTGAGAACTTTAATAATTTTAAGAAAGTAGCATTTCGCTGTGTCGATGTCATGCAAGTATTTTCATCGGATACGCAAACATTAAAAATTATGAAATCTTTTATTTCTTCAATTGATGGACTTGAGGCAGAAGTTAATAAATTATCATATTTATTCAATAATCTTAAAGATAAAGATTTTTCTAAAAATATAGTTGAGTCAATTGAGAGTATTCAAAAACAATGCACTGATATTGAAGAATTAATTGAAGATCGTATTAAAACACATATTAATAACAATATACTTGCAGCTAATTGGGTAGATGCAACCGGTAATGATCTTCAAATGAAAATTGAAAAGAAAAAGCCACTTATTTTAGATTTATTCAATGCTCGTCAAGAACAGTTGAATGATGCAATTAAGGATCCTTCACATCTTAATAAGTAATATTTTGTCATATTAACGGAGATATTAATGAGTTTTATTAAAAGAGGCGATGTACAGATTACACATATTATCGAGTCAGTTGATCTCACGGAAGATCAAAAAAATTCTGTTAAAAAAGCAAAAATCAAACAAGAAGAATTATTATTAACCGAAGGCAATAAAAAATCGGAAACTAAATGATATATGTCAATAAAAATGTATCTTTTGGTAATCATTCGGAGAAAATGTAATGTCATTTATTAAAATCGGTGAATTGGTAGGGATTGATATTCAATCAACAGAATCATCAGCTCCAATGGTTGATCAAGATGCATTAAATAAATTTTATAAAATGGCGGGTGATTTGAAAAAAGTCGCCCCAAAAGCAGATGATTTTTTATATATGGTTGCCGTAATTATGCACGCAGCGGAAGCCTCAGCCGTTAATGATGATGGAACCCCAAAATTAAATCGTTTCGGTGAAGAAGTTAAAGTTGGTTGGGATACGTCAAATAATACTTGGCGTTGGGTTTCAAGTGACCCAAGTGTTCGGGCATTTAAAAATTCTAATGGTGATATTTTCCCAGAATCACAATTAATCACGGCTCATAAAAAATGGATAGGGAAACCACTTTGCTTAGATCATAAATCTTCATCTGTCGATCATACGCGCGGGTTCATTGTCGATACTTATTATGACCGTAAGTTAAAGCGCGTTGTTGCTCTTTGTGCTCTTGATAAAGCCAATTATCCGGAACTTGCAAGAAAAGTTTCAACTGGAATGCAGACTGCTGTTTCCATGGGTACTGCCGTTGGTCAAGCTATTTGTTATGATTGTGCGAAAGTTGCTCGCGTTGAGTCTGATTTTTGTTCACATATGAAAACAAAATCAGGTTACGGTGAAATTAACGTCGATTTAAATCCAATTGAACTTTCTATCGTTGTTAATGGCGCCGATCCAAAAGCTCACATTAAACAAGTTCTTGCGGCCGCGAATCATCTAAACGCTTATGTCGAAAGCAAACAGAATGAAATCGAAAAATTAGCAGATCTTACTTTTAATGCGCAATTAGACGCAAATGACAGTGAAAGTAATGAAGGTCCTAATCATATGCAAATCAATGTGAATGCAAATGATCTTGTTAAATTTAAACAAGACCTTGATGATGCATTTGCCAAATTATCAAATATTTATGATTTAGCAAAAAAATCTGAAAAAGATAGTAATAATTCTGCATACAATCAATCGTCGGGCTCCATCGCAATGTCAGAGGGCACTCCCACCGATTCTGGTTTATCGCTACAGTCACCACAGCAAGCACGTTACGCAGCAGTAAATTTGGAAAAGGATTCGATTGAAGAGCTTAAAGAAGTCGCATTGACTATTGAAGCAAAACTAAATCAAATGAAAGAAAGTCTGGAAAAATTGTCTAAAACTTCAAAAACACAAGAGGAAATGATGTCTGATATGAATAAAAAAGGTTACTACCAAGGCGCTGGCGGAGTCAATGAACCAACCCCCGGACAAGTTAAATATCCAAAAGATCCTCTTAATGAAACGGCAAGAGAAGAGGACAAGCACATGAATGGTCAAGCTCCATTTCCAGAAGTTGGCGCAGTTGATGGGATGCATCCATCACCAGCCTCAGCCGAAACTGCGGATGAGCTTACTCGTAAAAAGATGCTTGCCCGAGCAGAGTCAGAAGATCGTGCCGTCAAACGAGCAGCAATTCTTCAACTCGCAAAAGGCGCCCTTCAAGATAAAAAGGCATATTTCCAGAACGGCGACGGAAAAGAAAATCCCGGTACCCCAACTCCAGGTAAAGTTAAATATCCAGCGGACAAACTCAATGAGCTTGATCGCGATAAAGAAGATAAACAAATGGTTGGTCAAAAGCCATTCCCAGGCGTCGGATCAGTTGATAGCCTTCATCCATCACCTGCTTCAGTTACGGTTCCAGATGAACTCAAGCGTAAAGAATTACTTCAACGTGCATCGCTCCGTGCTCGTTTCGTAAAGGCTGCAAAATCAGACGGCACCCAGGACAAAGCAAATTCAGCATGGGAAGTATTCCTTGGTGATAAACTTATCCTTACTGCATCAGTTGATGAACTCACTGGTGGTCGCACGGAAATGCTTTATGATCAAATTGCAACCAAGCCTTTCGGCACTTCATTGATTGAAAAAGTTAAGGTTGCAGGCGCTTCGGGCGTTTCGGCATTAATTAAGAAATCACAAGCAGCTCCAATGGCACCAGCCGCACCAGCCGCTCCAGACGCAGCATCACCTGCTGACCTCGGTGCGCCAGAAGCTGAAGATACGGGCAAAACTGGCGATCCAAAAGAAAATGTTCTCGAACTTGCAGAAAAAGCTCGCGACCTTAATTCAGATCTCGTCGAATCAGTTCGTGCATTAACTGGTGAACAAGCTGAAATGGGCGCCGAACCAGCTCCAGAAATGGGCGCAGCGGCAAGCGATAATTTCGGCACTGCGGCACTCAAATCAACCCGTAAAGAATTAAATGGGCAACTCGTTCAAGCAATGAAAGAGACGATTGCAAACCTCACCAATCATCAAGAAGAGTTAGAAATGATTAGCTCGATGTATGATAAGGGCGCGGTTTCAGATGCAAATAGAGATTTTGTCGGCACTATTGTTGAAGATGCGGTTAAAGAAACCAAACATTCAATTGCCGATGGATTAACACTAATGACTGCTTTCGTAAAGTACGCCCGAGGCACTAATGCCATCGTCAAACGTGCGGAAATCGAAGCAGAACTGGAGGCTTTAGCTGAAGGAGAGTCAATGAGCGAAGATACACATTTAGCAGAGGGTGCCGATCTTATGAATTTAATCGGTGACACCAATGCAGATTTAGAATCCGTAAAAGAAATGTTAGACGACAAAGATGAAGAAATGCATGCGGATGACAATGATATGAAGCTCGAAGTTGCTCCAGGCGAAGCGGTTCCAAAGGATGTCCCCATGGGTGCTCAAGTAGAAGTTAAAAAAGCGTCACTCGAAACCAAAGAAGCTCGTGCATCATTTAGAGCGAAATTGGCTGCCGATGCTCTTGGTAAACAAGATGATGGTGAAGCTCAAGACATGTCAAAAGCAAAATTTAGTGATATGCTCGATAAAGCTGATTCACTTGCAGACGGTCAAACGAAACTTGATACCAAGCCATCAGGTAATCTTGGTTTAGTTGAAACTCAAGAAGAGCAAAACAAAGCCTTCATGGATCTTGCAAAAGCTCCACCAAAGGTTCGCAAAGAAGCCGAAGCAATTCAGCGTTTAGTTTCAGAAGGTAAATTAGATGCAAAAGATGTTGATGCTCTCGTAGCAGAAGGTCTTGATAAAGATGCAGTCGCTTACTGGAAAAAATTCTACGGTCAAGTTGACGGCGGTTCAGAATTCGCTTCAGAATTAGTTAAAGAGCATGTTAAAGCGCAGCTCGAAGCTGACCTCAACAAGTTTAAACTCAAGATTGCTCGCGCCTATGAACTCACTTATGATATGATTGATCGTGGTCTCTGTGGTCGTGAAAAGGCTCAGGTTAAAGGTCAAGTCGATGAAATTATGTTATATGATGACGTTTCATTTGAATCATTCAAGCGCGTCGTCGCAAAGCATGAACCACTTATGCAAAAACAAGCTTCACGCCTTCCAAATGTCGGCTTTTCAAATGACGAATCACCATCAAAGCGATTAGTTGAAAATGATATGGTCGCATCACTCTCAGGGTTATTTGGCAACAAAAAGGGTTCTTTCTAAAGGAAAAATAAACATGTCAAAAAGTATATCAGATTTCGTCGCCAATTCAATGAATGCGACCCTTAACAGCGCAGAACACAAAACCCTTTTCGGTGGACGTGTTAAAAATGCAAGTGATGAAAATGACGCCCGCAAAGCGAAATGTTCAAAGTGCGAAGAAGAAAAATGCAAATGCGATTCAGCGAGTGCAGATGATGCAAACGCCGCGCGCAAGCATAAAAAAGAAGAGGAAGAAAGCTCCTCGGATTCTTCGAGTGCGGATGACAATGATGCTCGTCGTCACAAGAAAGAAGAAGAGAGTTCAGATGAGAACGATGCTCGCAAACACAAGAAAGAAGAGGACGAAGAATTAAAGTCATCAGCCGCATTTGATATGGCGATTGACGGTCTTTTAACGGCGTCAGCTGCATGTGATCAACTCAATCTCGGTAAAGGATCAGAAATGATTCTCAAAATTGCATCACTGATTGTCGAAGCAAAAAAGAAAGACAAAGAATCAAAGAAAGATTCCAAAAAAGATTCAAACGACGCCAAAGACAAAGCTAAAGCAAAAGAAAAAGCTGAAAAAGAAAAGGCTGCTAAAGAAAAAGCGAAAGAAAAAGAAAAGAAAGATGCGCAGTCAGCTAAAGATAAATTAGCAAAAGAAAAAGCCAAAGAGAAGGCTGATAAAGAAAAAGCCTCAAAATCATCCAAAAAATAAGGCTTCATGTTTAATAAACTCGGATCCATAGATGAAGAAGTAATGTCGTCAATGCAAAAAAACATTTCCGGTCAAAAAGAAACCGAAAATGCAGATAAGTTAGAAATTGCATTGAATTTGTTAAAAGATGCCGCCGATATATTTGATCGCAACGGTTTCCAAAATCAAGCAAACGATATTACTTCTATTCTTTTTAAATTTGCTCAAGCGGCATCTATCTCTGATCCTGACGATTATGAGGCATGTAGCGCTTGTGGATTTGATCATGAATATGAACCTAATGAATCTGCTCAATGGCATATTAGTAATCCATGTTCTTATTGTGATTATCAAGAAGGGCTTCACGATCACGATTGCCCAGTTGCTCCATTCTTAAAAGAACATCCAAGCAAGGAATAAAAATTGAAAACAATCTTTGCCAGCGAATTAATGAATAAGATGAGCGAAACACTTAAATCAACGAACGAAAACGATGATTTAACAAAAGCCATTGATAATATACATACAGCAATGAAACTTTTAGATGAGGCTGGATTAACTTCGGTATCCAATCAAATATTAAATGTTCTTGTTAAAGTCGCTCGAGATGGCGCCGAATTGGACCTTGAAAATACCGAAATAAGCATGCCATCTGTTAAATCACTTATTCAAGCCGGATTGTCGATGCGCGACCTTTATGAATTCGGTGAAGGAAATAAATCTGCCATCGCCAAAATGAATTTAGCCCTACGCAACTTGAACATGTCCGAAAGTGATATTGTCAAGATGATTGGTCATAAAAATTTAATGTCAGAAGAAGCTGCGATTAGTTTATTGGGTAAAACAAGCCACCATGGCGACTGGAAAAATGAAGAGAATGATGATTTAGTTATTCTTCCGAAAATTGATCCTAATGAAATAAATATCCATACAGTTAATGCTGCTAAAAAAAAAGTAAATAAGAAGAAAACGGATTGGCACACAAAAAAGCTAAATTCCAAAAAGATGGTCGATAATTTAAAGGACCACGGCACCGTTTTTAATATGAACGATGATAATTTGGCAGACGCAACCGACGAACAAAAAGAATATTACAGCTGGCTTAAAAAAACAAGAAAACCCGATATTTTTACAAAGAATGATGTCGATCCTGAATTAGCGGATTTAATGGATGTGGAAGATTTTGATTTGAATTCAAGCGACGATGATTTGGATGATTTATTAAATTTAGATGTTGAAGATCAATCTCTTGAAGTATTAGAAAATCCAGCATTACAAGAATTAGATTTTGAGGAAGAAAAAGACTGAAATCGCTTGATATATAGCATGTTCAGGAAGGCAAGAATGAATAAAGATCAAGCGAGTCAAACATGTTAAGAATTGTTCAAATTGGTGGAGCAATTCCAATGTCCTATATTTGCGACCCAAGCGCGAGCTTTGAGCCTGGACAGGTGGCGCAGCTCGTTGTTGTTGGTAATACGGTTATGGCAACAGTTAGTAATGGCACTGCACCACTTGGCATTATTGATGATGTAAAGACGAAAGCTTTTACAAATATTTCTTGGAACGAAGTAATTATTGTTCCCGCAACTGGAGTAGCAGGACCAAATAATACACTTGTTACGCCCATTGACCTTAAAGCAGAATTAAGGCGCCCAAATGTGGTAAAGTCAAGTTTTAGCTCTACGGTTGATGTTGTTTTAAATCCTATTAATGGTGTCATTACTTTCGTTGCCGGAACTCCATTAAATTTTGATATGACGGGCGTCGGCACTCCAAATGCCATAAGAACAGTCGTAAATTATTCTTATGCCATTGCGAATATTCCTGGAGATGATTCGACTTTAGGTAATGGTAGAATGACAGTTTGGCCGTTTCGTATGTTCTGTCAAGTATCTACATATGAAGCTAATCAGACATACCCACTTAATGCCAATCTTTATGTAAGTGAAAATGGTTTTTTCACTACAAGACGACCAAGTCCAGCTCATCCTGCCATTGCGTTAGTCACAGATCCTCCTTCATCGATCAATTCGCTTTTGGGTCTCTTACTTTTGTAAAAATTCCGATTTGCTTTTAAATAAGCTAATTAGTTGATATATATATTATAATATGGCTATATGACAATTGAAATTGAATCTCGGATTATTTATCTTTATTGCATTACATGTGTTATAAATAAAAAAGTATATATTGGACAAACAGTAAATCCAAATACGCGGTGGAGAGCGCACTGTAGAGACGCAGCTAATCCAAAAGTACCATTTCATTTTGCTATAAAAAAACATGGTAATCATAATTTTGAATTCAAAATTATTGCGTCTTGTAAGGGACAAGATAATGCAAATGAACTTGAAACAGAATTAGTTAAACAGTATAGCAGTTATGTACAGCACGGAAAAGGGTATAATGCAACACACGGTGGAATGAATGCTCCAAAATCCGAAGAATGGAGGCAGGCTATGCGCGCATGGCACGCTTCAATCCCTATAGATAAAAGAGAAGAGTTAAATGAAAAAGCTCGTCAAGCTATGTTCAATCAAATTGCAACTCAAGGTCACCCTGGTTTAGGAAAAAAGCGCACACCAGAGCAATCAGAAACGCTTAGCAGGGCTCGTTTGGCTAACCCAGTAATTTGGACAGATGAAATGAGAAAGCATCAATCAGAGGCTCTTACAGGGAAAGTCCAATCAGAAGAAACTATTGCAAAGAGAGTCATATCCTTAAAAGAAGTTTGGGCAGAAAAATTACAGGAAAAAGAAGCTACTGGCGAATTAAAATGCAATGCTCCAAATTGTGATGTCAGTGGCGCCTATCAGCCCTATAAAATAATTGATGGCATTCGATATTGTAATAAGCATGGGTTAAGATTATTGAACTATGGAGACCTAATATCACGAAAACCTAATTATAAAGGAAAGAGGAAATTTACACAAGATCAAATAGATGTCATTATAGCTGATAAACGTCCTCTAAGTACAATTGCTCGCGATCTTGGCGTTATTGATTCAGTTATTGTGCGCGTCAAAAAAGCCGCAGGGTACATAACAAAAAAACCAAATGTTATTAATTTTACCGATCAACAAAAAATAGATATAGCATACGATCCTCGTCCATATGAGCAAATAGCTAAAATTTATAATTGCTCGCAACAGACAATAGTAAGATTAAAGACAAAAATGGGAACATATGTAAAATTTAAAAAACCTAGAAATAAAGTTGAATTTAACGAAGATCAGGTTAAAGCTATTATTGCAGATAAAAGAAGCCTCATCGAAATTGCAAAGACTTTTAATTCCACGCGCCGAGTGATTACAAGAATTAAAAAAGAAGCCGGCATTGCTATAAAAAATCCTAACTATAAAGATTTTACAAATGAACAAATAACATCTATATTAAATGACAATAGGACATTAAAAGAGATTGGAAACGCTTACGGAGTTTCTAGAGACACTATTATAAGGTTAAAGAAAAAGGCAAAATTACCCTAATAATTTAGTATATTATTTGAGTGTAGTTCTATATTCGAGGCGCAATGACTTATAAGCACATAGACTTTTTCGATAGTCCAATCATGAGATCTTTGGAAAAATTAGCCAAAGAAAAGGGCACATTTAAACATGAGCCTGCAATTAAAAAGCAATCTGAAAAAGCACCGCAAGATTTAACCGTATCCACAAATCTTACTCAAAATATCCTTCGTCTTTGCGCAGGACTTTCGAGCAAGGGGTTTGATAGTTTTGCGAATGAAATTGAAGATAATTTTATTCAATACAAAAAAGCTAATACCCTTTATAATACTTCCAAAGAAACGGGCGAAGATCTTGTTGATCAAGCTCATCCAAAAGGCAGTCATAAATTAGATGGTGTTGCAGGAGATAAAGCAGTCTTTGAATCTATTTTAACTCGCCATCTTAAAATGGTTGATGTTGTAAATAAAAAGCCAACGGGCAAACTTGCAAGCGCTTCAAAAATTATCAATGCTGTAAAATTAGTTTTCGCACAAGATGCAAATAAATTAAACGACTTATACACAGAAGCATCAAGTATTTTATCTAAATTTAGACAAATTTATAGTGATATTTCCCGAAAATCAGGTGGCGAAAATAATGATAATGATGCAATGTTTAATGCATTAAGCTTAACATTAAATAATAAGAAAGTATATTCTGCTTCGGAAATGGAAAATTCACTCACTAATTTACTAGATGATCTTAAAGAAGATATGAGTCCCGGTATTTTTAGCTCTGGCGCCACACAACAAAAATGGGAAAATGAAATAATGCCAATTTTTGATTATGGTTATGCGCAAGCCAATTCTTTCAAGAGTATAATTGAAAATATTCGCAGAATAGAAACAGATAACCTTAGAAATTCTGTCAAATCAAAATACGATCCTGCGCTTCCAGCTGGCTCACCAACCGCGAACAATACAAAGCCAGTTTCTGAAAATCAAAATGATGTTGCTGCTAAATTTCAGTCTGCAATCAACACAATCAAGCAATATAGAGAAAGATTATCTGTAGGTTTCGATCAAGAACTGCAAACAAAATTGGGAGGTTGGTTAGAACAACAAGCGCTTCCTTTTGCACAAACAGCATTAACCAATTATAATAAACTTGAAAACAAATCAGATCCTTTTATCGTCAAAGGATACAACGATAAGTATGAGATATTAAAAAATAAATTAGATGCCTTTAGCCAAAAATGGTTCGTATGAAAAAAGATCTCGCAAAGTTAATTCAAAAAATGGCTCAAGATTCATTAGCTGATTTCCCCGGTGAACATAGCGATTCTCCAACTGGTAATGTTACGAATGAATACAAGCGCCCAAATGATAATGAAGTTGTCGGACCTTTAAATCAAGTGCGATCTACAAGTTCATTTAAGGTTATCAAGGACATGCAAAATGCTCTTGTAAATCTCGCCAAAAATGTAACGACCAACAATATTGATACCAAAGAAGATAAAGACAATTCAACCACATCAACTCTTATTCGCGTTATTCGTGATGAAGCCTCTCGTTTAGATGTCGCCGAAAAAGGAAATTTTGCAGATGGCAGTTGGGGTCCAATCACAAACACGGCACTTCATAATGCAGTTGTTCTCGCCACATCACTTTTAAGTTTATCAAGTCAGTTACCCTCATTAGTTTATGATTTTTCTCAAAAAGATCTAGAAGCTTATAAATCTTTAATTGGTAACGATCCAACTGAATTTACGATTGCAGAAAAATTACAAAATGCACCAGAAATTACGAAACTATTAAATCAACTTAATTCCCTTTATACAGAAATCAGAAATACGATTAAAAGTTCTGAAACATTCGCGCCATTAAAAACAAATGATGCAGTATTATCTCCAGAGCGTCTATCCGAATTGAATGATAAATTTAATGGTATGTCAGTCACGGTTGGCTCAAATCCTCCAGCGCCAATAACTGTTCATGATCTTGTAAATATGGATTCAATTCTTGCATGGCGTAAAAAGAATTTACCACACGAAGATTTATATCAGATTTTAACCGCCCTCAAAACGCAACTAGGGGAGAAGGTATAATGTCTATTTTTGAAGATAAGAATTTACTTGAAATGTTCGCAAAGATCGCAAATGAACTCGATGGTAAAATTTCTAAAAAAGCGCAAGAAGCTCCTGGACCAACAGATTATGCAGCGGTTCAAAAAATGATTACATCGCTTCAACATCGAATCCGTCCACCTGCAACAGAAGAGGGTGCCGAAGTAGCTCCTGAAAAAGCAAATGTTGAACAAGCAGGATTAAATCAAAATCTGCAAACGAAACCAGTATCACCTGAAATTCTTCAACATCTTGCATCATCTCGCCCATTCCATTCAGATAATATTGATTTAGCTCGTATTAATGGTTTCCTTGATGAATATTTGCAACTCAATCCCAGCGTCGAGTCAACAGTTGAAGCTGCAAAAAATTCAATTGCTCAAGCTGCAAACTTTATGCAATCTACGCTTCCTATTCAAATGTCAGGCTTAACTCCGGAAGGCATGGCGTATTTAGTAAAACCAGCTCCAGGTCAAGGCGCAGCACAAACCATTGTTCCTTTTATTAATGCTTTGATTTCTGCTATTACTGCAGCCGGACAAGTTTATGGTGAGTTCTTCAATTCAGAGCAGCAGCATTTAAAAGATCAGGAGCTGTTTAATGATGTCGCTGCTCAAATTTCCGGACCACAATCACCATATTCAATTAATTTAGCCGACCTGCAACAACTTCACGCAGAAGCCACCGCACAATTAGGACATCGATAACATGTCAGAGAATACTGCCATTTCTTTTTATACAGACATGATGATTGTTGAGGAAATTCTCGGCAACAAATCGCTTTATAAAAAAGCGGATGCTTCTGGATTGATGGCAGGACTTGTTTCTAAAATTAAAGATTATGTTTCCGCGCATATTGATCCAAAAAATCCAGCCGGTTCCATCATTAATATTTTAGCTCCCGGCGTTATTTCTATGACTTTAAAATCAATGGGCTTTGGATGGATTGGCGTGCTCTTTGGAATGGCTGCATCCACCCTTCATTTAGATATCAATAGTGTCTTACAAACGATTTGGACGGACATTAAAGGGCTAATTGGAGAGGGTAAGCAAACGACTTCATCTCAAGTTGATGCTGTTGTTCATTCTGCAGTTCAATCCAATTTAGGAACTTCACAAGCCATTCAACCAAAACTGACATTTGATCAGAATTTACGAGCCGCCAAATTAGTTCGTTTATCCATGGAAGATTTTGATCGTCAAACACTTTCACTTTCTTCGGCTCCAATTTCCGTCATTGCTTCTTCAAAGACAGCTAATATTTTAACGCAAGTATTAAGCTGGATATTTAAAGTAGCTCTTTCTGCAGCGGGATTTCTTGTAGCAGGCGATGTGGTTAATAAATTTGTTGGTCGTCCTAATGCATTGGATCAAACAGGATCTGAAACCGCTCCGTCCGCTCAATCATCATTACCAACTTCTACACAAACCAAATTTCCATTAAAATCAGACTCGCCCATTCCATTTATGTTGCCCATTCAAAATACACCAGAAAACATTGATTCAACAATTATTAATTTTGCGAAATCCGTTTATTCAGGTCTTGATGGCAAGGAAGAGCAGATCAAAGCGCTTCCAGGATTTCTCGCCGCCCAAGATAAAATCAAATACTATAACTCAACGACACAAGGAAATAACGCCATTTATTTTCCTAAAGAATTTACCTCAAAGAAACAACTCGCCGATCTCTTTATTGATGATCTCGCAAAAGCCTCATAATCCAATATAATAATAAGAGCCCAACATGAAAAAAAACGAGATATTTAATAATTTTATCAAGATCGCTGAAGAGAAGGGTTTAATTTCCCATGCGAAAACTTCAAAGCAAATCCTAGAAGAAACAGGACGAGCTGATTCAAGAACCATGGAAGAAGTTACGAAATTATATGATCTAAAACTTGATGCTCCCAAAGACATGCAATATGATAATAATATTTCTGAGCTTGCACATCCTGGATCATTGGTCATTGCGCCTTCTTATGATAAATTAAATGGACTCGTCGAAACCAATCAAGAGCGCCAAAATATTATTCGTCATATTCTTAATAAAACCCCATCAGGTCAAATTTTTCAACAGAAGTATGCACAACAGTTAATTCTTTCTCTTGTTAAAGCTGCCAATGATCTTGATAACCGAAATGAATCTGAATTAAGAAGTTTAGCAGATGCGTGCCTTTTACAAGTATCAGGAAAGTCGATCGTTAAAGAAGGCATTGGTCCTCTTGCGATTATTCTTCCAATTGCCGCAACACTTGGCGCTATTTACGCAAAAAATCATTTGCCCTTTATTTCAGACGGATTCAAAGCGGATAATGAAAAGCTTATGAAAGAATTGGATGACCTTTTAAATTCCAATACAGATTTTGGCGTGGGCAATCAATATAGTCCAGAGTTTTTATCTATGGTTAGTGATTTGAAAGCTCGTCTTGAACAATTTGCTTCATTAGAAGAAAGCATAGAGCCTATTTTGTCCGAATTAGAAGCTCCAAAAACTGCGGATGAATTAAAAGGAATGGCAACCAAACAAGAAACACAAGCGGTCGTTTCGGCTTATAATAATTTACATACAGCTGCAATAAATCTAAGCCCATATTTAGAAAAAGTCATGCAAGAGTTTGGCTCGGATTTTTATAAGAAACGTCAGGTAGTTGATAAAGGAATATTTAGCGATTTGATTGATAAAGTTCCCGGTCTTCATGGCGGGTATGGCTTGGTTGCGGATGATTTTGATGATGTGAAACACGCGCTCCAAACCTATATGAAGGATGTTCAGGATATTTTGAAAGTATTAGATGGCGCAAAAACTGTCGAAAATAATGCTAAAAATAGTCTTCAGGAATCCATGGTAAGTAATACGGATGCAGAAGCTCCAGCCACAGCCACAAAACCAGCTACAAATGATGCGGGTGAAAAAGCCCCTTGGGATGATTTAGAAAGCGAATTACCTTCCGAATTAACTGGGTTAAGCGACTAGTGAATTAACTTTTTAAAGTTTTCTTGCTTCGTAGACCCACTTTACTACGTGGCGCCTCATCAAGTTTTTGTTTTATATCCGACTCAATTCCTGAGCCAGATAAATCTTTTAAGCCTTTATCTCTTATATTTTTTGCAGCGTTTAAATCACGATCGAGATGAATATGACAATTTGGACAATCCCATTTCCTTATTTGTAAAGGCAAAGTATCTACTACAAATTGACAGTTATTGCATGTTTTGCTGCTAGGGAAAAATGTATTGATTTGATAAAATATTCTTCCATACCATTTCGCTTTATATTCTAATTGTCTTATTAATTCTCTCCAGTTCGCATCTTGTATTGATTTTGCAAGTTTATGGTTTTTCATCATATTTGCAACTTTTAAACTCTCTGTAATGATGACTTGATTTTCGTCAATAAGTTTTTTAGTTGTTTTATGAAGATAATCTTTTCGGCAATTTCCCACGTATTCATTTATTTTAGCTAATTCTAATCGTTGCCTCCTTTGATTATTACTACCTCTCTTCTTTTTAGATAATTGTTTTTGTTTAAATTTAATTTTTTTCTCTTCTTTACGATAAAATTTTGGATTTTTAATAATTTCATGTTCAGATGTAATGAGCAATGATTTTATTCCAAGATCTATGCCAATATTTTTATTTAATTTTGGAAGTTGAGTAATTATTAAATCACAAAGAAAAGATACATAATATTTACCACTGCTTGTTTTTGATATAAAACAGCAAATAGGCTTGAGAGGAAGATCTTGATGAATATTAATTTTTATACCAGACTTTTTAAGTTTAGGTATAAACAATTTTTTATTTTTTATTTTAAAAAGTTGTGGTATTTTAATAGTTTGTTTATTTGATTTTTTATGAAATTTTGGAAATTTTGTTCGTTTTTTAAAAAAGCCTTCGTATGCCACTTCTAAATTTCGAATAGCAGATTGAAGTGTTTGTGAGTTAATATCATACATCCATTCGTAACCATCTGTTTTTTTTAACTTTGTTAAAAGTAAGCAGTCGCTATTAAAATTTGTATGTTTATTGCCATTTAAATATTCATTTTTTCTATTTGCTAGAAAATAATTATAAACAAATCGAGTCGCACCAAATTGTTTAGCTAAAAACAACTTCTGATCGTCGGTTGGATATATTCGATATTTAAATGATTTATGCATTCGTATACATATATCTTACAATATTCATAGTTTTTGTAAATAAAAATGTATAATAAATATGAATAATAACATATAATTTTAGAAATCTAAGGTGTAAGCCATTCGTTGCTAAACCGCGCGAATTTTTAATAAGGAAATCTCATGTCATTACGACCATTAAATGCTTTAAATCCACTCGGCCAATTCGATTGCGTTGACGGCGAATTAGCTTCATTCAAAGGCGGCGAAGTTTGCACCTTTGCCACGGTAACTACTTCAGCGCAACCAGGTGTCACTAGCTCAACTGATCAGGCGGCTTATGATGTTTTCGACGGTTATGTTCAAACGACAACTACCCTTGGACGCCCAGCAGTAAGCAAAAACTTCAGCGTTTCTGGTGCACCACAGGTATTAGCAACGTCGCGACCCTTAATGTTAAGTGACGATGGGATTACTGGTTATGGTTCCTTACTTGGCTCAGTAATCGGCGGCACTGTAGGTCAGGGCGGCGCAACTGCTCTTGGTCCAAGCTCAGCGACTGGCAGCGGCAAAATGACTTGTTGGTCACAATCCGGCATTTTCGCAGTATCACTTGATGCATGCGATACGACCACGACCACTGGTTTAAATCCAACCAATACTACCCTTACGGTCGGCGCGCCACTTAAATTTACAACTGCGGGACTATTGGCAGCATCTGGTAACGGCACCAATCTCGCGGCATCAGCGCCCGTAGTTGCAACGTTAATTGAATTTGCAACCAACGGCTCACTCGTTAATACGCCTAACTATTTAACTCAGGCGCTTAACTCCCCAACGGGCTCCACGGCTGCGTCATCACTTCGTAAATTCACCTACGCAGTTATCGCGTTCAATCCTCCAACCGCAAACGGCTAATCTTATTAGTTGATTTGATAGTTGTAAATTTAAAAGCCTCCAACCGTAAAAAAGTTGGAGGTTTTTTATTACCAAAAATCAAAGCGAATTAAAATGCAATTTACCAACTTTAGTTAGTTCATATAATCGATGTCTTTTTGAATTTGCACCAATATCAATCAGGTATCCCAAATCAATTAAATTTTTAAATATTTTTAGTGTTTATGGGCATTTATTATTATTATTATTATTATTATTATTATTATTATTATTATTATTATTATGACTACTAAAAATGTAATTAAATTGGGCCTCAAGTTAAATAAAAAATACGGTCAAAGCTATCAAGATGAACTGACAGCAAGTCATCTAAGATCTAAAATTTTGGAACTTATAGATGAAATGGGACAGTTAACTGATAAAGCATTTCAAGAATACGATCAATATGACATGAAAATTTTCGAAAATGAAGATTTAAATGCTTTATATTCATTAAAAGAAAAAGCTGCAGAATTTATACATTTTTATAATTTAGCTGAGAAAGAATCACGCGTATATAATAAAAAAGTTACTGATAAAGATAAATAAAATAGCTACATATATTTGAATAGTATTATGAGCACAGATTTAATTATAAAATTAGGAAAAGAATTCGATTTAAAATATAACGAAGAAAAACCTGCCCAAGAAATAAATATAAATTCACTTGTAAATAAACTTATATCTAATTTAGAAAATATATCTTTAAAAACAAATAAAGCAATAACAGAATTTAAAAACCATGGAATATATACTTTTACGAACAATAAAGGTAAGTATTCAGAAGAGGTAATTTGGGAAATGGAAAACTATATTAAACTATATAGAAAATTAGAAAAAGAAGTTAATTCAATATATTAATAAAATAATTCACATAAATTAAAATATTTTCATTAAATCTATCAATATATATCATTTATCTCACATTAATTTATGCTGACATTCTGTTGGCTACCTATCCCCAATTAATTGGAGTTTATAAATGAATTACTTTTCAAATAACGGCGAAATGAACGCGTCAAGCATGAAAGATATGCTTACGCAGCTCACAAAATACGCCAGTATTTTGCAGGAAAACCTTCCCGCGAATCAGTCAATGTCAGGTCAGCCATCGCTTTCAGATGCGCAACGTGACGATCTCATCAGCCGCGCAATCAACACCCAAGACGGCAAAATTGCTTTAGCACAGGCTATGGCAAACCCCATTAACTCATAATACGAGTGGGGTATAAATTTAGCTATATGCTGGAAACTCTAAAAGCCTTATCACTTTAACACTCTATAGATTAATCACTGCAGATAATCTCACAATCAGTTAAAGTAACAGCATAAGGATGATATAGACAATCAGCAGGGAAGGCTGGCAAATGGAAGAAAAAGAAATTGCAATACTCTATCAATCTGGTTTAACAATAAGAGAAATAGCCAAACAGTGCAACAAAAGTTATGAAACTGTTCGGCAAATTTTAAAAAGTCAAAAAGTTAAATGGACACGAAATTATGTGTCTGATTTAACGAAAGACCAGATTGAAAATATTATAAATAGATATGTAAATAAAAAACAGTCAATAAAAGAAATCGCCGCGTGGTATGAGATGTCTCCTCCGGCGATTGCAAGGTTATTAAAAGCAAATAACATTACTGTAATAGATGGACATAAAAAATATGATATTTTAAGAGAGACGCCTATAAATAGTGTTCAAAAACAATTTATAGTCGGAACATTACTTGGAGACGGATGTTTATATAAAGACTCTCCAAAAAGCAATTTTAAACTTTCAATAGGACAATGTGAAGCACAAGAGCAATACTTTCATTGGAAAGTAGCAATGATGGACCCTTTTATTAACGGATTTAATAGATTAGTTAATAAAAGAAAAAATTCAATTATGCTACAAACAAGAACAATAACGCATAAAGATTTTAATATTTTTGCAGATATGTTTTATACCAATGATAGAGTGAAAATTATTCCAGATAATCTCGACATTTATTTAACCCCATTGGCACTTGCTGTTTGGGTTATGGATGACGGGAATTTAAAATCAGGAGTCAATATGAGGATTGCAACAATGAGCTTTACAGAGTCAGATAATTATAAATTACAATCATATTTAAAGAAATGTTTTGATTTAAATTCCAAAGTAATGGGATTTAAAATGAAAGACAAACAATACTTTCAAATCACTTTAAATAAAGAAAATACTCAAAAACTCTCAAATATAATAAGAGAGTATGTAGTGGATTGTATGAAATATAAATTAATGCCAGAACCCTCAACGACTTTACGCTGAACATTAAATTTTATTTAATGATGATAAAGTCTGACCTTTATTGAAAAATAAAGAGTTAGTCAGAAATGAACTAACCGAACAATAGTCGTTCGTAACAAGCGTCGTAGAAACTTAGACTACCATGGAATTGCACGCCGAGCGCTCGTAGTTGACGCGCTTCCACAAGGTGCACTCCCAACCTACGACCGAGACATTGATGTCGCGGCTGTCGTTGTTTCAAGCAACGGTTCAGGTCCAGAATCACGCGTCTTCGGTGATCGCGTTGTAATTCCTGAATTCGAAATCTATGCGAACCCAACTGTTCGTATTGCAGAAGTTAAACGTCGTCGATTCAACGTCATTGACCGAGCCGTTCAAAAAGCTCGTCAAGAAATCATGGCGCAAGAAGACGCAAACGTTTTCGCAGCGATGGACGCAGCGGCTTCAGTTGAAAACGTCCTTACGGACATCACGGACGCGGGCATGTTAAAGCGTGACCTCGTTGAAATTAAACAGAGCATTGATAAATGGGACCTCGTAACGACCAAATATTTCATGCACATTAACGAATTTACCGACATCCTCAAGTGGGGTGCTGGTGGTGGTCAAGGTACGGGCGGCGGTGATTTCGATCCAGTTACCCAGCGTGAAGTTCTTCAGACTGGTCTTTACGGTCATATCTGGGGCGCGGATATTCTCGTGTCAAAGATTGTTCCTCCCGGAACAGTATACGGGGCAGCTGACCCAGAATTCGTTGGAATTATGCCAGTTCGTCAGGACATAGAAGTATTGCCAGCAGATGAGCCCAAACAATTAAAATTAGGATGGGTAGTTTCTGAAATAATCGGAATTGGGATAGTTAATCCACGCGGTGTTGCGGCGGGTCGAAAGAGCGTTATTATCGGCAGTTAATCCTATAAAATAAGCATAAAATGCTTTAATAGAAAAGCCACTTAAATGTGGCTTTTCTTTTTTGTGAGATGAACCTTGACAAGTTATTAATATAATCTTATATTATTAAGAGAGGTAAGATACATGAATATTGAAATAATTAAAAAAATGGTTCAAGACGGATTTGCAATTAAAAGAATCGCCAAAATTTTAAATTTAGATATTAAAAACATTAAAGAAATTATTAATTTAAATAGATGGGCGATCTTAAAAGAAGATTTTTCCGAAAATAAAATTGATAAAATTTGCGATTTATATCAACAGGGCGTATCTGCCAAGTCTTTAGGAATAAAATACTCCATTGATAAGCGTAGAGTACAAAAATGGGTAGAAAATAAAAACTTATTAAGAGATAAAAGTGAATCTCATAGATTTACCGAATTTAATAAAAATATTTTTGATATTATTAATTCATCCGAAAAGGCTTACTGGTTAGGATTTTTTTATGCTGATGCCTATAATTGTAATAAAACCAATACAGTATCTGTTTCTTTACAAACCAGAGATTTAAAACACTTACAAAAACTTGCTAATTTTATGGGTTTATCACCAAATAAAATAACTTACACTAAAAATAAAGAGGGACATGAATATTTTACACTTAAAATGTATAGCAAGCACTTATGTAAAACTTTGAATGATAAAGGGTGCCCCCAAGCTAAAAGTTTTATTATAGAATATCCAGAATGGCTTGATGAAAAATTATATGTACATTTTATTAGAGGGCTGTTTGATGGTGACGGCTCTATTTGTAAACGTGAAACAAATGAATGGAAATGGTCTATTGCAACAACCAAAGAGTGTGGAGAATCTATACAACAAATTATTTTAGATAAATTAAAAATAATAGTTAATTTAAGAAATATTTCTAAAACTAACAATAACACTTATGAGTTAGAAAGTAATGGTAATGAAAAGGTACTTAAATTAGCGGATTGGTTATATAAAGATTCTCCCGAAATAATTAGATTAGACAGAAAATATGAAAAATATTTATCATTAATAGAGCAACAAAATAATCGTTCATTTAAAAAAAATGAATATAAAGTTTCAGAAGAAAATAAAAAAGAAATTATTGACGCCATTTCTAATGGATCATCAGTAAATGAATTATCTAATAAATATAACTTACATCAAAGAACAATAACTAAAATTAAACATGATGATATTTATTTATATGATAAAATAGTCTCTATTAATGGACAGCCAATTACTGCTAAATATGTTAAAACATTAGATTATGAGTCACGTGAAAATTTAATAGAGCCTTTGTTTCAATATTTTAGATCACAAGGCTGGCTCTATCCGGATAATATTTCTAAAATTCATAACAGTTGGAAAAAATTATGTAATTTTAAGCCAAATTTATCATCTAATGAATTATTTAATAATAGTTCATTGGCGACAGATATTTGTAAATATTTTTGTCATAAATTTTATGAGGCGACTGAAAAAAATGAATTAAATATGATACAATTATTTAATGATGATGATAAATTAAAAAAATTAATTAAAAATAGGCTTGGTTTTGATTGGTGGGATAAAGAAAATAATGATGAAACTTTTAATATTTCTTTTCGTATGCTAATTCAAGGAATGAGATCTTCACGTTTAGTTCCTAGTATTTCTATGTTTAAGCCAGATATTGCTAAATATATGTATATGAAGTATAGTGATGAAAATGATATTGTTTATGACTATTCTGCTGGCTGGGGTGGTAGAATGTTAGGTGCGGCTAGTTGTAATCGAGAATATATTGGAACTGATCCATGGACTACTGACGAATTAAAAATTATGTCAGAATCACTCGGTTTAAAAAAAATAAAATTAATTAAAGCAGGATCAGAAACGGTAAATTTAGAAGAAAATAGCATTGATTTTAGTTTTAGCAGCCCTCCATATTTTGATCAGGAATATTATTCAAATGATTTAACTCAGGCTTATAATAATGGCGAGAATTATTTTTACGATATTTATTGGTCCAAAACACTTGACAATGTTAAAAAAGCGCTTAAACCTAATAAATGGTTTGGACTAAATGTTAAAAATTATCCTAAAATGTTGGAAATGGCAATTGATAGATTCGGTGAAATAAAAGAAGAAGTTAAATTAAAAACAATAAGATCACATTTAAATAAATCTGCTGGTACCGAAAAATATGAATTAATTTATATGTTCAGAAATTTAAAATGAAAATCCATCTAAAATGTCTCCGTTGTAAAGAAAACATCTTCTACGATGAAAATAAATCTGCCGAATGCACTCCATGTAAGATGTTTTATATTTATTTTAAGGATGAGCAAGGAATATTTTTCTACAATATTGCCTCAAAATCTGTCAAATTAAATAAAAAACAATATTATGTAAGCTGGGATTTTACATCAGAATTGGATGTTCATTTTTGCGAATTAATTGACGCAAAAACAAATAGGATCATCATGAAGCTACCAAACAATACGCCATTTGATATTACGGCAAATAGACTTAAAAAATTAATGATCTTCGCATAATATGAAATTAAAATTATCTAAAAATCCAATACTTTACGCCACATTTTTGGGAAGTAAAAATGATAAATACGGCGCAGGGTTAGATCAAAATGGAAAAATGAAGTTTGAACCAATTTTCATATTTAAAAAGATCGCGCATTGAATCCACCAACCCACTGCTCCGCCTGCAATCAAGCCTTCCCCTTTCTGAATCTCAAATTAGATTGCTTATTACATTCTCATAATGGTAGCTAAAAATGATAATTACTCCACATATCTTTGTATTAGTATATGTCGTTTTCTCGTACTGATGCATGTGAAATATCTGGCTTAATTTCAATCGGCACCTCTTCTATTATTGAAAGAGATGATGCCATAAAGCTGCGTAAAAAGGCATTACGTTCTGCCGTGGTTGATTCATTGCCCATGGTAAAAAATGCTTTTGATACACGCCATATTGATTCAGAAGATACATTTAACCCTCGCCGTGGACTTCAACATTATCACCGCGCTGAGCCATTTGTATCTGAAAAAACAGCCGACACTTTAAAAAATTTACTAAAACTTCATGGCGTTCTTGAAGAGATAAAAGCAGAATATGGAAAAGATTTTGAATGGTTAGATAGTAATGCTCGAATTCTTTTAAATACATTGAATACGGGATTACGAATAAAACAGGGGGATGGCAACTTTTCGGAATCGCAACCATCTCAAGGTGGATTAAACTATATTGAAGAGCTGTTATATGTAAGGTATAGACTGGGCTACGATGAATTGTCCAATCTAACAAAAGAAGCCCTCAAAAAAGTTATTTTAAGTAAGGACGAATTATTGTCAAAAAACGCCATTTATAAATCCGAATCATTTTCTAATATCGTACCACAAATTGTAAAAAATAATGAAGTGGTAAATGAACCTGTTCGTCTTGTGTCAGAGAGTGTTCAAGCCGTAAGAACAAATGATTCTCAAGTAATTCAAACGCAAGGTAAAACTTCTGATGGAAAAACGGTAACCATTAATATAAATTTGGGTTCGTAATGACAGATCAGTTCGCACCGTACCAAAAATTCAATACTTCTTTCATTGTACAAAATATTATTTCAGGTACGCCAAAGACCATTAATATTTTTCAATATCCTATTCGTGTTGGTGCGCAGAGAGATTTATTAGGTAAAAATTATTCCAAATTAAATAAGGAGCGTTTTAGATGGGCATGAATGATTTCGCTCCCTATCAAAAATTTAATACTTCTTTTATTGTTAAGAATATTATTACGGGAACTCCTAAAACAATTAATATTTTTCAGTATCCTATTCCTGTGGGGTGTGAAAGAGATTTATTGGCAATTAGGGGTATTGGCGAAGCCGACATTCGTGCGTCTTTATTGAAGGGCGAAATTCTTCATAAATTAAAAGCTAAAGAAATAACAATTGTTTATAGTGATATTGATTTATTACAATTTAATGATGATCAGCTTGCCTTCTTAAAAGCATCTGGCATTGTCAATGGATTGAAAGTTGGCTCATCGCAAACGAATGTTGTTCATGAAGAAGATATTCAATTGGTCGGAGCTGTAAATGATGTGAATACAGTTTTTACAATTCCTTCAGGTAAATTTATACAAGCAGATCCTTATAAGATTATTGTATATGTTAACGGTGTAAAACAACTTTATTTAGGCGATTATTTTATTGCAGAAAGTGGCGGTCCGGGAACAGGTTATGATACAGTTATTTTAACAGACCCACCTACAACAACGCCAGCTCCCATCGATGTGATCACTGCTGACTACTATGTTGATAATTCATAAGAAGGATTACTTGACATGGTTATATCAAAAGTAAATCCTGATCAGATAAAAGGATCCGGTGGAGGAGGTGGAATAACTGGCGCCACTGGACCACAAGGACCTCAAGGACCACAGGGAGTTCAAGGTAATCCGGGACCACAAGGATCTCCTGGACCACAAGGACAAGCTGGTATACAAGGTATTCCTGGAGTAACGGGAGCTACTGGTGGAATTGGTTTTACAGGACCACAAGGTAATCAAGGTTCACCTGGAGTTACTGGTGTTACCGGAGCAACAGGTCCACAAGGTGCTACAGGACCTTTTGGCGGACCTCCTGGCCCAACAGGACCAATCGGACCAACAGGACCAGCAGGAGGTCCAGTAGGACCTCAGGGACCACAAGGACCAGCCGGTCCCCAAGGCACACAAGGCATTCAAGGCATTCAAGGGATTCAAGGAATTCCTGGAACCACAGGTCCAGCAGGTGTTACTGGAGCTACCGGACCAGCTGGTGGCGGAACACAAGGCGCTACAGGTTCTCCAGGACCAACTGGCGCACCAGGAGTTACTGGAGCTACCGGACCAGCAGGAGCTACAGGTCCACAAGGAATTCAGGGAGCTACAGGTTTACCAGGACCTACAGGACCAACTGGACCAGCAGGATTTGGTGCTACTGGTCAACAAGGAGCTACAGGTCTTCCAGGACCAACTGGCGCACAAGGTTTACCTGGTGTAACTGGAGCTACAGGTCCAGCGGGATTTGGGTTGCAAGGAGCTACTGGTGCTACAGGTCCAACTGGTCCTGCAGGAACGCAAGGCGCAACGGGACCTGCAGGTGCACCTGGTCCAACAGGAGCTATTGGTCCAACAGGATCACAAGGCTTAACTGGTGCTCAAGGTATTCAAGGATCTACTGGACCACAAGGAATACAAGGCGCAACAGGTTCAACGGGACCAACAGGATCTCAAGGACCTACTGGCGCTCAAGGAAATACTGGTGCCCAAGGACCAACAGGATCAATTGGTCCACAGGGTATTCAAGGAGTTACTGGTGTTACAGGTAGCATTGGTGCTACTGGTCCACAAGGTATACAAGGCGCTACTGGAGCTACAGGACCTACAGGTTCTCAAGGTATTCAGGGAGTTACTGGACCAACAGGCGCACAAGGAGCTACGGGATTAATCGGAGCTACAGGACCTACAGGACCTCAAGGCGCTACTGGATCACAAGGATCTACTGGATTACAAGGTTCAACTGGAGCTATTGGTTCGACAGGAAGTGTTGGCAGCACAGGATCACAAGGTGCGACCGGAGTTCAAGGTATTCAAGGTGTAACGGGTTCTACAGGGCCTGTTGGAGCGCAAGGAACTACTGGACCAACAGGACCTCAGGGATTACAAGGAGCAACGGGAGTTCAAGGAGTTACCGGTTCAACTGGTCCACAAGGCATTCAGGGCGCAACTGGACCTCAAGGAGCTACAGGCATTCAAGGAGCTACTGGAATTCAGGGAGCAACCGGTTCACAAGGATCAACCGGGTCTATTGGACCTCAAGGAGTTACAGGACTTCAGGGAGCTACAGGATCTATAGGATCTCAAGGTCAACAAGGTGCTGCTGGAATTCAAGGCGTAACTGGATCAACTGGTCCGCAAGGTCAACAAGGAGTTACTGGTCCACAAGGCGCTACAGGACTACAAGGCATCACAGGTGCCACTGGACCTGCAGGTGCACAAGGGCTTCAAGGATCACCAGGTGTAACAGGATCAACTGGACCACAAGGTTCAACAGGATCTCAAGGCGCAACAGGTTTACAGGGACCAACAGGAAGCGCAGGAATTCAAGGTGCAACTGGTTCAATTGGACCGCAGGGTATTACGGGTGTTACAGGACCTACTGGTCCACAAGGATTGCAGGGTATAACTGGAGCGACCGGACCTCAAGGAGCAACTGGTCCACAGGGAGTTACTGGACTTCAAGGCGTTACAGGTTCAACTGGCAGTCAAGGTATAACTGGCTCTACAGGAGCACAAGGACCTCAAGGTTCACCTGGTGTAACTGGTAGTACTGGTTCACAAGGATCTACAGGACCTCAAGGATTACAGGGAAGCCCAGGTATTACTGGTTTAACAGGAGCTACAGGACCGCAAGGATCACAAGGTGTACAGGGAGTAACTGGAGCTACTGGTCCAGGTGGAGCACAAGGACTTCAGGGATCTCCAGGTGTAACTGGTTTAATCGGATCTACTGGACCTCAAGGCTCACCTGGAGTTACGGGATCTAATGGACCACAAGGTTCGCCAGGTGTAACTGGACTCCAAGGTGTTACAGGAATTCAAGGAGCGACTGGAGTTCAAGGTGTTACTGGCGTCACTGGAGCAATGGGACCCATCGGCGCACAAGGTTTACAAGGCTCGCCGGGTATTACTGGCGCAGCTGGATTGCAGGGTAATCAAGGAAGTCCAGGTGTAACTGGAAGTACTGGTCCACAGGGAGCGACAGGTAGTCAAGGCGTAATAGGTTTAACAGGACCTCAAGGATCGCAGGGATCTCCAGGTATTACGGGCTTAACTGGTGCAACTGGACCTCAAGGAGCAACTGGCATTCAAGGATTAACGGGCGCTACAGGTCCGGGCGGTGTACAAGGCTCACCTGGTGTAACTGGGTTAACTGGTGCTACAGGTCCAGGTGGAGCGCAAGGACCTCAAGGTTCTCCTGGTATTACTGGAGTGACTGGCTTTACAGGTCCCCAGGGAGCTACAGGAATTCAAGGTGTTACTGGATCAACCGGTTCTCAAGGAATTCAAGGTTCTCCAGGATTTACAGGCTTAACAGGAGCTACTGGTCCCCAAGGTTCTCAGGGCATTCCAGGAGTTACAGGCTCGACTGGACCTCAAGGCGTTCAAGGATCGCCAGGACTAACAGGAGCGACGGGTTTGCAGGGGTCTACTGGTGTTCAAGGTATTCCTGGTGTTACAGGAAGTACTGGACCCCAAGGAACTACAGGTTTACAAGGAGTTACTGGCGCAACTGGGACTCAAGGTTCTCAAGGGTCACCAGGTGTAACGGGATTAACTGGCAGCACGGGACCTATTGGACCTCAAGGTAGTCAGGGAAGTCCAGGTGTTACAGGAAGTGCCGGTCCCCAAGGCACACAAGGTTCACAAGGTTCACCAGGTATTACTGGTTTAACGGGAGCAACAGGACCTCAGGGCAATCAAGGTTCGCCAGGAGTTACAGGCTCAACAGGTTCTCAAGGAATTCAAGGAGCAACGGGTCTGCAAGGCGCTCAAGGCTCACCTGGAGTTACTGGGTTAACTGGCGCTACAGGACCTGGCGGTGCACAAGGTTTGCAAGGAAGTCCAGGTGTAACTGGATTAACTGGCGCAATTGGACCGCAAGGAGCAACAGGCGTTCAAGGAATTCAGGGAATCACCGGTTTAACGGGAGCGACTGGACCTCAAGGCGCAACAGGCTCAACAGGACCGCAAGGTAATCCAGGCTTAACTGGAGCTACGGGACCACAGGGAAGTCAAGGAAATCCAGGTGTCACTGGACTAACAGGCGCTACTGGACCAGTTGGTCCTCAAGGCATTCAAGGTTCTCCAGGTGTTACGGGTTTAACCGGAGCTACTGGTCCAATTGGACCGCAAGGCGTACAGGGATCTCCAGGAGTTACAGGTTTAACTGGAGCTACAGGTCCAACAGGGCCACAAGGAATTCAGGGTCTCCAAGGATCACCGGGTATAACTGGATTAACAGGTGCCACGGGACCTCAGGGCGCTCCCGGGTTAACCGGATTTACGGGACCTCAAGGTGCTACTGGAGCGCAGGGCATTCCAGGAGTTACAGGACTTACGGGCGTCACTGGACCTCAGGGTCAACAAGGATCACCCGGAGTTACCGGCTTAACAGGGGTCACCGGACCTACTGGTCCCCAAGGAATTCAGGGTATCCCAGGAACTACAGGTTTGACCGGTGCTACTGGCCCACAGGGAAATCAGGGAAGTCCAGGAGTTACAGGATCAACAGGTCCACAAGGTGCTACAGGTCCTCAAGGAAATCCAGGAGTTACAGGTCTTACGGGCTCGACTGGACCACAAGGCGTACAAGGATCGCCTGGTATTACGGGACTTACTGGTGCAACAGGACCACAAGGAGCAACAGGCATTCAGGGTATACAAGGATCTCCGGGAGTTACAGGCCTAACTGGAGCTACAGGACCTCAAGGAAATCAAGGTTCACCTGGTGTAACAGGTTTAACTGGCGCACAAGGACCACAAGGTAATCAGGGAAGCCCAGGTATTACTGGAGCTACAGGACCACAGGGTTTACAGGGGACACCGGGTATTACAGGACTAACAGGATCAACAGGTCCACAAGGAGTACAAGGATCTCCAGGCATTACCGGTTTAACAGGAAGTACGGGACCGCAAGGTTCGCCAGGTGTTACCGGAGCAACAGGCCCACAAGGCGCAACAGGAATTCAAGGCATTCCAGGATTTACTGGACCTCAAGGTATTACAGGTATTGGATTTTCAGGTATTATTGTTCGTAACGGCGTTGCTACTGTAGGTTTATTTTCAGTAATTAATTTTCAAGGTCCTGGTGTTTCTGGTTCAGCTACTGGTGGTATAGCTAATATTTTTATTGCCGACCCAACAGGACCAACCGGACCTCAGGGTGCGCAAGGATCTCCCGGAATAACTGGTTTAACAGGCGCTACAGGACCTCAAGGCATTCAGGGTGTAACAGGATCAACTGGGCCACAAGGAAATCAAGGATCTCCAGGAGTCACTGGGTTAACTGGATCTACAGGATCTCAGGGCGCTCAAGGATCTCCAGGAATAACTGGTGTAACTGGATCTACTGGTCCACAAGGCGCAACTGGAGTGCAGGGTATTCCAGGTGTAACAGGACTTACTGGCGCTACAGGGCCTCAAGGCAACCAAGGTTCACCTGGTGTAACAGGATTAACAGGTAGCATAGGACCTCAAGGTATTCAGGGAAGCCCAGGAGTTACAGGTCTAACAGGCGCAACTGGACCTCAAGGTGCTACTGGTGTCCAGGGAATTACAGGTTTAACAGGAGCTACTGGTCCTCAAGGTGCGCAAGGTTCTCCAGGGGTGACTGGTTTAACGGGCGCAACAGGACCTATTGGTCCTCAAGGAATTCCAGGAACAACAGGTGTCACGGGCCCGCAAGGGATTCCTGGAGTCACTGGCCTTACCGGCGCAATCGGACCTCAAGGTGCACAGGGATCACCTGGAGTTACAGGATTAACTGGCGCAACTGGACCACAAGGTTCACAAGGTATTCAGGGTGTAACTGGAGCAACAGGACCGCAAGGACCACAGGGCTCGACCGGCGTTCAAGGTATTCAGGGAGTTACTGGGTCAACCGGACCTCAAGGTGCTCAGGGAATTCAGGGTGTAACCGGATCTACAGGACCTCAAGGTGTACAGGGAATTCAGGGATTAACAGGAGCTACTGGACCAACTGGCGCGCAGGGTATTCAAGGAGTTACCGGTCCAACAGGGCCATCTGGAAATCTAACTCCACCAGTAATAATTACTTTTCGAACTAATAATAACGCCACATATTCTGTAGGGGCATCTGGAGGTGATTATTTAATTTATCATAATCATTCGGCTGGAGCAACATATATAATGCCCGCCGTAGCAACTTATAGAATAATAGGATTTAAAGATATAACTGGAGCATTAGGAATTTCTGGCCCAACCGGACCAACTATGAACTTTAAACCTAATAATACTGAACTTATTGAAGGAACAACCGGCGCTGCGAATTATTATATGAATCCTTTTGGTGAAATTTGGTTTGGCAATGATGGTACCAATTGGTGGATAATACAATGACTGTAGTTATTACATATCTTACATCTGGCAGTTGGACTTGTCCTATGGGTATTAAAAGTATTTATCTTAAAGCTTGTGGTGGTGGTGGCGGTGGTGGTGGCGGAGGACGTGGGGCTAATACTGTTTCTACTACTCAACGCGCCGGGGGAGGGTCTGGTGGAGGAGGGGCAATTACTAGATTAATACCCGTTTCTGTTACTCCTGGACTTGTTTATACTATTACAATTGGTACTGGAGGAACTTCTGGGGCTGGTGCTTCTGCTAATAACTCAACTGGTGGTGGTGGAGGATCGGGTGGAGATACATTATTTGTTAACGGGTCGTTTACTGTTGTCTTTCCTGGTGCAGGTGGTGGCGGTGGTGGCCCAGGTCAAGATAATCTTTCATTTGCGTCGGGTGGTGGATTTGCCATTGGCGGCTATCCAAATAGAACTATTGCAAATAATGGTGTTGGAACACAGGGAACTCCAGGAATTCTCTTATGGCCAACATTAGGATCTGGTGGAAATGGTGGAAACACTTGGTTACAGAGTGCAAATATTTCTGGACAAAATGGGTTTCCTTCCGCCATGAATTCAAGCATTTCTACAGGCGCAGCTTCTGGAACTACTGTCACAGGTTTAGGTGGCGATGGAGGTGGCGGAGGCGGTTCATCTGATTTTGGAGTCGGCGGTAATGGCGGCACTGGTGGAAATGGATCTAACGGAGGTACTGCAAGTGCAGGAACAGGTGGCGGATCTCCATTTGCAAATACTGGCGCAGGAGGTGGCGGCGGCGGAGGCGGTGGAAATTCAAGTAGCACCTCAGGTAATGGTGGCGCAGGTGGAACGGGAGGGTCGGGTTTGTTATTCCTGATTTATTATTTATAATGTCTATAATTGTTACATATCTTACATCTGGTACTTGGGTCTGTCCTATGGGAGTGACAGGAATATTTTTAACTGGCTGTGGCGGCGGCGCAGGCGGCGGTGGTGGTGGTAGAGGAAATACATCGGTTTCTACTACTCAACGTGCTGGGGGTGGAGCAGGTGGTGGCGGGGCATATGTTTATTCTACATATGTAACAGTAGTTCCTGGTACAGCATATACTATTACAATTGGTACTGGCGGCACTGCAGGAACTGGAGCGTCTGCTAATAACTCAACTGGCGGATCTGGCGGTAATGGTGGAGATACAATTTTTACTGGAGGAACCACTACTATAACTTTTCCTGGCGCTCAACCTGGAGCAGGCGGCCCAGGGCAAGATAATCTTTCATTTGCAGCTGCCGGAGGATTTGCTGTAGGGGCGTCGATAAATCGTGGCGGCGTTAATGGCGTAGGAGCCCGAAGCACTGAAGGTGTTCTTTTATTCCCAAGCCTTGGATTTGGTGGAAATGGTGGGGGCACTTGGTTATCTGGCTCCGTACAAGCCGGTTTTGCAGGATATCCATCAGCTGGTAATACAAATCATTCATCTGGCGGTGCTACTGGAACATCTAATACAGCTTTAGGAGGCTGTGGCGGAGGCGGTGGTGGCTCAACTGATTTTGGCAATGGCGGTAACGGTAGTCTCGGTGGCAGCGGCGCTGTCGGCACTGGTGGAGGAGGTGTTGGAACTGCCGGTCTATCTGCAACGGCTAATACTGGTGCTGGTGGCGGCGGCGGCGGCGGCGGCGGCGGCTCATCTACTACTACTGGAAATGGTGGAGCAGGTGGGGCAGGCGGATCTGGACAATTAAATATTAGATTTTATATGGATATGCCAGGAAAAGTTGTATATACTACATCTGGCACTTGGACTTGTCCTATGGGTGTTAAAGGCGTATTTTTAACTGGATGTGGTGGTGGTGGCGGTGGCGGAGGGGGCGGTAGAGGAAATAATGCATCTGGCACAACTACACGACCGGGCGGTGGAGGAGGTGGTGGTGGTGCCGTAGTTAGCACTACATTCGCCTCAGTAATTCCAGGCACTACATATACAGTTACAATTGGTAATGGAGGAACCTCTGGTACTGGTGCTTCTATTAATAACTCGACTGGAGGAAGCGGTGGTGCTGGTGGAGATACAAGTTTTGGCGGCTCTCTTATATTTCCTGGAGCAGGAGGAGGCACTGGGGGTCCAGGAAATGATAATGCTTCATTTGGTGCTGGAGGTGGATTTGGTGTGGGTGGCTTTTCAAATCGTGCAGCTCCAAGTTTTGTTACTACTCAAGGAACGATGGACTTTATATTATTTTGTAATCCAGGATCTGGTGGTTATGGCGGGAATACTTGGGAAAATAATGGCAATCAATCAGGATTACAGGGATTCCCTTCAATTATGAATGCTAACTATTCAACTGGTGGAGCCACAGGAGCAACTAGTACAGGTTTAGGCGGCAGCGGTGGCGGCGGCGGTGGCTCATCTGATTTTGGTGTTGGAGGTAATGGCAGTATTGGGGGTGTTGGATCTACTGGAACTGCAGGGACTGGAACTGCGGGCGTATCTGCAACGGCTAATACTGGAGCAGGCGGTGGTGGCGGTGGCGGCGGGGGAAATTCAAGTAGCACCTCAGGTAACGGTGGAGCAGGCGGAGCTGGAGGTTCTGGGATTTTATACATAACTTTTTTCCTTTAATTTTTTATTTATAAAATAAACTTACCACTATCATAGTATTAATATAGAGAGTATTATATGCGATTGTATAATACAAATAATTTAAATGGTAACTCGCGTAAATTCCGATCAAATTAAAGGCTCTACTTCTGGTTTTACGGGACCTCAAGGAGCTACTGGACCTATTGGACCACCGGGCGGACCTACTGGACCTCAAGGTATTCAAGGGCCTCAAGGACCTCAAGGTATTGAAGGTCTTCAGGGAGTTATTGGACCTCAAGGCGCCCAAGGAGTTCAAGGTCCTCAAGGAAATCCGGGTTTAACTGGAGCAACTGGACCTCAAGGTGCAACTGGTCCAGGATATACGGGCCCAATTGGAGCTACTGGCATTCAAGGCTTAACTGGTGCAACAGGACCACAAGGAGCTACCGGCATTCAAGGTATTCAGGGGGCTACTGGAATTCAAGGACCCCAAGGTATTCAGGGTGTAACTGGATCAACTGGGCCACAAGGCAATCAAGGTTCACCTGGAGTTACAGGTTTAACAGGAGCAACTGGCCCACAGGGACCTATTGGACTTACAGGCATTCAAGGAATTCAAGGTATACAGGGAGTTACTGGCGCTACTGGGCCAACGGGATCACAAGGTATTCAAGGATCGCCCGGAGTCACTGGAGCTGGAATTCAAGGCATCCAAGGATCTCCAGGAATTACTGGCTTAACTGGTGCAATAGGTCCAGTTGGCGCAACTGGCGCTCAAGGTCCAACAGGATCGGTAGGACCACAAGGAGTTCAAGGTATTACAGGAGCAACGGGACCACAAGGAGCCACTGGGGTTCAGGGAGCGCAAGGTATACAAGGCATAACTGGAGCCACAGGACCTACCGGACCTCAAGGTTCAATAGGACCTCAAGGATCTATTGGACCACAAGGTGTTCAAGGAATACAAGGAGTTACCGGTTCAACTGGACCACAAGGTGTTCAAGGAATACAAGGAGTTACTGGTAGTACAGGTCCGCAAGGATCCCAGGGAATTCAGGGAAACACTGGTGCTCAAGGGAATCAAGGAATACAGGGTGTAACTGGATCTATTGGTCCTCAAGGAGCAACTGGCATTCAAGGATTAACAGGTGCTACCGGACCTCAAGGCACTCAAGGAATTCAAGGTGTAACTGGCTCTCAAGGAGTGACTGGTGTTCAAGGTATTCAGGGTATTCAAGGTGTAACTGGACTAACTGGACCTACTGGACCTCAAGGTATTCAAGGTGTAACTGGGGTTACAGGACCTACTGGTGCTCAAGGAATTCAAGGCGTAACAGGACCTCAAGGCGCAGCTGGAATTCAAGGAGCAACAGGCATTCAGGGTATTACAGGAGCAACAGGACCTCAAGGAGCACAAGGTTCACAGGGTATTCCTGGAGTTACAGGATTTACTGGTTTTACCGGTCCACAAGGGAATCCTGGTGTTACTGGCGCCACAGGTCCGCGAGGAACAACTGGAGCACAAGGCATTCAAGGATCACCAGGTGTAACTGGACCAGCTGGCGGTGGAACAAGTAATAATTCTTTTGAACGAACTTTCTTACTAATGGGAGCATAAATGACGGATTCAATCAAAGTGCTGGGACAAGCATTTCCAGTCGCGGCAACATTAACTGCTTTATATACCGTACCATCAGTTACTTCAACGACGGTTTCATCTATTGTAGTTTGCAATCAATCTGGCACTACCACAGCATTTAGAATATCTGTTGCAACAGCAGGTGCAGCAGATACAGCAAGCCAGTATTTATATTATGATCTTCCAATAGCTGGTAATGACACTTTCATTGCAACAATTGGTATAACATTAGCTACTACAGATGTTGTAAGGGTTTATGCTGATTTAGGTACTCTTTCATTTTCTATTTTTGGAGTGGAATTAACATAACATGAGTCAAGGATCAGCTAAAAGTAATATTGGACCACAAGGAGTTACTGGAGCAATTGGACCTCAGGGTGTTACAGGATCAATTGGACCTACAGGCGCAACTGGGGCAGGCATTGGCAATAAAGGTACAGCCATAATAAGTTTTGGATCTGCTCCAGGAACAAACGTAGTAACAACTATTGTAACGGGTCAAACTGGCATTTTATCGACATCATTAGTGCAGGCTTTTATGATGGATGGGCATACGGCAGATCATAATATTACGGAACATATCCTTGTATCAACTGGAGTAATTTTTAATTGTAATACGATTGTGCCAGGAGTTGGTTTTACAATTACAGCTGTAACGCAATTAAGATTAACGGGACAATTTTTAGTTAATTGGATATGGAACTAATAGTAATTTTTTTGTATTAAATAAGCGAGGAATAATATGGCAGGTTTTAGAATTGAAGGAAATACCTCAGGTAACGTAGCAGAAGTTGATAGTGAGAATAATTTAAAAGTTAACCTTGCAACTGACATCGAAAAAGCTGGTTATGCCGTCGCAGTTAGTGAGTTAGATACTGGAACAGTAACGGGAACTCCATTAAGAAGATCTCCAAATACATCTCGCGGAGAACGTCTATTTGTTGGTATTGATACTGGTATTTTTGATTATTTATTCAATGCAACTGCCCAAGATACTGGCGTTTGGAAATATTCATTTACTACAATGACTGCCTCCCAATCTGGCGGTTTTTTACAATTAAATGCCAATAGCACACTTGCTACAACTACGGGCGTATCTTTACAAACTTGGCGTACTTTTGAAATTGAAGGTCATGGTGGGCAAAGATTTGAAGCAACATGTATTATTTCTTTACCTATGCTTGCAAACCAAATAATTGAGTTTGGATTATTTTTAGCAACAAATACATCTGCACCCGCCGACGGAGTTTATTATAGAATAACATCTGCCGGAGTATTTGGCGTTCTTAACTATAATGGAGCCGAAACTGCACAACAATTTACTGGAACTCCATATACTGTAGGGAGCGCTAGCGCATTTGTAATAGAAATGACAATCCGAGGTGTAGAGTTTTGGATTGATGGCGTTTTATATGCTATAATGACAGTTCCATCAGGAAATGCAGAGCCATTTTTATCTGGTGGTTTACCAATTTGTTTTCAACAAAGAAATAGTGGCGTAGTAGTTGGAACACCCGCTCAATTAAAAGTTGGAAATTGTCATCTTACTTATTTAGAAATGCAACTTGCAATGCCATTCGCCCATCAACAATGTGCGGAAGGATTGACCGGACAACAGGGCATTGCAGGCTCCACGCAAGGTTCATCGGCTAACTTTCCTAATGCTGTAGGAGCGATCGGCGCCGGTAACGTTCTTAATAATACAGGGGCGCTTGTAACCGGTTTAGGTGGACAAGCTTTGATCTCCGCCGCAGCGAACCCGCCAATAGGAACTGATGGTATTGTTTTTAGTTATCAAAATTCACTTCCCACTGTAGCAATTAAACCTCGTATTTTAATGATAACGGGTGTTAAAATTATGTCTGTATGTTATGTGGCGGTAACAACTAACCCAATAATTTATGTTTATTCATTAGCTTTCGGTCATACAGCAGTTTCAATGGTAACTGCAGAAGGTACAAGCTTCACTACTAATCCAACAACTAAAGCTCCTCGCCGAGTACCACTTGGAATTGAAGTGTACTCAAGCACAGCGACCGCAGCAACTGTAGGAAGCCAAGAAGGTATTTATATGCCCTTTAACTCACCAATTGCCGTTAATCCGGGCGAATTCGTTGCCATCGTCGCAAAGAACGTTGCAACCGCATTACCAGGCTCGGGTAGCTTTCTAATGACCGCAACATTTGATAGTTATTGGATTTAATAAAAATTTCTAAATCACCTCGATATATTTAAAGTATCAATAGCAATTTTCGCTATTCACTAAATACTTTAAGGCAAGCATGTCAGATTTATAAGGAATAAAGTTGTATCAGCAATTCAAGGCTTTCCAGTTTCACCAAATCGCCCCGCAGGCGGTCAATTTATAATGCGGGATGGATCAGAGTATTCGCCAACCACAATTACCGGTTTAACTTTAACAAGTTTAGGTTGTACTGGTAATATTAGCGCTCCTGGAGTGATAGCAAACAATGGACTAACTCTTCAAGGTGGAAATTTTACAAATATAAGCGGAGCAGTAGTGACATTAGGAACCGCTGATGGAGATGTAAGTCTTGTAATAAAAGATTCACAATTCAGTGATGATAGTGGTTTATATTTAACTGTACCACCGAATGGAATTGTTCCAACCGCTCCGCCTCCAGGATCAGCTGATGCTCTTCCAACATTACCCACTGGATATCTTGAAGTAACAATTAACGGAACTTTCAGATTTTTGCCATTTTATTAAAAATAAATAAAAATCTTCGATATATAGCAAGGTAATGAAAGCTCCAGTAAGTTGCTGTATAATTGTTAAAAATGAACCATATTTAGAAGAGTGTCTCAAATCAATTCGCCCATATGTAGAAGAATTGGTTATAGTAGATACTGGATCCTCGGATGACACGCCAAATATTGCACGAAAATATGCTGATATTTTTGAAGTGTATACGGAATGTAATGATGAAAACGGTTTAATAGCCGATTTTTCCAAAGCTCGTCAACGAAGCTTTGATTTAGCTACAAAAAAGTGGATTTTTTGGGCAGATTCAGACGACCAGATTTTACATGCTGAAAAATTAAACGCTATTATTAAAAAATTTGAAAGTCATCAAGGAGACGTTTGTATTGCATTTCCTTATTTATATTCAAAAGATAAACATGGAAATGTAACATGTCGTCATTATCGAGAGCGTTTAATAAATAATAAACATGTTTATAAATGGGTTAATCGCGTTCATGAAGTATTAATTCCAAAAGATGGTAGCAAGGGAAATTACATTCAACAAATGGATGATGTAGTTTTCGATCACAAACGAGATATAATTCAAAAACCAATTGAACAAAATCGTAATCTTCGGATTCTTAAAAAAATGTATGAAGACATGGGTGAAAGTGATGCTCGTCATTTGTATTATTTAGGACTTGAATATGGAAATGTTGGAGATCTTGAAACATCTAAAAAGTTTTTAAATCGTTATCTTGAATTAAGCGGTTGGGATGATGAAAAGTATATGGCAATTTTAAAATTAATTGATTATGCTATATTTACAAGTAATTATGAAGAAGTAATTGAATTAGCTTTTAAGGCGATTCGAATTAAAGAAAATTGGGCAGAGGCTTACTTTTCACTTTCCAAAGCTTATTATTTTATTGCTCAAAAAGGTGGGGCGCAAGAAAATAATAATTGGAACAAATGTATTAATTATGGAAAAATTGGATTATCTTTACCACGGACAAACACACTTCTTTTTGTTAATAATTCTGAAAGAGATTTAGAAATATATAGATATTTAAACTTTGCATTAAATCGTGTCGGTAATATTACGGAAGCTTTGGCTATGGTCGATACAGCATTAAAAGTTGCACCAGACGACGAAGCTTTATTATTAAATAAAAGAATTTATGAAACTGAAATAGCAAAATTTAAAGTTGTCGAAGGATTAGAAAATTTAATTAACTTAAATCAATTATCAGATAGTAAAAAGAATCAAATTATTAGTCTTATTACAAACACTGATTCAACTATTACTATGAATGAAGGCGAAGTTATGTCTGAATATGATTGGCCAAAGTATCATCGTCCAAATGGTTATCCAAAAAATGTAACAGCATCAGACTTTCCAACTGCTAAAGTTACGCCGCATTCACAGGCTTGGGGCATTCCTGAGACATTTGTGTATGATGATTTGCCACTTAAAATGACAGACGCACAGTTGCAAACATTATTGGTTGCAATGTGGAAAGAGTATATGTTGCATGATGAAGTGTTATCAGCAATTAGTTTATTGGAAAATGCGCCCTATCGTGTTAGACATACCAATGAAACTGAAACATTATTAAAGAAGACAAGAGCATTTACATCTTGGATTAACGATGAAGAGGCTTATGATAAGGGCAACTCTACTATTGATAATAATGGGGATTTGTTAAAAACAGATATGACGCCCTTAACGATGGAATTGCAGGGGGGAGCGTATGCAAGATATGTGTGGCTCACAGATCGTATTCCAGATAAAAATAAAAAATTGCTCGATATGGCTTGTATCGATGGACAGATGACGAATCGATGGGGAATGAAGGGCTGGAAAAATGTTACCGGAGTTGATTGTTGCACGAATTCGATTAAAATTGCAAATGAAAAAGCAATTGAATTTAATACTGGGGCAAGACACATTCAGACTTATTTCGAAGCCGCCCCTGAAACTTTAAATGGCGAGAAATTTGATTACATTACTTGTGGAGATGTGTATGAACATTTAATCGACCCTGTAAAAGATTTATTAGCGCCCGCACGGAAATTAGTTAAAGACGACGGCAAAATGATGATGGTCACTCCTCATGGCGCCTGGTTTAGAGGACAGTTTTCAGAACATGCACATCCTTGGTTATGGGCAAATGAGGGTAATCATTGGCTCGCTGATAAAAATAGAGGACACTTAGTCGCGCCTTCCGTTTGGAGCGTGGCAGCACATTTTAGAAAAGCAGGCTGGTGGGTAAAAGATTGTACAGCAGTACCTCAATGGTATCCAGACGTTCCCGATCAAGGTAATGTTTGCGTCGAAGCTTGGCCAAATCCACCAACTACTGATCAATCAAAAGATATTGTATTTTTTATTGGGGACGGACTTGAAAATTGGACGCCTCATTCAGTTGACATTCATGGTATTGGTGGATCTGAATTAGCGGCAATTGAAATGTCAAAAAGATTAGCAGCATTAGGAAATAAAGTTCGCGTTTATTCTTCTTGCGGAGAATGGGGAGAAGGAATTTATTCGGGCGTAGAATATTATAAAACAGCTAAATTTCACGATATTAAATGTGACATTTTAGTTGTATCTCGTTTTGCTCAAGCTTTAAATAGCAAGTTGAATATTAAAGCAAAAGCGAAATATTTATGGGTTCATGATGTTGTTCCAAAAGGATTAACTGAAGAACTTGCAAATGAAGCGTATAAAATTTTTGCTTTAACTGAATGGCATAAACAAAATATACTGCATCATCATAAATTTTTAAAAGAAGATCAAATTATTATTACACAAAATGGAATTGATCTAGAAAGATTTAATGTTGATGTAGAAAGAAATCCTCATAAAGCAGTGATAAGCAGTTCACCAGATAGATATTTGCCATCTTTATTAAAAATTTGGCCAAAAGTAAGAGAAGCCGTTAATGATGCCGAGTTACACATTTATTATGGTTTTGATTATTGGAAAAAAGCAACCGTTGATGCTGGACAACTAAAATTAATTGAAGATCTAGAAAATCAAATAAAATCAATGTCTCATATGGGAATTCATTATCATGGAAGAGTGAATCAACATCAATTAGCGAAGGCTTATAAATCAGCTGGAGTGTGGCCATTTTCTACATGGTTTACTGAGACATCTTGCATCGGCGCCATCGAAGCTCAGATGGCAGGATTAAAAATTGTAACATCTCCAATTGCCGCATTAAATGAAACGGTAGGGTTACGTGGAGATATGATTGCTGGTGATTGGCTATCTGAAGAATATCAAAATAATTTCGCCAAAGCTATTATTCACGCCATGAAAAATACCAAAGGTGAAGACAGAGAAGAATTAATAAAATATGCAAGCGAACATTTTAATTGGAATGATGTTGCTAAGTCGTGGAATGAAATGTTTAATAAATCTGTAAACAATTATTTTTTAAAACCATATAAACCAATTATGGATAGAGAATGAAAATAGAAATTATTTATGGCCCATTTTCATCTGGCTCTAAAAAATTTGATTTTACCGACTTATATGCAAATCAAAGTCTTACAGGTTCAGAGGGACAATGTTTTGGAGTTGCAAAATACCTTGCTAAAAATTCTGCTCATCAAGTTTCATTATATACAAATATTTCAGAGCGCTCATTAAAAAATTGGGAAAATATTGGACTTCATCAACTTCAAGATTTATATTTAGGAAGAGTGCCTCCCGATGTCGTAATTTCTTTTAATGAACCCGATATGATGCGTTATTCACCCAAACAAGCATTAAAAATTTGTTTTCAGCAACTTAATGATTTTGGATATTGTCAAAGCGGATTCGAAAATTTTGTAGATATTTTCATTAGCCCATCGGAAAGTCATCAAGAATATATTAAACAATTTACACCTCATAGTCATAACAAGTGGAAAGTAATGCCAAATTGTATTGATGAGGAAATATTTGAGCGGGCAAAAAAAGAACTTTACGATTATGAGAAAATACCAGGAAGTATTTTATATTGTTCTTCACCCGATCGAGGACTTCATCTTTTGCTTCAAGAATTCCCAAAGATTAATAAAGAAATTCCATATAGCTCATTAAATATTTATTACGATTTTGACAAGTGGTATGGTTCTTTGAAATCAGTAGATAGAAATAGCTCTTTAATAATGCGTGAATTTAAAAATAGGGCAGAATATATTAAATATGCCTTAAATAAAATGAAAGATTTAAATATTAATCATCATAAAAATACAAGTAAATTGGACATGTATAAAGCGATGTTGAAAACAGAAGTATTAGCATACCCGACATCAACACCTACTTTTACCGAAGGATTTTCAAGCTCAATATTAGAAAATATGTATGCAGAGTGCTATACCGTAATTTCAGAGCAAGATAGTTTAGGGCAAATTTACAAAGACAGTGGAGTCCATATAGTGAAGACGCCAACCACAAAATATATGTCTGAATTTACGGAACTTGTAGTAAAAGGATTAAAAAATAAAGAATATAGGGATAACTGCACAAAACAAACAATTTCTTTTGCGCAGGACTTTACTTTTCATAAGCAAATCATTACATTGGAAAAGATGATCGAAAACTATAAAGGTAAAAATGGACAATAAAGAATACGCTGATTTAGTTAATGCAGGTCAATTTCCAGAAGATATTAAAGTTCCATTGGACAAACCATTCGTAGATGATCGTGGAGTGATTCAGAATTTATGGCTGGCTAATTCAGGGTCTGTTACAATCATTACATCTAAAAAAGATAGCATTCGTGCCCAACATCATCATACAGGTGGCGATTGGCATTCAGCTTATGTTGTTTCTGGTTCTATTAAATATTCTGAATCTGAAATTGATGGTTCTAATTTAAAAGAATATACCTTTAACCAAGGTGACATGTTTTTTTCACCTCCAGAAAAATGGCACAAAATGGAATTCCTTGAAGATACCACATTTATTACAATGAATGGAATTGCAAAAAATCACGTCAATTATGAAAAAACGGTTGTCAGATCAAAATGAATTCAGATTTTGCATATGTTTCGCATTGTAATTTATGCGAAAAACAAAATTTAAAGCATGTACTTCACGTTACACAGTCACCATTAGCCAATTCATTTGTAAAAGAGCCGTTAGAGCAAAAAAAATATCCACTTGATTTATTAGAGTGTCAAGATTGCGGTCATGTTCAATTATCGGTTATTATTAATCCGGAGTTGATGTTTAAAGATTATTTATATGTCTCTGGCACAAGTCAAGTTTTCGTTAAACATTTTGAAAATTATGCCACCACCGTAATAAACAAACTTGATTTAAAAGGAAATGATTTAGTCGTTGATGTTGGAAGTAATGATGGAACTCTTTTGCAATTTTTCAAAAATGCTGATTTAAAAGTTGTTGGCATTGATCCTGCTGAAGATATAGCAAAACAAGCTACAGATCGTGGTATTCCGACCATTCCCGATTTTTTAAATGAGAAATCTAAAAAACAAGTATTTGAGGGATATGGTGGAGCTAAAGTGGTTGTAGCAAATAACGTTTTTGCTCATTCAAGTAAATTAAATGATATGGCGAAAAATATAAGTCACTTGATTCGATTTAAAGAAGGCGTATTTGTATTTGAAGTTTCTTATTTACCAGATTTAATTAATGGATTATACTTCGACAATATTTATCATGAACACGTTTCTTTTCATCATCTCGCGCCCCTGATAGAATTTTTTAATAAACATCACATGAAAGTATTTGATGTTGAAAGGGTAAATACTCACGGCGGTTCTATTCGAGTTTATGTTGAAAATAAATATAGACAAGATCGGAATGAACGATCAGTTAATATAGAAGCTATCGGAAAATTATTACAGTTAGAAAGTGATATGGGATTAAAAGTTTCGGACGAGCTGCGAAGTAAAAACAATTTTAACATTATAGGAAAAAATTTTGTATCACCATTTTTAGAATTTGCAGATAAAATGAAGGATATTAAATTTGAATTAAAAGCTCGATTAAAAGAACTTAAAGCACAAGGTAATAGAATTGTAGGTTATGGTGCTCCAGCGAAATCAACTACGCTTTTACATTATTTGGGTATTGATAATGAATTAATTGATTATATAGTTGATGATAGCCCATTAAAACAAAATTTATTAACACCTGGCACACACATTCGTATTTGGACAACTAACCAAATTTATGATTATGGATTCAATCTATCACAAAATAGAGATGCAGATGTTATATTAATACTTGCATGGAATTTTGCTGAATCAATTATTAAAAACCATTCAAAATTCGGTGGTAAATTTATTATTCCATTGCCAATTATAGAGGAAAGATAATCATGTCATTTTTATTGGATTCGGATATAACGGAAATTTGTAGCAATATTAAAGACTTAACTTCTGCTTTTGAAGGTAAAACAATTTTAATTACGGGCGCCTCTGGATTTTTAGGTAAATATTTTACAAGTGTCTTTATAAAGCTAAATGAAACGGCTTTAAATACGCCATGTAAAATTGTAGCTCTTGACAATTTTATCACATCTAATAAAAATGAATTTCCACCAAATGCAAATCTATCATTTCTTCAATACGATGTAACTAAACCATTTGAACCAGAGCAAAAGATTGATTTTGTTTTGGCAGCTGCGGGTATAGCTTCTCCCGAACAATATCAGAGTTTCCCGCTGCAAACAATGGAATGTGTGACGCTCGGATTAAAACATGCACTTGAACTTGCAAAACAAAATCACGCAAAACTTTTATTTTTTAGCTCATCTGAAATTTATGGCGATCCTGATCCCAAATTCGTCCCCACCAAAGAAGATTATAAAGGTTTCGTTTCATGTACAGGACCAAGAGCCTGCTATGACGAAAGTAAAAGATTAGGTGAAACGATGATTAGCGTTTATCATAAAACTTACGGTGTTTCTGCAAATATGTGCCGCCCATTCAATGTTTTTGGACCTGGTATGCTTCAAAAAGATTATCGCGTGCTTCCAAATTTCATGTCTAAAATATTGTCTAATGAAAGCATTTCTATTTATGGTAATGGAAATCAGACAAGAACTTTTTGTTATGTCACTGATGCAATAGAGGGGTTTTTAAGAGTTCTCGTAAAAGGGAAAGCGGGGCAGCCCTATAATATTGGAAATCCTACGCCTGAACTTTCTATGATTGAATTGGCAAATACACTTGAAACAGTTTTGGGTCAAAAAAATAAACGAGAAATTATTAATCATCCGGCATGTTATCCAGCAGATGAACCAAACCGCAGATGTCCAGATATTACAAAAGCTCGTAAAGAATTAGATTACTCTCCAAAAGTTTCTTTAGAAGATGGATTAAAAAGATTTTATAATTGGGCAAAAGAAAATTATACTTATTAAATGCTTCCCACAATATGTTTAATCGGTAATGGAGCCTGGGGTAAAAATTATATCTCTGTTTTTCGAAAATTAAAAATACCATTTGAAGTGGGCGATCGAAGAGATTGGCAACAGGTTATAAAAAAATGCGATGCTGTAATTGTTGCAACTTCACCATCATCACATATAGATATTGCTGAATACTGTTTATCCAATCATTTGCCAACTCTTATTGAAAAGCCAATCAGCCTATCTTTACAAGAAATAAATCGAATAAAATCATTTGAAAAACATGCGCCAATTCTTGTAAATTATATCCATTTATTTTCCCCCGCTTACCAAAAGTTAAAATCATTAGTTGATCCAATTAATGTAAAAAGAATTGATTCGTATGGACATAATTACGGACCTTATCGCAATTACTCTTCTTTATTAGATTATGCGCCTCATGATTTGTCAATGGGCATAGATTTAATGGGTGATGTAAAAAATGTATTAAGGGGCTTCACAATTGATGATTATCCGGGAAAACAACATTGTATTAATATAGAATATAGTAATAAAGTTCGTCATCATATGTTGATTGGTAATTCTGGAAAAAAAAGAAGGTATTTTGAGGTAAATGATCTTGATGGGAAGTGTTTCATTTATGATGATTTGGTTGAAAATAAATTAACTGTAAATGGAGAGCCGATTCAAATATCTGATAAAAAGCCATTAAATTGTGTAGTGGAACATTTTGTAAATGTAATTGGTGGCGAAAAATTATTATTTGATTTATCGCTAAGTGAAAAAATTATGGAAACGATTGAAAAAATAGGATAGGAGGTTATTTGAGAGCATTAGTAATTTCTGGCGGAGGGTCAAAAGCCGCATTCGCCTGCGGAGCCCTATCACACCTCATAAATGACCTTGGAAACGATTATCAAATCATGTGTGGCATCTCTTCAGGTGCCATTTGTTGTGCCTTCCTATCTCAATTTACGACCGAAGAGCGATTTCTTGGTGCCATTCAATTAAGTGAGCTTTGGAAAAATTTAAAAAAGTCAGACATCTATAAGAGCTGGGGAATTTTAGGGCGTATTCAGGGTATTTGGAAAACAAGTATGTATGATAGCTCGCCCTTGATGAGCTTGATCAAAACTCACATCTCTTTGGATAAAATTAGGGCTTCAGGTAAATATTCCAGCACCGGAACTGTTTCATTAAGTTCGGGCAAGTATCATATTTTTGATCAAACAAATGACAAGTTTTTAGAAGCCGTAGTTGCTTCGGCTACTTTTCCAGGAATGTTCACGCCGGTTAAATTTAATGGACATCTTTGGATCGACGGTGGATTGAAAACCATGTCTCCTTTAAAGGATGCCATTGAAGCTGGCGCTACTGAAATCGATTTGATTATCACTTCCCCTGAAATAAGGGTTAATAAATTTCTACACAAACCAACCACTGTCGATGTTTTGAAACGAGCTTTCGATTTAAGTACCGATAAAATAATGGCAAATGATTTGGAAAAAGTAGAAATGTATAATAAATTAGCTTCGGCAGGGCTAATTGATAAAAAAATCGTAAAATTAACTGTTATTCGACCAAAACATAATTTAATTGAAGACATGCTTGATTTTAAGCATGAAACTATTCTTGAAATGATGGAAGCTGGATATCAAGAGGCAAAGAAAATTAATACCCCATAATTTAATATAGTAGTATGGCAACAAATAACTATCCCGGTGTAACACCAAAATCATTAGGGCACGACTTTAATACTTATCAAGTCATAACAGTATCTGCTTCAACATTCGGCGGCGATTCTGTGGATGGGTATCAACCCAGTTACATTATAACGTTTCCTACTTATGGAATTATGTTAACAAATGAAACATCAGGGCAAGTAGTTGAATATTCGTTAAATGGAAATACCGTTCATGGCGTACTTGACGGACTTACTACAAGTACAACCCGTGTCGTCACTTTTAATAATCGACCAGTTTCTATGATTTGGTTTAGAATTAAATCTGGTGGTGGACCAGCTACTATTACTTTAACAGCCTGGGGCAATCGGTAAATAATTCATATATTTGATATATAATTAGTGTGGAGAAAGTAAATGGCAAGTAAATTAGGCGACGATTTTTTAATTGATGGAAATAATCCAGATAATTATAACGATAAAGTATTAGATGAAAAAGAAACACGCAAACGACTTTTTAATTATGCCGAATCATTAGGATGTAAAAAAGAAATTTTCGCTATCCTTACAAAGTGGGAAATGCGAATGAAAAACTGCACCAACGATCAGGAAAGAAAACACATGTCTGAATTGGGGTGCGTTGAAGTTTTCCAAATGTTAAAATCAGCCAAGCATATGGGCGGAGAATCAACTGGTGCCAAACTAGTTGTCAATGGAAAAGTTTGTTACGAAGATAAGAAGCCAGGCGAAGATAATTTAATCATATCGCCAAATAAGGATTATACAAAATGAGTTCAAATGATTTAGAGGTATTTTATGGGTCAGTTGTTATTTTCACAAAAAAAGGTTATGGTTTTATTGCAAAAGAAAATGCAACAGAAAACGATCCCGATATTTTTGTTCATTACTCTGATATCAAGGCAGAAGGATATAAGATTTTATACAAGGGACAAAAAGTAAGCTACCAAATAGGACAAAATCATTCTGGTCAACCCAAAGCGATTAATGTCACCGTTCTTGATAATTAATTATTTATGTAAAATAAGAGTAATAACTTGAAGAATTAAATTGACCCCACCAAGCACGAAGAACGCTTTGATAATGAATAAATCGCGAGAAATGCTTTCATTTTGTTCAATCGTTTTATCTATCTTCTTTACTATATTTTCTTGTGTATGATTAGATGCGGACAGTTGATCGAGAATTTCTTCGTTTTGAACGCTAACTTCATCGCCGATTTCAATAGCCTTTTTATTGACTTGAAGAATTGTTTCCAGGTCGCTTTTACTTATATTGTTATTCTCGCCACCTAGTCGATCAGTCATGTTGTTGCCTTAAGTTTAATTTTTACGGTTCTTTCGTCGTCTAATTTTTTTAATTACGTCATCGCACTTTTCTCCTAATATGCGATATTCTTTCATAATTTCACTATCCTTCGTCTCTTCATCTTTTTCATTTAGTGAGTTTAACGCTTCTTCTTTATTTGACATTAATTATTCCTTTACGAAATACTGCTTTTGTTGATCCATATCTGCTGTTTCAAAATTTTCTTCTTCCCATTCATCATCTGTCGTAATAAGTTCGTCGTATTTTTCTTCTTTAATTTCAAAAGTGGATCGTCCTCGTGATGGAATATTATTTGGAATATTTAATTTTTTCTCTTGAATGATAATCGGAGCGGCGTGTCGAATAAGTATTTTGTTTCTTTTTGCGAAAATGGAACCTGAAACCGCCGATTTTGTTACTTGCTCTAATGTATAGTGATAATGCCGAGTATCCATTAAATTAACCGAAGAAAAGGCTGGAATGGTTAATGCAAGATCGCCCAAACTAACATTTCTGTTTGATATATTTGAAACCCAAAATGCCCGTTCGATTTTTTTATTGCTCATCGTCCCTTGTAATAATGTGATATTATTGCATTTGATAGAGGAATGATGACTGAAATTTTACAATATTTACCTGGAATGGAAGCGACAATCTATTTAGATATTGTTGGAACAGATGGCTATCGAATGGATGGCTATACGCCGCCCGCAGTAAATCGTATTATTTTTCCAGGGTTTACATTAGCTTTAGGTTATCCAGCTTTAATGACAAGATTAGATACTGGACTTTATTATTATCAATTCGTATTGCCTCAAGGTGCTTCTGCAGTGGGAAGTTATTTGGTTGATTGTAGTTATGGTAACCCTGATACACATTTAGAAAATTTTAGAACATTTCAAGTGATTGTGAGTGCGCCTTTTGGGACATATTCTGCAGGCACCTTTTAATAAACTCGCATCTTATTGAGGGTCAATATGTCTTTTATAAAGAATCGCGGTCAAATAATCGGGCTGACTGATCAAGTGGATTTGACGGTTCAATTCCGCGATCCTTCTGGTAATCCTATCAATACGGATTCATTTCCTCAAATTTCGATTGTGCAGCCTACCGGATTAGTGATGTTGGCTCCCACTTCTTCGGGCGTTAGCCAATTAGCTACCGGATTATATTCCTATACCTTTACCGCTCCATACAACGGTCCGTTAGGTGTTTGGAATGATATTTGGGTAGGATATGTAAACGGATTTCGAATTCAAGTTCAGTTCGAATATATCGTAAATAATACACAGTTGCCACAAGTTAATTCGGACGGATATGAGAAGCTTGGCAACGACCCCGGATTTGATTATTCTCAGTGCGCCATTCATAATATCAATAAACTTTTGAAATCTTTAAAGGCAAGATTAAATAGTTCTGGTAAAGCAAAAAGCACAGACGGTTATGGTAATACAATCTATGTGAGTTGTGATATTTTTTCGGTTGATATGCTGGTTAGCTTTTTAGCAACAGCCTTATGGGATTTTAATCAGGTTCCTTATTTTACACACTTTACTTTTGATGAAGATTATTTCGTTGAACAGTTTGGTGAAATTTTGGTTGAGGGAGCTACACTTTATGCTTTGGCGTCACAAGCGTTAATTCAGAGAGGCTTAGAATACAGTATTACTGATAATGGAATTAATTTCGTCCCTCCAACAGTATCTGATCTTTTAGAAACTCAATATTCTACGCTGCTTACAGTTTATTTCGATAAATTAAAATACATTAAAAATTCTATTCGTCCTGGACCATTAGGACTGGGAGTCTTCAGCATGAACTCTGGTAACAACCCAGCATTCAGAAGATTACGCTCATTAAGAGAGCGAAGAATTATTTGAACGAGGTATTGACAAAAATATAAAAAATCCATACATTTATTGTATGAAATTAAACGTCCCAATTAATGAAATTATTCAAAAATATCAAGAATTAAAAACGCTAACAAAAACTGCCAAATTCTATAATGTAAATATAGAAACTATTCGAATTCTATTCAAAAAGAATAATATTACATATACGAAACAACTTGTATATGATGTAGATCATGATTTTTTTCGCAGAGATACTCCTGAAACTTTTTATTGGGCTGGATTTTTAGCAGCCGATAGAAATATAGATAGTACTAAGCCAAGAATTTCTTTAAAATTAGCTTCAAAAGATATTTCCCATTTAGAAAAATATAAAATCAGTTTAAAAACAAATGCCCCTATTGTCAATTCAATTAGATCAGATGAAAGGATAGAATTTAAAAAAGAATTCTACTATCAGTCTGCTGTACGATTTACTTCTCGGCAAATAGTCAAAGATTTAAAAAACTTCAATATTGTCCCAGCTAAAAGTTTAACATATACGTTTCCCACACATTTAGAAAATAATCCTAACATTAGATATTTTATTGCCGGATTAATTGATGGCGACGGAAGTATTTTTCAAGAAAATAATTCTTCCAGAATATCTTTATATGGAACAAAACACTGCGTAGAGTCCGCTTTTAATCATTTAATAAAAAAATTAAATATTTATCCAAGTCAATTGCAAGAAAGGAAGCCGACGCTATATGCACAGTCTTGCTCTAATCTAGAAGATAATATTAAAATTATTCATTATATTTATGATGGGTGCCCAGTATTTTTAGATCGTAAAAAAGCTGCAGCAGACATTATTCTAAATCAAAAACCCAGAAAAATAGAAGTAACAAAAGAAGAATTAGAATTGCTCCTTGATAAATATAAACAATTTCAAAATGTAGAAAAATTCAAATTAATGGCGGCAGATCTACATATGTCCACTATTGTTTTGAGAAGAAGATTAAAAGAATTTGGTCTTTTTAAAAAGCAAATTATTGAAAATAAATTAATAGAAATATTAGGTCCCACAAGATTAAAAGAAGAGTTTGAATTGCTAGGATCAGTTCGATTAATTGCTGAAAAATACAATTTAGCCGATTTGACCGTTCAAAGAGCCTTAAACAAATTAAATATTGATTGGCGCATAAATGAACACCTAACTATTTCTAAAGTAGATTTACAAGAAATATACAATAAACTTGGTTCAATAAGAAAAATAGCAAAGGAGTTGGGAGTTGATAAGACGAAAGTAAAATATCGAATGGATAAATTCGGCATCCCTTACAACAAGACGCCGAGAAATCAATTTGGAGATTTTAAAAAGAAAAAGCTCTAATATATAACACTATACAATGCCTCACCTATCAAAAAATATCACCCTCAATTTATCTTATTCACCAATAGCACAAGCTCTCAATATGGATTTTTCTCATCAACAAGATAGAGAGTTATATCCATATGAAAAAGAAGCCATTGATACACTTATAAATCAGATGGATAAAATAAATGCAAGGTTTATTCATCAACATATTACTGTACAACTTTTAAGATCATTCAAGGAAGATATCTTGTCAGCTCTTGAATTTGTATATGATCTGACCGGCGTCGAAATAGGAATGAATGATACTCAATTACATTTATAAAAAAAATAACCGAGAAGCACATTAAAGGCAACTCGGTTATTATATTTTTATGATTTGATATGATTAGAAAGTAACGACGCTTTTCGCAAATAAGAAGACCAACCAAAATAATCCTGTGAAAAAGGAAATCCGACCAGCTTCTGAAATTTTACCTTCTGTTGCTAAATATAAAATTAATCCAACCATACTTACTAAAAAAGGCACTAACATTGTGGCTACAAATACCATATTTTTCTCCGTTCAACCTTATACGAGAATACAGCGATGAATAAACAATGGGTCGTGTATATTTTAACCTGCTCTGATGATACCCTTTATACTGGAATTACTAATAATTTAGAAAAACGAATTATCAAACATAATACAAACCGCGGAGCTAAATTTTGTCGAGGAAGAACGCCAGTAAAACTTTTAAAATCATTTGAAGTGCCTGACAAGTCTTCTGCGTTGAAAATGGAATATAAAATTAAACAAATGTCAAGAGAAGAGAAACTTAACTTATAATTTTAAAGCAAACTTTTCGAACATATCAATTTTATTTAAAAGTATTGCGTGTTTTTCAGGCGCTTTAAATGGAAATGTAATAAATAATCTTTCATCTCCCGAATCGCCACACCAAAGAACCATAGAATTGACCGTAAATTGAATTTCATCCATCCTACAATCATCATGCCCACCTTCTGAATAAGCTAATGTAATATGTGGTTTGAAATCTTTAAATGTTTTATTGTATTTAACATTGTATTTATCGAAAGCTTTTGTTATTTTTTTATGCAATTTTTCAAGTTCAAGCGATTTAACGAGAATGATAATTGGGGTGGGCTTTCCTTCTCTTGGCTCGAAATGAGAAATTTTATCTGCTTTAATAGTAAATGGTTCGATATCTTTTACAACATCTAATATAATTTCCATGGCTTTGGACGCTTTTTTAATGGGCCAATCATCTCCAAAGCAACAGAGCGTAATGTGATATTCTGATGGAGTTTCTTTTTCACCAGGAACATCTAAGCCTGCTATCAATCTGCCCAAATCTTCTGGTACCTTAACTCCTGCGAATGCCATCTTACCTCTATTGTCGTATGTATATATGCCGAAAAAAGAGTTATCCATCAAAGAGCTTAAAAAACTTCCGCCTCACTCTTTATTGCGAATGTTAAATAAAGCAAAGAAGTTTTTAAAAACCAATGAAGTTATGATTAACATTTGCAAAGAGTATGGGCAAGATGTTGATATAATTGATTTATTTCCAACTACTTTTGGTGATATTGATGTAAGTGCTACAACAACCAAAGGCATTGTTACATTAAATTACAAATTGTTAGCAGATGGATATTTCGATCGTATGGATTTTAGTTATCTTATTCACGAGTATCAGCACTTATTGGATCAGTGTTTTGGGAAAAAAGCAACAAAGTCTTCAGATGATGGCGAATATTTGAAAAATACTTTTGAACAAAAAGCATTTCAGGTCCAAGTTGAATACATAGACGATCAATTTGGCAAAGAGCATGCAGAAGACTATGTGGATAATTTATTAGATCATCATGAAATTGAAAAGAAAAAAGATCGAAACGAATTAGAAGAAGTGCTGCTCAAAAAAATCTAAAACCATTGACTTATATTTTATACGAATTAAATTAAAATTCTAACAGTTTTACCAAGAAAGAATTTTGAGACCATGGCTTCAGGAAATAGAAGATTACAAGAGGGTGAAAAACGTCAACTTCAAATTTTAAATAGAAATTTTTGTGAAAAAACTACAAAAGCCGCCCCACATTCTCAATTCATTGAAAATGGCAATTTAATTTTTAAAGATTATAATCGCAGAAATAAATTTATCAATACAAACGGTAATGATTATGAATTTACACATTTTGCTCACGATCTTGATGCAATGATGACTTCAGAAAACTCTGGAAAACTCATTGGAATAATTTTAAAAGATCAATGTGGTTTAGGCGGTGCGCAAAATTTGAACGCCAGAGAAATCGAAGCTTATATTGATCATGCTCCGACATTAGATGGCGATACGGATACCTATTTATTAATTTATTTGTCAGGAACTTTTTACACACAAATTCATACCAAAATGATGGGTGTTATACCTGATACGCCGGTGAGCTTTATCGATTATTTTAAAAATTACGCCAAAAGACTAAAGAAAGCTGTTATTATTTTGGGTGACGACGATTTAAAGTGGAAAAATCGCAAATGTTCTTTCTACGAAAAATATATAATAAATGGATAAAAAAGAATTAGGGCAATTTTTTACAACAAATGCAGACTATATACTATCTAATTTTGATGGTTATGTAAAAAATTGTTCTATTATTGATCCATTCGCTGGCAATGAAGATTTGTTACGATGGGCATTGGGCTCGTCTGCTAAAAATATTAGAGGGTTTGACATAGACGCATCCCTTATTAAAAATAATATATCTTATAATGATAGTTTATTGAATATTGAAAAATCTGACTTTATTTTAACAAATCCACCGTATCTCGCAAAAAACAAAGCCGACCCCGCGACTCGTTTAAAATATCTAAAAGAACAGGAAGATTTATATTTAGTTGCGATAGATCGAATTATAAAAAGTGGAACAAATAAAGTAATTATTATTGTTCCTATTAATTTTTTATCGTCCACGGTTTCAGCAAAAATAAGAAAGTCGTTTATTGATAATTATAATATTGTAGCTTTTAATTATTTTAAAGAGAGAGTGTTCGCAGACACTACATATAATGTTTGTGCAATATATGCCGAACGAAAATGCAAACCAAATGAAATAGAGAAATTATTTATTCATATTTATCCAGATAACTTTGTAAAAGAAGTTATAGTTGAAAGAAAATATAATTATTCAATCGCTGGTAAAGAAATACACGAAATAAAATCTCGAACCACTAAAATACATCGTTTAACTGAAAAAGAAATTCAGTTAAAATCAGGCGACAATTTTATATCTTGCTTTATTAATGACACAAAAACAATAAAAAATGCATTTGTTAATAGTGAAATGAAATCTATAATAGATAATAATATTATTTTAATTCATTGCATTGATGGTAAGGTTGATAAAATCCGCGCCCAAGATATTAGGGAGCTGGATAAAAAATGTCTAATCGGTAAAAATACATCAAGAAATATTGCTCATATTATAATGGACGAGATATCTATAAAAGATCAGGAAAAACTTATCCTTAAATTCAATGATTATTTATCGAAATTAAGAAATAATTACTGTTCGTTATTTATGACGAATTTTAGAGACAATGATAGAAAAAGAATAGAGTTTGATTTTTGCTACAAACTACTGGAATTTTTAATGTAAACCCACTGATAATAAGCTTGTATTATAGAGATGGTTCAATACGCTTCTCCTATAAATGTCAGCTTAAATAAAGTTGCTTCCCTTGGTGATGGGTCAAGCATTAATATTTCATGGTGGCAAGCTTATCCCGATGGTTATACAAATTCCATCGCTTATCACATATATTATTCTACTTCCCGAGAAACAATTTTTTCAGATGGCGTTAAATATATTTCAATTGATGGAAGTTTAGAAGCAAATATTATTAATTTAATACCTGGACAAGATTATTTCTTTTCAGTCCGCCCCGTTGAATATAATCCTGCCGTTTATAATTTAACTGCATTGCCTACTGCTAACGATGGGCTCAAAATTTATCCAACCAGCATTTTGAGAGAAGATATTTCAGCAACAGATCTACTAATTCCATTACTTGATACATCTGATTTTCCTTCAACTGGCATTATTAAAATTGGCGCCGAGTTAATTCAATATTTAGCCGTTGATAATACCAATCAAAATTTAGTTCTCACAAATATCTCTCAAAGAGGATATAATTTAACGCCAGACACGCTTCATACAACTTCTGGTTATGATGGATATTATACTTGGAACCCAGAAGTTGTTATTTTTACATTAGGTGAAGATCGAAGATGGGATCGCATTTATAGCTGTCAATCTCGTTTCGAATATCCTAATTTTGCCGCAACTGTACAAGATGGATATCGACAAACTACCGTAGATTTGTTGAGCATGGACATGAGCGCCTCCGATGCTATTAATGAAGATTTTCCAACTTATGATTATTCAGGCTATCATAGAACGGATCCTGTTTTACTTTTAAATGGAACTTGTGTTGGAAGTTATATTGGCGGCGAACAAGGATGTATTGATGGTTATGGAAATTATAATCGATATCGCGGTTTTAATTTACAAGATGCCAATACACAACGCCAAGATGTATTACTTTCTGTTACGGGAGTGCCAGCATGTTTGATTCGGCGCCAACAAACAGGGATTATATGTAGCTGTTATTTATCATCAAGTGAATATCAAGATGACAGATGTGTTTTCTGTAATGGGACTAAGTTTGTCTTCGGGTATCAGCAATTTTTTAATCCAAGAAGAGCAGATGGAAGAATTTTAGTTCGTCTTGGACCCACTGATGAAAATTTAAAAATGTATGAAGCAGGCTTAGAATCAGAATTTCCAATTGATATGTGGACGCTCACTGTTCCAACTATTAAAACACGTGACATATTAGTGCTGTTCGATCAAAATGACAATGAAAGTTTTCGATATGAAGTTCAACAAGTTACCCGAAATGATACTGTATTAACAAATGTTGGCGCTCAAAAAATGAGAGTTGCACGTGTTCGTAAATTTGATCCAGCTTATCAAATTAAAGTATTTAGAGATACAGCTAATTTTCCACAAACTATTCAGACAACGCTTTCAAGTGTTCCGGGATTAATACCTCCACATACACATTCCATACAGCGCAACGAGAGCGATCCTTCTCAGTGGGGACAAACAACACAAATCTCGCAAGGTCATACACACCCTGTTTATTGGGATGCAAATTTAGGACAGTTGGTAGTAATGGATGCAGTAAATCACACGCATAAAATTATCGTATAAAGAGAAATATCAAATGGCTTTTACTTCTAGTATAAATAATTTTCCAGCAACCGGCACCGTAGCCATGTATACGGTTATGGCTACACTAGTGGCTGCGGGCTGGACAGTAAAATCATCATCTGACGGAACTACTTATAACTCTACAGGTAACCAAATTACAAGTGGAAATTCAGGGGCAGCTGGATTGGGAAATACGAATGCCTGGTTTCGCATTCAAGCTCCTATCGTTGGAACACAAAAGAGAGAGTTTACATTTCAAAGAACAACATCAAATCCTGTATGGCGAATTAAATATAGCGCATCGGCTGGTTTTATAGGAGGATCGCCAGGAGCTACTCAAACCCCCACCGCTACAGATGAAACAATTATTTTAGGAAGTGGAACCGATGCAGCTCCAACTGGCGCCACCATGTTTAATACCGATGCTTCTTATCGTTTTTCTATCGTCGCTTGTGACTCTTCATTAAGTTATAGTTTTTATTGGTTTGCGAACTCATATGGAACACAATCTATTACATCCGCATTTTTAATGGACGTATTGAAATCAGGATCATATTCTATCTCTGATACGGATCCATGCGTTGTATTTGCCGCGCAAGGAAGCAACTCGATCACGACCGCCCCTTTCCTTTATGGAAATTCAAAAGCCCTATTAAATACAACTTATGTTGCGGTAGTTTTAAATGTAGTATTATTTAATTCTGTGCCTAATTCAAATGATTTGGCATTCCCGCCTGGATTAGCAACTACATATAGCGTTACAAATCCATTCACATATGGTGATAATTTATTGCCAGCTATATGGGGCAGAAGTTCAGATCAAACATCCCCATTTGGATATAAAGGTATTAGTTCTTTAATTACATTACCTTCAACTTTAAGGGCAACTTTAGATACCTTAACTACAACTACAACAAGCGATCATATTTTTTTAGGAAATATAGTTTTTCTTTGGACAGGAGCAGTGCCAGTATTATGACTTATCATTACTCTACAAATACATTACCTTCTGCAGGATCGGTTGCCATTTATAGTGTTATGACCACGCTTGTGGCGGCAGGGTGGACAGTAAAATCTACAGGCGACGGTACAACCTACACTTCTTCAGGAAACGGGATTACGGGCGGCGGCACGGGTGCAGGAGGATTAGGAAACAATAATGCTTGGTTTCGAATTCAAGCCCCCGTAGTTGGATCACAAAAAAGAGAATTATGTTTTCAAAGAACAACGACCAATTTATTATGGAGAGTAAAATATAGCGCATCTGCAAATTTTACAGGTGGATCGCCAAGCGCCACTATTGTTCCATCTGCCACTGATGAAGTCGTTATTTTTGGATCGGGAACAAATGCATCTCCAACTGGCGCCACTCAATTTGGAACAGATGGTCAATATCGTTTTTCAGTTGTCGCAGGCGATTCAACTGTAGGTTATTCATTTTATTGGGCAGGCAGCAATTCAACTACCACAACAGTTACAACTGGGTTTTTAATGGACGTTATGACTATAGGATCTTATTCTTCAGGAGATACAGATCCATGCGTTATTTATGATGGATATGGCACCGGAGTATTTACAGCAATATCTTCATCTCCAGGGATCGGAGGATATACAAATACTTTTGGGCTACTTGGAACAACATATTTAGGCATTTCTACATCAATTATTGGATTATCTTCTAATGCATATACTGGCGTATTATATTTTTTGGCACCTGCTTTGGCTGGAACAAATGCTTTACCTAATCCTTTTACAGGTAATGATGATTTGTTGCCTACTTTTTGGGGAAGATTTGTTTCATCATCAACATCTCAAGGATATAAGGGAACAAGCTCAATGCTATTATCTCCAACAACTAGAAGAAGTAGCTTGGATACATTTACCGTATCAACAGCAAAAGATCATATATTGTTTGGACATTATGTTTTGCCCTGGGATGGTTCCACGCCACTAACTTAATTATGGAAATAAATGACCTATCAATACTCAGTAAATAATTCTCCGGCTACAGGCAACATTGCGATGTATATTGCAATGACTTTACTAGTATCTGCAGGCTGGACAGTAAAGTCTTCTTCTGATGGAACGACTTATAATTCTACTGGTAATCAAATTACAAGCGGTAACTCAGGGGCCGGCGGGCTAGCTAATTCAAAAGCTTGGTTTCGAATTCAAGCCCCATTATTTAATTCGCAAACAAGAGAATTAATTTTCCAAACTTCTAGTTCTACAAACGCGAGTTTTAGAATTAAATATAGTGCATCCGCAGGATTTATTGGTGGCTCTCCAGGTGCCATTCAAACGCCCAGTGCAACGGATGAAGTAATTATTCTTGGCGCCGGAACGGACGCTGCTCCTACTTTTTCATCGCAGTTTAGCACAGATGCAACTTATCACTTTCATATGATGGCCGGCGATTCAAGTATTGGATATAGTTTTTATTTTTTTGCAAATACTGGTGGTGCGCAACCTGCGAACGCTTTAAATGCATGTTTTATTTTTGATGTTTTACAAATAGGCTCATATAATAGTTTAGATACAGATCCATGTATCATTTATACTTCTCAATCAACTAGCTCACTTGGTACAAGTTTAACCGGCGCGGCTACTGCAAAAGGACTATTAAATGTTTCATACGTAGGCCATGCTGCTGCGGCGCTTTATTCAAATTCAACTTATATTTTTCCGGCTTCTGTTGGAAATAAATCTGTTCAAAATCCTTTTAATACAAAAGATGAATTATTTCCTATTGTTTGGATAAGAGACCCCTTTCAAACTCCGCCCTTTGGAGTCAAAGGAGTTAGTTCTTTTATGTTAGGATCTTCAGTTATTCATACATCTTTTAGTTATCAAACGGTTAATACAAAAAGAGATAGAATTATTTTGGGATACTTTTCTTTTCCGTGGAATGGAAATCAAATAGTACAGTAAAAGGATATTTATGGCAAATTTTACAGGAGTAGTATACACAATACCAACCTCACAAGAAACCACAGACGCCAGTGATTCTTTTGCTTTTCAGCAATTAAACCTAAGTGTTACAAAATATTTGAATTCCGGATATTATGTTACAGGCTCAGTTTATGAATATTGGATCACTTATAATACGAAAGGATCAGTGCCTCCATCAGGGCATTCTTTGGTTAATGTTCAATATGTAATTATAAAGTGACCGAATAATATCGTATTTTTTTATGTCCAATCCTTTAACGCCTAATTTTAACCCACAAACTGGCGCAAGACTTGTAACTGATCGATTTGATTTTGAGGATCATATAACAGGATCAGGATTCAGACAAGCTGCATCTACTGTTGATGTAGTTCCAACCATTACAATTGACGGTTATCCAACTATTCATACGGTACAAGATGCGGTAAATGTTTTAGCACAAATTTCTAATCCAATTATACCGGTAGCTTCGTCTCTGGTCTCCGGTATAGTTAAACTTTCTACATTTGGTGATGTTCAGGGGACGGCTAATCTTTTACGAGTTGTTAATATCCAAGGTATTCCAATTAGTTCCACCTTACCAGTTAATGGTGATGTTTTGACTTTTAATGGCACATCTTGGATACCAGTGCTTCCAACTACTTCATTTACTGCAAATGGGGATTTAGCTGGGTCAAATGTATCTCAAACAATTACTGGAATTACCGGAAGTGCAATTGGAGATGCAGGAATTTTAAATATTCATTGTCGAATTTTAGCCTGGGACATTGTAACAAATTCTGGGCATCCGTTATTGCTTACAGCGTACCCCACTAGCACTGATTATGGCAATGATATTTGGATACAGGCACAATCTACCACAGCAACAGGTTTAAGTGGCGGACGTGCTAGACTTATGGCCGGTTTGGGTGGCACTGGAGGTGCACCTGGTAATGCCGCTCTAGTTCAAGCTGATGGTACTCCGAGCATTCAAGTATCTAACCCTTCATCCACACAAAGGGTGTCAGCTTTAGCTATGCACGAAGATTTAACAAATGGTTTTATGCCAGCAGCAACCGGATCAGATGTCGTTTTTATTCGTGACGCCACAGTCAACCCAACAACAGGCGTTCCTGCAGGCGGAACTATATTATATTCTTCATCAACCGATGGAAAATTAAGGGTTAAACAAAAAGATGGAAATGATTTCGCTGTAGGATCAACACCTAATCCAGATAGCTGGGGAAATACCAATACATTAGCGCCTACTTTTACATCTGGTGGTCAAGTTTATGAAGCACGCGCAGTAATATCCAGCGCTATAGGAACTCCAACAATCATCTTTACAGTAGCTTTACCAGATTTAACAGCTACGCACGTTGATGTCGTAATGGTAGGGCACTATTCATCTGCAAATACGGGAGCCGCCCCTTCCGGAGGATTGTCGGCACAATACCACTTAACGATGGGTTATGAAAGATTTTCTTCCGCGCCTTCCGCCGTAGGAACATTAACTTCAACTGATCCAAGAAGTATGTCAGGAACTACATGGACTGTCGGTTCTATTGGAGTTAGCAGTAATAATTTAGTTATTACAACGGGAGCTGCAAGCACTGCAATTATTGATTGGACCGCAAGAATTAAGCTTACTTTTGCATCCTAATATAATAATTCCGCATATTACATAGGAGTTGCTTTGGACCCAATTTTACAAACACTTTTGAGCTGGCAATTTATGCTATTTAGCTTAGCGATCGCCACAGTTGTATGGGTTATTCGAACTATTGTTGAATACATATTAGATTCGCCAACATTACCAAGAGTAAATAGCAAAATGAAAGCTTGGCGAGAAATTATATTGCCACTACTTCCAATTTTTGTAGGAACAGTATTTGCTTTTTTTATTACAAGTTTTCCATATCCTAATGGATTAACTAGCGCAAGTAGTCGGATAATTTTTGGTTTGGTCGCGGGTTCGGTTTCCGGAATTCTTTATCGTGTTTTAAATTCAATATTAGCATCTAAAATTACATCAGTAATTCAGGATGTTCAGGCGGCACTTCCAGCAGTAAATACAACGACTACAACTATTGTTCAAACTCCGGCGAGCACAACGACGCAACAGATCCAAGTAAATAGCGTGCCAGCCAGCGGTGATAATATCCCACAAGATCAGCTTCCAAATCGAGGGCAGCAATGAGTTCAAATTTTCCAAACGCCTATGATGATGACAGCAATTTACCGCCAATTAATGATAACATAACTGATTTAGGTGAAGAGTCAATCAATGCGGTGAGAGATGCAATTTTCAATATTGAACATGAAGTTGGTTTAGGCGGGTCCGGTTCTTCGGGGTCTATTGCTGCTCGACTGGGCGTAAGCATTGGACCAGACGGCTATATTCGTTCATCAGCTTTGACTACGCTTGGACTTGTTACACTTCCAATCACTAATAGTCAAATCATTGATAATGCACAAATTCCAGAATCTAAATTATCTTTAGATTATAAAACAATAGATCTTTATAATTATATTTTAGAATTGTCAAGAGGGGTAAATTCTGTTTCTGGATGGATATCAGTAACGGGCACTAAATTAGAACCTCACTTGATGGGAGCTTTCTATCGACATACTTTATCAGCTATCGATGTTGCCGATCAGACTGCGCAATTCTTAAATAATAAATTTAGATCTGCGAGAGATAATAGTAATGCATATACAGCGATCAATGATTTAAACTCAGAATTTTTATCGCATCAATGGGCAGATGGATCTCCTTTCGGTGCCATTCAAAATGTTTTCACAAATAATGGGTCAACATATCCTTCAAATTATGGGCACACTGCTAGTGGTATTTATTTACAAAGTGGCGGTTTCGTAACCATTCCGCAAACTGTTCAAGATATTCAAACTTTCGCAGATTATATTGATAGCTCTGGAATATTTCTTTATGGAACCAGAATTCAAAATCTTTATTCAAATGGCATTTCTCGTAAATCAAGCTCTTCTACTTTAAATACAGATGGTTATGGTCAGGCGGTTGTTCCAGTTACTGCAGTTACAGCATTCTTACGATCCAACGGCGCTGCGAGTTACCCTGTTGATTCTATATTTACTGGCACTTCTGGCGGAGATGATCTTATTGAATTTCAACCATCATCTGCAGATTTAACTGCAAATACTTTTGATGCCAAATTCGCACAAGTTAAGTCGGGTGACATTTTAAGAATTAATTATGGAACAGTTGAAACGCAATTTGTAATTAAAGAAAAACTTTATACTCAAAGCGGCTCAAACAAAAATTTCGTAGTAAGAATTGCTGGTAAAAATTTACTTTACACAACTACCGCAACAGCACGAATTGATCGACCGCTTTATAATATCAATAAATATGGTGTTCTTTCAACTGCTGCTGCAAATTATCCAGTTCGAAATACTCCAAATAATACGACTTCACCAATTTCAAGCTTAATTGTGTCAAGTCCACGAGCCGCACAGGCTTTAGGCGTAGGTTTTAATCCAGATCAATTAGATAGCTCACACTATGCGTTGTACTTAGCTCTTTATCCTACCGGAAATCCGAATGATGGGTATGTCATACTTCCTTCGATTGATGTTACTGGAAATCAAGGGACAACGCCAGGGTCTTATACTTTAAGCAGTGTAGTAAATGCAACAAATAACGCATTTCGTATGCCCGGATTCAATTATCGTTTTACCGCATTTTCCTTTGAAGGTCAATTTGGCGTAATGTTAGCAGATTCATATAATAACGCGAGTTTCTCAATTCTTAGTGGTGTCGTAAATTTATTAGGTGCGTATGACCCCACTGGCACTGCAATTAATTTTACAAACAATGTTGTAGATGTATTTCCAGATGGATATGCGGCTCCAAACGATCCTCTTGGTTTCGGACCAACTACGGGAAATATGGCAAGCCCACCTTACATGGCTTCATATGGATCGGCGCAGTCCGCATTAGTTCCAACCAAACTATTCGTTCCATTAAAGCGAAATAATTATTATGTTGACGGCGCGGAAAAAGAAAGATTGACTTTAGAAGTTGGTCAAATAATAGACGGCTATGGTGATGGTTATTGGGAAGCTACTATCGATGGTTATACCGCTATTCCAGGACCTGTTGTCGGTAGAGTGCCAGTTACTTATTTTATTCCGCTCGATCTATCAGCATCCAATCTTAAAATTGGTAAAACACTTGTCGTTCAATCTTTAGGTGGCACTGGATTAACAGATTATGGTAGATTTATTATTGAAGATATTGAGTTTGTTGATTGTAGCCCTTCACTTGCTATTGGAACAAGAATAACGGTTTATGACGGAGTTCATGCAACCGGTATATCTCCATTTTCAGTTGCCCCTGTGGGAACACAAGTGGCTATTTATTTTAACTCAGATAGCGTTTCATTTAATTTGGAAAGCGCAACTGACTCCAGCTCTATTGGACCATTTAAACGACACTTCGAGGTTTATGTAAATCAAAACGGTGAAACATTTACACACGAGCGAGGTCGAATGTTCTTGGGGTCAAATCCAGGAATGGTGAATGGTACAGTCCCACTATTTACAGATTCGTCGTTAAATCAAATGAATTTTATTCGCATCTCTCCAAAATTAAGGGGTTATCAATTTGGATTTACAAATAAAATAACTCTTTTAATGAGTTCATATGATTCAGCTTCGGGAATTTATGATGGCTATTTAGCAAATTATAATGGAACGAATTATCTAAACTGCGGTCCATTAACATTCGGGAAACGCGGTCAAGTTACTCGTTTTTATGATGAAACAAATGTTGATTATATTGATGTTGTATTTGATTTAAATGTCAATGCAAACATACACACCATTTCATCTCCAACGCCAATTGATTTCCAATTATTTCCAACGCTTTCATTGGACGAAGAGTTAATGTTATTGTCTTCCTGTCAGCTAAATGACAGTAGCAATTTAGTTGATCATTTTCTTGATCAAAGACAGTTCGGGAATATTAGTGAAGAAGAATTAAGTACATCGGCGCTATCCTATTTATCATTGCCCGAAAAACTATTACACGGCAATGGTATTATTCGTGGATTTGATTTAGATTCAAATGGAGCAACAAATCCAGTTTCATCGCAAATTTATCTTACCGGCGGTTTAGTATTATCAAACGGCAAATTTATCCAAATGAACGCCGACACGGTGACCATTCCATTGGTTAAAGAAAATTACGCAAGCTCACTATTTAATATAAATTGGTTGCTTTGTGTTAATGATAAAAGTGAATATCAGCCTATACCTTTATTGGATTTTGATCCCGCATTAAGCACTCCAAATAATCCTACAAGATTAGTGAGCTTAATAAATGTAAATAATGGATCTACTTATTTAGCTGATGCGACCACCTTTTCGGATTTAATTAACAATCGTAAAGATTTAACACCACTTTATATTATTGCTGCTACCGTTATTCCGCCAGCAGGATCTACGCCAGCATCTATCAGTTTGAGCTTAAATGATGTTCGCAAATATATAAATGATGGTGATACAAATTTACCACTTCAATTGACGACAGGTAAGGCACAAGGTAATTTTAAAAACGCATCAGCAATATTCAATTGGATTAAGTACAATAATACTTTCAATAGTGTAGCCATTGTAAAGGGTGCAAATTCTACAAATGGAACCGTATCCACTTCATTAGATTTAAATTCAGTCCTTATTGATGGTGAAAATAACGCCACCCTAACGATGAATGGATTTGTTTCATTAGGATCTAATCTAACAATTAAAAATACAACAATTATTTTTAATGGCGGAGTCACGGTAGATAATGCAGCTTCAAATATTAATCTCATTAACTGCAACATCATAGTTAATAATCCATCAAGTGGAACGCCCGCGGGAAATAATATAACATTTAATATTAATAATTGTGCTAACATTAAAATTGATGGATGTAATTTTACTATCAATTATACAAATATTGCCGGTCCGACCTTCACAGGCGGAGCTGTATTCTATGTTACAAATACAACTGGCTTTACTTATGAAAATTGCCAAGCGCTTACTGTCACTTATGTGGTTTCCCAAGGCGTTAGTGTTCCTGGCGATGTATTTATTATTCGTAATAGCCCTGGATTTAAATTGATTAATTCAGGGTTTAGTGGTAATTTTAATCAGTTTGTTAGAAATACAAATTCTAGCAATATGTTTATACAAAATATCGTTGTAACATCCACGTACACACCATATAATGGCTCAGGAACGGCGGATTCTTACACAGTATCAGGATTAGCTCCAACCGATCCATTGGGCGCCATTGACGGTCTTCCATCTGTCACATATAACACGGCATTGCCAATTGCTGGAGGAGATTTAGTAAATACGGGGAGAGGTTGCATTTATTCTAATGTTGCTGGCACACTTGATCAAATTATTATTGATCGTGTTATTTTTACATGCAATCAACCCTCGCCTACTGCCGGCTATCATAGATTTAGTTTTATTAATTTTGAATTAACAACAAACTCATCTATTCTCAGCAATACTCAAATAACAAATTGCCAATTCAGAAGCAATAACACTTCTTCATCTATTGAAGATGTTCGCCCCGCAATTGCAATTATCAATACTTCACCAGCATCTATTTCAACCGTTGCGCAGCCAATTGCTCAAAACTTAACGATTAGCAATAACTCATGTAATCGAAATCAATCCATTCTTTTAACTTCCAAAACAAATGGAAGTGGGAATATGGTATATCCAGGCTTGTCGGTTAAAAATGGGCAAGTATCAAATAATACCTGCGGCACGATTGGGCATTGGACATCGTCAGGATTACGAACGATTTCTACGCCACCAAATGTAAATCCAGCAAGTGACAAAACAACCGGATTAAATATTACAAATAACACTTGTCATTATATTGCGAGCCTAGATCACACCGCAACTTATTTTTTGCCATCTAAAATTGTAGCAGGAGTATCTACAAACTTTTGCGCTTATCCAACAGGTTATGTAAATATTAAAAATAACTCTTGTAATTGGATACATACTGGAATTTCATTTGAAGAGACAAGCTCTATAGATATTAACAATAACTATCTGGTTGCTTACGATATAAATTACATAACTTCTTTTAAAGATGGATACTCAAATGCAGACGGTTATGTAAATGCTATTTATAATCCGTATCCTAATCCATTTGGTTCGCCGCTTCTCCCTGCTTTGGGCGCGAACTTATCGACAAATTATGCAATTTTCGTAGGAACTAATAGGGCAAGCATTCCATCTGCACAACTTCCCGGCGAAGGAAACGATTCAGCTATTAATATTTCCTCTAATATCACTGCAACAGGATATTGGTTAAGCAGCGGACTCAATTTCAATTATCAGTATGCACTTGGATATATATTTTCTCAAGGGTCTTGTACCATTCAAAATAATAATTTAAAGGGAGTTGCAGAAACATCCAACTTGGGAAATTTAATATTAGTAAGCGGACTTAATAATATAATCACTGGTAACAAAATATACAGAAATGGAAAGACAGTATCTTCATATGTATTATTTGCAAACTATGATACTTTATCCGTACAAGCTCAATCATGGAATGGTTTTGAATCTAAAGGAATTGTTACCGGAAATATTTTTGATAGTCCATTTTGTGATAATGCTACACTTAATACAGATAATAATTTAAGGACTGAAGCTGTAGTTAAATACAATACAGTTAATCCGAACGCATTTAATTGGACTGTCACAAATAATAAAAATCAAACAGGATACTTATCGATTCCATTAAAAGGTTATCAGCTTGACGGCTATCAAATAGCTATTCCAGCAGGACAAGGTGCGTCGCCCGTCGCTAAATATTTCTTTAATCCAGGCGCCATCGCAAACGGCGGTGCATCTTATTCACTAGCGCTTGGCTATCATGATGCTCAAACAACAACGGAAAGTCAAACAATTAATCTCAATTGGTTAGAAACATTAGATTCCAAAATTCCAATTGGCACAAGACCAGTATTATTACAGTTAGGTTTTAAATCTTATGCAGCCCAATTTGCCGCGGGATCCTTCCTATTGATTGAGGTATATCATTATAACAATCCTTCGAGTTATGTTAATTTAGATTATTTTACCACATCAAATAATACACAAGATACCAACGTAATAATTCCGGCTAATTCAATTACTGCTCCTGTTATAGTATTGGCTGGAGCTTTAAATACCACGCCAACAATTGTAAATACGATAGATTTTACAAATCAAACATTACATGGAGTACCAGGAACTGACCAATCCAGATATTTCGTATCAGGACAGTCTGGAACATCAGCCGTTAATATTTGTTTATCCTATTCACGTTTGGGTGATCCTGGAATTGAAGTTATATTTTCACCACTATTTATTAAGTACAGGTGGTAAATGAGCACGAATAATTTTTACAAGGATGATTTACCGGATATTCATAATATCATCCAAAATTCGATGATCGTTTATCCTAAAGAAATTATTATTGCTACTCTTAGAGATTATTTTTCTCACTCAAGTTACTACCATTTTTCAAAAGATCAATGGGGATTCGCAAACACCACAGATCACACCGATTTATTGCCAGGAGCAGATTTACCATCTGGTCCAGGTGCAAATCCACAATTAAATCCATTTCCAAATCTATCAACTCGTTTATTTATTGGCGAAAATTATAGATATGATGGCATTTATTATCCATCCATTCTGGTAAAAAACGGCGGAACTACCTATGTTCCGATTTCTATCAATCGAAATAAAGGAACCGTCAGTTATTCTGAAACTCTTTATGAAGATGGGTATGGGAATCAAAAACTTATTCGCACGCCATCTACTTTCGTAACAGCAGGAGCCTGGGAAGGAAGCATATATATTGATGTAAAGACACGAAGCTTGAGGTCAAGGGACGATTTAATTGAAGCGATTGGAATGTGTTTTACAGAAGTAAATTTTGATGCTCTTTATGAAGTTGGATTAATTGTAAAACCCATGTCAGTTGGAACTCCCACTGAATCCGATGATCGAAATGATAAGTTATTCTCGCAAACTATAACACTAAATATACGAAGTGAATGGCGCCGCGAAATTCCAATCAATTCGGTTATAGATAGTATATTATTTACTGCTCAGTTTGTCGATTTTAATAATCCAAATGCCATCCCAGACCCAAATTTGACGATAAATACGGAAGTCAGTCTAATAGACAATATTTTAAGCATGTGAAATGAAATATAAAAATCCCCTAATATATAGCCAGTAAAATAAGAAAGTTTAATAAATAAGTGAATAAAAAGATATAATATCGACCCACCTACTTTTAGTAATAATAAGGACTTTTCATGGCGAATATAAATGGTGCACAAAATGCTTTACCCGGCGTCTATTCAACCAGCACCACTATCGGTTCTGGAGTAAGTGTTCCAGGTGGCAGTCGAGTTACCGCAATGATTGGTGAAGGACTTGCCAACGAAATTGTAGTCCCCTCCGCTCAAGGAAATGGTTTAGACGGATTAAATATCTCCTATTCATCGACTTCGGGCTCGGACGGCAGACACTTTCAACTCCAAAACTTCCCACTAATTTCAAATCGCACGACAGTATTTAAGAACGGTATCCCTCTTGTTGGTATTGAAATGCCACTCAATAACACGGATCCTTCATTTTCAAGCTCCTATGATTACGCCATTGATATTACTCAAGGTCGCTTAGCCCTTCAAACTGCACATCTTGTCGATCAAGGCGGAACAAATTATGTTCCCCTTTCAACCAATGTAGGTGACGGTTATTTATCAGCACTATCACTTGTTGATAAGAATGCGCCCGCCGAAATTTGGACCATTCGTTGCGTTTCAGTTCAACGCAATGCCATGAATCAGCCAGTCGCCGGAACCGCAACCTTCTTAGCAATTGGTTCAGTATCAGGATCATTACTTGACGCAAATGGTAATCCTATTCGATGGGTTGCAAATGGTCAGGTTGTTTCAAACGGAATTTTAAGCTTTGCAATTTCTGAAGCTACAGTGATGTCAGTTGCCGTCTCACCATTCGTTCAAGGTGATGGGTTTACGATTAAAACTTATAGCGGTGTTCTTAATCGTGGCGACTCACTTACCACGACTGAAATTCCAGTAGCTAATCTTAATAATCCAACACTTACCCAAGGTATTGGCGCAGTAGTTAATCAATTCGGATCACCAGCAGTTACCAATCCTTTAAGTCTCGGAGCCCAACTCTTTTATGCAAACGGTGCCTCATCACTAATTGCACTTCAAGCGGCACCTTCATTGCCACGCCGGACTTCTTATGTTCTTGATCCGGCAGTTAATTCACTTTCAACCAATGACGATGATTTTATTTTCCCTTTCCCACTTGGCGTTGAACCAGATCTTGATTCAGATGTTCATTTTTTCGTAACTGATCCAACGACCAATGTTGAAACGCAATTACTTCCAAATAAGTTTCCATACTTCACGCTTGGAACTGTTGGACAACCAACAAATGATCAATTCATTCAATCTAATCTTCAGCCTCCTGCTGGTTGGTCATTCTCTTACTCGGTAATTCAGAGTTTAGAAGATTTAGTCACGGGCTTTGATGGCTATATTGCGCGAGACCCAGCATTCAATAATCGAGGAATATTTAGCTCTTCAATTACCTATGATGCAAGTTATGTTGGAACCACTCTTAAAATTATTGATTCAGCAAACGTCGCCAATATCGGAACATTTACTGTAACCGCAGTTTCAAGTGGAAAACTTTATGCCACTGGTCCAACGACTTTCGGTGATTTTACAACTCAATCCGGAACTTCCTTCGAACTTATCGATACGACTACTGGACTTGTTGTAGCAGGTAGCCCAGGTACAGATGGATCATTAGTTAATTTAATTGGCACGGGTCATGCTACTTTAACAAGTACGGCAGTTACTTGGAGCGGATTTGCAGGACTATTAACTACTTTAAAGCTAAAAATTACTGGATCGGCACATAATAACGGTCTCTATGATATTTTAGGAAATAACACGGGAACGAATACACTTACAATCGCGAAGGCAATTGTAAGTGAAACTAATCTGCGTTTCGAAGTATTAAATACAGCTGCAGTTAGTAATTTCTTAGTTGTGAATAAAAATGTTGTTCCAAATGGCAATCAATTACGAGTTACGATTGTTGATTCAAGAGATGCTTCATTTTATGATGCTGGCTGGGAAAACGCTTATGCTGCGCTCGAAACGATTGAGTGTGATATCGTTGTTCCACTTCCATTACAAACTATTAGCGTTATTTTTCAAAATGGCGTCAATCATGTAAAGGATATGAGCAATGTAGTTAATCGAAAAGAACGCGTATTGTTTATAGGCGCAATTGCAGGATTAACTCCAGATAATCTTAGTGGTGCAAAATTAGCTGCCGTTGAAAACATCGGTATTCTCGAAGGCATCCAAGGTAATACGGTAACTGAAATCCTCGCTGGCAATATTGAGGATTTGGCAAATTATTCTGTATCAAATGCTTATGGAGATACTTATCGTGTAGTTTATTTCTATCCCGATCAGATCGTTGTTCAAGCAGGTTCGGACAATGTCTTGATTGATGGATTCTATATCGCCGCCGCCGCTGCTGGATATGAGTCAGCGGATATCATTCTTCAAAATCCAATCACAAATAAAGTATTCTCTGGATTTACAATTCTTAGTAATAAGATGTACTCAAATGCAACGCTTCAAACTTTGGCAGCTGCAGGCGTTACGACGCTTCAGCCGGTCGCAGGTGGCGGTAAAGTTGTATGGGGTATCACAACTTCACAAAGTGGTTTTCCAGAGGAACAAGAGATATCGGTTGTCTTTATTAGAGACCGCGTAGCAAAGGTTTTACGAGCAGGGTTCAGTGGTTTCATTGGCACGCCACAAACCGTTGATACTGGAGCAGTTCTTAATACTGAAGCAGTTGTTCTTTTGAATTCATTGGTGTCACAAGGATTGATCATAGCATATAGAAATCTAAGTGTTTCGCAAGATACGGTTGATCCAAGACAATACGATATCAGCGTAGAAATTAGCCCAGCCGAACCTCTCAACTGGGTATACCTTTCGATCGGTGTCGGTAGTTTTAGTTCAATAAGCTAAGTATAAAGTTTCAAAAGCATAACAAGATATAATAATAAGATCAACTAATTTAGGATAAACTAATGGCTCAAGCTCAAAACACAGGCTCAACTTTAACATTCCCCGGAGGTCAAAACAAAACCTCTACGGCGATTAGCACTAATATTTTAGTGACCGTTCGAAGCCCTCAAGGAAACATTCCAGTTGGCGCCATTCAACAACTTAGCGTTTCAGAAACAAGAAGCATTAAGATGGTCAATGAATTAGGAACAGACGGGTCGATCGACTCAACTCCAAATGAATCAACAGTTATTACTGGTTCATGTCAAAGAGTTCGTTTCGACCGCCTTCGTGTTACAGAGGCATTTGGTCGTGGTTTCTTACATGCCGCATCGCAAGCTTATCCTTTCGACATCGTTATTTTCGATAAACAAAAACTTAACCAGGGCAGCCAAATTTCGACGGTTATTAAAAATGTTTGGATTAAGAGTTTGCAATATGCTTATCAGGCTAATGATTGGGTTATCATGGACACAATGGAGTGGCAAGCAGAGAAGATTTTCAGCATTCTCAATAATGGATCAAATTCTCCAGCAGCAACCGGTGGAGAGATTGCAATTCCATTCAGCAATATTCCAGTTGAACGTGCAGCTGATACTTCAATTCAAGGCGGATCACTAAGCGCCAGCGGACTAATTGATTTGGGAAGTTCGGGCACGATTTTCTGATCAATTATAATAAACTATAAAATAAACTTTCCTATTTAGGCGATATATAGCTTTATAGGAAATTTTATTTTTGGAGCTTATAAATGACTGAATTCAACTCACCTATTGGAAAACGACAAGTACCCAATTCAAATCTTAAACAAGTAGATGTTCCAGATGCAGGCACACAAACTGAAACGCGCACTTATAATTTTCAATCTGGCGCATTAGAAGATTTTCAATCTCGATTTCAAGGCTCTGCAACCCCTGACTTCCAACAAGATCTTGAAGCTGAGAATGCAATTAGGCAAGCCAAAGAAGCTCGTCGTTCAGGTCGTGAAAGATTGTCCGAAGGTGCTCGCAAACGAATTGAAATGCTAATTGGAATGACCCGTCTCACAAAAGAAGTTGAGATTGATGGTCAAATGTATGCACTTCAAACGCTCAAATCAGCAGAGTTACGCGAGGCGATGAAAGCCACGACCCCTTATGATGGTACAGTAGAATTTATCTTTGAAACACGCAAACAACTTCTCGCCCGATCCATTACACATGTGGCTGGAGTTGAGTTATCATCGTTTTTAGGCTCAGATGAATTAAAAGACAAGCTTGATTTTATTGAAGAAATAGATCATGCACTTTTAAGCCGACTCTATTCTGAATATTCAAACCTTGCCAAAGATTCGCAAAATAAATACGCCATTAAAACTGAAATGGACGCGAAGGAGGTTGGCGAAGATTTAAAAAAATCATAAATGAACCGGAACATAGGCTACTTTGGGAATTAAGTAAAATATACCAAAAGCTGCCAAATGATCCGTTCTTTACTGAAATGGACCCGGTTCTAAAATCGTATCTATATAACCAACTGATCGCTGATAATAGGGATATAGCAGAGCTTGCAAAAAATCACGCGATGTTGGGCGGTAGTTTCGTAAATCCAGAAGCAGTAAAGCAGATGATGAATGATAATACGCACGAAAGTAGTGATGAAGATTTCGAAGAATCATTGAAGATGGTTAGAGATGCCAACCTAAAATTAGAATACGATGATAAGTTAAAAAAAGGAAAGCGAAAGAGAAAATCTAAGTTAAAAAGTATATAAGGAAATAATAATTCATGGCGGATACAGTTGATTCAAATGTTATAGCGACAACAAGCAGCACGACAGATACAACTGCTTCCACAACCTCGCCTGCCAACACACCCATTGATCAGTCAGTGTTGGATAGCTGGGTCAATTTAGATACCGACATCCAAAATGTTAATACCGACCTAACAAATCACAATAATTTAATTGATACAACACATTCGAAATTAACTTCATTCACAACAGATATTACAAATTTAGGTGCCGGATTACAAAACATTGACAAATTAACGACCGATCAAACTGCAAAATTTGGATTATTAACTACGGCTGCCATTGGTGTTGGATCTTCGTTTAAAGGATTATCCCATATAGACTCGGGTGGATTGGTTACATTTAGTTCTCAATTTGAAAAAATGCAAGAACTATTGTCACAACCTGGTACGGGATTTGGCGTTGTCACTGATGCTATTAAAAAAATGTCATTAACTTTAGTGGGAATGGGAAGACCACAAAGTGAAGTGGCGGCTGCAGTTGCAAGTGGAGCTTCTGGTTTTTTTACATACGCGAAAAATGTAGCTGAAAGTGCCGATAGTCAATCAAGATTACAGGAATCAATGATTCAATCGGCAGCTGCAGCAGGTAATTTAGATTATGTTTATAAAGGGGCTGGTACCGAATTTCAAAATATGAATGCTATTTTAGAAAAACAATCCACTTTATTTTATGATGTAATGAAGGCAACTGGTGAAATTGATGCAAATAAAATTGCTGCCTATGCAAAAGAACTTCAAGCTATTCCTGGCGGTTTAAAAGCGATGGATTCAGATACAATATTGTTGGGCAAAAGCACGAACATTTTAGCCGACGCTATTACTTATGCTAGAGGTTCAGGTCGTGCATATAAAGAGGTCACGAATGATATGAATCAAGCTGTACTTGAATATGGGGTTAGCTTAAGTGAAGCGCTTCAATTTACATCTCGCATTACAGATATTTCAAACAAATACGGAGCGACGATTGATGACGTTCGCCAATCTTTATTAAAATCCGCCGATGCATTTAAAATGTTCACGGCAGGTGGAGACGGCGCATTTAATATGACACAAAATATATCTGAAACAATGGCAGAATATATTGCACAGTTAAAAGCAGTTGGTGTCCCGGCTCAAAATGCAATCGGAATGTTTAATGAAATGGCGACAGCAATATCTGGAATGGGTATCGCAAATAAAGGATTTTTGTCAGGTCAATCTGGCGGACCAGGCGGATTACTAGGGGCTTTGCAAATTGATAAACAGTTAAAGGCAGGCGATCTTAAAGGCGTGTTTGATAAGGTCCAAGCAGAAATGAAACGACTTACCGGACCTGTTATTACATTAGATCAAGTAAATACACAACAAGACGCTTCAAAATACGAACGCCAACGAATGATGCTTCAACAAGGACCATTAGGATCAATTGTAAAAGATGATCGTGAAGCCGATCGCGTAATTGAGGCTATGGCAAAAGGGTCCGTTCCAACTCAACTATTAGATTCACAACAAGCTTTAAAAGGAACAATTGATAAAGGAACAGATATCCAACAATTATCTTATACTGAATTAAGTAAGATTGCAATTAATACATCCGGACTTCAGATGGGCGCAGGCGTAGCAAACTTAACCACCTTACAAAATATGCTTACCGCAAGATCAGGAGCGTCACAACCTACAGGTAATGTTTCAGAAGCGGCTAAAGAACAAACTCGAAATTTCCAGCGAGGCGGACAAACCGGAGATCGTGGTCAGGCAAGTGTTATAGCTTTAAGAGATCTGTCTAATGAAATAAAAACATTGCCAAGTGCTGTTGCAAGAACCGCCGACTCATTTAAACAAGCGCTAACAACTGGCAACAAAGACTTAGCAGAAAAATCGGCTGTAGAATTAAAAGCAATTTTTGAAAGTGAAAAACAAAAAGTTCAATCGCTTCCAGATTCACAAAAATCAGCCATATTAAATAGAATAAACGCCGCGGAAAAATCCATCGACATGATGGGCGTAGGGTCTCAAGTAGGTGCTGTCGTTAATAATTCAGCCCGACAAAATCAAAACAGAAATCAAACACAAAATCAAGGACAAGGCGTTCAACAAAATAATGGTATGCCTATTCCAGTTGTTTTGTCAGGTAATTCACAAATTGCTGTGAACGTCACCTCTACTTGCGCTCATTGCGGAAATAAAACAGAAACCAGTCAGCACGCTTCAATAATCAATCCAGCAGCAGGAAAATAAATGGGAATCAGTGATATTGTCAATTCAATTAATAGTGTGCAAAATGATCTTAATGGTTCTACTCCATTAAACCAAAGTTCGGCAGCAAGTTATCAGGCGAATGGATTTTTAGTTGCCGCCACTCCGCAAGCTGATGGCAACGGACTTCCATACACGAAGATTATTCCCAATCAAGACTCTCAATTTAAACGAAGTGTGATTAGTTGGTTTGTGCCGCAATTTGGCGTTGTTAATATGTCTATTAATCCACAAAATATTAACTATGCTTATAAAAAACTAATTACAAAAGATAGAACCAAAGGAGGATATACAATTCAATATTGGGGAGAAGAATTACCTCATCTGATGATTAGTGGAACCACCGGATCAACCGGCATTGAAGGAATTAATGCTTTACAGGAAGTGTATCGCGCCGAACAATATGCGTTCGATGCCGTAGGTTTAAGTTTAGCGGCTAATAATGCAAACTCCGATTTGACAAATAATTTAGTTCAAGGTTTGGGCGGAACTGCTGGAAATCTTATTGGAGGATTAATTGCCCCAACAGCTCAATCTGGAAATGGAACTGCTGCAGCTGTTGGTGGAGGAATATTGGGAGGCATTTTAGGTTTAAATAGCCCTAACAATAATCTTACGGCTAGAAATATAACATCATTAGCACAATTAGCAGCCGGCGTCGAAATGTTTTATAACGGTATTATTTATCGGGGCTTTTTTGAAGATATGTCAGTTGTTGAAAGTGCAACAGATTTTTGCATGCAGTATACGATTAACTTTACGGTTACTCAAACACGCGGATATCGAACAAATCAATTCGCCTTTCAAAAGTCACCCAACTCAGGTCCAATATCCCCAAATAATCAACCTTGGAGTTTTTCGGGTAAGCTTTCAAATCAGTAAATAAACAAAATAAGCGGATATATAGCCATAGATGACATTTTTAAATGATTTAGGATCAGCTTTATCTTCACAATTCTCTTTAGGTGAGAATGACACTACCTCTCTTAATTCAGTGGTTGATGGACAAACACAAAAATACGGATCTCTAGGTAGTTTAGCCGGGAACTTTGACGAGTCAGCCCAACGCTCTTATATTGAAGCTGGTTATTTAAGGCGCGATCCTTATAACTCAGACCCTAAATTATATGAAATTCTTCTGCAGGAGCCGTCAGCAACTGTCCTCGTAAAGAAAAGAATGTTCAGCTCCATCGCAGAGAATTTTAGACCTGACTTTATGGATGCTGATGAGAAGCTTTATTATAAGGCAATGAAAGTTCTCTTTCAAAATAAATGCAATCAAATTCAAATATTAGAGAAGCTTGCCAAGATACAGAAGATTACAGCGGCAGTTGGTAATGTTTCAGATCAACTTGTTCCCGTTATCATTACTTTGACCGATCAACTTACAAATGCATATGGTGATGGAATAAACCTTTTTGGTACATCAAGTCCAACGAATCCATTATCATCTTCTTCAAATGGATCGAGTTTCACGCAAATTGTAGATCGATTAAGAGTGCTTTACGCATACAATCAAACAAATCCTTATACCACTTGGATTACAGACTCAACGGATATGTTCCAAAGTACGCTTGGGCAAGGAACTGGTGTAATGGAAATAACAAATTTTACAAGAATTTCAACCACGGTTAGTACCACGATGGATAATGGAAGATTTGACTTTTCTATTTCCGATCCGTATGAATCCATGTTGATTACAGATTTCGATATTGAAAAAGCTTTATCAGACGCAACAAATGCTTTTTATAATGATAAGAGCTATCAGTTCGGAGTAACATCAGCCGAACAAGTTATCGCCGATGCGCAAAATAAATTAAATCAAGCAAGAGCCTCCCGAAATGCAAGTCCAATTACAATCAATACTGATCCGGACACATTGCTTGGTAAAAGAGTAACTGCCATTATTGATAAATTGGCTTTGGAAATTCCATTCACTTACGATTCAACGGGTGGTACGGGTTTTCCAGGATTAGGTGGAGCAGGAAATAGCGTATCTGTACCAGCACCTTACTTACAAGGCGGAACAATTGCTGGGTATGATGGATTAAGCAACGGCAATCTTCCATTGGGTCCAGATCAAAATATTACTCCATTAGTTTCTCAATCAGAACTTTCTTTATTTCAAAGTTTGATCGCAGCCATTTATAATAAAATTTCGTTAATGGCAAATTCAGCCAATAATTTTACAACTACGAATAAAGATACGAACTACGCCCGCAAAAAATTACGATTCAATTTTTCAGGCAAACTTATCATTCAGCCTATGGACACTGTGCACATTTACATGAATTCTAAAAGCCGATTTGATAATAAAATCTTATCGGGTTTAGAAAATATGATGAGTGGCTTAGGTGTTCTCCAAAATGTCAATAATACATTGACGGATATTACGAATAGTTTTGATGCTTTGTTTCGTCCTGCTGGAAGCACTCAATTGCAAACCGAAAAATCAATTTATGCTGGACCCGATTTTCCAAATTATTTATGGACATTATTAAGGAGTCAGTTCGTTACGGAAAAAGAAGGCACACATGTATTTGCGGGCGTTGTTAATTTAGCGACGGATAGTTGGAATGCAGGCGCTTTTACAATTAATGTAAATGGATTTGATAATACTTATTATTTTGATCAGGGTAAAATTAATTTCAATCCAGGCATTGATGCTTTCAATGGCGCTATTTTCGATCCATTAACGCCGTTCAAATCAAATTTTAATACAATTAGCTCTAACACAAAGACAAACACGCCGGACTTATTGGATGAAAATACTTATTTGTTATCTGATACTGGGAAAAAATCTTTAGCTAAACATAAAATTGGACCCTACGCTGGTGAAAAAGTAACACAAACTAATTATCTACAAGACAAGAGTATCGATCCGGTTACGGGAAGATTATTAAAAGTATTTTATGCTCCAGATGGATTAGTTTATAAATGGAAAGAGGGCATCGGCGTATTTACTCAAAGTGGTAATACAACAACGAATAATGATCCGAATTTAGTTGGAAGTCCTAATATTTTCACTGAGCCTTTTGCCGGTTTAGATGTAATGAATGTTCTTTCTCTTTTGATCTCTGGTGTCCCCTATAATTTTGCTACATTTTTTAATGCTGCATCAAGTTTAGGCGGCTTGGGCAATGATCCACAAAGCAAGCAAAGTTCATCAGGATCATTTATCAGTTATTTAAGGAACGAACTTCAAAAGAGAAATTCATTATGGGGAAATTTCATTCCTTTTAAAAATCTTACCATGAATGAAAGTGCTATTGCTCAATTCATGCAGGCACAGCAATCGGTATCTCAAACGAACGCTGCCTTGGATGCGCAACTTCAACAATTTTCTCAACTCAATCAACGGGCGGCAATGCTCGGAGCTGTAAATGCATTGGCAAGTAAAGTCACAAATGCTCAATCTAATGCCGGTCCTGATATCACAAATTTAAATGCCTCCATTAATAATTTACAAAAACAAATTCAAAGCCAACTTTTAAGCATTCAAAATGATAATAAAACTACTGCCGCCAATACTGGTTTAGATGCATCTTATGATAGCACTTCCCTTCAAGATACAAAATATGATCCATCTGATTCGGGCGCAAGAAAAAATCTTCGCAAGCAACTTAATTACTTAACGCGTAGAATGTCTTATGATGTTAGGGCTAATGATGACAAGAATTTATTTATCGTAGATGATTACTATGATGTTGATTATGATATAGCTGCATTTAATCAGCTTCCAAATAATGCGATGAAGCTTTATAGCAACACTTATACATCTGTTAAACAAAACATCGAGAACGTCGCTAACCTTTTAAATCTTGAAGTGTTTGCTGATACTCAAGGGCATATTCGAGTTCGCTCTCCACAATATAATCGAATGCCAAGCTCTGTGTTTTATCGGATGATGTATTTAAAGAAGTCTCTCGGTGTTCAGGTATTTCCAGAATTTTTAAATGATATGTTTAAAAGTCAATTAGATACTTTAAAACAACAGATTGAAATTCTTGAAGATGAAATTAGACTTGATTGCGCTATCTTGGGACATAAATCTCTTTTAGATGACGATTCAGACTCAGCTAACTACATTAATTCTTCATCTGCAGCTTCGGGTCTCGGAGGAATATTTATTTTTCTATCTGACCCATCTTCTGGAAACATTAACGATTATAATAATCTTATTCAACAGGCAAATCAAGATGTTGCTCTTTCAAATACCGCTCAAAATTTAAATGATGTTGGAAGTTCTACAAAACAAGTATTTAATAATTCTGCTCGATATACAATTTTGGTTGAGGCACTGCAACAACAAAATGCAGCCCAAGCCGGATTGAATACATCTTTGTCCCCAGATGTTTCTATTTTATCATCGACAGTAGTTCAAACTTTAATTAGTCGAATATCTTTCAAGTCAGGACAATCACTAAGTACAAAAGATTATATTGTTAGTTCAAACGGTCCAAATTCACCCGTTCAAATATCTTCTTCCCAAACGATCGATTATTTTAAGGTCACACAAGAAATAACAACATATATTCAGCAATGGCAGCGCGCAGTTAAACTCTTTTATCATACAGTTAAAAATGCGCAGGAATACAAATCATTAGATGATGATTCCTCAACAAGTAACAACTTAATTACTCCCGGAAATTATAATAATTCTTATATTCCAGAAGTATATGAACATATGATTGAAGATGAAAGTTATGATGATTATGGCTTTGGTTCCGGTCAAAGATATGTGATTAAACGCGCGCAAATAAAATCATTAAGCATTTCAGAGCAAGCACCTCCATATACAGCCGTAGAAGTGCATGGAACTCTTGGATTTGGATTTGGAGCGGGACAAGGTGCGGCCGGATTAGATAATTCATTGTTATCAGGAAACGGACAAGTATCAGCGGTTGCAATTGATTATGATTTGTGGCGCAATTATGGTTTTAAAAGTCAAGCTTCTTTGCCAGTTCCATTTTTAAGCGACCCCGAAACACAATGCGGTCCTTATGCGGCGATGGTTTTATCAAGAAATCGAGCGGAGGTTCTTGGAGGGACATGCCTTATTTCTGGCAATGAATTTATGCAGCCAGGAGAGGTTGTTTATTTGGAAGATCGGGGAATGTTATTTTACATTTCATCAGTTAGTCATGAATATGCATCAGGAACTTCTTTTACAACAACACTTCAATTAGGATACGGTCATACACCAGGCGATTACATTCCTACTTATTTGGATACAGTTGGTAAGCTTCTTTATAAAAACAAAGAAAGTGGCTCAACCATTATTCAGCGACAAGATTCTTCAGGCAACGATACAAATATGGGCGTTGTTCAAATAGACGGATCTCTTTCTTTAAATTCAATTAATACGGGCGATGAAACCGATACACAAAATCCAGTTGCCGCATCTAATAATGTTGTTATGAATAATATTCTTTATCAAACCGCCTATATTATTAATAAAAACAATTCAGCTGGCAACAATGTTCAGGCTGCCGTTGAATTGAGATTATATTATGACAATACTTCTGGTTCTGCTGATGGCGAGCTTCTTGATTTCGCAAATACGGTGAAACAATATTTAACGGGCGGATCAACGGGACCTAAATTAGATGGAAATAGTCCGGTTAAAAACCCAACCCTTCCATCTAATGCGGTCAATATTGTTTCTGTTAATTTAGATGATCCGAATGACCGCCGTTCGCCATCCCAAAAAGCTCACGATGCTGCCAGAAATCAATTGGCAAATATATCTTTGAATTCTCAAAAAGCTATAGATCAAAATACATTATTAAGAGGTGCTTTATTTGGTTATGTTATTGATTGTTGGGTTTCAATTAAGCAAGTTGATGGCTCGACTACCTCTTCGGCGGGTCCATGATTAAAAATGGCGTAGCTTCTTTCGACCCACCTCCAGGACTATTGAAAAGAGGCTTTATTGTTTCTTATGATCCTTCTTCAGGGATGATGGATGTTCAATTAGCCGAATCCCAAGCCCAGAAAGGCTCCAGACCGCTTCCGGTGCAGGTCCCCGCCCCCTTTCCCTTATTTTATAACAATGGCTTATTTATGGGTTCTATGCCCGCTAAATACACTCCTGTCATTGTGGGTATTTCGTCGGGCGGTCAATATTATTTCGTTTCATTCCTTGCCGAGAATTTATCCGTCGTCCCCCAACTTAATTTGGGTGAGCTTTTAATTCAATCGAATGATGATACTTCCATCAAACTCGACTTACAAAATAACATCTCTATTGGCTCGGCGACAAGTAAGCTTCATATCAATACCAATAACCCCAAGTCTCCCAAAACTAATTTCATCACTTTAAATTTTGAAAATGAAAATCACCTGACGCAAGCCTATCGATCTATTGGCGGATTAATCAAGAGAGATTTAAAGCCTAATAACCAATTTGATCCTGAAACCAAATTGGAAGATGACAATTATGATCCTATTTACAAACTCATAGGGCTCGATCCATCTGCCACGGCGAATGATTTAATTACAGGGTCGTCCAAGAACCCTCCTTTCGTAGAGCATCGGGAAATGGTTTATGAATTTCAATATCAATCCAATGTTGATGACGATTTAAGTGAGGCAAGTAAATATAATTCATCGCCTAATTCAAATGTTTATTACACTTCTCCCAATCGTAGAAAATCTCGTGCAGATACTTTAAGTTTAAGTTTGGTAGCTCCTAATTATTTGATGGAAAGTGTAAAGGGAACGGTTGTCGATATTTTTGGCAACCTTCTCGATATGAATAGGGCTCCATTGGCGATTGGAAAAGATCCGTCATCTACCATTCGATCTAATGTTTCAACCAATCAAGAGAAATCTTTTATTAATATCCGTGGTATTGAAAGAAAAGGATTGGCATATCATTTTGAAATTAATGCAAGAAAAGACCCGAATCCAACTTTTACAAATACCAATCCACCACTTGATATCAATGCAGATAATTATAACGCCAAATTACAACGTTCAAGATTTTTTATGGACATTGATAAAGAAGGTCAAATCAAAGTCAATGTTCCCGCGTCTTCTGAAACTGGAAATATACCATTATTAGCACGATATGAGAACTACTCAACATTTGGTCCAGAAGATAATGGCAATCCAAATAAATTATGGTTCAGAGATGATAATTTAGATATTTTCTTGGATTCAATTGCCTCGCCTATGCTCACTCCAAATGCATCAGGTGGATTTGATGCCACTCCGGATCGCGGGTCAATTAATATTATGGCTGGTGATGCTCCTGCTACTCCAATTGATCGCCTAACTGGATCGCATATTCGTCATGGACAACCCTTTCATGATATTTTGCAAACTTGTTTAGTCCACCAGAATTCAGACTTCATTAGTTATCAAAGTGGTATTGATGCAAATCCCCTTGATTTAAGTTATATTCCAGAACTTAAAAATATAGTAAGTACAACTATTCAAACAACTGGGCCCAATGCAAATAGTGGTGGTAGATCAGGGAGCATTAATTTAGATGGTTCTTTAGAAATGTCAATCGGAGCGAACACTGTAGATAGACAGAGTTTATGGTTAGATGCCGCAGGTGGTTTGGTGGCAAATATTGGGCGTGATAAAAATCAACGAAGCGCCATGATTAATATGGACGGCGATTTTTATTTCCAGATTGGTGGTTTCGGAGTTTCGGGGGATGCTCGGTTTGCAAGTTTAGGTCAAGATGGCGCATATGGTGCAGTTTTGGACCTTCGTATTTTTACTGGCGGCGGATATTCCAACATGATTCGCATAGATAGTCATGGAATTACTGTTTTGAGCCCAGGTAATATTTCCATTGAATCAAAGGGCGATATGAAATTAGTTGCCGGCGGTAATTTGGATATTCAAGCGGAAACATTAACACTTCAAGAGCGAATGGTATTGAAAGTATTCGGAGGGTCGATTTAATGAAAAGAACAAAAAGATCAATTCATTCTAAACATATTCCATTTCCTCAAGTAATAACAATGAAATATCGGCAGTTGGGAGTTATGAATAACATATTGAAGTTTTCCTGAATTGACATGTTGAAAATAATGTTTAGTCGAACGGATCATTTATATTGAATTTAATAATCTTTTGCCTCTTGTCAAGAGCTAAAGCAGTTGTTATTATAAAAGCGCATTAAAGTCGACAGAGTTAAATATAAAACATGATAAAAGAATATATTTATGGCTAAATTAAATTAGACCTACGACATTTTTTAAGCCAATGATACTTAGTGTGTTGGGCGGAACGATTTGAAAAAAGTTTGAAAATTGACGGATATATAGTTAGTTGATATGAAAACATGCACAAAATGTTCGTTTAGTGGGGATGAAGCTTTATTTTGTAAAGGCAGTAATCTTTGCAGAGAGTGCAATAAGAAATATCAAAAAGAAAATCGCGATAGTATAAATGCAAAACGCCGACAAAATTCCGGAAAAACTAAAGAACAAAAACTAGCGGAAAGAAATGAAGCCAAAACAATTAAATTAAAATTGGATAGAGTTTGCATTTGTTGTAATTTTACTGGCAATCCTGATTATTTTTATGGCCGAAAGAATCGTCCAGCAGTTTTAGCATCAAAAAGAAATTATTATCAAAATAATAAAGAAACATTAGCCTTATCAAATAAAGCAAGATATTATAATAATAAAGAAAAAATAACAAAAAATAGACGAGAATCCGTTCCAAAAAACGGAGTCTGCAAAAAATGTGATGTAGAAAAAATGCTTGTTAAAAATAGATTGGTTTGTCGAGATTGCGATCGTATTCAAAAAAATACAAGTGAAAGAAAAAGAGAAAAAAATAGAAGAGATTTAGATCCGGTTTATAAATTAAGGAAGAGATTCTCAACTGAAATTAATCGAGCCATAAAAAATTATGGTAAAAATCCAGATGGTAAGTCAGGAACTTCTATAACTAAATTTTTACCCTATACAATGAAGAGTCTTGTAAAACATCTAGAAAATTTATTTGAACCATGGATGAACTGGTCAAATAATAATCCATATGATATTAATACATGGAACGATAATGATCAATCTACTTGGGTATGGCATATAGATCACATTGTTCTACAAAGCGATCTTCCTTATACTTCGATGAAAGATGATAATTTTAAGAAGTGTTGGGCATTAGAAAATATTCGCCCCCTATCTGGTAAACAAAATGTATTAGATGGCACTAATAGGGTAAGGCATATGAAGGAAATTAAATAATGTGCCCTTGCGATCCGAATTCAATTTCTATAACTCCCCCCGATGGACCTTCCGGCCCTAGTTTGCCGGGCTTCGGGATACCGTTTTCTTTACCAATCCCGAATCTTAATCCATTTCCAACTGGGGTCCCCGAGGACTTGCTAGATCTGTTTCAAAAACTAGCAGTATTAATGCCGTTTGGCAATAGTATTCGGGCTCAATTGCCAGTGAATACCGGTCGCGACTTATTAGATGCGTTGATCAAAATTGTTGATCAATTTCTTCCTTTCTTAGCGGCATACAAAATGATTCTTCCTGTAATAGAATTATTACTATGTATTATCGAGATTTTATGCGCTATCCCTAACCCAATCAAGCTGATAAAAGCATTGGATCGATTATTTACACAATGCCTTCCAAATTTTTTGACTTTATTTCCTGTGCTGGCAATCATTATCATGATCCTAAGTATTTTACTACTTATTCTTCAATTAATAATCTACCTCATTGAACAACTTTTAAAATTAATCGAGGCCATATTAAGAAACATTAATGCTCTCAATAAGGCATTCCAGAATAGTGATGCAAACGGCGTTTTGGCTATTGCAATGAAATTAGGATCTCTTTTATGCATCTTTCAAAACATGTTTGTTCTTCTTGCTCTATTCGGTATAATTATTCAGATATTTAAAGATATCCTGAGTTTAGTTTTCAAAATTCCGCCCTGTGCAGGCGATGATGCTGATTCATGTTGCGACACATCCGTTTGCCCCTCCATTGTTCAATCAATTTATACAAACACGACGGGCACCCTTCAATATTTAAGTGAAGTAGGATATAAAACTTCTATCGTTCTGCCTCCACCACTTAATAATTTAAATGTCGATCTTCGTCCAGAAACCTGGCAACTCTATGACGCTCAGCAGACCGCACCACAAGCATTCATAAATATTGTTGATGGTTATGATGTCACCGTTTCACCAAAACCAATCTTTTTCCCAACCGATTCAGTTTATACTGCAACAACCTCGCCAACACAAGCTGCCTATACCGTAGATCTTCAATTATTTTATAATCCAGTGCCTTGGGGTCGTGCAGGCATTCCACGCAATATTGTTTTTAAAGATTGCATTGTATTATCTGCTCCAACAAGAAATTTAATTACATATGATAACGGAACGACAAATATCACGAATGGAGTATTAGAAATTGCAGGCGGTTTAGGATTTGAAATGGATGGCACTACGAAATTAACTGGATTTGCTTCAGATGGAATTTCTTCAGTTTCCGATCAAGCAACTTTAAATAATTTTCTTCATATGCCAGCAGAGTATGCAACCAATCCAATTTTATCAAACACAGATGGCTATGTTTTTGCAAATGCACAATACACCTTTAAACCAAATATGCCCGTTCTTCTTCAAAAGAATTTAGTTACGCTTGGCTGTGAGCCCACCGTTTCGTTTAATCGCGCGTTCGTTAATAATGTTATTTTCTCCGATGTCAATTTAAAATTTGCAGATCTTGGCAATCTTGTTAACGGCCCTTCTTTCCCAGATCCAAATGCCGCCCTCGCATGTCTTCAAACGGCGATCTCTGGATTAAGAGGAAACTTAACCGTACAAGGCGTGGCGCAATTTCAAGCCACTGCAATGACCTGTTTAACAAAGCTACAGGATGACACTACAAATGCTATCGGAGCAATTATCGGAATTGGTTTTGATGCTTCCAAGAGCACGTTAGCAATCGATCCATCCGTTCAATTTACTACCTTGCCCATTGAAGTGACTGTCAATTTAAATGAAATTAATGGCACTTCACTCACAGCCAATATTCCTACGACAATTGCAGATGATTTGGCCGCTCGAATTACTCCATATATAACATTTGGTAAAATAACCAATTTCGCATACGACGGATATCAAGCTTTCAATGCACAAATCACAAGTGACATTAGTGGTTCTGGACAAATTCAAGTAGCTTTTGATAATAACTTACTATCAACAAATATTTTGCCAACAGATGGATCAGCGCCCAGCCATACCATCCAAACACTTCCATACAAATTCATTCAGACTGGATTCGGAGCAGGCAGCAAGTTCCCACTCAGCCCAACCGGAGACGACGATACGGATGGCAAGCCGCTGCGTGACGGTGGCGATTTAAGCAGGGATAGCTAATGGCTTCAACTCCACAGGATAATTTCCAAGATAATCAGAATTTTAATATCGATGTCAAGACGATGTTTGAAGATTTTATTTCTGGTCAAACCGGAAACAATGATAATGTCGCAATTGATGATTTACGAAGCCAAATTAATATTTCTATTACCCAACAAACTGGAGCTAAACTGTTTGCATCGTTGAATATAGATGGCTCTGGATCAAATAGCACTCCCAATACAACCACGCCAGGATCATTGGTTCAAGAAAGTCGTTGTCATACTTTTTATCGAATTATTGGATTCCCAGTGGTCGATGCTAATTACAATTTTTACAATCCTGGCTTCGATATCGTTAAACAAACTGACACCAACGGAACTCCAATCATAAGAAGAATTGGATTGCAAGATAAAATTAAAATCGCAAGCAATCCAATAGCAGGCTTCGAAAAATTATCTTTTGCACGAGAACAGTATGTAGTAAATAACGCGAAAGTGTTTTCTATTCCTGGCAGCATTGATTCAAGTGTTTTAGCATTAACATCTGGGACTTATGGCGTTAATAGCACAATTAATATTCGTCAATTCAACGCTCCATTTACAATTAGTTCTGACGCATTTGATATCAATCCATTAAATCAGTCATACTCTTTAAATCAAAATGGAATGTCAAGTTTAGTCGGAAATGTTGAAGTTCCATTAGCTAATTTTCAAGATGCAAATGGCAATTTCCCTAATCTAAATTTATTGGGATCACATAGCCATATCATAAAACCATTTATTGTCGATCCTCGCATTGACTTTAGTGTTTATCCGGTTGATTCGGGAACTCATGCCAATGTAGCTAAACGAGTGGCTGTTCCATTTGTTCCAGATCAGACTTTTTTAAAGGCAAGTGCGACGGCTTATGCTCAACGACCATTACTTGAAAAGATTATTCGAGAAAAATTTGCACAAAGTCAAGATGTGGGGACGGCAAATCAAAATATTATTGATTATATTAAGTCGGTAAAAACAATTCAAGATAGCGTGCTTGTTAATCAAGTAAGTTCTGCCAATATTTATTCACAACAAAATTCTTTCGCGCAATATTTATCTATTATTCAAAGTATGATGACGAAATTAGTTGAATCACTTAAGATCGTCCAAAAAGCGCAGGGTCTTTATTATTTCTTACCCAAGGTTTCTTCCAGTGGTGTTGAGGGTGGTATTACAAGCCAGCCAGTAATTATCTCATCCACAATGTCATCAAATTTAGTTACGCCTAAAGATATTGATATTATTTTTAAGTCAGCACAAACCACAATTAATAATTTAACAAGCGCAGGTTCAACCGATAATTCTACACCTGATGTTGGTTCATTCGCTTTTAAGGCATTCTCATTAACCTTTGGAACAGATTCAAGTTCATCTTATGGTGACAATGCTACAACAACCTTGGACAAACTTAATTCATTACGAGATCAGCAGTTAAATCAAGCTGGACAAGCCCTTCAAACCATTGAGCAGATTATGGGCGAGTATTCTGGATTTGGTCTTTGCGATATTATTGCGATTATGGGCGGATTGTATTTGATGAGTGAAACAGATTTACTGGAATTTCTGGATAGCGATTCAATTAACCGAATGAACCAAGCTCTCGGAACCAATGTAGATAACACAGGCAATCTTCCAGGTGCCATGGCTACTTTAGCTTATAATATTCAAGGATTATATCAAATAATGGACATTATATTTGCGGACACATTAAATAACAATGCCTCCAACGTTTAATTAAGACTGTCCTAATAATTTTGCATCATTGTGAGGAAATATGTCTTTTGACTTACAATTGGTGAATGGCGACTTAGTTATCGCAAACGGTCAATTACAGACCGTTAAAGATGCGGCAAAACTCACACAAGATATATTAAAAATTTGCTTAACAGATATCGGTAGTAATCCAAGTCAGCCAGGCTATGGATCTTATTTGTCTCGCTCGATTATTGGTTCTGCTATGGCATCAGATGCTCTTGTTCAAATTGCCAAATCACAACTTAATACAGCGCTCACTAATTTACAACAGCTTCAAGCGCTTCAAGTAAAATCTTTTCAACAGGTAAGTGCAGATGAACAGTTAGCTGCAATTTTAGCATTAGATGTTGGACGAAGCACTATTGATCCGCGACTTTTTAGCATCACAATCAATGTTATAACCAAGGGCTTCCAACAAGTTTCTACAGGATTTACTGTTTCAAATATCCAAACAAATCAATAAATATAAGAAAGTAAGCGATATATAGTTATATAAGGAGCGATTTTGGTAAACTTAAGGTCATCGTCAGAAATTATTTTAAATCTGCTCGATTTTTTTCGTCTGGCGCAGCCTAACATGACGACCTCGCCCGGTTCAGTAGCTCGCGATCTATTTATTGAAGGTCCCGCAGCCCAACTTTCTTTATTATATGATGAGCTTTCTGGAATTTCAAACAAACAGTCACTTCGCCTTTCTGTTGGCTCAGATTTAGATAAATTAGCAAAAAATTTCGGTCTTATTCGAAAGCAATCCACAACTTCTACCGGAATTGCTTTACTTACATTTTCATCACTTAATGCGACAATCAATGTAAACAAGGGCGCGAGTATCACGGCAAACAATGGGTTATCATTCGTTGTTAATACGGGCGTTTCACTAATTCCATCTAATCTTAATTATTATCGTTCTGTTGCCACGCAATTTCAAGCTCAATTAGCATTTGCTGGCATTACAGATCAATACGCTATTCAAGTGACGGTTATTGCATCGGCTCCAGGTTCATCCAGCAACATAGGGCAATATGCTTTATCATCTACATCGATTTCTGGTGTCAATAATGTAACCAATGTAAATGCTTTTAATGGCGGAACAGATCAAGAAACAGATGCTGCTTTTCGAAATCGAATTCTATCTGCGTTCTCTGGATCAAGCGTTGGAACGACATTAGGATATTTGAATGCAGCGCTTGGAACAACAGGCGTTCAAGATGCGGCTGTAATCGGTCCAGGTAATCCTTTGATGACCAGGGATGGAACTGTATCAGCTGTGGAGAATGGCGTTTTAACGGTCATTTCTGAAGGCTCCGGAGGCAAGGTAGATGTCGTTGTCCTCGGAACTAACGAAGTTCAAAATACTGACACTTATATTTACCAAGATAAAAGCAATACAGGCGATCCAACCAATCCAAAAAATAACTTTGTATTAGGTCAAATTGCAGCCGATGCAAATAAAACCATTAATCGTCGTCGGATTGATGATATCGCAAATGGACAATTGCCAGCACAACCCGTTGATACGCTTCTGACGGTTACTGGATCATTGAGCGGATCGAATTTTACCCCAAAAACCACCGATAGTTATGGTCGTGTATCAGGAAATTTTGAACTCATTAAAGACATGGGTGCATATGGCGGAAGTCCTTTTGGATTTGATACCTTTGCTTGGACTTCAAATGCAATTGACTTCCAAGAAGATATTGTCAAGGGTCAAAATAACGGACAAGATGCAACTACCTTTACCGATGTTACAGAAATTACATCTGCAACACAAAATTTAAATATTACTAATGAAAATAGTGCAGTCACAACCGATCGTTCTATCATTCAACTTATTCATACTCCAGCTGCCAGTGTAACTCGAGTTTTTAACACCAATACGGGCGAACGCTATGTTGTTACCAACCAAAATTACGACAACACACCAACCTACAATTTAACTGGACGTATTCAGATTTCAGGCAACACGCTTCCTTCCCCAAGTGATGTATTACAAGTTGATTATACTTGGATAATCGGATTTGATCCATACTCTGACTTTGATGGGCTTAAAAGCACTGAAAATCCACGTCCCTCAACGGACAGCATTGATTGGGGATATGCCTCTGCCGTTCGGAATGAATTAATTGAATTTACAGCAGTTACTGGCAATAATTATTTTATTGGAAATACAAGCCATCCAATAGACACAGTAATATCAACTGATAATTATTTAAAGATTGATGGTTATATTCAGCAAGTTCAATCTGGAATTTTTACCGGAAGATTGTCCGTTGTTACGAGCTTTTTGGCAATTGCAACAAATACGGTTGATAGCGTTGTTTTAACCAATTCAAATGTTGAACTTTATGATACTGCACAATCAAACGGCAGCTTTACGAGCATACCAATTGTAGTTGGCACAAATTTACTTTATACTACGACAATCATTCTTCCAAGCGATGCAGTAGCTTCTGTCAATGATGTCGTTTCAGTATATTTGAATTCAACCAATGTTTATCAATCTTCAACTGCACAAGGAAGCTCTTCAGGAACTCAAATCACGATACCATCTTCGTTGATCAATACGACAGGCGATAGCATTGTTTTGAAAGTCACTTATATTGCAAATGTTTCTGATCTTTACTCATCGGCGGTTACATCTTTACCAGCAAGCCGATGTGGAAATGGATATAACACATTAAACAATAATGGTTTTAATAATTTTTCAATTGTCAATGTATCTCGTCGTGAAAATCAAATTGTTCAAAAGAATTTAAGCAACCAATACTTTGTTGAATTAAGTATAAATACGACAGATTATTCTTTGCTTCAAGGGCAAGTCATTTCAATTATTCGTTTATCAGATGGTAAAGAATTATGGAACGAAAATAATGGCGGTCAGATTGTCAATGGCACAGATGGAAACTACCAACTCATTTTAACAGGATTCAATGCTCCAGTTACTAATGATCGTGTTCTGATTTTATACTATGCCCTTGATGTTCGCAGATTTCAACCATTTAGCTTTAACAATGAAGTTATCAAGACATCCGTTAATCAGCTAAGTTTAGATGTGGCGACGAATAGTTTTACTGTTCCAATTTCAAGTTTCACGGCACAGGTAAGCGGACTGTCATTTAATGTTATTGATGCAAATTCAGATGGATATTACTTTGTTGTTTCGGATGGATACTTATCGTTTAATGGTTCAGGGCAAGCGCAAGTTACAAGCCCGACAGTTAATTTTTCTACATTACCAGATATCACCAACAAGGTCGTGAAAATTATTAATGCATCTACGCCAAATAACAATGGTACATATGATATTTTAAGCTATAACGCCTCAACAAATGAAATTACAATTACTTTAACGACATCACATCTTATTAAAGATCAAATTGCCGTTGTTAGACTGTTAGATGGGCAAGAGTTATGGAATTATTCTGGAACAATTGATTTAGTAAATAATCGTCTATTAATTCCTGTAAGTACTAATGCTTCTGTTGGCGATGAAGTCTTTGTTATGTTCTTTAATTTTCAGAACATTCGTCAAGCACCAACAAGAATAATTGGAACCATTGCAGATCAAAATGTAAATACTGGCGTTATTAATATTGCCGGAACTACAATGACATTAGCACAAGACATTGTTTTTACTGCAACGGCAACTGGGCTTTACCAAAATTTACAAGAAGCCCTACGCAAAACACTGAACTTAAATTCATCAGCATCAATTCCATCAAATATCAAGATAGCTAAAATTGTTAAACTTGAAAAAGTAGATACATATACTATTGGCAGTGATATCGTCCTCGAGACATTAGCTACATATGATATAAAAAATACAACGCTCTCAAGCAACCTTTATTATGCAGAAGATATGTTGGCAAATCCAGCACTATCAAGTTTAGATTTTATACTTCCAAACACTGTAAATAATTCTTCAACTGGGGCGACCAATAATTTGCCAGCTATTGGAGATCAGCTTCGCATAACATTTTATTACACGACTGATAATGATCAGGAAAGTTTATCATTTACTCGTATTGGGACTCTTTATACAAATAAAAAGTTTGCATTGATTAATAAGATGTATGTTAGTTCAGGTTTCGGTGCATCACAAGCTACGAAATTTACAGCCACATCATTTACTAAACCAAACCTCGGTGCCCGCTATACAGCATTTTATGATTATTTGGCACCAAAGCAAAATGAAAGAATTGTAATCCAATATAACTACAATAAGCTTATTTCAGATGTAACTTTCTCGGTAGAAAATTCACGACCTATAAATGCAGATGTTCTCGTGCGCGGCGACAAATTAGCTCAACTTGATCTTACAATAAATGTAGTTATTGCTGCTAACTATCTAAATTCAACTACGACAGTTCTTCAAAATTTGAGAAATCAATTGGTGACAGCGTTAACGAGCACCACTTTGGGAGAGACAATCGATCAGGTGACGCTTATCAATGTAGCGCAAGCCGTAACTGGTATTTCAAGAGCCCGCATTTTATATTTTAATCAAACTGGATTGAAAGGACAAATATTAACTTTCAATGCCAACGGAGATCAGGGATTTGAGCCCAACAATATTATTATCAATACGGAAGTTCGTTAATGGCACAAAACCTTAGAATACTCAATGTTGTTATCAATAGTTCCACTGAAATCGCAGTCACTTTCACTTCGAATTTGACTCCAGAATTAGTGCCGGCAAACGTTTCTATTTTATCTCAAACGCCAAACGCTCCTGATTCAGAAGTTCTTCAAGTGAGTGTTGTAGGAGCTACACTAACTATTACATGCCAGCCACTTACTACATTGGCTGCGTATTTTCTTCAATTTCAATCGACCGCAGCTAATCCATTTATCTCTATCAATGCAGATGCGCAAATCGGTAATGATGGCATATCAAATAAAACATTAATCACTGGACCAATGTCATCTGATAATCCAGTTGCCAATTACCTGTCCGCATATTTTCAGAATAATATTTATGATTTAGCAAGTCCAGTCCTCGCAAGTTATATTCAATCACTTTCGATTAATATGTCACGCGCGCTTTATGATATTCGTCAAGCTAAAAATGAAAATTACTTATCTTACACAATCATTGACGAACAGAAATATCGAGGACCCGGACCATTTGATCGTTTAAATGAAGAGAGTGCCTACGAAGTAATGCGGGTCGGCCTAGGTCCAACTGCATCAAATGCAACTATGAATATGGTGTTTGATGATTTCCCTTCATATCCAATTACTTTACAGCGCCAAATCACAACTGATTTAATTTTACCATCATCAGAAGATCAAGTTGGAACTTTTAACATCAATACGCTCACTTTTAATTTGCAAAACAACCCAATAAGTAAGGTAGATAGCATTACTTTTACTTTACTTACATCTTATCCAAACTATACTTATGATATCCCAACTCTCGGCTATCAATTAGAAAGTTCAAGATATGATCAGGATTTTGCATCATCTTACCTACTGCTTGAAGACAATCAAGTTAAATTAAGTGAAAAAGTTTTAGAGGATCCAAACTTTGCCATCGATCAAATTTTTAATATCACAATACAATACGAATATAAAAGTTTAGGGCGTCAGATTGACGATGCCTCACTTGATGTTTTTACAACGCTACAATCTATTCGTGAAGTATTACCTCCAATCATTAATGTATTTAATTTAAAGAACGCCCCTATCACAGATGCTTCGAATAATCCTGGCGAAATAGGGGATGTTGTTTTCACAGATCCTAATTCTACTCTTGGTACGCCTCACCCAGCGTTTACAACTGAAATTCCATTCAGCTTATCATCACTTCCATTTATGATTGGACAATATTCAATTGATTATCCAAATGGAACTGTTTATGTATATGGTTCAAGCGGACTTAATGACGGAACAGGACCATCTCCACCATTAGCAACTTACTACTACAAATTTGATTACAGTTCAGAAATCGATTATGTTCTTGATCCTGATAGTTTAGATGTAGTTTCATTACCAAACGGTTCTTTAATTAATTTTCCAGGAACGGTTACTTTTAATTACGAACAAATTTTAGTTCCTGGTACTGATTATATTGCAGAAGTTCATGAAGAATCGTTAAATGAAAGAGTTGCCAATCGTTTAAATGCAATCAATGTTTTGACTACTGAAAACTCACCCATTACTGATGTTTTTCAAGTATATAACGAAACGTCTGGTGAAATTTATAATGTTGATCGTTGGGAAGACAACCGCGTTTATTTTAGATACAATAGTGCCCCAAGAATACTTTCAAACATAGGTGAGAATTCTTCATTTTTAGATGTCTCCAATGAGCTTTTAACAGTTAATAATACGGTTAATAATGGTATTAAAATTTTCACCATATTTTTGGCAGATAATAATATTATTGCTGGCACACAAGATGCGATCGGATCTTCTTTTAATACGACCCTTACATTTAATAATACAGCAGTTTTCGTTTCTGAAAAATGGTACAATATTGAGTTTAATGTGACAACCAATCTACAGCGATTAACAGCTGTTGGACAATATATGGTTGATTATGGAAATGGTATTGTTTATGTTGCAGTAGCGAACGATCAAGATTTCAATATTGGCTCGGCATCTTATAAGAAAAATAGTATCGTGCCGGATAATTCACATATCATAAGTGTTAATGATATTTATTATCGCATTTCACCACTTAATCCAAAAAATAAACAATTTACTTATGTATCATTTGGGGATACAAGTATTGTTCCAGATAATTTAGATGTCTCTGATGAAGCATTTTTGAATGATACCGTTTCTGCACCATATCAAATATTCAATAATGAAATTGGAGCGTTTGTTGGTTCAACTTTCGTAGACGGTGTCACAAATCAAATCAAATTCGTTCGATCTATTTTTGATTTTAATGATTTATCGAATAACACTTCTCCAACTAATTTTGCCCAATCTTCTACGTTCTCTGGCAATGTGATTACAGTTCAGCCTATTAATAAACAGGCTTTTGAAAACGTTCAATATGATGGAACGCATTTTTATGTTAATTTAAATGAAAATATTCCATTTTTATCTTCAACAATTACATACACATTTAGTGTTGTTCGAGTGTCTGATGGGCAGCAATTATGGAATAGTAGTTCTGGATCTGTTGTTCCAGGAAATCCAATTAAATTAGTATTGCCTGGAACTGGATCTCCTGCTATTGGAGATTTAGTTAATGTCAATTATTCATTCACAATCAATTCATTAGCTAGGGTAGTTGTTGATTACAATAAAGGTGATTTCTTTATTGATTACAGTTATGTTGCCGATGAAATTCTTGTTTCTTATGAATATGGTGACAATGCATTAGATTTTCGTCAAAATAAAAATTTACCACAAGGAACGCAATATTATGTTTCTTATAAAGTTGGTGCTCTCCGTGATGCCTTATTAAAAAATTTCGGAACGCTTGTTAATGTTCCTTTACTTGCTACTTTTGATTTGGAGCTTGATCGTGAAAGATATCGTGATGCATTAATGGCAGCCCTATCTTCATTCATTCAGGGTCCAACGATTGCGGCAATGAAAAATATTGGACAAATTATTTCTCACATTGAACCAGCCATTGTTGAATCTGCATTTAATTCTTGGTCATTAGGATCGTCTATTCTATTTCCTGAACCACCAATCACAACTGGCTCGTTTCAATTGGTTCCTGCAAAGTATGGCAACGGCGCTCTAATTAATAGCAATCAAACTATAAAAATTCCTGCTAATTCAAACTTACGATTAGAAGAAGGATCATTTGAACAATGGATACTTCCACAATGGAATGGTTTGGATAATGATGCAGAATTGACATTTCAAATCACAGTTAATAATTTGCCCATTGCCCCGTCACGAGTATTCATTGGAGCATCAGAATATCACCCAATAATATCTGCTGGCAATTTTTCACTCAATAAGAATGATAATGTATCTGGTTATCCAAATACAAATAAAGATGGCGTATTCATTTATTATGATAATGATGCTTCTGGCAATTATCTTCGCTGGTATGTAGAAATCATTGACGGCTATGTATTTGCTAATAATAATACCTATACAGTTAAAATTAGTTCAAATGGAAAGTTTTATGACCTTCAATCTTTAACACTTCCAAAGCCCTCCAATCTTACAACTACTACTGGAACCAATTCAGCGACCGTTACAATTACAGGTGGATTTCCTATTGATGAAGGATTTAGTTTTGTTTCAGATATAGAGCATTTTATTTTGGATTTTGGAACAGCGAAAAATAACTCACGCCTTTCTATTTTTAAAGATGTTTCCGGTTATATGAATTTTAGAGTTTTTGATAAAAATGGCGTTGCGTACTCATTATCATCAGATATATCTTCATGGAAAATGAATGAACCACATATGGTTGCAGCCTCATGGAAATTAAATTCCAGAAACAACCGTGATGAGATGCACTTATTTATTGATGGATTTGAAGTTCCAAATATCATTAGATATGGACAAAAACTTAATCCATATCTGCATGAGAAATACAGAACCATTGATCCGGAAGAAGTTGTTGGATTAGCCTCATCAGACATTATTGGTTCAGACGATTTAGTTACGGCAATAGGATCTCCCGTTGTAACTTCATCTATTAATTTTTCTGCCTATAACATATCGATCGGCAATACGATATTTATTAACGAGATCGGATTTAATACTGCAGGATACACCATTACAAACATTAATGGGCAAACGCTTACTTTGAATACGGCAATGCCAACCACATTGACAAATGCGCGATTTTCAGTGAATCAAACAAACTATTTTATTACATCAGATATCAATGTAGCTCCAAGCGTTGCGATTTCAACCATTCATACATTTATCACGGGAGCCGACTTACAAGTAACCATTAATTCACCAACCGTATCTTCTACTTCAACAAACTTTACGACTGCAAATGTTCTTCCAGGTTATTTATTAAGAATTGATAACGGCGCATTTAATTTAACCTATACGATCCTTCAGGTTTCAGGGCATTCATTAACAATAACAGATGAAGCTACAATCAATTTAACAAACGCAACTTATCAAATTTATTCCAATACAGAGAATGAGTTGCCTGGGGTTAATGCACTTCGTCCAGACTATTCTATATCACAAGATAGTAATTTCAATAATGTACTTACCGTATTCAATGATGTTTTCAAAAATGATTTAATTCTTATTCGCACCTTCGGAATAAATAGTAGGACAGTTAAACAAAATTATTATGTATGGAGTGATGGCTATGAGAATGTGCTCATGACCCAGTTGCCGCCACCCATCTCATTAGACCAAGCGACAATCACAAAAATTATCGTTCCAAATATTGCGATTGGACCAGCGAACTCAACATTGTCAGGCGGTATTTTTACTTCAAATAATTTACCATTCTCGCCGCCAACTAATAATATTTTAGGGCGAACGCTGTCTGCAACATTGTCTGGAACTAATATCGATTTTACAACACCGGCTCAAGTAATTATTCATGGAACATCATCGAATTCACCAATCACTGAAACCATATCATTCTCTGATTATGGTACATTGAATTTTGTTCATGCTTATCAGGCTATCAGTTATATTCAGGTAGTTGTAAAACCAATTAATTCATCCAAGAATGCTGGAGCTGTTATAGTAGAAGAAAAATATCCATTAACTTATGCTGAATTTTCTGACGGCTATGTTCCTATTGTTCGTTTCTCATATCACATTGGTGGAGGCTATACATTATCAGGTTCGGGCTCGACCGTTTCAGATGGATATAATTTATTTTCAATGGGCGATGTCGGAAATTATTTGATGATTAGCTCTCCAGCACAAGCGGCAGGATATTATGTTATTTCGGCAGTATCTACGGACAGGCACTCATTAACTGTCAGTCCAGTTGGCGGTGGAACAGTCGCTTCATTTACCGCTGGCACTTATCAAATTTTAGATGTCAATGCTTACCGCTCTGGATTGCAAAACGGGTTCTTTACATTTGAATTAAAAAATATGCCAGGTACGCCATATCTTTTGAGAGATGGTTTTTATAAATTGGAATATGAAACTTATGCCAGTATTAAGTTCAAGCCATTTAGCGCTGAATATATTTATTTGGGTTCAGATATGTTTGGGCATCATCAGGCAAATTCAGTTCTTGATCAAACGGTCATTTATTCAATCATGCTAGAAGATACTCGAATTGGAATGTCTGTACCCAATAACCAACGTTCCATCACCAAAGATTTTAACTCTTTAAAGCCATGGAACCCAGATATGAATACGCTGGTTTTCATAAATTTCGACGAATTTCCTTTTACAAATATAGCTAACTTTTATACAAACGGTAACTCGCAAACAGCTTTACTTCAAAGTTCTTGGGCAGTCAATGATAATTTTCCACAGTCCATTGTTATTTTAGATAAGCCTATCGTATTGTCAAATGAAGGACTTTTAGATACCAAAAAAGAAGGAACCATTGAATTTTGGATGAGCCCTCTTTACGATACGGCTAATGACCCACAAGAGCGGTATTACTTTGATGCCTCTTCTGCCATTGTTGAGGAAGCCATAAGCACGAATAATGTCAGTGTAAAAATTAGCAATCCTGCAAGTCAAATTTTAAGCGTCACTTTGAAAGCGGGCGATCCAACTATCGATTATTTTGCTGGTGGAACATTGAGCATTGATACGGAAAACGCCATTCAAGAAAATACCACAAGCCAAGGCAACGGATCGGTCAAGGTATCTCAAGCCATCCTACAAGTTATTAGTGTTAAAATTGTCGGCGATCTTTCTGGCAAAGATTATGGACAAGATTCCGTTATCGGCAGTGATGGCAAGACAATTTATTTGAGTATAACCTTGCCAAGAAGTAATTTGACAATGAGCGTTATTTATAAATCAACTGCCACTGGAGACAATAACCTAAACGGTCAAGTCATCAGATTAAACAGACAGCTTCCAAGTCAAAATAGTCAAGTAGTTGTTAATTATCTGCCCCAAGGCGTTCAAGGGGATCGCATTTCTATTTATAAAGATACGGCTGGGTATATGAATTTCAAAATACGAGCCAGCAATGTGGATTATGCATTAAGAGCCCAGGCAGTTTGGGATGCAGGCTCATGGCATCGTGTAAAATGTCAATATCGGGTTAATTCAAAAAATAGCACGATGGCTTTATTCCTTGATGGATACGAATACAATAACCTTCTTTTCGGTCAAGGGGCTTTATTTGGTTCAAATCCATATACCTTCGGATCAACAACGGTAGGTGGGTCTGGCTTAAGTGGGACTACTATTCTTTTTAGTGATCCAATCAATTATCTTTATGTAGGATCTGATTATTTAGAGCAGTCAGGGGCTGATACATTATTGAGCAACCTTCGTATTTCAAATGCTTATCGTCCGCTTTATACTGTATTCGGTGAGAATTTAGATGTTAATTATACGAGCATTTTAAAGAATAATTTTCCAGTGGAATCAGACTTATACACTACTTATTTGCAGCAAGACAACTCGACTAAATCTTTAGTGACGAATTTTGCAACGCTAATCAGTGATGATTCAAACGATTTCACAATAACAATATTTGATGAATTCTCTTTGATTGCCAATTCCGCCAAGCTCAAAGAAATATTGAACAGCCTCATACTAACACTTTCTCCTGCAAATTCCCGTCCTTTTATAAAATACGCTTAAAGAACGGATGTGAACTATCAATTACCTTGCGGTTTTTGACTTCTTGTTTCTTTGATCCCCTTTACAACGAGGCATCTCCACAAGCTCTTCGGACAATTCCTGCCCTGATTTAGCCTTTATCAGACCAAACTTTTTAATGTTTATTGCGGCATTCAGATCTCTGTCATGAACTACGCCGCATTCTTTGCATGACCACTCTCGGTCTGCCAAAGTTAATTCTTTATTCTTCCAACCGCATTCATTACATAACTTGCTGCTCGGTTCAAACCGCCCTATGTGAATAATGTTTTTCCCATTCCACTCGGCTTTGTATGTGAGCATGCGTATGAATTCTGACCAACTAACATCCGAGATTGCTTGAGACAACTTATGATTTTTCATCATACCAGATACATTAAGATCCTCTAAAATAATCGTTTGGTTCTCACGAATTATTTTTGTGGAAGTCTTCTGTAAAAAATCTGTGCGCTGGTTAGATACTTTTTCATAAGCTCTTGCTATCTTTAAATTTGCTTTCTTTTTATTATTTGATCCTTTCGTTTTCTTTGAGGCTCTTTTTTGTAAAACTTTAATTCTATTTAAAACTTTCTTTAGATATTTTGGGTTCGCGACCTTTTCCCCATTTGAAAGTATAGCGAAGTCTTTAATGCCCAGATCGATACCAACTGCCGTAAGTGAATTGATCTGTGCTTTCATTGGAAGTTCTTTTGAATCATCCACAAGAATTGAGATGAAAAACTTATTAGTTGGTGTCTTGGATACAGTACAAGTTTTAATCTTGCCATCAAATTTCCTGTCAAAAACTGTAAATACTTTTCCTGCTTTTGGAATTTTAGTTATGTTATTTTTAAAATCTACAAAAACATATTGTGGATATTGAATTGACTCATGTCCAGATTTCTTTTTAAATACTGGGAATTTACTTTTCTTTTTGAAAAAATTTGTAAAAGCATTATCTAAATTCCTCAAACTCATCTGAAGAGACTGGGCATTGGGAATATTTAGCCAAGTATATTCTCGTTTTTCTTTAATTAAAAGCCCTGTCGGTCCTGCCATATCAAAATAATTTAATGTTTTACCATTTGTTTCGTAGTATTTTATTTTTGTTTCGAGACCTTTATTATAAATATAACGAACACAACCCATTGATTAAACAAAGTGTTTTTCTTGTTCTTTAGTGGGATAAATGCGATATTTATAGGACTTGAGCATCTGTATATAACTATATATCAATACTTTAGTAGATTTTATTAAAAAATCAATTATTTTATTGGATATATAATAGGTATAAAGTCAAAAGTAAGCCCACCCAATATTCACGCATAATAATGGAAACACATGCCTAATAATAGACTGCCAATCAGTGTTCAAACAAGCCTCTTCTATGATTCTCAGCAAGTCGAATCGGAAGACCTGACTGAGCTTCAAAATTCGCAAACACAAACCACCGTAGCTTTAATTAATAATCATATAGGGTCAGGCATCCTTTCTTCAAATCTCATCGCACCAATTCTTTTTGATAGCGATTTGGTTGTTGGTTATATTGATGGTAAAAGTATTTCTCCTCAAGCACAACCATCCGATAATAATTTCGGCAATCAACTGTCTTTATCATTAACGAATAGTTTAGCAAGCGGATCGAAACAAGTTAAAGTTATCGTTATTGGTCTTGATTTTAATTCCAACCTTCAATACGAAACATTTATTTTTAAAACCAATGAAACGCTTATATCAAGAAAGCATTTCGCAAAAATTTTAGTTCTTCTATTTAATGATTTAAATGGTGATCCAAAAGTCAGTTTCAATTTGGGTGGTCGTCTTGTTATTTCAGAAGCAGCGCCTTTAACTTTAAGCTCATCTCCAATCATGGTATCACAGGTCGAGCAGCCTAATCTTCCATTTGCCAATTTCTTCTTAGATCCATCAACGGGCTTCACTTCGCTTCAAAACATGTTGATTGCAGCGTTGCCACTTTACGATATTACACGGCTTAATATTCAAACGCAACAGCTCCAAGCATTTACTCTTGCCGCAAATGATGTAACCTCTCAAATCGGTGAAAAGTTTTTAGCCACCACAAATAACATTCAAAAGATAACTGTATTATTAAGTGTTCAAAATACAACACTCGGACAATCGACAAATTTAAATTGGACTGGTGATTTAATTTTAAGCATCTATCCACTTCAATCTACGGTTAATTGCGATTCTGATATTACTCCAAACTTGCCCATTGATTTTTCACCATCAAATATTCCACTCGCTCAAATTAGCTTTAATTACACAAGCTTAATGGCAGCCGGTATCGTGTTATCAAGTATTCCACAACCTGTCGATTTTATTTTCTCTAATTCTGCTGTAGCTAATGGAAATACAATTGATATTGGCTCTTATCTTTGTTTCGCCCTCAAACGATCCGGCTCAAATAATGCCTGTGATATTCTTGTTTCAGGCGGTGGCGATTTAACAGCCAATGCGAGAGTGACTTCTTTTACAGGCTCATTGTGGGTTGATTTAACAGATCAAGATTTATGGTTTCAAGTATGGACCGACTCGGCAACAATTACGGATGGTGCAGCTTATGATCAGGGGGTTGGATCTCAAATTACGAAAACTATCCTTGACCCCACCACCCAATCCACTATTGATTATGTATTTCCAGCAACTTCATTCACTGGCAATGATGTTTATAGTTTGGTGTATCAAAGTGCAAATGTTGAAAGCGTTCCCGTTCCAGATCAAAGAACGGGCAATCCAGTATTTTCTCGTCAGCAAAATGAACCATCTATTGAACTTCTCAATACAATTGATATTACGAATTTAGAAAATGCTTCAGAGCCATTAGTTCTCGGCACAATATCTGATAAAAACATTAAGTCATTTAATCCAAGCGATTCACAAATCAATAGCACTTTGTATTCAGCTGCATTTGCCTTTGACGAGCTTCTTATTAAAGTGGTTGACGATCCTACCGATGCAAAAAGGTTCGACACTTCTGTTTCTGGATTGATGACCAATCTTCTTAATGGCGATTTAGTTGGTGCTAAAATTATTCCAGATGCAACCAATCCATCCACTTTTTATCGTATTGCAGATGCTCACCTTGATTCAATGATTTTAGGTGATGTGAACGGCGATGGGATTGTAGATGAAAGTGATCTAGATCTTCTTAATAATTATTTAGGTTATAATTTAAATGTCGGCTTACAGGCTCACACAACAATCGTTTCAGATGGCTATACAACAACTTTTTCAAATGGCTATCAAACATTAACACAGCCATTCGCTAATTTATCCACTATTCAATTTCAACTGGTTGATCCTGCTACCAATTTAGTTGCAGCAGATGGTTATGACGGATACATTGTCGTTGATCCTTCATCTCCATCTACGGCGGTCTTTACAAGCTCTACAGTGCTCTTTAATGAGATTATAGGGTTAAGCTCTTATAATCTTGTTATCTTCAATTCTACGGTGAATGAGGCGGATTGGGGCGGATTTAATATTGTTAGTTTAGATGTGGAAGCGAACGCATTAACGATTAGTAAGACATTTTTAACGGGTGATAATTTAGCCCAGATGTTTAGAGCAGATATTGATGGCGATTTCGTTATTTCAAATGCAGATGGCTATTTATTAAATGCATATATTGAAAGGCAAGTTAATCCAACGATACCAACAGCATCTACTTTGTATCCAGGACCCACTTCAGATCCTTATCTTAAAATTGGTTCCCGCTTCAATGTCATTCGATTAAGAGTAGAGTTGTTTGTCGATCGAAATGATGATTACACTTCAAACCCAGCTACTCGTGCAGTATCCGTCCATCCAGTGCAAGATATTTTCTTGGGTGATGGTTATTTAGCTGGTCATGATTTCTTTCATTTCCCACTTCCTATTGCGATTGATAAAGAATTAACTTGGGATAAATCACTTATTTCAGTAAGCAGCCAGGGTCGTTTGGTCCCCACTATTTTTAGCTCTGAAAATGGATTGATTGTTAATAACTGTAGTATTGAAGGCGTTCAATCATCCGTTTATCCAGTTCCGCAAGATTTCGATCCAGGTGTTGTCGATGTCTTCGCGCCCAATAACTTAATCATTGGAACTGGTGAATTAAAGCGCCCAGATGGTGATTTTTATAAGGTAGATTTTGAAGTAGGCACCATTGTTTTGGAAATTCCAGACGGGTTCTTTGGTGCAGAAAAGACGATTGATATTATGAACGATTTCATTGTCGATTATACGGGCAATGGAACCACTCGTCTAGGTTTTCCATCATTAAGATTTGCCGATTGTTCATTTGTAACTTCAGAAGCGCTAACAAATGATCAGTTGCGCTTCAGCGTTGCGGTTCAATCCTTTTCGCCTAATACCAATGGCTTAAGTTCTGACGGATATTATGGCGCAATTGTAGATGGCAAGATGGGCGTTAATATTGATTACACAACCGGATTATTAACATTAAATTTCACAAATCTTTATGAAGACGCAGTTCTAACTACATTAAGCACCAAAGTTCAAGTTAACGTATTTTTAAAGAAGGGCGGATTCAATAACGCTCCACTGTTCGTTGGTTCGAGTAAAGTTCAAAATATGTTAAGTTTAGTAAGTGGTTTCGGCGGTGGTTTAAACTTAGCTGAAGTTTCTCCACCTATTGGAATTTTCTCATCTTTCCAAATGATCGGCGGCTCGCAATCATGGATATTGGTTGATGGTAATGGTCAGCAAACTGAATTAGCCAACAAATATAAAATTAGAACGACATCTGCAACGCCTGTAAATGCTTTTGCTCCAGTAGCTTTAAAGGATGACTCTTTAACAGCTATCGAGGTAACGGTTTTAGCTAAGAATAAAAATGGTCCTGATAGTGCTAAGTGGAAACTTCATGCAACTTACAATAGATACAACGCCAGCGCTCCACACTTATTATCAGGTGGGTCATCAGATTCAGCGCCAGATACATTTGGTAATGGTTCCGCTTGGGGGGCATCCATCGGCATAATAGGTAATACATGGCTTGTACAAATTGCTGGTGACACAACCACTATTGATTGGACCATTGACGTAAATAGTAAGGAATTACTATAATGGGCATTGGCGTTATATTAAATGAAAATGGATTTGTATCAAGCTCAACCATAACTCCATCATGGTCTTTTGATTTTACGAAATTAGGAATTGGACCTCAAACTACTTTACCAACCGATCCAATCGCTGGTACAATATCTTTACTTCGAGCATGCGCAAATACAACATCTGATCCTCCAGCCTCTGTTAGAGTTAGTGAAGGTGACGTTATTACTGGAATATTAGCTAATATTGCTCGTATTGGTCAAGCTGGTGAAAGTGCAGAAACTCGCGGACTTGTTATTGATCATGCATCTAGTAATAACGGACCCGTTTCAGTTGGTCCAGGTGCAACGGGCAGTGGATCGATTTGGGCATTCACTCCAGGCACCGGGACTGCCACGGCTAATGAACAAGCGCCAGACGGAAATTTAACAGCAACATTACTTACAGTTCCAGATACCAGCTCATATAACGCATTTTGGCTTGAAAGCAATCAACAATCCAACTCGATTTGGAGCTTTCATTATGCCAATGGAGTTCTGGATCTGGAGCAACAAACCTTTTTATTAATTTAAATGGCGTCGCGACCGAAGTAAAACCATATGATTTGCCACCTTTCAATGCAACACCAATTTGGCATCGCTTTGAACAATATGTTTCACCAGCGACTGCATTGACATTTGATCAAAGAACACAACCCACTATCGTTCCTGTTAGTGTTTATGTATGGGGATTTCAAGTAGAAGCTGGGCAAGTTGCAACTGAATATATTCCAAATGCAGCAACTACTGCACCTAATCCAGCGAGTCGACAGGGTGAAGAAATTCTTATTCCAAACGGAGCTGCATGCTTTTCGGGCGGACGCCTAAATTTACATCTTCAATGGTGTCCAAAAGCTGATATTTCCGCATACGCATTTCCACGTAGATTGTGGAGCGATCCAAATGATTCAACCACATATATTGAGATTACATCTACTCGTAAGCTCAATGTCGTTGTACATAGTTCTGCCTGGTTATCATCTGTTGTATTATCATGGAAAAAAAATAAATCACTTCATTTTATGATTTCATTTGGTGCTGGACAAAGCTCTGCCTCTTATATGTCAGTAGGAAAGCCGCTTATTAGCCTTGGTAGTTCTGGGGCAACAACTTTTGCAAGTATCTCACCTTCTGGCGGAATGAATATTAATGGCTATGGCACAACATTACAAATGACTTCGCGCGTTCAAATGATTGAAGGATATCCAACGGCAAATGCGCCGTTTATGCATATCATACCATCATTCCCACAAATTTATAATGTTGTAGCAGATGGCGACTCAATTACTGCAGGATTTGGCTTAACCAATATTGCAACACAGGGTTATGTCGGACAGTTGGAAGCATTATTAGGCAATAAATTCGGTAAATTAATAAATAAAGGAATAAGCGGACAAACCTTGGCTGGAACGCCCGGAATGATTCAGTTGGCACCCACATATATCGATCCACTTTATGATGCATTTCAGCTTAATATTTGCAGCTGCTTTGGTGGCACAAATGACCTTGCAAATGGATCGGTAAGTGCTGCATCGGTATATGCAAATTATACATCATATATTCAAACCAGACAGGCAGCAGGTTGGAAAGTAATTGCATGGACTATGATAGATCGAAATGCCGGATCTACACCACAATCAACATATGATACTAATAGGGCTACATTTAACGCACTTGTTATTGCAAACGCCGCAGGAGCCGACGCAGTAGTAAATTTAACCACGCAACCTCTACTAAATACCGTTGGTGCTAAAAATAATGCTACATATTTTCAATCTGGTGGAGTTCACCCAACACCAGCGGGCTGCGCATTGATTGCTGCCATAGCTGCCCCAGTATTTCAAAGCCTAGGATCATAAAGTGGGACAAGGGTGGCATATAAATTAGATCGTTACGCATTCTATTTGACTTTTAAAAAATAATCATTACATTGCAACAATGTTTAAATTTTTTCACCTTCCAACTCCAAAAGAATTGGGTCGTTCAAAATCAAACGCCTTGCCAATAAAAGGCTTTTCTAATTGTGACTCGTCAGCTTATACTTGGGATGATTGGCGAACAGAAGTTAAATCTTCTTATCCAATTCGCTACTGGCTATTAGAACAATTACCTACATATTTCTGGGCTCCCAAACGACATATTAAAGATGCTATTTATTGGTTTAAGTGTCATTTTATACCATCACATCGATATCATATTTTAGATTTACGCCAACCAAAATTAAAAAATAATAAACCAAATCCAGAATACTACAATTATGGTTGGTGCGATTCAGATAAGCAAATTCTATACGCCCTATTCAATATATTAAATAATTTTATGAATAATGAATTTAGCAATTTTTATATACCACCAGAAGATGAAATAGAAAAAAATGAAAATGATATGGGCGGATTATCGTCTGATCAAAGAGAGGCTGGATTAGAGATGCTCGCTCTTCATAAATGGTGGAATGAAGATCGTCCAAGAAAATTAGAAGACGCCGAAAATACACTTGATGCTTGGCACGAGGCTCGAATGAAAAATCGACCAGATCAAGAAATTTGGTGGAAAAAATTAAATGAAATAGAAGCGTATAATGCAGCTCAAGAAGAAGAGATGATTTTGAGATTGATAAAAATTAGAAAATGGCTTTGGACTTAAATAATAATATTATATTTAGATTTCATAAATTCTTTATATATTAAAAACTTTCTATCACTTCTTGTTTCTGAAGTAGTATTGGCAAATATAAATTCACAAGCTTTTTCAGCTTTAATTCCATTGAAATTTAAAGTAAAAAGTGGCTTTTTACCAAAATGTCCTTTTATTTTTGTACGTTTATAAATTTTACGTAATGGCAAATTGGTCTTATAACAAAGGTATTCATTTAAGGATTGCAAGTGCCCCTCTGAACAAGAATAAAAAATAAGCTGTAACAAATTATCTTTTTTTGCTATTGTGATACAACCATCAGTGGCTAAATATCCTGATATAAAATAAGGCAATAATTTATCATCTAATTTTGGCCATATTAATTTATCACTCTTATTATTAGTAAGCTTAAATAAATCAAATAACTCCACACACAGTTTTTTAGTATAGGTATGACCCCTATAATATTTTTTACCCTTCACTTGTTCTATTTTAAATTCACCTTCATATTTTTTAAATGTATTTTGGGCTTTTTCTAGTAAATCTAAATCACCGGAAGTTATATTAATATAGCACTGCCTATTGCTTATTGAACCGTCGCCATAAATTAATCCCAATAAAAAAGCCTTATCTTTATTCATTTTTGTGAATGTAAATTTCATTCTTAGTTTTTTAGAATCGGCGCAAGTTCTTCTTGGCACTTTTTCTGATATCAATATGTTTCTAATTGTTTCTTCTGAAACAGAAAAAATTTTACATATTTTATTTGGTGTCATTTGATTTTCGATATAATATTTGACAACTTCCTTTTTCTGTGTTATATTTAATATTGATGGACGACCTACTTTTTTCATTTTATTATTCCTTTGGACCTATAATGTATATATCTCAAACAATTAGTAGTTTCACATGAAAATATTAATTAGACAATTTTTAGGGAAGTTGCATAGCTGGGTTGAGGTAGGGCATGGAATTGCAACTGCTTTAATCAAACAAGGACACGAAGTTCATTTATTTTCGACGGATGGCATTGAACATATTCCAAATCATTTGAAACCGCATGTTATTGGTTATTGTGAATTAAATAAGCCAGAAAAATTAGTTGGACGTCTTCCTGATCCAGAATATGATGCTCAAATTAGCTATACAGCAATGAGGAATTTCCCAATGTATCTTTCAAACGGAACTAAAAATCGTTTCGGAATCTGGTGCTATGAGTGGCAGGGCAAAAATGTATTGCCATCAGGTTTTGCTAAAAATTATAAAGCCTGCGATTATTTGTTAGCTCCAACCAATTTTGCTAAAGATGTATTTATGAATTCAGGCATTCCATATTCTGCGATCAAAGTTATACCACACGGAATCAATGTTGAAAATTATAAGAAGACTACCGCCATTGATTTAAAAACAAATAAGAAATTTAAATTACTTGTAAATTTGGCTCAAAATCATAAAAGAAAGAATATCCCAGGAATATTAGAAGCATATGGAAAAGCCTTTACGAACCAAGATGACGTATGTTTAATTCTAAAGGCAAAAGAAAAGCCAATTGTTCAAGCCTTCGATGTATCTTTAAAAGAGTGCCTATCTGATTTTAATAAAAAATTTCCAAAGCACGCAGAACTTAAAATTTACACAGAATTTATAGAAGACATGTCAGATCTTTATAGAAGCATTGATTGTACTTTTACCTTAAGCCACTGTGAGGGATTTTTTTTTTTCCAGGACTTGAATCTATTGCTTGCGGAAAAATGGTTATTGCTCCTGCGTGGGGCGGGCAATTAGATTTTTTAAATGAAAATAATTCATTATTAGTGTCTGGCAAAGAAATGAGAGCAGATCCTAAAAGTATGTATTGGGAAGGGAAAAATAATGCCATATGTTTTAATCCCAATACAGATGAAGCAGCCGATAAGCTTAAACAGGCATATAGTAATTATGAAATTATTAATGCGAATATTGATAAAGAATATATTTTTACTAAATATAGCTGGGATAATATAGCTCACGAAATAATAAAATTATGCGTCCAGTAAATAAGGAAAAGCAATTTATAAAAATTTTAAATTTTTGTAATAAAAAAAATGGAGAATGTTTATCTGAATCATACATAAATATTAAAACTAAATTAAAATTTCAATGTAAAAATAATCATATTTTTTATATGGATCCATCAAGTATTTTTGACAAACGATGGTGCAGAGAGTGTTCTGGAATTGCAAAATTAGATATTAATAAAATAAATAATCAATATATAAGTAAAAATGTAAAGTGCATTTCTACGATCTACATTGATAATAAACATATTTTAAAATGGCAATGTTTAAAATGTAATTTTAATTTTAAACAATCTAAAAACGGTATGGACAAAGATTTTATTAGATGTAAAAAATGCTTTCAAATATCTCAATTAATAAAAGCAAAAGAACATGCCGAAAAAAGGGGTGGCATTTGTTTATCTAAAAAATATAATGGTAGTTTATCAAAATTAAAATTTAAATGCAAAAACAAACATATATTTTATATGGTATATTATTGCGCAATTGATAATAAACATTGGTGCCCAAAATGTTCTCGAACAAATAATATAAGTGAAGAAATTTGTAGAGCATATTTTGAACAAATGTTTGGAGAAAAATTTATCAATGTTCGCCCTAATTGGTTAAAAAAGTCTAATGGATACAATTTAGAATTAGATGGGTATTGTGAAAAATTAAATTTAGCTTTCGAACATAACGGAACTTTCCATTATAAAAATAAAAAAAGAGATAATAGCGCTTGTATTAAAAATGATAAATTAAAATTAAAAATGTGTAAAAAATATAACGTTTATTTAATAGTCATTAAACATTTATTTAATAATACTCCATTAAATAAATTAAGAAACATAATAATTAATTTTTGTAAAGATAATAAAATATATATACCTTATCCAAATATAAATATAAATTTAAGTAATTGTTATGATAAAAAATCTTTTGATGTATATTTGAACATAGCTAAATCAAAAGGAGGTAAATGCCTGTCTGATTATTGCGGCGCCGCTAATCAAAAATTGAAATGGAAATGTAAATTTGGACATGTATGGGAGCAATTTCCATACGTTATAAAAAAAGGAAGTTGGTGCCCCCATTGCGCCAATAAAAATCGAGGAAAGTATAAAAGAAAATGAGTAAATATAATTTCGATTTAGATATGGATTCAGAAAATTCTAATTCTACTATACTAAAAAATATAGCCCCCAATAGCACAGTATTAGAGGTTGGATCAGCATACGGTAGAATGACCAAATATCTTAAAGAACAGTTAAACTGTACGGTTGATATTGTAGAGCCAAATTTGCAAGCCGGTAAGGTCGCGGGATTATGGGCTCGTAATGCTTATTTGGATGATTATGGAGATATTGAAGGAATGTTGTTTCACGACTTAGTTCAAAGAAAGCAATTCTATGATACAGTAATTTTTGCCGATGTATTGGAGCATTTAAAAGATCCGGAATGGGTTTTAAAATCAACAAAGACATTATTAAAACCAAACGGAACTATTTGGATATCTATTCCTAACGCATCGTACAATGGAATTATATGTGAGCTAATGAATGATCAATTTACATACAGAGAGGTCGGGCTATTGGACAATACTCATATTAAATTTTTTACAAACAACTCTTTACAAGAAATGGTAGAAGACTGTGGTTATAAAGTGGTCATGCGAAGAAATTTAAAGAATGCCGTAGATTGTTCAGAATTTGCAGGGGCTTATAATCTTGTTCCAGATCATGTGGCAGAGTTTTTAAAGTCGAGAGTTTATGGTGAGGTATATCAATTTGTATGGGAGCTAAAAGCAATATGAGAAAACGATTATCTATTATTACCCCAGTTTTTAATAAGGTTAATTTTACGAAAAGTTATTTATCTGATTTGTCTAAATTGCCAGATGATGTGGAAATAATTATAGTAGATAACGCCTCCTCCGACGAAACTGAAGCAGAATTAAGTAAAAATAAAAGAATTACCTATATAAGAAATAATGAGAATATTGGGTTCGGTCGCGCTTCAAATATTGGGTTTCAAGTCGCATCAGCACCTAATGTTTTATTTTTAAATAATGATGTGCGAGTTAAAAGCAATCATACAAATTGGATCGATGTAATTATTAAAGAGGCTAGAGATGGTTGTATAGTAGGTCCAACAATGGGACAGCTCGATAAAGATTTAAATTTTGTGCAAGAGGCAAATAAAGTATTGCCCGGAAACTCATATATGTCAGGATGGTGTTTGGGCGGATTAAAAGAAACATTTAATAAATTGATTGAAGGAAATGACAGAGGTCCATTTTCAGAAAGATATTTTTGTTATTTCGAAGACACTCATATGGGATTTTTAGCGAGGCAATTAGGGATCCCATCTAAAGTAATAGAGGTGCCAGTAGTTCATTTTGGTAAAGTTAGTTCTAAACAATTAAATACATCAAAACTTTATTCAGAGGCAAGAAAGATATTTGTTGAAAAATGGGGAAAATAAATTTAACAGATTGGCATAAATGGAGTGGATCTGGTATCGATGAACAAATCCGCATCATTTATAGTCGTTCATTTTTAATAGAATCACAGCCATTTGCTATTGTTGTCCAGCATTTTGGTATAAGCGACAGATGGAGTATTAAATTTTATCGTGAATTTGAACCAACTAACCAATTACTTCCATCACCCATTATCTTTAATAATATAAAAGAAGCTTGTGATCTCGCCGATCGTATTTTAGAAAAGTATATGTCGATAAAGGCATTTTTATAAATGTCATTACTAAAATTTAAATTAGATAATCGAGAATTTATACTTAATTATTGGGAAGAAGAAAAGATTTATTTTCGTCCCAAAGATAAGCAACATTTTTGCAGCGGATTAGATAGTCGTTGGGATAGCGGAACATCTTATGCAGCTGGAAAAACAATGGGAAATTTATGTAGCATTAGAAAGGGCGATAAATATCATATTAAATTTTTTCATGATTTATCTTTTTTGAATGAAATGTTTCTAAATAAATTAAACAATAAATTTGAAACATTAAAAGCAGCTCAAGATCAATCCCTATATATTCTTAAAAGATACCTTAAATTACAGACGTTTATATGAAAATTATTGTAGGTAAAAAGAAAATCATATTAAGTCCTTGGCATAAAAGATGGATGAGAAATGATTATGTTAGAGTTAATAATGAGTCCTGGATAGAGTTTGGAATTAAAAGAGATGACGAAAATTATAAGTGGATTATCAATTGGGCTCGCCTACTTTATTTGGAACCATACGCTCCGAAACAAAGACGTTGGGATTTAATGTATTCACCATATATTAAAGATGGAAAGAAATATGCAGATGATACCTTGTTGGCAGCAGTAGAACGATACAATAGGTTATCAGCATTTTCTTAATTCACCACTTGACAATTATTGATTAAATATTACATTAGCACATTAAGTTAAAAGGAAGAACTATGACGACTTTGAACAAAATTTTAATTGCTTTGGGATCACTCATTCTTGTCGCCGCACTTGGAGTTATTATTTATCTCCAGCACGAAATGAAAGTGCAACAAACAACAATTGCTAATTCACAAATTGCCCAACAACAATTGATCAACGGCATTACACAAAGCTCAAGTCAATTTGCAACAAAATCAGACCTTGACAATTTCATCACTCAAAATGGTGTTAATTTAAAGACCGTGCAAGATGCAGTAGATAAGTTGAATGGAACGATTACTGCTGCCAATACTATTCAAGTCAATAGCCAAGGTCAAGCCGTAAAGAATGGAGTAAGTTCTTCCAATGGTCCGGTCAATCCAAATCCCGTAGCAACCACTACGGTTCCTTGTACAGGTTCAACTGCGGTATGTCCAAATGCAGATCCGTTTGGTTATCAAAAAACACAACAGAATTTGGTTCTCAATGAAGATTTTGCACCATCTACGCAAGTTCCATGGGGGAATGCAGGATTTTCAGCATGGTCAAATACGCCCTGGACATTGAATGTTTATCCTCGTCAATACAATGTAGATAATGTGGTTGCCACAGATACGAATGGACAGGTAGCATTTTTCAATAAATTTACAATAGTTGTTAATGGTCAAACTTATACGCTCCCTATTACTACTGCCAAGACTGTTCAGCAAGTTCCAACGGCATCATTTAGTTTCAATCCTCGCCCCCTTATTGGTATCGCTGGTGGTATAGCTTTAAACCCGGTGCAGGGTGAATTTTCTCCAAATTTAGATTTAGCATTGTTTTCATATGGGCAATTTAAAACAACTCCTGATTTATCGATTGCGGCTGTTGGCATTGGATATGGTGTCATCAGTAGAAAACCAGAGTTACTCATAACTCCGATAACTTTTAATATTGGTAAAATTGTTCCTCTGCTCCATAATACATATTTTGGTCCAAGTGTATTCTTAGATACTTCTGGTAATTTTGGGGCATTATTAGGATTGCAAGTAGGACTTTAAATGGGGAAAAAATTATCTATTGAATTAGCAAAGCAAATAGCATTAGAAAATAATGGAATTTGTTTATCAGAAACATATAGTTCGTGCCAAAAATTATTATGGAGATGTTCAAAAGATCACGAATGGTATGCAAAGATTGATTCTATAAAAAATAGAAAAAGTTGGTGCAGAATATGCAGTGATAATAATAAAAAATTAAATATAAATGACGCGAAAAAAATTGCCAAACAAAATGGCGGTCATTGCTTATCTATTAATTATATTAATACCGCTACTAAAATGATCTGGGAGTGTAGTAAAAAACATCAATGGAATGCGACATTTATGCAAATTAGAGCAGGTAGATGGTGTCCAAAATGCGCTGGTAATTTTAAACTAAACATAGGCGACGCTAAAAAGGCAGCTCAAAATAATGGCGGCAAATTATTAAGCAAAAAATATATTAATGCAAATACTAAGTTAAAATGGAAGTGCCGCCATGGACATATTTTTTCGAAAAAATTAACTGAAATAATTGCTGGAAAAAAGATTTGGTGTCCGGAGTGCTCATGTTGGAGTTCAGAAGAAATATGTAGGACATTTTTAGAGAAAATATTTAATACTGCATTTAAAAAAGTAAGGCCGAAATGGCTTTTAAATGACAGAAATAATTGTATGGAATTAGACGGACTAAGTGAAATTATGATTAATGGTAAATTTTTAGCTTTTGAACATCAGGGCGAACAACATTTTACTAAAAATAAAACAAACTCTAATTATTTTGGCGATTTTTCTTTAAAACAAAGAAAAATCGATGATAAAGTAAAAGTTAAACTATGCAATGATAGAAATATTATTTTAATACAAATTCCTCAATTAATGCAACGAACAAAATTAAAAAATTTAGCCTCTTTTATTAAAAATAAATGTCTAAAAAATAAATTAGATATATCAGGTTATGATTTTGAACAAGAAATAAATTTATCGTCAGTTAATTCAAGTAATTATTATTATAATGAGGCGCAAAAAATAATAATTTTAAAAAACGGGATTTTATTGAGTCCAAATTATATTAACACACATTTTTATTTAAAAATAAAATGTAATAAAAATCATTTATTTAAAATGTCGTTGAATAACCTTAAAAGCGGAGCTTGGTGCGCAGAATGTGTTGGTTTAAAAAAACTAACAATAGAAGATGCTAAATTAGATGCCAAAAATAATAATGGAACATGCCTATCACTTAAACTTGATAAATCTAAAAAATTAAAATGGCAATGTCATCTGGGACACACTTGGAAATCATATTATAAGAATATCAGAAATAATAAAACTTGGTGCCCAATTTGTAACAATACTAAAAAATCGCTCATCAGCCGCAATAAGAATGGCTCATTATGATCAAAATACAAACCCTCTCCTGGAACGGACTTGACAAATTAAAATTTCTTCGAGCATCTCTTCAACCAGCTTTAAATGATTTGGATTATGAATGGCTAATTCGTGACAATGTCTCAACAGATGGAACAGTAGAAGAGATTTCTACTTGGGGCGATAAAGTAAAAGTATTTCCTTATCCACATAATAAAGATAATTTTGCTCAAGGGATGAATTATCTTTTCGACAAAGCCAATCCCAAAGATGACGATTATATTTTATTGCTGAACAACGATGTAATTATCAATGATACGCACTCTATAAAGAATATGATCTCTATTATGGAAAATGATTCTACTGTTGGCGTTGTCGGAGCAAAACTTCTTTATACGAACACGAATAAGATACAACATTGCGGGGTAGTCTTTCATAACCATCATCAAACTCCAACTCATTTTAAAATAGGGCAAGAGGCGACCAAGATTGACAGTCAAAATAGAGAGTTCCAAGTTGTGACCGGCGCCGTGATGTTGATGAGAGCAGAAGATTTTAAAAAGGTAAATGGGTTTGATTGTAATTTTATTTGGTGTTTCGACGATGTGGATTTGGCTTTAAAAATAAAATATAATATCGGTAAAAAAATAATCTATTGTGGTCAAACAAATATTTACCACGAAGAATCGGCTTCCCTTAAAAAGAACCCAGTGAATAAGTTATTCATGCCACACAACATTCAATATTTTATGAAAAAGTGGCGTGGTAAATATAAGCTTGACGAGAATGATTATATGAAGAACCCAAATTTAAATCTATATCGAGCACCTAAATGAAAAAAATATTATGCATTGGATCGGCAGGGTTCATACTTGGTAATTTTGTAAGAAAAATTATCTATGGTCATAAAGAAAGTTATGCTCTTGTATCCATTGATAACTTAACGAATGGTGATTTTAATACAATTTACACTAATCGTTATCATACTTTTTATCCAGCTGATATTCGAGATGCCAATATTCTAAATCGCATTTTCGAAAAAGAAAAGCCAGATTATGTTATTTATGGCGCATCAATTAATTATGCCTCCGATACATATAAAGCAGATGTATTCGGGATCAATAATGTAATGGATGTTTGCGAAAAATATAAAGTATCAAAGTTTATTTATTTGTCTTCTGATCAAGTCTATGCAAAAGCTTCTAATCCACTTTCCGAGCACGCTGAAACAAATCGAACACGATCAGAAAATATTTATAAATTAGATGAAGAAGATATTCTTATGGCACGATCCAAAGTAAGTGGTATGCATTATAATATTCTTCGGCTTGGAAATACGTATGGCAATTGGGATCGTTCAGATAAGTTTATTTCCAAATCTATTCGCGCTTTGTTAAATGATCAGCCAGTTGTTGTTCATGGAGATGGTAGCGTAACGAGAGATTGGACTTATATTTTTGATACCGTTTCCTCAATTATGTGTATTTTAGAAAAGGGTCAGCCAAATGAGATATACAATGTGGGAGCCGGACAAGAGTTCTCGGTATTAGAGGTTGCCCATATGATTTGTTCGATCATGAATAAGAGCTATGGTCTTATTACTTTCGACAAAGTAAAACCTAATGATTTTTCAAGAGCTATGGAAATGGATAAGATCGAAGCGCTCGGCTGGAAATCAGGATATAAACTTAAAGATGGATTAAGTGAAACTATTCAGTGGTGTTCAAATAATAGCTCATTGTTTAAATTAAATACCGAATGAAACTTCGTCAACAAGATATTGATAAGTCATACAAGTTCGCCACCCTTCAATCCAATAATTATGGAGCAAGAGGACAATCGGATCCATTAAAAATTATTCAAGATATTTATGTGGGTAAGCTTGGTGAAATTGTAGCCGGAGCTTATTTGCAATCGATTGGTGTTAAAGTTTATTATCCTGATTTTAAAATCTACGAGGCAACCGAAAAGTCTTGGGAATCAGATTTAAAAGAAATGTCCGGCTCAAGAAAATTTGCAGTCAAATCCCAAGAGATACGAATGGCAAATCAATATGAAGTATCTTGGGTATTTCAAAAGGACGACAAGAAAAAAGTTGGGTATGATAAAGAAATATTTGACAACGCATCAGATGATCATTACTGTATGTTTGTGCAGATAGACTTATTGAACAAAACGGGCGAAGTAAAGTCTGTAGTGAAAACGTCTTATTTACAAGAGCATAATCTTTTTGAAGAAATGAAAAAGGAAAGCTTGCGTTCAAATAAGAAGGCAGTTTATTATAACTCATTAGCAAGTATTGGTAATCTTTGGCAAATCTAAGTTGCTTCCGTTATCCTGGCGCTAAAAATAAAATGCTCCCAGCCATCATGAAGCACATGAACGTTTTGCTTCAAGATGCCGATAGTTTTTGTGAGCCATTTGTAGGAGGCGGATCTGTTGTTCTTGAAGTGGCTACACAACATCCTAATTTGCAACTTTTTATTAATGATAAAGATTATTGGATGAGTTGTTTTTGGCAAGTGGTTATTTCAGATGATGTCAATGTGCTTATCGAAAAGCTATCTGCCAAACCTACGATTGATTTGTTTTATGAACTTCGAACGGATAAGAACAACGATAAAATTCATTGCGCCTATAAAGCGCTCTTTTTTAATCGAACAGCTTTCTCTGGAATATTAAAGTCTGGACCCATCGGCGGTAAAGAACAAACAGGAAAGTATAAAGTTGATTGTCGCTATAATGCAAAACTTCTTAAAGATAAAGTTTTAAAAATCAATAAATTATTATCAGGTAGGACAATTGTAGATAACGAAGACTTTGATGAATACTTAAAAGATAAAGATTGCCCGGTTTATCTTGATCCACCGTATTATCAAAAAGGGAACGGGTTGTATTTTGAAACGATGAATCACCAAGACCATGAAAGATTAAGAAATACACTATTGACAAAAAACAAATGGTTATTAAGTTATGATAAGCATTTAGCAATCCAAGATCTTTATCAATCTCAAAAGTATGTAGAGATGATGGATATGGCTGTTGATTATTGTATCGACGGCGCCAAAAAAGCTTGGAAAAATAACAACGAATACTTGATTTTAAAAAATGCATAATCCACCGCGTATCCCGAGAATAAGGATTGATAACACTATGACTGCAACCTCAAAGACCGAAATGGAAGAGAAAAATATGACCGAAGAAGTAAAAGACGATGTAAGTGATTTGGAAGTCAAACAACCAGAAGCTCCAGTTGATGAGAAAAAGTTGGCGGCATTAAAAGCGAAAAGTGCAGCGAAGGCACAGGAGAGTAAGATGGCAGCGAAGATTGTAGCAAAGAAAGAAAGAAGTTTGCAGTTTGGTATTGTTGGATCAGGTCAATGCGGTTCAAGACTTGCCGAAGCCTTTTATAATTTAGGTTATGCGGCGGTTGTTTGCAATACTACGCTTGTTGATTTAAAGGGCATTAATATTCCAGATGCGAATAAGCTTTTATTAGAGCAGCATATCGGAGGTGCCGCGAAAGAATTGCAGATTGGACATTCCGCTGCAATTTCTTACAAAGGTGAAATTCTTCAATTAGTCAATGATAAGCTTGCAGACTCACAAGTAAATATTTTCTGCACTTCACTCGGTGGTGGTTCAGGCGCAGGGTCAGCGGAAACAATGGTTGAGGTCTTAAATGAAGTTGGAAGGCCTGTGATTGTTATTGCAGCCTTACCAATGGATTCTGAGGATTCACAAACGAAATCAAATGCTTTGACGACACTTTCTAAATTAGCCAATCTTGCTCAGAATAATAAAATCTCAAATCTCATTGTCGTTGATAATGCTAAGTTAGAAGCAATCTACGCGGATGTCAGTCCAATGAGTTTCTTCAATGTGGCAAACAAAGCTATTGTTGAACCACTAGATGTTTTCAATACTTTGTCAAGCACTCCGTCTGCTACAAAGGGATTGGATGAAGCTGAATTTACGAAGCTTCTTTTGGGCACTTCAGGTTTAACTGTTTATGGAGAGTTATCAGTTGATAATTTTGAAGAAGAAACTTCATTGGCAGAAGCCGTTATCAATAATATGAATAATAATCTTTTAGCCGGTGGATTTGATCTTAAACAATCAGCCTATGTTGGAGTGCTCTTTGTCGCTAATAAAGATGTGTGGGCAAAAATTCCAAATGCTTCGATCAATTATGCGCTTGCTATGGTGAATGACGCTTGTGGATCTCCAAAAAATATCTTCAAAGGAATTTATGAGACTAACATGCCAGAGAATGTTGTCAAAGTATATTCGTTGTTTTCTGGACTACTGTTACCTGATGCACGAATTGAACAGTTAAAGGCAGAGACAAAGGAGCTTAATCAAAAGGCAAAAGTCAAAGATGAGAACCGCTCTTTGAATTTGAAGATTGATACGGGAACGGAAGCAAATGTCAGTGCAGCTCAAAAGATCAAGGACAAGATTGCAAGTCAGAGCAGCTCATTTGGCAAGCTTATGGGCGGTGGCAAGATCGATCGTAGAAAATGATAATTACTGTTATTGCATCTGTCATTGTTATTATTGCATTTGTATTAAATGCAGGCGGATTCCTATATAAAATAGGATATTATTTTAAACTTATAAAATCAAATAGCAAACAAATGACTTTAGGTGGGAGTTTTGGTGGATTTGATAATGATGATGAATTTACTTTTATAATAGCTTTTTATTTATTAAAGTTATTTGGATATTTGGGCGGCACACCAAAACTGATGATACTACTTAAAAGATAGTTCTATCATTTTAACGGCATTTTTATATGCCATTTAATGGATTTGATATAAGTGCAATACAAGGTGTGCCAAACTGGACGGCTATAAAAAGCAGTGGAGCTACCTTCGTTGTCCTTCGTTGTGGAATTGGCAATGATAGTATAGATAAGAACTATGCGCACAATGTAGCTGCAGCAAAATCAGCTGGATTATCAACTGCCTGCTATCACTTCGTATATCCATTGCCTCCCGCGACAGGAAAGCCTTCGAGAGACCCAGTAGCTCAAGCACAGTATCACTTTAATGCAAGTCTTGGCGAAGTAATGGTTTGCGATTTAGAGTGGCCGCTCCCCAAAGACTGGGCTACCTGGGGGTGCTCGGCTTCGCAAATTAAAACATGGGCTCAAGCATATCTAACTGAATATGAGCGATTGAGTGGTCGTAAGCCAATGATCTATACATATCCGGATTTTTGTGCCAATGTTAAATTTACTTCAGATTTTACCCAATATCCACTTTGGATTGCGTCATATGAATCCACCCCAGCTATTCCAGCGCCTTGGACTAACTATGTTTTATGGCAAAAAGGACAAGGACCATTACCTGGAACCGGAGTAAATACAGATCTTGATGAATGTCCCGATCTATCTATATTCTCAACTGCCGCACCATCAGTCATAAATACGCCCCCAGTCGATATTTATAACGCGCCCCCACCAGTTGATATCTATTCAACACCAGCCCCTACATCCCCCATTCCTGTGCCACCACCAGCCCAACCAACTGCGCCAACCACCGGCACCAAAGTATTAGACACAGTTAAAACTATTCTTACAGCCCCAACTCAAGCTGAAGTTAGTGCATTCACTTCCATCTTTAATTTCATAAAAAATAAATTTGGTAGATGACTTGATATATAGGTTCTCGGACAGCTATGACCGAAAATCAATTAATCATTCATAACAATAAAAAAGCTCAATTTATAACAGAAGATCCGAAGCTATTATCAACTGTTCGTAAAGCATTCTCCTATCGCATTGAAGGCTATGAATTTAGTTACGCAAGTCAAAATTCAGGATGGGATGGTGTCACCTATTTAATTACTCCAAAAGGATCGTTCGGTTCTGGATTAGTATCTCAATTCAAAGAATATTTAAATGACAATAAAATACCCTTCACTTTAACAGATAATCGTAAAGCCATTATCCCTGCCCAACCACTTGATATATCTGAAAAGCTTAAATCTCTTAATTTAGTTCCTCGAGATCATCAGGAAAAAATTCTCCAAGCCACTATTCAAAATTCAAAAGGCATCATCAGATCATGCACGGGATCAGGGAAAACCTTGACAGCCGCGATGATTGCTGCGCATTTCAATAAGCCCACAAATATCTATGTCATTGGATTAGATCTTCTTGGACAATTTCACGATCTCTTTACTTCAATATTTAATGAGAAAATCGGTTATGTTGGAAATGGTATCTGTGATATTCAACGCATCAATATTGTTTCAGTTTGGACAGTGGGCAGTGCATTGCGAATGGATAAAAAACAAATCTTTATGGACGCAGATGTTGCCATAAAAGAAAAATCACAATCTCAAGAGAATTGCGACAAAATAATTAAACTTCTTGAAACAACTCCCATACATTTGTTCGACGAATCCCATATTGTAGCCTCAGATACAATTCGGGCTATCTATAAGATCATCGACCCTGAACGCATCTATGGACTTTCAGGAACGCCGTATCGAGATGACAATACAGACTTATTAATAAATTCCATTCTTGGAGAACAGATTATTAATATATCTGCTTCGGAACTTATAGGAAAAGATTTACTAGCTCAACCTATTATTCAGTTTATTACTGTTCCAAATCAACAATTTCCTGATGATACGTATCAAGGCGTTTATAAAAAATATATAGTTGAGAATGAAGTTAGAAATAATTTAATAATAAAATCAGTTAAACAGCTATTAAAACAAAAATATGTGCCACTTGTTTTATTTAAACAAATAAAGCATGGTGAAATATTACTTGAGCTATTAGAGGCAGAAGGAATTAAAGTTGCCCTACTTGATGGAAACGACAGTTTAGAAAAAAGGAATAAAGTTAAAACACAGTTGTACAATAAGGCGGTAGATGTTATATTGGCAAGTACCATTTTTGATATAGGTATAAATTGGCCAATATTAAGTGGTTTGGTTTTAGCCGGAGGAGGCTGTAGCAGTGTAAAGGCAACTCAGCGCGTGGGTAGAATTTTAAGGCAAGGCAAAAAATATGCCGCAGTAATAGATTTTTTTGATCAATCTAAATTTCTAAGAAAACATTCTAAAATTCGATACAATATTTATAAAGCTGAAAGAGGATTTAAAGTAGTAAAAAGCAAAGAGATGAAATGAACAAAAACTTTTGTATATATTCAATTACTAATATGAAGAACAATAAAATTTATATAGGAAAAACCAGCGCCAATCCAACTAGACGATGGAGGGATCATGTTCGAGATTCATTAAAATCAAAAACTAAAAAACAACTACCAATACATAGGGCAATTTTAAAATATGGTTTAGATAATTTTAAATTTGACATAATCGAATATTTAGAAAATGAAAATTTGGCTTATTTAAAGGAAATCGAATATATATCACAATTTAAATCAAATAAGCAAAAATTTGGTTATAATCTGACATCGGGAGGCCGCGGGTTTGGCGATTCAGGAAGGAAGCTCGGACCAAGAGCTATTAAAAATATATTCAAAGATTATATTAATACTGATATGTGTACATCAGAAATTGCTATAAAATATAAAATAAATTTATCATCTATTAAAGATATTTTAAATAGAAAAATTTATATTTCGATTGCTATTAATGATGAGACTTTATATCAAACATGGCTTAAACGACATCGTAAATTTATACCAAAAATGAATGAAAACGGGAAATTAATTAAGCTAAAAGCTAGAATTATTCCTGATATTTTTACAAAATTTATTAAATTAAAATCATTAACAAAAGTTGCCAAAATATTTAATGTCCAAATTTCAAATATTGAGTTTGTTCTCCGGCGACAGACTTGGAAAACCGTACCAATAGATTCAAAAATTATTACAAAAACTCAAAAAATTTTAAATGATATTCGTCACATTATTAGGGACGATGCATCCCGCGTTGATATTAAAACACAAATATTTAAAGTCTATCCAGATAAAAATAAATTAAATTATATAGGTAAGACTTATAAATTAAGTCAGCAAAAAATTTATAATATTTTAGATATGAAATTATGGCAAAATATTATTATAGAATCTCAATTATTAAAAATTATTGATAAAATTCCACTCCAAAGAAGAATGAAGCAAATTATTCCAAGCGTTAAGTTAACGATAATTTCTCTATTTGAATCTGGAAAAACTATAGAAGAAATATCGGACCAACTAAAAATATCTAAACAAAAACTCCGCCATGCCCTTAAATTAAAAGATCCTAATTATGGACGATATTCACATATTGTAGAAAACGTATTCGATGATTTTATTGCTGGATTAAAAATTAATGAAATATCTAAAAAATATAATTGTGATCGACATATAGTCTTACGAATTATAAGAAGGCAATCATATAAAGAAGTTATTATATCAGAATTAAAAATAAATTTAGCGCAAAGCATGTATAAAATAGAGTAGGGTTGACAATACCATTCCAATACTTACAATACCCTTATGAATTCAGATGATTTTGGCGGAGAACTTAGCGAACTGCCTAACCAAAAATATATAAAGTTCTTCGAGAAGTTTAAAGAAATTGATACGCTTGATGTTCATGAGTGGAAGGTCGGTCATTTAGTCGGCTACTTCAAAAAAGTATATGAACAATACTACAAGTGTAAGTATCAATTTAAATTTAATACTCCCTCGCCGGTAAAATCATTTGAAGTCTTTAACATTAAGAAGTTGGGTGTGAATTTAACATCAGATCCAGCCCTCCTAAAAGAGTACATTGATTGGCTTTTTGAAAACAAGGTCCCTCAATTAAAGAAGCGATTTACCTCCATTTCCTTCATCGCCAAGGAAGAGAATATACACGATTATAAAATGAAAGTGTTGTTCTCCAATAAAAATAAAGTTGGAAATGGAATAAATCGATCTACTCAATTGCCATCAAATTATCTGGAAGTATTCGCAAGTAATGGAATATCTATATCGACATATGGAGATTTAGCATTTTTAAATCAATCCGATCCCATGTCTGATAATCTTTCTCAAGCCTTCGAAGAATTATCTCGATTAGGGTTTGATCGAAATATTTTAGCGACGGTTGTATGAAAATAAGATACATCGGACCCAAACAATTTAAACGAGTAGTTGGAGAAGAGTTCGATCAGCGCACTTTTAACGAGATGCGCACTGTGTTTGATAATTTTTCAGCCATCTACACAAGCGTTGAAATGAAATTCTTTAAAACAGAATGTAGGGCATTAATAGACAAGTATTACGCTTACTTTGACGCAGATCGTTGTGTGGTTTTATTTGGCTCAGTTAGTTTTACAAATAATCCGAATCGAGTTGGCGTTGTATTAATAAGTGATATGGACGTATTGGAAATGTATAAAAAATTTCTTAATATTGAGGCGTTCGTTTGAGATTTATTGGCGCAGATGCATTTAAAGAAATTACAGGAACGTACCTTGATCCAGATAAGTTTAATGAAATTGTCAGAATTCAAAAAATACAAGCATTTGTGTCTGCCATACAAGATAAAGATTTCCAATTAAGATGTAGGATGTTTGCTTCGAATAATGGATTGGATGTAAATAATCTTTGTTGCATTTATGGGCAATGGAAAGAAAGTTATTCAAACGCAAAGATCGTGTGGTTTGTGAGTTATGAAAAATTTCCAGAACTCTATAAAAAATACGATAAGATAATGGCGTTCTTATGAGATTTATGCATGTAAGTGAATTTGAAAAAATAACTGAAAAACCTTTTAGTAAGGTTGTTTATTCTTATATTGGAAATTTGCTCTCAGGTAATTATATGGGATTTGCAATTACAGAAGCGTATATTATAGCAGAAAACCCAGTGGTCGTTGGATCGGGTTCTACTGGGCAAAATCCAAATCGTTTGCCTCTTAATTATTTGTATATAAAAGATAATGATATTATTTTATGGGGAATGTTTCCAAAACAATTCTGGAATTCAATTCCTAAAGGATTTGCATATTATAAAGTGGCTATAATAAATGACGATTACATTGTACAATATAAAAGATTTTATTATTTAGGACCATTTTTATGAAAACCCCAAATTTAGGTCAACAAGTAAAAGTTTTTTTAAAGAACGATCTTTGTATTGATGGTATCGTAAAAGAATGGAATAAAGACAATGTCATCTTGGAAAAGAACTCCAAGATGCTTATTATATACCATCCAACTGAAACAATCCTAATGGTGGAAATTGAAATAGGCAAATCAGTCCCAAAAGAAACATCACCACGACAAGTTCAAAAAGCAAAGTTAGAAGAAAAGTTTGAAGAAGTAAAAGAACAACCTACATCAGATTTAAAGAATAAAAATCTCGCTCAATTAAAAAGCTTACTCAATGAAGAAGAGCGAAAAGAATTATCAGAAAAATTAAGCACACACACTATAACCAATGAAGTAAAGCCGGTAGATTATGGACTTCCAAAATTTTTGTCGCTCAAAAGCACTTAACAATATTCCTCAAAAGAAACTACAAGAAGCGCTCAATGTAGTTAGTGAAAGCGATATTGATATTCAGAAAAAGCTTGTTCGCACCACTGCTATCAATCGTTATGCAGAAGCTAATATTCCTATTGAGTATTGGAGCTTAAAAATGGAGCGAGATTTTAAAGGCGATCCAAATCTTAAAGTAAAGTTCGATGAGTATACGGCTGATATGAAGTCCTCTTACATGTCAGGAGGTTCAATTTGTTTAGCGGGGCAGCATGGTCGTGGAAAAACCCTAACGTCTACCTGTATTTTAAAGAAGGCGGTTCAAAAAGGATACACTGCTCTTTATACTGATTTGTCAAGCGTCGTGTCTGTAATGACCTCGGCAGATAATGATGAAAAATATTTGGCTCGTAGAGAATTAAATTTGGTTGATTTTTTAGTTTTAGATGAATTTGATGCAAGAATGTATGGCTCATCAAGTGCCAGTGATTTATATGCCCGGACTTTAGAATCAGTATTTAGAACAAGGGCTTCAAATAAATTGCCGACCATTATGTGCACTAACTCACCTAATATACTTGAAAGTTTACAGGGACCATTGAAAGAAAGTATTGGAAGTTTATTTAATGGGTATATGACAATGTTTCCAGTATTTGGCAATGACTTCCGAAAGGCAAAATGAGCATACAAGAAATTGACCTAATCGTCCTTAAAAATTTAATCACCAATAAGAAATTTGCCCTTGAATTTGTGGCAGAAACGGACGCCAAGTTATTTTCCGTGGATGTTTGGAACTTTGCCAATACCATTGTTTCCTATATCAAGACACATAAGGAACTTCCTACCTTACGAGTTCTATCTGAAAAATTAAACAAACCAAACAATGAAAAGCTACTTGAACATATCCATGGAGTTTGGGGCGAGCTTGATGAAGTTCATGTAAAGCCGGAAGAGTATAAGCATTTCCTTAATAAACTTAAAACGCGCTATTCAGAAGAACAAATTCTATTAGCCAAGAACCAATTAGCCAAAATAGAGCCAGGTTCCGTTAATGTCGATAAGACAGTTCAAGATATTCAAAAGATTATACAAAATGTAAAGTCCATCAAAGAAGCAAAGTCTTTTGAACGCAGAACGATTAAGGATTCACTCGCCTCATTTACCGAACGATTTAATGCTCGAAAGAATAATCCTGATTTAGATGTTGGGATTAAAACGGGCTACACATTCTTTGATACGGCAACCAATGGAATTAAAGGAAGTGATTTCATTCTTGTTTGTGGTGAGTCTGGATTCGGCAAATCACTGGTCCTTAATAATATGGCGGTTCAGATTTGGATGCAAGGAAATTCCATAGATGATACTGAATTCAAACCAGGCAAGAATGTAATTTACTTCTCCCTTGAAATGAATCATGAGGATTGCTTTAATCGTTTATTATCCAGACTTTCAGGAGTGTCTTCCCATAAGATTGAAAACGCCACACTTGATCGTGATGAGATGGCTCGACTTAAAAAAGCATTGGATTTCATTAAACGATATCCAAATCATTTCGAGATTGTAGATATTCCAGACGCTTGCGCAAATGATATTGATGCAATTATTGATGACTGCACTTTCAATGTTGATGTATCGATCATTGACTACCTTGGAATTATGAAGCCCAATGAAGGCAATTCAGATGAGCAAGATTGGTTGAAGCAGGGAGTTATATCTTATGAGACCCGTAGCATTGCTCGTCGTAGAAACATTCCAATCTTTTCAGCCGTTCAGTTAAATCGAAAGGCAGGCACTGGTAAAGACCCAGCAGAGAACATTGGCTTATCACGATTGGCTCGTTCTGCAACCATCGCAACCCATGCCACCCACGTTCTTCAAATTGAATCCCGCCCTCAAGAAGAGCAGCATTTTGATCTAAAACTTCACTTGATCAAAAATAGAAAGGGTCCAAAAACCCAGGGCAAGTTGATTAAGAACTTTGCTTGCGCTACCCTTTTAAATATTGATGAAAAAGAAGAAGAGGGATCTTCCGATATCAATAAACAATTCATTCAATATAACATGGATGACATTTCAGAAGAGATTGAGGATTTGGAAATTGAAGCCTGACGAAAAGATAGTTGCCGAAGCCGTAAGAGTGGAGAGAGACGATCTTACCGGTAGAATGTATATTGTCTTTGAAGTTAAGGACGAGAAACTAAAGCAAACTATTATTCGTGATTGGTTAAGCGATATTGAGTTTAAGATTATTGGGAAGGCTTTAGCTGTCAATGACTAATATCCAATTGGTTTTAAAAGCCGCCCTATTATGCAATGATGCTGGTATCAAATGGATTCTGGGCACATTAAATATGCAGACTATTACGATCATAAAACTCATCGAACAGGACTTAAATTAATGAAATTAAATATTTTACCATATTATCCATCCATGAGTAGCGACAAAATAAGAGTATGTGACTGCTCACTTGAGCCACATGAAGTAATAAATTATAATGCTCTTGAATGGTCGCCCGAAATTGATTTAAACACTTTTAGTATAGATGGTGCAAGTAGATTGCTAAAAATGAAAGCATTTTGGAACGAATAATAGTTTTGACTGGATATATGTTTAATAGAAAAGGAAATAATTATGCCCACTTATTTATACGAATGCGGAACTTGCGGAGAGTTTGAAGAATTTCATTCTATATCTATTAAATTAGAATTTTGCCCAAAGTGCGAATCAACTGGACAGAAACATGAAGTAAAACGTTTGATTAGTCCTGGTGGTAGTAGGGGTGTCGTCGAACTCACAGGAAATGAATTGGTTGCCCAGATGAAGTCAGATACAGCTAAGCTACAAAGAGATGCAAGTAAATCAGAAAAGGTTTACGCAAATTTGTTGGGCGAATCCAATTTTCAAAAGCTTACCCAACAAATTGATCGAAGCAAAAAACGATGAGTGTCAATACCGACAAACTACTAGAACTCAAAACAGAACTCATCGAAACATTAAAAAAGATTGATGATTTAAGTAAAGATACATCCTTATCTGCCAGTCAAAAGGCTTATGAAATCGAAATGATTAATAATAAGCTGGATAATGTAGAGAAGGCACTTGACAATATTAAAAGATTAATTAAATTAGAGTCTTACAGTATTAACTAAAAGGAACCCGATGCCAGTATACGAATATGAGTGCGAACTTCATAAGGTTTTTGAACTCCAACATTCCATTAAAGACACAGTAGAAGAATGTCCGAAATGTAAAGAAGAAGGCTTGGAACCAAAGAAATTAAAGCGTCTTATTTCTTCAACAAATTTCGCACTTGTTGGTGGTGGGTGGGCAAAAGAAGGCTACAAATAAGTGAAAAATAAAATCATCATTGAAAGAGATAAAATTCAAAGCATTATTGAATTGCTTGAGTTTGCTTTATCTTTAAGTGATGATGAAATTTTAAGAACAACCGTAGAAAGTGTTCGAGAAAGTTTATTGGAAATGCAGCAATAAAATTCAATACTTACCCATAATTAGCTGTATGATGCAATACAACTATGGGGATATTGAAATATATACTTACCACCAAATGCGAGATGAAATGATTACGGAAAAAGAAGCTAAAGAATTGATGACCAAATTGAATGGTCTCAAGGCTAAAGCAAAAGAAGATGGCAGTCAAGAAGAATTAAATAAGCATCTTCAAGTTTGTATGGAAAAATTTAAGTATTTGGTTACGGTGCGCACTGGTAGATATAAGTCATTTGCTAATTATGACGATCTTAATCAAGAGGGTTTTGAGGCTCTTTTGCGAGCGATGAAAACCTACAATCAGAAAAAGGGAAGCTTCTTTTCCTGGGCACATCATTATATTGGGACGCGAATTTCAAGAGCCGCGAACATGCACTCCACTATTCGATACCCAATGAAAATCGCAAAAGACGTTGCTCCTCATAAAGAAATTGAAATCCCAGAAATGATTGATGAGGGGATGAATGCTTTTGATTCTGCAGAGGAAAAAGAAACTTCGAAAGCAATACGCGATGTTTTGAAGTCCTTGACGAAACGAAAGCGAACGGTTATTTTGTTAGCTTATGGTTTTGATGGTGATAAGCCAATGTCAATTAATAAAATTTGTCATAAGCTTAATATCAATCGAAACAAATGCATCGATATTTTAAACGATGCTCTCGATAAACTTCGAGATAATATTAAAATATAATCCGAATCAAAAGGTTATATAGAAAGCTTGCACTATACAAGCTTAATGGACACTTCTATCTAAAACAAGGCTACATGACGATACTGACACCGCGCCCAACTTATGCACCCTTTGAATATGAAAAAGCCTATAAATACTGGGAGCTTCAACAGCAATCACATTGGATTCATTCTGAAATTTCTATGGCTTCTGATATTAATGATTGGAAGATTAATTTAAATGAAACAGAAAAAAATGTTATCGGACATATTTTAAAAGGCTTCACTCAGTCGGAAGTTTTTATTCAAGAGTATTGGGGGCAGATGGTTGGCAAGTGGTTCAAGAAGCCAGAAATCCAAATGATGGCAGCCTCCTTTTCTTCAATGGAAAGTATTCATGCAGTAGCTTATGCTTATCTAAATCAATCATTAGGACTTGAAGATTTCGAAGCGTTTTTACATGAGCCAACTGCCAAAGCAAAAATTGATCGCCTTATCGGAACCAAGGGGAAGACCAAAGAAGAGATTGCAAAAAGTTTAGCTATTTTTTCTGCGTTTAATGAGGGAGTAAATCTCTTCTCTTCGTTCGCCATATTACTAAATTTTTCTCGATTTAATAAGATGAAGGGGCTTGGACAGATTATTGCATTTTCTATCAAGGACGAATCATTACATTCTGACGCTGGTTGTTGGTTATTTAGAACTTTAATAAGTGAATTTCCAGAAATTATGACGGATGAATTAAAAGAAGAAATTTATAATGCAGCTCGCCTAACTGTTGAATTAGAAGATAACTTTATTTCCAAAGCATTTGAAAATGGAACAGTTGAAGGGATTGATGCGCATGATCTTAAAACATTTATTCGATTTCGAACTAATACTAAGTTAGGTGATTTAGGATTAAAGAAAGTTTGGAAAAATATCGATAAGGATGCTGTGGAAAGAATGTCCTGGTTCGATGTCCTCTCTTCGGGCGTTTCTCATGCTGACTTTTTCGCCAGCCGTGTTGATACATATTCCAAAGGAGTTGTTGATTTTTCTACCATATGGGATGAGGAAATAATTGTTAAGGGAGATGATTCGAATGGCTCATGATAGCGTGGAAAATATTTTAATTGATTTAAAAAAAACTGGCGAAGCCCCTGAGTTTATGGACATTGTTGGATATAAAACTTTATTGTCAGGATATCTGCTTCCAAATGAAACTCCAAAAGGAATGTATTCTCGTGTAGCAAAAGCAGCTGCATCTTACTATTCTGAAAATTATGAAGATAAATTTTTTGAAATTATGTGGAAGAATTGGCTTTGTCCCAGCTCCCCCATTCTTAGTAATATGGGAACAAATAGAGGGCTACCCATTAGCTGCAATACAGTTCATGTTGGCGATAGCTTAGACTCCATTTTTATGAAAAACTATGAGCTTGCAATGCTTTCAAAAAATGGCGCCGGAGTCGGCGTTTTCTTTGGAGACATCCGTGGTCGCGGCGTCGGCATTAATGGAAATGGCAAATCAGAAGGCATAATTCCTTGGGCTAAAGTAATGGATCAAACAACTGTATCAGTATCACAAGGCTCAACTCGTCGTGGTGCGTCCGCAATTTATTTACCTATTGAGCATTTAGATATCAATGAATTTATTAATATCCGCCGCCCCACAGGAGATGTTAATCGTCGTTGCTTAAATATCAATCATGGCGTATGCATTACTGACGCTTGGATGGAATCAATGTTAGCGGGCGATAAAGATAAACGAAAGCTTTGGGAAGAGATTTTAAAGAACCGCGTCGAAACCGGCGAACCATACTTATTCTTTACTGACAATGTTAATAAACTTAATCCAGAATGTTATGTTAAAAATGGACTGACAGTAAAGGGATCGAATATTTGTACAGAGATTACATTGCATACCGATCCCGATCATAGTTTCGTTTGTTGTCTATCTTCTCTTAATTTAGTTCGTTGGGAAGAGTGGAAAGATACAGATACAGTTAATTTATCTATTCGATTTTTAGATGCCGTCCTATCCGAATACATTGAAAAAACAAAAAATATGAAGGGCATGGAGGCGTCGCGTCGTTCTGCAATTAAAGGAAGAGCGATTGGCTTGGGCGTCTTGGGCTGGCACACGCTTCTTCAAGAAAAAGGATTGCCATTTGATTGTTTTGACACAATGATGCTAAATGCTACAATTTTTAAAAGCATGCATACAAAAGCAAATGAAGAAACAGCATTACTAGCAAAAGAGTTGGGCGAGCCAGAATGGTGTAAGGGATTTAATAGAAGGCACACCCACTTGCTTGCCGTAGCCCCAACAGTTTCAAATTCAACTATTTCCGGTGGACATAGCGCAGGAATAGAACCATTCTCGGCAAATGTTTTCGTTCAAAAATCAGCCAAAGGAACTTTCATTCGTAAAAATAAAACTCTTGAAGCTCTATTAGAAACAAAGGGTAAAAATACAACTGAGATTTGGAAATCAATTAATGAACAAAGTGGAAGCGTTCATCATTTAAACTTTTTAAGTGAACAAGAAAAAGAAGTATTCCTAACCGCCCGAGAAATTAATCAACATACTATTGTAAAACTTGCCGTTCAAAGACAACGATATGTGGATCAGGCTCAATCGGTTAATTTATTTTTCGCGACCAATTCTTCGCCAAAATATATTCATGAAGTTCATTTAGCTGCATGGAAAACTGGACTTAAAACATTATACTATTGCAGAAGTGAAGGCGTTATTAAAAGTGATCTTGCCTCACGAAGCGAAGATGAGTGCAAGGCTTGTGAAGGATAAAAGTGAAAACAGTTATACTTCTCAATCATAATGAAAATACAAGGCAAGTTGAAGCTGAAGAGAAAGCTCGCTTCCTTCGTTCATTATTATTGCAGATGTTTGATAATACCGAAGCGGCTGAAAAAGTAGAATTCATTTGGCCAGAAGAAACCGTATTGACTACAGAACAAAAAATGGAATTAAGACAACTACTTGCCATTTACAATTTGCATGTAATTGATACCCCGGAAACGATGGAGGTTTATTTAGAAAAAGATAAAATAGCCTCTATGACTAAACCTGCATATAAATTGAAAACAGACCTTTCTCAACCTGATAAAAAGAAGCAAGTATATTTAGAAATGACAGTGGAAAGTTTTTCAGTTTTCGATCAAGAGGAATAATGGCAAAGAATATTAAATAAGATAAGTTTCACCGGGCAATAAAGTAACCCAACAACTTACTTATGGACTGTAAATGGATCGACCAGTTTTTGTTTTAGATACAAGTGTTTTAATTAATAATCCTAAAGTTTATGATCATTATCCCGCAAGTGATGTCATTCTGCCAGTTGCCGTATTAACTGAGCTTGACAAATTAAAAAAAGGTTTCAATGATTCTGCCAGAAATGCCAGAGTTGCTATTCGTTATTTAGATGAAATTTGCGACAAAGGCGATATCACAACAGGCATTCTTTTAGAGAATGATTGTTTGGTTAAAATTGACGCTGAAGACCATGAAATTCTTAGAGGCATGGGTCCTGCTGATTATGGTGATTCACAAATTTTAGCTTGTGCTTATGCAAATTGGTTAGAGAATAAAGATTTAATTCTTTTAACCAATGATATTAATCTTCGAGTTAAAGCGAAATCGAAGGGCATTCATGCGGAAGAGCACAAATCAGAACACAGAGATTTTAATGAAGTATATACCGGTGTTCAAGATGTTATTGATGAAGACGCAGGTGGCGAATTAATATGTAATAATGAAATTAATCCAAATGACTTTAACTTACAATTAAATCCACATGAGTTCGTTAATTTTTTAGATCTTAACGGCGATATTATTTCGTCTGGCAGATTAGTATCCCCCGATAAAATTAAAATAGTTAAGAGATTATATCCATGGAATTTAAAGCCAAGAAATCATGAGCAAATTTTAGCAATAGATTTGTTAATGGATTGTTCTGTTCCATTGGTTAGTTTATGTGGAAAAACAGGATCTGGAAAAAGCTTATTGTGTCTTGCCGCCTGTTTAGATTTAGTTTTTAATAAAAAAGAATATGATAAATTAGTTATCTATCGTCCATTTCAAAGTGTTGGCAAAACTTTAGGATTTTTGCCAGGACTTGAGGGCGAAAAACTGGCTCCATGGTTTCAAGCAATTATGGATAGCCTTGAGGTTTTGTTTTCTATGAAGGGCAGTAACTTTAAACAAACTGTTGAAATGTGGCAAGAAAAGGGTAAATTAGAATTTGGTAATATTGAGCATTGTCGGGGGAGAACTTTTTCTGCTAATACCCTAGTGCTGTTGGATGAATGCCAAAATTTACCGAAAGATCAAGTAAAAACAATCATTTCAAGAATGGGTGAAGGGCGTATCGTACTTACTGGAGATTTACAACAAATCGACGCAGAAGAATTAAGCGCCATTGATAATGGGATAGTCGCAGTTATTGACGCGTTCAAACCATCTTATTTAGGCGGCTCAATTAATCTGGTAAAATGCGAACGAAGTGCATTAGCTGATGCAGCAGCAGATTTATTATAAATATCTATTGACGTTTTATCATAAATGATTAAGGTAATAAACCTATGAATAAATATATTACGAATAGATGGACGAAAATATTATGGAAAAAACTTGTAAAATATTTAAAAACAGAATTTTTAGAATATCTTAATCAACTACCATTGACTACTTAAAATAAATAGTTATTATAAACTGGATATATAACATATCAAGTAGTATTATTTACCAATAACCGGAGAATTAAATGACCGAATCAATGCCACCAGATCTCAAACTAGTATCACATGATAACGCTCCACCAGCGCCAGTTTCAACTCCAGCAGTTGTTGTTCCTGCGCCTGAAGCACCCAAGGAAAAACTTCAAACAGAAGACTTTCTTCACCTCCAGCTTGCCCAGCAAAAAAAGCTTACGGCAGTTGCGGAAGCAAAAACAGCCCTTGCTAATAACGAGAAATCTGAATTAGAATATCGTTTGGTTGTTTCACAGTTATTTGCTAAATATGGGATGACAGCTGCCGATGGATTGAGCGAAAGCGGCGAGATACTCCGTGGCGCCAACTCAACTCAAGCAAAAGGACAATAACAATGACTGATAAGAAAGTATCTCCAGAATTAGAAACTCAGGAACTCCCTACCCAGCTTACTAAAAAGGCAGTTAAAAAGCCTTCCACAATAAAACGCACTGGCACCTCACCTGAACCCCAAAAGGCTGATATAGCCCCAGCTGCGCCAGAAGAAACACCAAGTTCAACTTCTCTTCCAGCAGAAACAGAAGCGCCTCTTGAAAACCTCCAGTCAGTTGAAGATTTTCGCACAGAAGCAAGTGGATTATTAAAGCAATTAGATACCATCACGGTTGATAAATTCACCGCGCCATTAAAGCTTGCAAATGATCTTGCTAATGTCCAGCGTCTTATTGCTATTCGTAATTATATTTGGGATTGTATCGGTAATACCAATACATCTCGCCCAGCAATCAAACTTTATAATCCAATGGTAGCTCTTTTGGATAAGAAGATTGCAGGCTTATTGGGCTCAGAAGAATTTGCCTCATTTCTTGCGGAGTCATGAAATACGGAAAACAAAAGGGATTATTTTCTAACAACTCTTTCATTCGACTTCATGATGATCAATGGATTGCGGATTTAAGAGTTGCCGGAAAATGCTGTGCTGAAATAATGGTTCTTCTTGAAGATTTAATCAAGAACGAAACTAAATTATCTCTTCTTGATTTAGATAATTTTATAGGTGAAGAGATTACGAAACGAAATTGTATTGCAACCTTTAAGGATTATAAAAAGTTTCCGAATTTTGCATGTATATCTGTAAATAATGAATTGGTGCATGGAGTTCCCAAACAACGCTATTTAAAACAGGGCGACCTTATTAGTTTTGACTTCGGAGCCACATATAATAACTCCATTGCTGATACTGCCATTACAATGATTTTCGGACATCCCAAATCAAATGAAGATAGAGATTTAATAGAAACAACCAAGCTTTGTTTAGATAATGCAATTAAAGCAGTCGCTGTTGGAAAACGAATTGGAGTTATTGGAGATATCATTTATAAGACTGCTAAAAATGATCAATTTAGGACTATTAATACTTATGGTGGCCATGGTATTGTCGGCATTCTAAATGGACAAAATCTTCCTCATGGCGATCCCTTTATTTGCAATCGGGCTGAACCCAATGAGGGAGTTCGAATTCAAAACAATATGGTATTTGCGATCGAACCATTATTGACACGAGGCGACACAAAGACCTATATTGATCCCCTTGACAATTGGACAGTAACGACCGTCAGAAATAACTCACATTTCGAACACACAATTGCAATAGTTAATAACAAAGTTGAAGTCGTTACTCAAAGAGCAAACGAAAGTATTTAATATGTATCTTTATCAATTTAAAAACATCGAAACAAACACACAATCTGAGATGACTTTGCATATGGATTTATTAGAAGCCATTCAATTTACAATCAAACATTCACAAAAAGAACCTGTAATAAATCAAAAGCTTCTTACGAAAGAAATGCGCGAAGTTTATATTCCACGGAGTGTCAATTGAAAATTAGTTGGCCAGACAAATCTTATATTGAATGCACAAGGTCCGATAACCCTGGCAAAATCATAATAACAATAGGGGCAAGAGATCATCTTGAACCTTTGAAAAAAGTTTTAAATAGCGTGGAGCTGACAGAAGAAGAATTCAAAAGGCTTATCGCTAATGTTCAATGAACGGCTCAATGATAACAAACAAGCATACGCTGATAATTTGTTAAAAGAAATTAAGCAAAAATATAAACTTACATTTTCACAAAACATTCAAGATTACTTTGATAAAAATGTAAAAAATTATAATTTCTTAAATGAATTTACAAAGCTTTATAATACAACTGGGGATAAGATTATTATTGTACCTGTGCCAGATAACTTATCCACTCATTTTGCACACTATGATATTAACCGTGGATTAAATGCATTGGCACTTCCACTGACTTATGAAATACCATATATTAATATACATTGGAATAATTACAATATGGGATATGAGGCAAGTTATAATGACGCTTTCATATGCTTCTTTGTAATTAAAAATACTTTTAAAGATAGTGAAGAGATTATATTTAAAAAATTAACCAAGTTTCAAAAGCTAAAAGGATTCATGTGAATGAGAGTGTATTTCAGCGGCGGTATGAGTTTGGGAAAAAGCACAGTAGCACGGCACATTGCAAAACATTATAAGATGAATTTTATTAGCGAAACCGCACGGATGATTCTTTCTGAACAAGAGCTTCAGATTGATAGCCTGAGATGCAATTTGGATGTGGCGGATAAGTTTCAAGAGGATGTATTTCATAGGCAGCTGGAAGAAGAGAAAAAATATAAAGAATTTGTTTCCGATAGAAGCGTGCTGGATATTTTAGCTTACTCCGCTCAATATTCTCGAATTTTACCCAAGCTATTGAAGCATCAGGATTTAACTGAGTATTTAGATATGTTAAAGGCTCGTAATTCTTTTGTATTTTTCGTACGACCCACCAAGGCAACTTTAAAAGCAGATGGGGTTAGGGAGATACTTAATTGGGATGCTATTGTTTCGATTGATGGCATGATTAAGTTATTATTAGAGCAGCATGAAATCAAGTATTTTACCATCAATACCGAGAATATGCAGGAACGGATCCGAGAAGTAACCAGTGTTCTTGATCTACATATGGGTTAAATCCCGCTAATAAAACGGCATTCCTTGTGAGGGTCAATGCTTCCAAATTTCTTAACTCCCGGCTATGTCCGCTACGATGGCGTAAAGTTTATTACAGATCCTAATGTTAAAGTTGTTGGAACTGTAGGCGGCGATCTATCCGGTAATTACCCCACTCCTACTGTCGTTGGAATTCAAGGCTATCCAATATCACAAGCTGTACCGGCAGATAATAATTTATTAATTTATTCCGCGGCAGATAGTCGATGGGAACCTAAATTAATTACTTGGGGTGGTGATTTATCAGGATCTGCATTTAGTCCAAGCGTTATCAATATTCATGGTGCAAGTGTTCCAATTGCAGGTTCTTTAACTACTGGAAACGTTTTGCAGGTTACTGGCAGTTCTACTTTAGGGTATGCAGCTGTTAATTTGGCAGGCGGATCTAATTTTGTTACTGGTGTTTTGCCTACTGCCAATCAAGCTAATCAAACAATGGCGGGCGATGTTACAGGAACGACTGCAGCATCAGTCGTTCAGCAATTAACTGGTGGATATGGAAGCCATACTGGATTAGTAAATATTCCAAGCTCAAGTTATTTGGGTTTTGGTGCATTTGGAAGTCTTCCCGCAACTGGATCATTAAGATTCACCTCGCCTGGAACTGCTCAAACTTATTTGGCGGCAGTCAGTGGTGGCGTTGATCAGCCAATGATTTCTAGTGATAGTATCGTTATGATTTTCGGCTCATCTTCATGGAATCAAACTAGAGTAACCTGCGGCGCCGCAGGTTACTCTTTTCTTTCTTGCGCTGGAGCTAGCGGAATTCAGGCGTCTCTTAATCAATTAACAAGCGTAAATAATACTGGGTTAAAATCAATTACAGCCACAAGCTTCGCCTTTGATTCAGACACCAATTTAACAGACTGGTTATTTAAAATAAATGCAGTAACTCAATTTGATCTTTCTACTTCTGCTATTACATTAACTCCACCACTTTTAGAATTTGCATCGACAGTTACGGCTCCTGCTATTAAACAAATCGCCAATACTGGTACATCAGTTATCGCACAACCACTTCTAATTACCGCTCAATATGCGCAGGGCTCAGGCTCTACAGGTGGCGATCTTCAATTGTATTCAGGGGCAGGAAATACTCGTTCTGTTGATGGCTTACTACATCTCGGCGCTGCCGGAAATGATATTTTACTTTTGGGACCTCTTGCTAGCGGAATTGGTATAGTAGCCATTGCAAAAACATCTACACCTCCTACTACAAACCTTATCAACTCAGGAATGATTTGGCAAGATACGGCTAACGGGCTACATTATTCCCCACAGAACTCAGTAATTACTGGACTCATAGATTATAGTTTGGGACCAAACGTTCAAGGTACTGCCAATACTCAAGCTTTAGTATATAGAAGATATCAAGGAGTATTACGTATGGGCGCCGCCGCAGGAAATACAACTATTTTAACGATCCCTATACCAACTGGAAAAACAGTTTTTATAGACTGTACTATTGTGGCTCGAAGCACTACTTCTGTAATAGGCACCATGGCAAGAAAATATTATGGATTTAGTAATTCAGCAGGAACTGTCACACAATTCACTGCAGATTCGGCGTCGACTTTTCCAAGCATTGGTAATACCGGAATATCAATTGCAACTCAGGCTTCAGTATCGAGTACAAATGCAACCATTCTTGTTAGTAATTCTGCAAACTCTTTTATTTCTGATATGACAGCTGATGCAACTGTTATTATAGTTTAATTATCTAAAACGATTAAATCGACATAAGTAACAAACTAAAGTGCCATTTGGTTGATTTGCTTCGGCATACTGATGGTGCTCACCACATTTACAACAACTAATTCCTTCACAAATTTCTACAATCTTTTTATAATCAAACTTTCTTGAATATAAATTGCCGGCTCATTAATAAATTTTTCTTTTACACCAAAAACTGACAAATTTATAATCAACAACGAACATAGATTTCAAAAAAATAATAGGAAGGGAAATAAGTATATACCCCTTCACTATCCACGGATATTTTATCTTCAGGTTTTAGAGGTTTGTGCATGTAGTTATATTAATTTAATCACCTTACGCAGTTTCAGTGTAGAAATAAACGCTCGTTCCCTTTTCAACCAAACAAGTCGATACCAATTGTTTTAGCTCGGGAACCTTATCAACAAGAACATTGGAAACATGGACTGATGCCTGTTCAGCGGCAGCTTGCTTTTGAACCTCTACTAATGCTTTCTTTAATCCAATCAAATCAACATTAAGATCGTCGCCTTGAACGAGCATCATATTTACCCAAACATCCGATTGAACGGCAACATTATGAACCGCGCCCAATACATAGTTACGATCTTTATTGCCATACCAACCTTTGCTTTCAGCGCGGACCTTTGGCCACTTTCTATCAAATATACTTAATAGTGGGTTGCCTTCTGGCTTGCCAACCATATTGTTGATACTTAATATGAAGCGAAGTCCGCCATTTTCTGGATTGACGATGCTTCCCTTTACTTCTTTAACTTTGCCTAATTTTAAAAACTTATTTTTTTCTTCGGTCATCATAGCTCCTGTGTTTTATATATCGAGAGGTTTTCAATTTTTTTGTGAATCATATCTATTCCTGAATTATATTTCGGTTCGTGATCAATATTTAAAAAATCATCTAATTTGTCGCCATTTATAGGCATGGTTTTACTGAAAAATAATTTATCAGAAATCATACCATTCGTAACACACTCCATATCGCTATAATCTAAATATAAGGCGCTAAACTTTCCATTGTAATAAGCATCTGATAAAAAAGTAGTTTGCCCCTGACTCACCATCAGCGAACAATTTTTTAAGTTGCAGTAATATTCTTCTTCATTGATAAAAGGTTTAATTACAATATTACGGTAATATTCAATGCATCCATCTGTAAAAGCGACACAATCTTCGTTTTGATTTAAAGCATTGAGTATTGGCTTATGATTATTTGACATCCCAGCGACGATATTATGTTTGCATGGCTTTGATATTTTGCCTATTTGATGGTAGGGGCGTACCCATTCAAAATTAGAAGCGATTTGTGGGGGATTGGGAACATCTCCAAAATGAGAGCATATGTAATTTTTATCTGAATTTAAAATGAGGTTCTTAATGGTTTGCTCATAGTTTGGCTCCGCGGTCATGGCTTCGCGGTAATGCCTCTTAAATGCCATTGCTTCTTTATAATGGCGTTCCAGTGCATGGTAAATATAAATCGAGCTATACTGCCAAAGAATGCAACCCAACTGATTTGCAATATAACTGGAAAAATGTTCAAGGTCTGAAATAATAAGATCGGGGCTGAAAGCTTTTACTTGATCGTAAAATGTTTGAAAATTATCTGAGTCAAAAGTAAATCGAGAAGGTTTCCTAAAATCCAACAAAGCATCTAATGTCCAATCGATATTTGTATTGACTGGGGATGACTTTTTATAAGCTGCAACCTTAATGCGATAATTCTTATTTTTTATGGCATTCAAAAATCTCTTCAACTGGATCTTTGAATTTAATGAATTGCCAGCAGCATAAACAATTTTAATCACCTTGTTTAACTAATATCTTTTTAAAAGCTTCCACTTGCTTTTCAAAAATGTCTTTAAGTGTTAATGTATCTGAAGCCGCTGTGTGAGCTTTATCATTTTTTACGCCATATTTTTTAGCTAAATTTCGAAGGCTATATCCTTCTGCCATTTCGCCTTTACACCAATCCATAAAAAATTCAATAGTCCCAGTATCTAAGGTCCGGCGTCCAAATGGAAAAGTATCTGTTGAGCTGCACCTTGCCCATAATTGTTCCATTTTATTTTTATCAAAAACTACGTTATGAGCCACTAAGATTCTATCTTCAGCTGGAGTCATATCTTCGTTTACCCAATTTTCAATTTCAACAATAACCTCTGATGGATTTCGATAAGTGTCTTTACCCGTTTTTGTTTGCCAAGTAATATCTTCTAATTTATGACCATTTACTCTTAATGCGCCAAGTTCAATTGAATTTGTATTTATTGGTTTTAACCACCAAGTTTTTTGAGCATAATCCGTTGAACGAATAAGAGATAATTCAATGATATCACAGTCTGAATTAAGACCAGTTGTTTCAGTATCAAACCAATATAAAGTATAATTCATTTTTTAATAGAATTTTTCAAATGCTTTTCAACCACCTCAATTAACTCTTGAAGTTGTTGGGCTGCAAATTCCGTATCACCAGTTGCATCAGGAAGTAAAGATTTATAGACATCATAATCCGCCTGTTTGATAACATCTAATACCATAGCTTTAATTTGTTGTTTCGTCATGTTAGCCAATCTAACCAAAGAAGATTTATTGTCAAGTCATTTTTTAATAGCTTCTTTAATTGTTTTTTTAAGTTGATTAAAAGATTTTGCTTCGCCCATTTTAAATTGCTGAATAAGAAAATTAACTCCCTGAATAGATCGTAAGAATTCTTTTTCTTTCTTTGCTAATTTAATGCCTTCAACGACAAATACAACCTCATCATCCCTAAAAATTTTCCATTTTTCTACTTTGTTTGCCGCCCCAACATATTTCACACGGACAATAGGCATCACCGCATTATCTTCATCTTTAAAAAGTTCGTGTTCGAATTTACTTAATGGATATCCACCTTTTCCACCAGAACCTTCTTTATCAAATACGGTATCTTCATCACCTTTAAAAGCACTTCCTGCAATAACACTCATTTATTTTTTCCTTTACAAACCGCATCGGCAACACAAATTCCTGTAAGTCCTGCTGATAAAATTCCCATAAGTCCCGCGCTTTCCCCAGCAACATATAAATTATTAACTTCAGTTGATAAATCGCTACCCACATTAATTTTGGGAACCATTGGAACAATACACGGAATATGCATATAAGCTTTTGTTGTAATATCAGGAATAATTGTTTTTAACTCATTAACAATACTTTTAATCCAATCATACTCTCGATAGTCTCTTATCTTACTTCCGCCTTTTAAAAATGTTGAAATTTTTTCCTTAGCAATGCGATCTTGAGTTTGTAGGAATGTAAGTTGCCCAATACGATTTGTCTGTTGATAGCCACCCAAATGTTCCGTTTCTTTTGTTTTGATATCGGCAATTTTCTTGTGACCAATTAGGGAGAAAGAAACCTTATCTGTAACCCACCGTTCTTCATTCCCTCTAAATGCCGAAATTGCCATATCACCATGATCAGCGGGTAGAACGGTTCCATGCCAGTTCATTGGACCAATCTCAATGTCATTCTTTAATAATGAGCAATTGGACATGTTAAAATCTTTCATTAAATTAGCGTTCATTTCAACACAAATTCCAAATCGAGCAATGTCATTATCTTCAATAATTCCAAACTTCTCATAAATTTCAGACGCCCATTTCCAACCACTTCGACCAACTGAAATAATGAGCTTCTTGCATTTATATTCTTTATCTTCCGTGGTCGTGATAATAAATGCATTCTTTTCTTTGTGGATAGATTGAACTTCAGTATCATATTGAAAGTTTATTTTCTTATTTTCATTCAATACGGCGGCGATATTTTTAGATAGCAAATGAATTTCTTTTGGTATCATTTGGATATGATCATTTAAAACCACATCATATCCAGTTTTTACAATCTTCTTTTTTAAATTAATAGATGGCGCCGTATCTTTAATTACCTTCATATCATTTATTTTAGAGAATTCTTTTTTAAAGTACGTGAGTGCAGCTTTGGTTTTTCGTTCGCCAAGAATTTCTGCTACCTTTTCGATATCATTTGAATAAAGTTTTCCATCCCCCATTGGCAAAAGTCCCAAGAAACCCGACATTTGAAGTCTTCGTTTGGCAGGAGGACGTCCAGTATCAAAGGCTATTACAGAAGTATTTTTATGATGTGTAGAAATTCGGAGGCAAGCTAAACTTCCGGCAACACCCATTCCTACAATCGCCACATCATAGACATCTTTATTCGTCATTCATTATACCTTTCAACAGTATAATATATCGAATGAATTTAATGTTTTATGATTTTTGAATAATGGATTCAATCATCGTAAATAAAGCATCATCTGTAAAGGGACGATGATTAGCTTCAATATTTTTGGTTGCTGCATCAAATTCTGCATTTATCCCGGCAAATGGCCACATAAAATAATAGCCCGAACCATGTATGTAGCCCAAGAAATCTTCCTCCTGAACCGCTAACTTTGGATCAAAATTTTCTTTTTTGCTTAATAGATAAGTAACATACATAGCAACCATATAAGCTCGCTTCTCAAAGTAAGTTCGAAAATAAGCAGGCAATGGTAATAAGCATAAAATAAATAGTGGTAATACAAATTTCCATGATAAAACAAATAATAGCAGCAAAGTAAATGGAGCTAATAGTTGAGGGAATAAATAAGAGGTTGTGAATAAAAAGGTTCCCAATCTATTTTTATCATAAAGATGGGTCATTTCATGAAGTAATATCACTTGAGCTGATACAGGGTGAGACTTTACATAATCTTGGGATGGAAAATAAATCGTATTTCCAATTGTTGTAGTAAAAGTTGTCATGAAATCAGGATTAAAAAATAAAAGATAACCTAATAACTTCATTAATAGAGATTGGTCTTTATAAGCAATAGTGGCATTTGGAAAATAAGTAATCATTAATTTTACAAGATCATCAAATGCCATATTAACTCCTATTATGTTTTACTCATGATGCGTCTAAGCTGCCAATTTGAAGCTCGCCGGACCCGCCACCTTTTTTGGCAGCAGCATCAGCAAATTTTTGTGTATCTGCCATTCCCTTGCCCGTAATGGTTCGTAAAGCTGCATCTAACGCTTTTGCAAGAGGAGTCGCCAATGATGCTGGTGAAGTCGTTAAAGACCATTTGGCGCCCACATTTGGATTAGCAGAAGCACTTAAACTAAATGAGCAGGGCTTGCCACCTGATTTGCTGTAATAATCAAAAAGCACCTTAGCGACCGCTCCTTTACCATCTTGAATTTTTGCATTGAAAGCCATTTGCTTACTTTCATCACCAAAGAAAAGTTCGGTGGTTCCTTGTTGCTGAACCTGGACATCTTGAGCTAATGATAATTTTGCTTCAAACTTGGCAACTAACTTATTGATTTGATCGAGAGATTTCATTCAGGGTCCTTGTTAAAATGAGAATTCAGATTAATGCCAAATATTTCGCATATAAATGAATTAAAGGCGAAAATAATTGACTACCAACTACCCTGATAGCATCGACAACAATATTACGCTGCCGCCTTCTACTGACAATTTAACGCCAGTAGCCGCTTCGGTCGTCAATGCATTAAGAGATGCGATTGTTGCCGTTGAAAAAGAATTAGGGGTAAAACCAAGCACAATTTACGGGACAGTTCGTTCTCGTTTAGATACACTTGAAAGCATTATTACAGGCGGTGGAGGCGGAACACCAACCGGCCCAGCAAGCGGAGATCTTGGCTTAAGTTATCCATCTCCAAAAGTAATAGGCATTCAAGGAAGACCAATAGCATCTACTGCACCATCTGACGGATATATTTTAACTTGGTCAGCTACAGATGGTTATTGGGAACCGAAAGCTGCTCCAGCAGGATTTAGTGCGGGTGGTGATTTAAGAGGATCAGCTACAAGTCAACAAGTTATTAGTTTAACAGGATTAGGTGGATTAGTTAACATTCCAAGTGCTTCATTAGAATTTGGAGCACATTCAGGAGTGGCTCAATCTGGATTAATTCGATTAGGCAATGTTGAGCAGATAGCAACAAATATTATAACTAGCCGTAATTATACAAATACAGGAGATGTTTCGATTATAAGTACTGACGGCTCTCTTGATTTATATTTTGGATCAAATTCTATGGTAACGCAAATTGCAGGTTATTATGTTAATTTGTTAGCTTCAGCGGGAAATTCATTAGCAGTAATAAGTGGTCATATACAAAGTGGCGTCAATAGCGGTTTTCAAAGCGTTGGATATACTGGAATATTCTCATTTGATTCTGACGTCAATTTAACTGAATGGAAATTTAATATTAATGGCGCTAATGCATTGGGCATTTTACCAACTGAAATAAATATTCCAAATGGATCTCACTTATCTTTTCCAGACGCTAGTGGACATCAATCTTCTACTGGTTTAATTCGATTAGGAAATGTTATATCTACAGGGTCTTATAATTCAACAAATATCATATCAGCTCGTAATAGTGCTAATACTTCTGACATTCCAATTCTTTGGACTGATGCAGCTTCTGATATTTATTTAACCACTGGTACAGGCGTTGGTGCTTTAATTTTAGGGCAAAGCGCCACGATTCAATTAATTACTGGATATGGCAATTCATTTGGTTTCGATGATACCTCATTTAAACTTCAAAGTGCATATAACAGTGGATTTAATGCAAATCATGTGGCTAGCGTAAATACTTCGAATCACGCATTTACTTTCGATAGCGATTCAGAATTAACATCATGGCAATTTAATACAAATGCTACAGAACAATTTGTTATTGGTTCTGGTTTTATTTCAGTTGGCTCTACCGGTTTAGCTCAATCCGGATTAATTCGATTGGGCGATGTTAATAATAATACACGAGCTACACAATTGAACATTTTATCTTATCGGAATACAGCTAATAATGCAGATTATCCGTTAATATCAACAGATGGTTTTGGAGATGTTTTATTTAGTGCAGGAGCGGGACAATATGGATTACAAATAACTAATACGGTCGTTTCTTTAAACGGTGCAGTAGGCAATTTACAAATAGCAACAACTTCAAATTCAATTGTATCCTATATTATACCAGCGTTTAAAACCGTAAATGTAACAGGAGCATTTACTTTTGATAGTATAGACTCTTTATTGACATCTTGGAAATATAATATTAATGGTACTAATATTTTAAGTATTGGGCAAAATGCAGATACTACTAATGCATTAATAACATCTGGCGCAGCATTACAGATAGCCGCAAGAACTATTACTGGAGCTACATATACTGTAGACGGTTATGGCCCAGATCAGGCAATTTTAGTTAATCGCGCTAGTCCTGCAACAATTACACTACCTTCGCCGCGAGCAGGCCGACGTCTATTAATTAAAGACTCATCAGGAAATGCCTCAACAAATAATATTAGTATATTACATCATAGTTCTGATTTAATAGATGGATATAGCTCTTTTACTTTAGCAACTAATTATGGCTCAATAGAGTTAGTAGCTGATGGAACTAATTGGTCAATTTTAGGTGGCATTGCAGTTGTCATTGGCCCATTAACACAGTTTTCATTATTATCAGGAGTAAGTTCAACAACAAATGATAACACAAGTAAACTAATTATAGGAGCATGTTATTTTACTCCTCTAACTAATCATAATAAAGTTTATTTAGATTGTATTATTCAAACATCTTCACCTGGTACGACTGTTAATTTAGATTTATTTGATGTTAGTGGAATAACATTAAGTGGAATTCCTACAGTTATATCCAGCTCATTAGTTTCTTATAGTACAGATTCTACATTACATCATGTTAGAGTAGAAATAACTGCATTGGAATCGGTCACTGGCTCAGGCGTTATTACTGCAGAATTATATAGTGGAACAAATGGAACAAGTGTTGTTTGTTATGGCGCGCAGTTGATAATTACTCAATAATATAAATATTAACATACAACTCCTAATTACGCATTCTTATAGGCTTACATGACCGTTTATCCTGCGCAAATAGATAATATAATTACTTTACCGCAAGCAATTGATCTTCTGACGCCCATTACTGGCGATATATTTAATCAATTACGATCTGCAATATTAGGCATTGAACAAGCCTTGGGTGTTAATCCTGCTGGTATTTATGGAACAGTAGCAAATCGATTAACAACATTAGAAAATATTATTATTTCTGGCGGTGGGGCGGCAAATTAATAGATGGCTACAATTCTACTGTTGGAGACGCATTAGTTTATGATGGGTATCAATGGATTAATAGACAAAATTCTTATATCAATGTTTTAGATTTTGGCGCCAAAGGTGATGGTATAACGGACGATACCGCTGCCATTCAAGCTGCAATTAACTATGCATATACTGTTGGCTCAGAACAAACTGTATATTTTCCAGTAACTGGTATCGCTACTGCTCAACTTTTAACTGGTGCTACTACAATTTACCGAACAACTGCACCAATATTTAATCCATACCTTGGTGTTAGTTTAAAAGGAGCAGGCGCCTTTGGAACAAATGGCGTAAATATTGGAACATCAATATCTTTAGGTGATGGTGATACATTTCCAATTTTTCAAGTAGGACAAACTGTTTATGATCCAATTTATACAGTTAGGGGAGCAATTACTACAGCGACAGTATCTCCTGGTAGTTTGGGATTACATGCTACTTTTGGTCAAATTAATTTTGGACAAACTTTAGGAAATGATATTCATGGATTTGGAGTATCAACAACAACTACTGCTAATTTTACACAGCCAGCAATCAATGCGGCCGTTACTGTTTCAGTAGTTAGCACGGCAGGGTTTCCAACCACATATCCGGGTAATGGAAAAGTATGGATTATAGGAGGTGGCATTTATAATCTGACAGTTATAGATAGCACTCATATTTCATTATATAATACTGGCTTTCCAGAGAACGCAGCTGCTGGCGCTACTATTTCATCAGGTGCAGTTGTGGGGATTTCTGGACTGACTTTTGAAATGTTTTATGATCCAATAACCGCAAATCAAACGCAAATATTAGTTTGCTCGGGCGGAAGTCGTGGTTCCGGACCAGCTTCTGAAGCATTTTTATTCGCAAATAATTATACCAACTCCAGTAATTTTATTTCTATCAATATCACTACAACAAATGGCTCCTTTTCAGTAACTTCAACAAATGCAGTTACAGCTGGAAATATGAATCATGTTGCTTTTACTTATGATGGAATTCACTTGTGTGTTTTTGTTAATGGTACTAAAACTTCTACCACTGCAACGGGAACTATCGTTCAAAATAATTATGAAACGATTATGATTGGTCAGGATGTTTCGGGTTGGGGCATTACTGTTGGCGATCTTGCATATAATTATGGAACGGGGTTTCAATATGGTTCTGTTAGAATGTGTCAACAAGCCATTTATAATGCAAATTTTACCGCTCCAACATCTGAGCTAATTTTAATTAATCGACTAACGGCATTTTTAGTAAATTTCAGTAGCGCCCATCGACCCGTAGTTCCAGCCCCAACAGGCTTTGGAAGTCCAAATTTGGCGGCAGGCTACATTATAGCACAATCAACAACAGTAAATTACAATTTAAATCCATATCATGTTTGGCTTAGATTTCAACCTTGGGGAGACAATTATTCTATTGGATCAAATGTTAGCGATCTACAGTTCCAAAGTATAGGCGCATGTATTACTACAAGCGCATTGCTCAATAGCAATATAAGTCGTTGTAATTTTTTCTCTTACAGTCGAGGATTAGAAATTTGTCAATTCTCTTATAGAACCCGAATATCAGATTGTGTTATCCAAGTTCAAGGCAACGCCGCTGGTAATTATTGGAATTTTGGTATTGGAATAGATCAGGGATCAGCATTCGTAGAAGTAAGTAATACACAAATTGTTTCAAATGGTTGGGCAATTACATCACAGTGTGGAGGATTGTTTTCAAATTTATACATTGTTCCATCTGGCTTCGGAGCTTATTTTTTTGCAGATGTTAGTCCTGGGCAACCAGCTACAATTATAGATAATTACATTTATGATGACCAAACTTTTGTGACAGATTGTGCAATGTTTATTGGATCACTATCACAATTGAATATTTTTGGTGGCGCTATTGCATTAGCGACAAGCCCAGGTATTCCATTATTTAGAATGGGAGGGTGTCAAGCTACAAATATTGAGGCTATTTTAGATTTGGACATCGGCGGGTCATTACCAACTCAAGGTATATTTCATTTTGAACCAGTTACATTAGATGGATTTCGAACAGGGCCTATTCGATTGTCTGGTCAAAGATATTATCCAGATAATAAAAATATCACCGCAGTTGGCACCTTCCATGTCATTAATGGATCGAATACCGTTACCGCATCAACAGCACAAACATTTATTGCTGGCGCTCCAGTTACTTTCATTACGCAGCCAAATTCAAAATATATTGTCGCCTCGACAGTCACATCGAGTACTACATTCACATTGACGCAAGCTTATTCGGGAACCACAGCAACTGCTACGACCATATATTTACCATTCTATGAGCCTTGGATGCCTGAAGATGGATATGGAATTCAAGGACCCGTTTACATTACGCCGCAAGAATTAAGCTCACATACAATTAACTGGGTAACAGACACTGATTACACCGCTTTAGTTAATGATTTCTTATGGAAAACAATTTATGTACAAGATACAAATAATGTTATGACAACATCGCATAATTTATTTTTACCATGTATTGCCGGGTATGAAAGAATTATTTATAACTATACAAATTATAATATTAACGTTGGTTGTAATGCAAACGCGACGGTGCCAATAAATCCAGGACAAAAAGCTTATCTGAGTTGTGCTCCACTACAAATAAATGGAACAGTATCTTTAAATGCGCTTAATGCAAATGTTACTGGAACGGGCACATCATTTACTACTTTATTAAAAGTAAATCAACCTGTATATTTTAGTTCAGATCCGGACAAATACTATATAGTTAAATCTATTACAGATGATACTCATTTAGTATTGAGCGCGGGCTACGAAGAAATGAGTATATCTTCTACGAAATTATTAACGCCTACTTGGACGGTTATTTAAGAAAAAAGTGAAATCGTTAAAATTACTTCTGGTACATCATCAACGGCAGCTAATGGAGATTTGACTGTTTTAGTAAATGTATCCAATGCTTATAATTTAACGACATCACTACATCCAATAGCTGGTCAGATATTAGTTGTTAAAGATCAGTCCGGGCACGCTGATACATATAATATAACTATTTTAGCTAATAGCGGACAAACGATTGATGGAGCTTCAAGCACCAAAATTACTACTGCTAGGGGCTCCGTGACTTTAATTTATGATGGAATTTCAGATTGGATGATTATATGATATACGCCCCAAACGTCAACTTCATTTAATGCTTGGACAGTAATTTATACTGGTTCATTTTGGATTGCTAACCCAGGATTTTAATTACATATTAATTTCTAATGGTTTTATAATAGGTAATATTAAATTAGCAACAGAAGTGGCATATTTTCTAATTTCGAATTGAGCATCAGATTTCAGTCGTTGATGCAAGAAATACAATACGCCTTGTAAGCTAACTGTCCAAATACATTCTGAATAAATATTTTGTGGAAGAAGCATTCGAGCTTGTTCTTTTGCTCCGCCAGAATTAACTATTTCCGTATATCGGGCGAACATATAATTACAAGCGTCATTAAAGAATTTCACGGGATCTTCACCATTTTGTAATATTTCTAATTTACCTTCACTACCCTGTTTATTATTTTTTGATTGAATTCGAATTTCTTCTGGAATATAAAAATCAGGTGTAAAATGCACATATCTTCCCGAAGCCTCATTCCAATTTGTCTCGGGGATCTCAATAGTTCCTACATTTTCATTTTCAATCCAATCACATCCTACTTGATATTTCCACCACTGTCTGAAAACCATAAGAGGTGCTTTAATTCGAAATGAAAAATAAGAATGTCTAAAAGTAGAGTAATGCTCATGCTCATGTAAAAATTTAATGAGCTTAATATCTTTTTCAGACAATTCTTGCACTTCTTTATTGAATGATACGCGCGCCGCATTAACAATCTTTAAACGAGGATCGGTCACCATTCCATCGATCAATTCAACATGACCTTTATCCAATACTTTCTCACTACCAAAAAACTGCTTCATATCAAATTCAGTCATTTTATTTTCCTCGCATTCACTTTCTCTGGTAAAAATCTAAATGTTTCAACTTTAAAAGGTATATCTCTACTATCGCCCATCTTTGAACTAATTAAAATCCTATCACCTATAACATAATTATGAACCAAACAATATTCCCAATCGCCAATCAAAAAACTAATGCTATGGAAATCTTTGCATTCATATTTTTTAACCAAGATATTCGGATCATACGCGATAAGATAATCTCCCAAAAAATAGGTGCTGTATGAATTATCTTCCGTCATATCATTCTCCAAAATAATTTAAACTGCCACCAACTTTACCAATCACCTTTTTTAATCGTGGCAAACAAACACCATCACAAATGTTATTTTCGTTATTGGTAATAAGTATGAAGTTCCTATTGTAATCATTTTCGGCATTCAATTCAAGAGCGGCTTGTCCAAAAGTCCCGCTTCCAGCAAAGAAGTCCATCATCAAAGAATTGGGCTTACTTGCAATTTGAATAATCCGTTTCATAAGCTTTACAGGTTTAGGATAAATGAATTCGTTTCTATCTCCAAGCAATTCTTCAAGCTCATCTCCACCATCTGCAGTGTATCCGACCTCATCACCTAACCATAAGTTTTTAATCTTGACGCCCTTATTATTTTTGAGAAAGACCTTTTTAACCGGACGAGTATCTCCGCTCTCCCCCCAATAGATTAAGTCATTTGCTTCTAAATAACTCTTCCATCGTTCTTCACTGTAGTTCCAGGGCATAGTCCATTCTTTACCCGTAGGAGATGTTACGGTATAGGAATGTTTGTTTTTCTTTTTGAATAATTGAACACCACCTCTCCATAAGCCACGAGCATCATTGTCGGGATTTTTGTAGGAAGTTTTTACATATTTAGGACGCAATGGATCTGGATTTATAGCTATATTTTTAATATCCTTTGCATAAACTAAAATGTATTCGGTTTGTGATGAGATACCCGACTTATCATTTGAGACAGTATATTTGCATTGCCATATGATTGTAGAGGCTCGATTCTTTTCACCGAAGATTTTATCACAAAGAAGTTTTAAATGCGCCTCTTCGTTCTCTCCAATGCTAATGAAGATCGTTCCAGATTCCGATAAAAATTCACGAGCCAAAGTAAGTCGAGGCTCCATGAAAGTGATCCAATTTTCATGGGAAGAAAAATTGTCATTATACTTGCCCATCTTCTTGCCCGTGTTGTAGGGAGGGTCAATATAAATGAGATCGACTTTGTTTTTGTAAGTGCTTTTAATTTCAGATAAGACTTTTAAATTATCTCCATTGTAAAGATAGTTATTGCCTTCGCCTATCTTTTCAATAAGATTAAAATTCATTTGATAGTTTTATAAAGGTAGTTGTAAAGTCCTTGAGTATAATCAATAAGTTCTTCCACCATATAATCAAGAATATAAGTGGTATTTGATGGATTGCGTTTTCGATTGAATACAGAACATGAGCCTTCAAAATTATATACTGACATTTTGTTTTTAGGAATACCATTATACTTCTTCATCGTTTCGACTTGATGAATACCTTGACCAGACTCCTGCATAAAAATCCCAATGCATTTTGAATTCTTATACTTTTTGATCATGCTTTGTGATTTAAACATAAGACTGGCTAACATATTCGAGTCAGCATAATCTTTGGATTCAATTATAAATAAAGGCGAATTCTTATTATTTAATACAACATGGTCTGCATTTATTGAATAATCTTTTTCGAACTGAATGGTATAATTTTGTTTTATCGCATATGGCAAATTTTTATCTTTAATTACTTGGGTAATAAGCGTATTGACATAATTTTCAATGCTCTTGCCTTTAATATCTCTTCGCCGTCCGCCTGAATTTGGAATTGAGAGTTCTTGCTTACAAATGTCGGCTCCAATAAGAAGAGTCCGATTTAATATTCTTTTGATTTGTGATTTATTCATTTAATATTCTTTCTTACTGAATAATAACATCGTGTGGTTTTGATTCTGTTAAGCCAGCATTTGATATTTTAACGAATTGCGGATCTCTCTTTAAATCAATTAAGTTGCTAATACCCTGGTAAGAACAACCACTTTTTATCCCATCGAATAGTCCTTGAAGGATATCTTTGAAATGACCCTTTTCATGGACAATCGCTTTGACACCTTCAATATGATTATTTTTATGGGTAGAGCTTCCTTCATAGCGTTTGTAGGTAGCGCCATCGGAACCTGTTATAGTTTCGCCAGGAACCTCTATGCAGCCCGCAAAGACATTTCCAGTCATCATTAGGTCTGCGAAACACAAACCCTTTACAAAGCAGCCTGAAGCCTTCGCGCCACCATCATTCATAATAAACAATTGACGGTCTTTGTTAATTCGCCCTGATAATAACAATTCTTTTCTTGCTTCAAAGGCATCCATTAAAGTTGTTATCGCGGGAACGCCATTACCAGTTTGAACTCTGGTAGTACAAATTGAATTATGAACAACCATATTATTTGCAATAAAGCTATGCGTATCACAATCTACAGTAATATCAAAAACTTCCATTTCTAAATCTAATTCTTCATAATTTAAATTTTTAACAACAAAATAGTCTTTAGTAAATCGATACTCTGGACGTTTCATTGTTCGTGATATGTAGGCATCATTTAAATTATCTGGATTGCAACTCTTTAAACCTCCAATTTGTTTGCCCCTATTAGAGTTGTTTGGCATATAACCATTAAGTATAAAATTTAATGTATTAAATAATTCTATAAGTTTGGGGGACGTATTGCAAAAAACATCTCTTCCATCTTTTGAATAATGCCCATCACTATCCATCAATCCATCATATAGTCCCTGTAAATATTTTTTATTATTGACAAGTAAATTTTCAGGCAAATGTTTTCCAGTATGTTTGCCAAAAGAATCTAAAAAATCACCCAATGGCTTATAGTAAAAAGCAACATCTATAATATTTTTTTTATAAGTTATTGCAGTATCTTTATCAAAGATATTTTTAATACATAAGGATAATTTATTGGCGACATCTAATTCTTCTTTTCCAAAATACCACCTTACATTTCCGATATGCGATCCCTTATGCTCAGTTGATAAAGAGCGTTCATCACCAAGAAATGTTCCAAATAAGTAGCCACTATCATAAGATGGAGTAATTTTACTATCGTTTGAGTGAGTGGCACCCGTTCTCCAATTACCACAATCGCGTTTATCTAAAATAATTTCAAATGTATCTGGTAAATTAAATTTTATATTTTTAGGCAATAATAATATATCATTTTGAGCATCTGATATTGCCTTCCATTTATATTTAGAGGTTTTTGGTTTAGTTTTGCTCTGCTTATCTAATATTTTAGCATAACCCTTAGATGCTACAGATGCCTTTGAAACAGATGATAAATCTCCAACCCAAAATTGATGATTTGGTGTAACATAAGTGTCAGTATAAAAGGAATTATTTTTTAATTTTGAGACTTTTTTAATTCCAGTAGAAAAAGCATTTAATACTTTAATTGCCTTACCATTTTTATTAATGACAAAATCACCAGGATTAATGTCTTCAATATTTTTGTAAAAACCATTAGACATTAAAACTCTGGTCCCGGCGCCGAAACAACCTTGCCCAATTCCGCATTTTACTATATCTGCACCAGCTTCCCACAAATCTTTTGCACCTTCACCAGTAGCAACATTACCAGCGATCAAAAGAACATCAGGATAAGTTGTCGAAATATACTTACACATTTCAATGCATGATAAACTATGACCGTGTGCTATATCGATTGTTAGGATACGAACTCCCGCTTTTACAAATTCATCAACGGCAGTTTTATCTTCTGGCTTTACACCAACAGAAGTTCCGAGAAAATTAGACCAATCACTTCGAACTTGTTTTAATTTTTCAACCAGCCCTAATTGTTCATCAAGCGGCATGAAGCGATGAAGAATAGTTAATCCGCCACTTAATAGATTTTCTTTGGCTAAATCATATCCCATAATCGTTTTCATATTACTTGGAACGATAGGGTGATCAAATCGAAATCCCTTTGTAGCCTGAACAGATAAATTTACTTCAGAACGAGATTTAATTTCGGAATACTTAGGCTGAAGCATAAGATCATCAAAGCTGAAACTTTCTTTAATTATTGTCATGATGTTTTTTAGGATTTGTGACGAAAGGTTATACGACCACGCGTCACATCATATGGTGAAACTTCTATAGTGCATATATCGCCAAGTAGTATCTTGACGCTATTCTGCCTTACACGACCTCCTAATGTACATAAAACTATCATGCCGCCTTCCGTCTCAACGCGAAATTGACCTCGGTTAGCTTCAATTACTCGCCCGGTCATCTCCAAACGCTCTCTATCATTTTCGCCCATTTATATTCCCATTGCTTTCTTTATTACTGGATATTTATTTTCTAACAACTTCAAAAACTCTTCATCCACATTCGCACAACTTATCCATCCTTCACTCTTTTGGCAAGGTTCCAATAATCTTTTCTTCATCTTAAATTCTCGAAACCCTTCAACATTTAAATTGTCCTGAATGAAATTTAATTGCTTTCGTCCCAACAATAAAGGAGATACTTTCACCCATTCATCATCATAAAGTAAAAAACTTCTCAAATGTTCGTCAATGCCATAGAAACTTAATATGGCACAATCTTTTCCAAAATCTTCATCCGTTCCAATTACAAAATAAAAACACCTACAAATCTTAAATAATTTTTCAAAGCTCAATCCATCATACAGGTCAGAACATACAATCTTGGTCTTATCTAACTTCAAATCATTATAAATAAATTTGACCTTTTTATCTTTGGTAATTTCTAATGAATTATCAAACTCATCAAACCACCATTTGTATTGAGCAAATCGCCATTGATATTTTTTGAAGATATATTCATAGGGCTTTAATCGACACGCTTTAATGATGAAGGATAAATCTTTACATTCACAAAAGATATTTACAAGTTCAATTGCGTCATTTATTTTAATATGAAATTTTTCTATGGATGGAGCTTTAGTCTTCATCTACATCAAGAAGGTCTGGATCAAGTGGTTCATCTTCGGGATTTACAATTGGGTTGTGCGGCAAATTTTTAATGAAGGGCAAGTAATCAAACTTCTTAACTTCAACTAAATCTCTATATAATAAATATGTATTGCGCGTATCCATTTTTGATTGGTGGGATCCTGCTACCTTTTTAATTCCAACCAAATCACAGGACGCGTTAAGGTTTACTTTGGGCTTTACATATCCAGCTTTTTTCGCCCAAGCTCGTGTCATTGCCATTGTACATAAATACAAACTGACAGGGCATGTTTGACCAACCTTCTCATAAAGTTTGTGTATGAATCTTCTATCAAATCCAACATTGTGCATTATGAAGCAACGATGAGCTGGAGTTAAACCGTCTTCGGATATAAATTTATTAAGCTTTTCAATAGCAATTTCTTTTGAATCGCCAGTATCTAAATCTGCCATTGTTTTGCCCGTAATGCGTAAGCTGTCATAGGATGCAGTCCAAGGCGTTTCACATTTAATAAAAGTAGTTAGCTGAACACGGTCATCACAACGAATAATAGAATATTCATTTATTTCATGTTGCGCCGTAGAAAGACCCGTCGTTTCGGTGTCAATGCAGTAATATTTTAGTCCGGACATTATTGGAACGCTTTCAATTTTTGATATCTTTCATATTCTTCTTCTGTAAATGCAATCCACTTACCATCAATCCAAAGCATTCGCACTATTTTGAGATCCGTATATCTTTGTACTTGAATTTTAAGATCATTTTTATTCATTACTATAATGCTTTCATTTTTTCATGATCATCGTAGAAGTAAGGTAAAGCGGAACCATTTTCTTTTTCTTATACTCATCCTGTAGCTCCGGACTCAAATGTTGAAAGCCACTTATTTCTTTTCTACATTTGTTTGAACCACAATTACAAGCCATGGTCCAATCTTCTTTTTCATTATTGGCAGTGAGTGAGTAATCAAATGTAAGTTCTGAATTGGCTGGAATTACATATAAAGAATAAAGAATTGCCCTATTGCCAACTACATGCATATAACAATTGGGATCGCAAGAATGGTTAATATAATCATCCACTTCGCCACTTGGACCTAAGAATGTATTGGGTCCGACTTGAAGGACTTGTGCGTGATCGAGATGTCCTGGCTTATCAATAAAGATATCGCCCTTCATTTCGATAATAGGCATGTTAGCTGGAATTTTAACTGTAGTAAAAACTCCTTTGCCAGTTTTTGTGGATTTTGTTTTAAGGTATTGCTTATAGTTGCTCATATTAATATAGCTTTTTAAACCATTTTATGATAGATGATCCGGCATCTAAGACTGTAATCTTTGAATCTTTTCGACTAGCCAGTTTATATTTCACTCCAGTCGGTTGCATATTTTTGACAAGTTCTGCTGCTTGCTCTGGAGTTTCCGCAATCACTCTAAAAGTTAATGTTGCAGGGATCATGCTATCGATTTTGACATCGAACGAGAACTTAGGTTTCGGTAAAGAGGCTAATTTTTTAAGCTCGTCTTGTTTCTTCTTTTCGGCAGCGGCTTTTCGTAAGCGCTCTTCTTCCTCAAGCTCTTCAATTGATTTTGTGTTATTATCGTCGTTCATTTTTTATCCTTTCGCCAAAACATTCCCGCTATAAACATAATGATAATAAATAAAAACAACATACCCATGATAATATCAAATGGATTCATTATTTATTCTCTAAACAATTCATAGAAGCGTTTTAAAAATTCAGCCTTTGATTTCTTTTGATCCCAAGCTTCAATTTTCCATGGTAAAGGATCAACGGCATTTACCCAATCAGGATGAAGTGGCGACATCAAATCTCGCGCTTCAGTGTAAAGCAATTGTTTGTCAGCACGCTTTACTGATGGAGGTTCTTTTCCTACTAAACCAAATTTTTTATATATGGCAGTTTGAATAATATCTTCCATGATTTTATAGTTTTCAAATTGTCCAGAGTGTTTTAGCGGGCTACTGAAATCTGAGATGTATGCCTCACTTGCATCATGAAGAAGACCGAATGCAGCGTCGTCTGAATCACACGCATAACTAACTAATACGCAGTGCTGCCCCACTGAGTAGAATTCCGAAACATGACCATTGAATCTACATATCATAGAAAGAGCGTGAGCAATATCTTCAATGTCAATGGATTCTTGAGTTGGATTAAGTGGCTGAAATCTTTTTCCCGAATTTGTTTGAATCCAAGGCTCTTCTTTTTTATAGATATTCCAAACGCTATCTGTTGTAACATCGACATCTGTTGGACCGTAAATTGTTTCAATGCCTATGCGGATATCATTGGGCATATGATCATCTTCTGAATAGCAAATACCTGTTAATTTTTCTTTTTCTTTAATAGACCAGCCCAAGCCGCTGCCATAAGTATCATGGTTCTGTGTTTGACCGAAAGTTGGAGCCTCTTCCTTTTTATTGGGCAGAGTATGATCTCCGTTATGATTATTTCGATGCGATTTTATATGTGATGTATTTTTCATTTATTTTACCGAAAAAGTGGTTATATATTTAGTATCTGTACTATCCACTTTAAATAATTTACAATTAGATATTAATAGCCCAATCTCTAAAGAACATGCATTTGTATAATGAATGTCAGATCCCCAAATTGTATCGCGGCAATTTAATTCCTTCTCGACATATTCTTTTAATAATGGGTTGAAAAATATATCACTTACAAAAGATCCATGCCTATCTATCATCATTCTTGCTTCTACTAATTTACTTTTAAATGGCAAAGTAGAAGTAGTATAAAATTTATTAACACCATTTTCAGTTAATTTAATCCATTTACTTATTTGCTCATCAGTAAAATTCATTTAGGCTCCGGTTGATCCGAATCCGCCATTTCTTACAGCATTTCGTTTTTTATAAAGCTGCTCAATCTCTTCATTTGAAACAGATTCAACAATCATTTCTTGTCGTTTAATTGGAACCATTTGACCAATTGATTCGCCAAATTCTATTGTCAATGTATTGTGGAATGACATATCTACGGGCAAATATTGACACGCATATAAATTTTCCAAAGAAAAATCTTGGTCAATCACTCCATATAAAGTATGCATGGATTTTTTAGCGAATGAAGAAGATCGAGGTCTTAATTCCATCCACCATCCTTCTGGTATAAAAGCGCGAAATCCAAGCGGAATTTTTGCATACCAACCCGGATGAAGGATAATGGGTTGCCTGTCTTTCGGTGCAGCTTTTACATCATATCCCGTTGCGTTTGGCTCACCCTTTGTAGGTAAAAAGCGCAGATCATCTTTTACATCATCTCTAAGGGCAAATTGATAGGTAGGAAGTTCAATCATGCGTCCAATGTAAATATCGATTACGAATTGTCAAGGGGCTATATTTTTTGCATATTATTATGGGAATTCAAAGATTTTTTTATGAGAGACAAGATGGTATTGAAAAGCCATGCGTTAAATGTAAAATTATAAAGTTAAGTTATGATTATTATTCTAATAAAAGAAATTGTAATGGACTAAATAGTGAATGCAAAGAGTGTGTAAAAAATCGCAGTAATGTATATTTTAAAAGTGACCAGGGACAAGATATAAGGCAAAATTACTATGATGATGTAATCAAGCAAAATGTTCCAAAATATTTTTTTAAAACTACTATGGCAAATGCGAAAGCAAAAGGTTTCGAACATAAAATTGATATTAGTGATCTGATTATTCCGAAATTTTGCCCTATTTTTGGAAGTGAATTAAAAATATCAGATAATGGATATCAAAAAGCATCATCTCCATCTGTAGATAGAATTGACAACACGAAGGGATATACTAAAGAAAATATAGTTATAGTTTCGTGGCGCGCAAATAATATTAAAGCAAACGCAACGATAGATGAAATGAGTCAAATATTAATTAATTGGGATAAAATTATTACAAAAACAGATCAAATATATGATAATAAAAATAGAATAAATAAAATGTTTTATCATGCAACTGAAAGAGCAAAATTAAAAAAAATACCATTCAATATAGAAAAAGTAGATATCGTAATTCCAAAAATTTGCCCAGTTTTAAATATATCACTAAGTATTAATAATAGGGATAGAGAGACAAATTCACCTTCCCTCGACAAAATTAATAACAATAATGGCTATGTAAAGGGAAATGTAAGAGTAATATCATGGAAGGCAAATAGCTTAAAAGGTGATGCAACATATGATGAATATTGTAAAGTTTTTAATTTTTACAAGGAATTAGTAAAATGAATTTACCATCTGTTATTTTGTTCGTGAATGCTGATGGAATGAACGCAGAGCTTCAAGCCAATCTTCAGTTGCAATTCTTTATTAATGAAGCGATATCAAAGATCGAGTTTGATGCCAGGGTTGCAGCGGATCCAAATTATCCATCAATAGTTCATTTGCAAGGGCTCCGAATTATGGTTGTTCTTCCTGATTATACAGATTTAACGAATAGGAATTTAGCGGATGTTGTTCTGTTTTTAAGTGGCGGTATGGCCTATGTCGAGCAGTCCAAATTTGGTCCTCCCGGTCAAGCTTGGGACATCCAGTATATTGATGTTTATGAGGTTTTAAGAGCGGCAAAGGATATGGGATGTGGAATGAATTTACCAGCCTATATGTGCGGATGTCGTTGCTCCGGGCCCTTTCGCTGTGATGAGTGTAGGACCTTTTCGGGACTTCGTATTTGTGGGACCTGTCATAATAGCTGCAGATGTGATTGCAATCCAAACTATGCTAATCAAGAAAATGAATATAGTAATACCGATTTTAAGAATAGAACTTCGTAATATTTCGATATATAGTATAGGGCAATCAAACCAAGGAAATCAATGAAATACGCATCATTACTCAAAAAAGTAAACGGTTTTGAAAAATTAGCACTCTATTCCAACCGAACCTCATTCTTAAAAGCACTTGCGTCAAATATGGTTTCAGCCGATAAATTGACCCCAGATGTCCGAGCCGATCTTGAAAGCGTTCTCAAAAATGTCGATGCCCTCGATCCAAATAGCACAGAACTCCAGAATAAAATAATGGACGCCCTTCACAATGATACAGTAGATTTAGATGATCTTATTCAAACGATCCATACGGCAACCAATCAATTCCCCGAAGGACATGGACCACAAATCAATCAGGCGCTAGACTTAACAATTAAATTACAAAAACTTCTTCAAGATCAAGAGCAAACTACGGCAACTCTACCAGCATCACCGGGCTCATTTACTCAGCCTTCCACCACTAAACCAGCTGGACTTCCTACTATTGATAAAACCGTCCAAGATAAATTAAATACTTTATTGGTTCCATCCGGCGAAATTATGCCACTTAAAGTTGATGGACTATTAGGCGATAGAACAAAAAGTGCGATCGAAGCATTTAAAAAGAAATACAATGTTCCAGGCAATTACACACTGCCACAAGTATTACAAGTCATTAAAAGCGCCAAATAAAAACTTATTATCACGGTATTGTAAGCGGGATAATCTTAATATAATCTTAAAAGAACTCATCAGATCAGGTGGGTTCTTTTTTATTAATGGCATTGATTTCCCATTTCACATGTATAAATTAGATAGTTATGAAACAATTTCTACTCCTCATTTTTATTTCTCTAATAATTATTTCTTGCACCAACAGCTCTTCTTCGTCCCCCGCTCAACCGGAACAGGGGCAACGAACTCTATTGCAAACAAACGATGGAGAAGTATTTGCTATGGCATCTTCAACAAATAATACGGCGACTAATAAATGTCCCAATGATATGGTTGAAGTTCAGGGAATGTATTGTCCGAGCGTAATTAATAAATGTCTTCGTTGGCTTGACAAAGACCAATCTGCGAAAGCAAATGGTGGCGAAGGTCCAGTTCGATGTGCAGAGTTCGCCCCAACCAAATGCCTTTCAAAAGAAAAAAAGTTTATGCATTTTTGTATGGACACTTATGAATTTCCCAATGTTAAAGGAGAGTTGCCCAAAGTTGAAATGACATGGACCGAAGCGAAACAGTCTTGCGAAGGTGAAGGCAAACGATTGTGTAAAGATTATGAATGGACCTTTGCTGCAGAGGGCGAATTGATGAAGCCCTATCCTTATGGAGATGGATTTCATAGGGACAACACAGTGTGTAATATTGATAAGCCGTGGGTTGATCCTTGGAAGAATTCATTTAGAGTAGTTGATCAGAGGGTTTCATCAGGATCTATGACATCTTGTAAAAGCGACTTTGGTATCAGTGACATGGCTGGCAATGCAGACGAGTGGGTAGTAAATTCAAGTCATCATCCTTATGTATCAGGACTGAAAGGAGGACATTGGGCAATCGGATCTAGAAATCGCAGTCGAGTAGAAACGGTTAGCCATGAAAGCATTGGGTTTAAATTTTACGAGACTGGGACTCGTTGTTGTGACGATGTTCGTTGATTAAATTCTCTAAATTTTCAATGGTCTTTTTTTTTATTTTTGTACCAGTCATCTTCCCATATAATAAAAATTATATAACCCTCACTTTCTAATATGGCTCTTCTTTTTTCGTCTCTGTCTCTTATTTCTTTTGCCGTCTTTATCCTGCTGCCAATTTTAACAATACTATTATCATCTTTATATTTCTCTATATTAGGATTGGCATGAAATAAATCTCCATTAAACTCCACAATTATATTATATTCATTATGAATATAATCTGGAAAATACCCGCTAATACTGATATTATCTATATTATGTTTAAAATTTAAATATTTAATTTCTTCAAAACAACTATACTCTATTTTAGAATGAGATGAGGATAATAATTTTATCATTCTTTTACAGGCGTTTTTTCTAAATTCTGGATTATTTGTAAAATTTTTTGATACACATGATTTACAATTATAATTTTTGGATATAGCATATTTACATGAATTCCATTTTGCATAATAAATATTGGCGTTACATCTGGGGCACTCTCTTTTCCATAAATTTAAAATCGAATCATATTCTTTATAAGTTGTTCTATCAATAGTTCGCAAAGCTATTTCGCATTTTTTACAATTAAATTCCCCGTCCATGCTTCTTTTTAAATCTTTTTTAGATTCATATTGCATAATAATATTACATTGTGAGCATTGTCTTTCCCATTTATTAGTAGCAATATTATAAAATATATCATATTCTAAATTTTTTCTATTATTCGTCGTGTAACAGTAGTGACATAATGAATTATTTTTTACGCTACCCTTCAGTCCATCTTGAGTTTTAAATTTTATAATATCATTGCATTTGGGGCAATTTTTTATATAACAATTTAATTTATCATCGAAATATTTGGAATAATCAAAAAATCCTAATATTTTATAGGTGCATTTATCACATTTAGTTTGATTTTTGCACGCACCCTGCATATTTGAATAGGTTTTATAGTATTGTAAATTATTACATAATGGACAATTTTTAAACCATAACTCTTTAGTCGAATCATAATTTTTCTTCAACGGAAATTTACATTCATAACATTTGCTATTTCTTTTTTTATAATCGCTGTACATCTCTCTATTTGAACATGGCATATTTTTATGACATTGACTACAATTCCAAACATAATTATCTGGATAATTGTTTTGCTTTTTAATAGACGCGCTTTTTACAATCGAAGCACAATTTCGACATACCGACTTTTTCCCTAACACCCGTCTCAAACCGCGCTTACCAACAACATACTGAATTTTATTGCAACGGGTACAATTATAGAAATATTCGTTTTTAACGGAATCTAAATGATTTGCATAGTCATATAAAATTATTTGAGGCATGCATAGTATATATCGAGCTATATAAAACTTGACACAAAAATTTAACTAATTATTTTAAAAACACTAACATGAAAATAAGTATGCAAAGATTTTTAAAACTTCTTGATTATAAATGCTTTGTGTGTAATGAACCCATTGCATCTCGCGAATGTTCAAAAGGTCATTTCAGAATTTTTACTAATTCAAAAGGGCTAGTAATTCACACTTATATTAACATTGGTCAATTTTTGACAACTTTATTTTTTAATAAAGAGCTTGAGTATTTAGAAATGTACGGCAATAATAAGGAAGAATTTAGAATTAAATTAAATCCAATACAATTTATAAAAGATAATAAGGGCAAAGGCGAAGAAGCTCTTATCAATAAGTTTCAAATGATGAGAACTTTTTCTTAAATAAACGCAGGATTTTTATTAACGAACTGCATCCACTTAATAATGTTAATTACTTCTTCAGTTGGCACATCAAAGCCACATGAAGGAATTTTAAAGTAAGTTATCCAATCACACTTTGAAAAACGCCCATCTCTAACAGGATTGAAAGCGCACATAATCTTACACTCTTTGCCATTGGGAGTTTTTAACTTTTCTTCATACAAAGAGATGTCCATATATAAAGATGATTTATAGTTATCAATAGTTCCACGATACTTCTTAATTCGAATAAAGAATGCTCCTACCTTAAAATTCGTTGCCTCAAATAACTTATCTTTGATTTTAAATTTGGACTCTTTGGTTAGATCAATGCACTTGTTGCTATTTGCATTAACCCTTGTCTTTGCTTCGGGTTCTGGCGTCCAAGCAATATCCTCTAAATCGGGAAGAATTTCATCATCAAAATCACCGTATTGCTGGCTTGTAAGTTGTTCCAGAAGTCTTAAATAGTCTTCGTCACTCATTTGGTGCATGAAATTATACGAATTCAATCATAACCTGACATAACTCTATGGGCTTAAAATACGCAAAAATCCTCAAATTAGCAATTAGCTTCTTATCATTGGCAGAAGGCGATCCACTAAAAGATATCGAAAAAGCCGAACATTACAATGAGCGTAAAGAGATCGCTGAAAAAGCATTCAAACACATCTCATCGGGCTCATCCAGAATTACTTATTTGACAAAAGACAATACGGTGATTAAGTTAGCCAAGAACGATAAAGGTTTAGCTCAGAATGAAGCTGAGGCAACTGCAGATATCAAATCAAAATATTTAAATTCAACCATTAAACATGCAAAGAATTACTCTTGGATTGAAGTTCCTTATGCCGAAAAGATTACAGAAAAACAATTTGAAGAAATGACCGATTTAACCTTTGAGGATTTCGGTGAAGCAATTAAGTATGGACTGAAGAAAGTATCGGGCAATTCAGGTAAAGAAAAGCCAAAGAATTTTAAAGAAGTAAGCGAATCAGAAATTTATAAAGAAGTAAAGCGCATTGGCGAGAAGTTGAAGTTGTTGCCTGGAGATTTAGCTCGCATCTCCTCATTCGGATCGAAAGATGGACATCCCATTATTATAGATGCGGGATTAACAGTTAATATATATGATACTTATTACGAAGATGAAAGCACTTAATTTTAATTAATGATTCCGCCCAATACATTAGCAGCTTTAGTTCAAAGCCATCAATTTTGCCCGGTCTGCAATCAAGAACTTGTATCATCACTTTCTTTTCAATTGAATGGATCTAGTATAGAATTTACTATTCCATTAGAATTTTATACCTATTCACGATTACAAAATTTATCAAACACTAAAGAATTCAAACTGCATCTTAAAACAAATGTCTATAATAATTTCATTGAGTCTTATTCAATAGCCGCGAGTTTTGATGCGAACTGTGCATGGAATTATATCTCACCCGGAACACTATCAAATGAATACTCGCCGTATCAAAATGTAGAGTTCCAGTATTTTTGCCTAAGCAGTCACTATAAACAAATATTTCGGATGTCCATTGACTTAACGACAGGATATGTATGCTTCTTAAATTTATTGCAAGAAGAGTTGATGGTAAGTGAAGGAAATGGTAATGTAGCATATTTGATTAAAGATGCAAATTCAAGAGCTATTACCTATAGAAAAAATTGGGGAACGCCTATTACATATAATTTAGATTTCCCGGAATTTCCCATTGAATATAAAAGCATCATCAAGAAATGTGAAATCCTAACAACATTCGGTTAAAGTAAAATCATGAGCGCACATCAATTATTAGAACAATGCCAAGAGAAAATGATCGTTCTGGAGAAGCTCATTCCAGTTACATTTCATCAGCGTCGTATTGAGGAAATTGATGCTGCGGCAGAGAAGATTGATTTCTGGCATAACTCAGCGAAAGCTATCCCATTAATGAAGGAACGAGAGAAGCTGGCAGGTCTCGTTGCAGGGATGCTTGAGTTTAGGGATACAATAGCTTTTAACGAGCTTTTGCTTTCAGAGGGAGAAGGCAGTGAGGGTGAGATTGAAAGCGTGTTAAAAGGCATTCTGGGGCGAATGGAGACGATTGAATTTGAGTTGATGCTTTGTGAGCCAACTGATGATGCTCCTGCTATTTTGACTATAAGTGCTGGAGCGGGTGGGGCGGAAGCATGTAATTGGGTAAGTATGCTGTATCGAATGTATTGTCGATATGCTGCTGCTCAAGGGTTTAAGGTAGAGTTGTTGGATCGTAAAGATAGTGAAGAGCATAGTTCGATTTGTATTGATAATGTGTCAATACGAATCGAGGGGAAGTATGCTTATGGATTTTTGAAGGGTGAAAATGGCGTAATGAGGTTAATCCGCAATAGCCCCTTCAATGCAGGTAATGCAAGGCAAACAAGCTTCGCTGCGGTCCAAGTTTCTGCGGATATTGAAGATACAATTGACATTAAGATTGACGACAAAGATGTTGAAATGATTGGACAAACTCGTACAGGTTCTGGGGGTCAGAATCAAAATCGCGTCGCGTCGGCATGTAGAATAAAACACTTTCCCTCTGGCATTAGTTTTATCGTAAGTGCAGAGAGGGATTATCATCAAAATAAAGCAAATGCTCTTAAAATGTTGAAGTCAAAACTTTATGATATTGAGATGAAAAAGAAACAAGAGTTGATTGACGCCAAATTATCCGTTCAATCAAGCGCATCATTTGGTGCACAAATACGGTCGTACTTCCTTGAGCCGCAACAAATAGTAAAAGACCATCGCACAGATTATACTGTGAGAGATTTTCATAAGGTTCTTGATGGAGATGTTCAGGAATTTTTAATAGCAATGCTAAGAAAAATCAAGTCAGCGTAAATATTTAATTTCTCTTGATATATGACGATCGAAAAGGATCGTCAATGTTTTATATCTATATAATTAAGAACTTATTAAACAACAAGGTGTATATTGGGAAAACAAATAATCCAAAATCTCGATGGAACAGTCATAAAAGACAATCCCGTATAATTGATAAAAATTCATTTGTTGTGCACAAAGCCATTAATAAATATGGGTTAAACAATTTCGAATTTAAAATTTTAGAATCTAATAAAGATGAACTTATCATCCTCGATAGAGAGCAGTTTTGGATAAAAGAATATAAATCAAATATATGTAAATACGGAGATAGATATGGGTATAATTTAACTGATGGAGGTGAAGGCGCGTGCGGGCATTTACATTCAGAAGAGTCTAAATTAAAAATGAGTATGGCATCAAGTGGTGTTCCAAAATCAGAGGAACACAAAGCTTCATTAAGTGAAGCGCATATGGGTAAAATATTAAGTCCAGAACATTGTAAAGCTTTAAGTAAGGCGGGAAGAGGAAAAGTGAGACCAGATAGTGCAAAAGAAAAAGATAAAGAAAATAAAACTGGAAGTAAAAATCCACAAGCCAAATTAAATGAAGAGAAAGTTACTGAAATAAAAAGACTTTTTATTAATACAGATTTGTCAGATACAGAAATAGGAAAGCAATATGGCGTTCATCGCAAAACTATTAATGATATTCGTACAGGACGAATGTGGACGCATATTTTGCCAAATGAAATAATTCCAAAACAAAGACGACACAATATAGATTTTTTAAATGAAGATAAGGTTATTGAAATAAAATTAGCGTTGCATGAAGATTTACAATCAACGTCTAAACTTGCCGAATTATATCAAGTATCAGAAACTACCATATATGATATCCAAAATAGCAAAACATGGAAACATATATTTCCTGATATGATTTTTGAAAAACGAAAAGATCCAAGTAAAATATTGAATGAAGAATCTGTTAAGCAAATAAGAGAATTAGATTCTGAAGGTAAAACAGCAAAAGAAATGGCAAAAATATTTGGAGTGTCGAAAGTAACTATAATGGATGTTATATCTGGCAGGACTTGGAAACACGTCAATTAAATTTATCGACGATTACCTTCACTCATATTTTGATGAGCCTCTAGTGGACGAAGATTTGAAAGTGCCCAAGCCTTTAAGAAATTAGGATGCTCCATTGAATCATAAGGTGTATGGGAATGGGGAATGATATGATCGAGATGCCAATAAGTACCATAGTTATCCCAGCTCATTTCAGGAGTAAATTGATTTTCTATATGTTTTTTAAATTCAATAGAAGAATAGCCAAGTCGCTTAGAAAAGGAGTTTCCCATTTTACTTCCACCTTGACTATGCAGCATTAAATTGGCATGTCTAGATGCATTTTGCATACAGCGAAAAGCGGGATCATTTTTCAATCGTTTCTTTTTACGCTGATACTTTTTCTTGTTTATTTCTTCTTTATTATTTTCATAGTTAATAATAGCTAATTGCTGATAGTGCTCTTTGTTGCGTTCATAATCTTTTTTCTTTTCTATTTTTAAGTGCTCTTTATTGTTCTCGCGCCAAATTTTATTAGAAATAGCAAGATCTTCTTTATGCTCTTCTATATATTTTTTATTATATGTTTTCTTATATGGTTTATACTTTTCTTTATTTTTATTTCGACTACGTTTCTGGATAGCTTTAGTTTGTTCAGGATGATCTTTCACATATTGCTTATTATATGTAAATATTTTATCTTTATTTTTATTTCGCCAATCTTTTTTATAAGCACTGTGATAGGCCTTATGACAAGTAATACATCTGTTGCCACGAGGAAATAGATTGTTTTCCCCTTCAAACCTGCATTGTGAGCATATCTTCATAATTCTTCCTTATCCAGTTTAAATTCTTCACGTTCATTATGAATGCTGCCATCAGACCATACATAATTTCCCGTTTTAATAATGATTTCGCCATCATCTGCAACATAAAAAGTTTCGTTTTCCATTGTCGTTTCCTTGATTAATTGTTTTGCTTAAATTTAACTGCTGCATTTTGCTACACTATTTTATTGATAAATGGGAATTGGCGCCCATCGTTTGATAGTAATCGCTCGATGGGCTATTTAATCAGTCGACCTTCTTCATAACTACTTTTGTTACATTGAATCTCTTGGCAAGCTCTTCAAATTGCTCTTCTAACTTGGCAAACTCATCGGATTCTGAGGCTTTTCCTGCGTTACTGTATCCTGACATATTTTGTCCAGATGTAAATTCATACTTAATCGTTATTGTCTTCTTCATAATGTACTGCTCTTTCTTGTTTGTTTGGTGAAATGTGCTTCGTCGATATTGGTCAATGTAGTTCTCGTTTTTAATACTGTCAACCACGTAACTATTTGATTTTATTGTTAAAACTCTCAATGAAGCGTGAACTGGTTAATAAAATCATGTAGTTGAGTAATCCGCTGCCCACTCGCTGCCCCAAAAAATCGTCATTTATATCAAAATTATTTTTGGCACTCTTAAACTGGCATTTCTATGTGCCCAAATCCTTCACAATTAAAGATTTCGTCTCCTATAATAACCCCTGCTTTAATTGTCAGCGCAGTGTTAGTATTGATCTAAACTATCGCAATTCCTTTGGTATCCCTGTCCATTCCCGTTCCGGTACCTCAACTCCCAATGAGGTTTCCTTTGAGCTTAAAATGGGCTATTCAGAATTTATTTATTTAGAAGTCAATTATCTAACTCAAAAAATACGCACCAACAATGAAGACTTCTTAAAAAAATATCTACAAGGCAATGAAAAATATTTAACTCTTCGTTCTTATTGTCATTATTGTTGTTGCGAGATATCAACTCATCCTTTAAAATTTAACTTCAATAAAGGCATCATAGAGTTAATTGCTTTAAAATCCGAGCGCCTTTTAATAAACGACAGCACAACTCTCTATCAAATTGAGACGGACTTCAATACCAATAAATCCATCCTATTTGCCGATCGCATTGATAAAACAAGCCCTCTCGCCCCAACGAAAATCGAACTCTCAATTCTTCCGTTATATAGCTTTAAGAGCAAACAAACTCTCGTAGATAAGCTTCGAAAGATTTTGTTATTCTCTTGAAGGAACTGGTTGAGAACACCAATAAATTGCCCCTGCTGTAATTCCCCGCTTGTCAATGATTTTATGGAGTTTATTGATGGGTCAGAGCTATTAACGCAAACATGCAATTTGCGTCTCGATCATGTGTTTGAGTGCGTCTCACATACCAACAATAAACATGTCACTGTGGTTAATTTGCATTCGAATAATCCCAAGCGCGTTTTTCAATTTGATACAGAGTTTAAAACATTATTATTACTTGAGCCGAGTAATCATGTTGTTTTACCATATATCGAAGTAACTACTGAAAGATTAAAAGACTACAAGAAGTTCTTAAATAAGCTTAATAAATTAATAACCTTCTCTTAATTTGTATAAAGGGATGGATGATTGTTTGTTTTGCCCTATTTGTTCCAGCCGATTAAAAAGCTATAGACCATTTACTCGTTATGTTTATCTAATTAAAAAGATGTCAGATTATATTGATAGGGGTTGTATTTCAGAAGAAGATCATTATATTCATTTGCTTATTGATAGCGCCACTAATAAAATTGATATGATAAAAATTTCCATAAATAAAAGCGATACTACTCATAATAAATTTATCGAAATTGATTATGTAAATAATAAGTCTCGTATCATTATTTTGGAACCTCATGGACCGCCACAATACATTGATTTACCTAAAATGATTTCCCCAGACTTCCCAATATTAGAAGAACTCAAAAGGAAGGTAAATATACTTATCGCCTTCTCATGATGATAGCTCCATGTAAGTTTTGTGAAGAAAATGCTGAATATAAACCGCTCCCAGAAATGGACACGTATAATGCGAGGGTTTATTTTTGCGATCCATATCAAGCGGAATATGTATTTTTCCGCAATCAAAGTAAACCTGCCGTCGTATCGCTTTACATCTCCATTCATAATAAAATGTATCGTTGGTCAAAACTTTTAGGAGATGTCGTACATTTGTATGAAGTTAAGATTCCGGGTATTCCAGGCGTTCAGATTAATAAGGATTTGCAATTACTAAAACGATTTGAAGATGTTAGATACACTATGACGCCTCAAAATATTAAATCTAAATTAGAAATACTATTGACATTTTTATGATTGATTTCGATATTATTTGTCCGTCATGCAGTATGGCTTTAAATAAAAAAATAAATTTTGATCGAATGATATTTACACACAATTGGGGATGTGAATATAACGGATCAACATTTATGGTTAATGAAAATGGCTTGCCGTTTTTTTATCGCCTTATGAATAACAAATATAATTTTCTATCTGATATGGGTGATGATTCTTCTGGACCATTAGTTTATGTGCGCCATTCAACCATTTTAAATGCAATGACTTTGGAAGAACTTATTAGAGTTAAAGATTATATGCCGCTATCTGCAAATCCGAATAACTGGATGACAGAAGCAAAGGCTCATCAAGATCGTTTAGAAAAACTTATTAATTTTTATTGAAGGTTAACGCAATAATTCATTCTTGAAGCATCCAAATGAAAGAACTCTGCCACCTCTTTCATTGCCAATTCATCCACACAAGAGAATCCATGAGCCGAATAACGTGGGAACATCAATCCACTGCTATCATGCTCTGCTCCCAGTAAATGTCCGATCTCATGAAGCGCCACCCCAGGCAGTCTATTTTGACCCATAACATCCTGAACAAAAAATATGGTATGTCCCCCGATTTGATCAGCAAAAGCCAGTGTAACCAAATCTGGACCGGTTGAGGGTATGAATGGATTGTTATGATCAATCTTTAAGAATAGCCACCCACCTTTGTTGCCCGCCTCTTTGATTTTATTATCTTCCATATCAAAGTGCGTATCAACAATGTCTAAAGTGATTTGACCATTAAGAACATAATTCCATTGATTGATAGCGTCAGATAGTGTAAGTTTATCTTGCTCGCTAAAATTGTTATCAACCCAAATAGGAATAACTCTTCCCACATTGTTCGCGGGAGTAGTGACAGCCCAATAGTAGCCGGGAGGTTGAGCACCACATCCAAATGCACTTATAACAAATAAGAAGCATATAAATATAAAAGATTTCTTCATGTTATGGGTAAAATGGCGTTGAACAATAATTTAAAGTAGATGGATCGATGTGCCAATAATTAGCTACTTCAAGAACCGTAACCTTATCAATACATGTAAGTTGATTATACCCGTATGTTGGGTTCATTAAAGAAGGCGCGCTAATATGTGGCGCCCCTAAAAGATGTCCAAATTCATGAAGAGCCACGTCACGTAGAGATCGGTCACCAAAATGCTCCATTAGAAAAACGCCATAGTGCTCATTAAATCCTGGCACGAAAGCCAAAACACCTTCAACATCAGAGCCTTGAAGCATTGGATCATCATCTGGGATGTCCATAATAACCCATCCCAAGTCAGATTTTTCGCTATTTGTAATTAAATCTTTTGCTTCTTCAGTGGTTCGAAAAGTTACAAGCTCTTTGATAGCGTGTAATTTACCTTTTTCATCCGTATAATAGGCATCTTTCGTTTGAAGCTTGAGTATGATTTGACCATTAAATACACCGTTCCATTCATCAATTGCATCTTCTAACTCTTTATCTTGGGCAGGAGTAAAACGGGCATCAAGCCAAATTGCAATGTTTCGAGGATGATTAACATGAGCAGGGACTGAACCTTGTCGATAGCTGTAAAGTGAAGTGCCGCACCCTGAAGCCAAACATACTACCATGAAAAGCCCTATTAATCTTAAAAATTTGCCCATATTTCCTCTTTATTGCTGGCAACTTACACTTACCTCAATTAGTAAATAAAGTGCTTTCGACAATAATAAATATGCAAAAATAATCGCCACGCTTGATTTTGTTACTTTCATCATTATACTTGAAAGATCTCTATGGATATATTTTTAACAAAGCCCTGTATTTTTTGTAATGGACCCCTTAAATTAACAAAAAATTATATATCTTCATTTGCATTTTGTGCCAATTGTATGATTGACAATAACACATCTGCCTATAAAGTGAGGGTAGAATACGCAATACCATGGCAGAGTCGAGATCGTGTTTCAAGCGCAGTCATTCACATCGCCGTTCCAAAAACCAATAAGTATTTATCTTTTAGGTATCATTTATCAGATAAAATAAAAGAAACCATCACATCATTTGCAATTACAAAGCATCTTGGAGGGTCCGCTTTCTTTTTAAAGGATTTAGATCGCGTTCCTTGGAAATTTCCCATTTGGTCTGAAATTAATTTGTTAGAATACGCCATGCAAACCTATGAACGATTAAAAATATTAAAGGCATTTTTATGAAACATAATCCTCGTTGTATTGTTTGCGAACATGAAATGACAAGAACAAAAATTGATTGGAAGTGCGACCGCTCTAATGCCCGTCATACTGTAGAATTAGAGTTATGAATAACATATCTTTTTATATTATTCATTTTGTTTAGTATGAGGGACTATAAGCTCCTCACCATTTAAATCATAAAGTCCTTCTTCTTTCCAGAAGAAGCCCTTTACGTTCAACTTTAAATGTCTGAAATCAAATGGAATTTTATAAAGGTCAAGCGAATTATTTATAAATCAAAACTCTTGCCCTCTTGAAAATCAATATTCTTGGAGGAAAGTTCTGCTTGAAAAGCATTATTTAATGTGGGCTTAAAGACGGGCTTGAGTTTTCTTTCCCAATAAGCTGTCGAAAGCCCTTCGGACTTTCGCTTCTCAATGATCCATAAAGTCTTCTTTCGAAATGCTAAAACGCCTTTGACTATTCCGATAGCTTGCATTAAACTTGAAGATAAAGCCCTTGCAGAAAGTTCAGTAGGAAAAGTAATAGCTTGATAGTTTAAATATTTAGGAAGATTAAGTTTATCATTGGGTATGTCGAAACAAGTTTCTCCATACCCATCCTTAAAAGTAGATGTCCAAATATAATCAATATAGTTCTGAGTCGCTAAACGATATGCCGACAAGAACTCAGAAACAACTTGAAGTTTTCCTGAGTTAATGTTTTGAAAATAATGTTTAGTCGAACGGATCATTTATATTGAATTTAATAATCTTTTGCCTCTTGTCAAGAGCTAAAGCAGTTGTTATTATAAAAGTGCATTAAAGTCGACAGAGTTAAATATAAAACATGATAAAAGAATATATTTATGGCTAAATTAGACGGATACGATGGCACGTGTTTCTCATTTAAATTCTACAATAAAACAAGGATCACTAATCTTGATATATGGGATTTTACAGATAAATATGTTGCACATTATACTTCTTATAGTGAAGAACCATATCTTTTTACACAATTAATTGAAAAATATAGCATTGTAATACCTTATCAAAAATCTTATCAATTTATCAAGCGACTTAAAAAGTTAGGGGCATTTTTATGAACTGCGTATTTTGTAATGGACTTATGTCTGAAGGGCTATCGACTATAGGTAACAATAAACAAATATCAATCCATAACTGCAGTGGAAAGGGGCATGAATTTTATGTTTGGGAGGATGGATCCTATACATTCAAAAAACTTGATAATTCTTACAATATTATTTTTCGTATTACCGCCAATCAAGTTAAGAATTATTTAGAAGTGAGAGATGAAAATGAAAATTTGATTTATAATAGTTATATGGTGCCCATTCGTGATTTACCAAGATTAACGGACAAACTAACAAAGATTGCCGCCTTCCTATGAATTGCCCAGAATGTAATGCAAATGATGGTAATTTTATATGTCATCAAAGCGATCATAATTTTGCTTATTACGGACTTCAAAATTATAAATTAATGCTTTCGATTGATAACAAACAATATGTATTGGACCATTACTTTCCATATAGTATTATTCTAAGTGAGCATGATGCTGCAACATTTCCAAGTAGTTATAATGGAAAAATTATAATAGGATGGGACGCAAGAAGTTCTCAATTAAAAGAAATTACGACTGAACAAGCTCCTGTATTTATTAGAAAAATGATTGGAATAAAGGCATTCTTATGAAGTGCCCCTATTGTGATAAAGAATTTGAGTATCCAAGATACGATGAATGTAAAGATGCAGAACATTGCTTTACGGTATTTGGCAATGGATATCGTTTATGTATTTCAAATTTATTGGTAATGGATGCCTATACTTCAAAAGTAGAAGGGCTGTCAAGAGTCTCTTTTCACAATGGTAATAGCACAAGTGTAAAGGCTTTTAAAGAAACGCCATTCATTCCAATTGAAGAGATAAAGCCACACATTGAAAAATATTTAAAATTGAAAGCATTCTTATGAAATGTATTGTTTGTCAAATTGAATTGCCAGAATATCGAGCCACAAATCGATCTTCTTATTTTCAATGCATTAAAAATGATCATACTACATTCATTCAACTTGATCCCTATGACAAACGCATTGAGAAATATCAAGTCAATTTGAAATTTAGTGATTATCTTATTATTGGTAAATACGGACATAATCAAAAAACAGAAATCTATCACAAAATAAGATACTCTCAAGCCAACAAAAAATTAATTCATGAGTCCGAACCACTACCTTGGGATGAAAATTTACCAAACATCATTCAGAAATTATATAACATAAGGGCTTTTTTATGAAATGCCCAGTCTGCCGTAAAAAAATTATAAAAGAGCAAGATACTTGTTTTATTGAAGATGAGCATGCATTTTATAGCCCTCCAATAGATCGTCTATATGATTATGTGGTTTATATCAAAAATAAAGAAAACGGTCTAAAGATTTATATTCGATCAGATCACGGCAAATTCACAATAGAAACGGGGGTGAATCATGGAGAGTCATCAGCTATTGATTGGGGTCACTTTTATACAGACGCCATCTCAAGACCCCCCCGATCATACGCTTATGCCATTCGTTTATAAAATTTTAAATCTTAAGGCATTCTTATGAGTTATGCTGCATGTCCCATTTGCCAAAAAGCGGCACTTTATCCTTATGATAATTGTATAGCGGATGGTCATCAATTTCAACCATTTTCTTATAAATATCAAGACCAGACTGGATATGAAATTAGATTATTTGAAAATAATATTAGATATATTCTTTATTCTTATAAATCATCCGCGCGACAAGCTACAGAAATTCATACGCCAGAGCTTTCTATAACTTCATTAGTTTATGAGGGTAAAGTTTATATGCCACCTGATGATAATGCCGTTAAATTTCTTAAAAGGATAATTAAATTAAGAACTTTTCTATGAATTGTCCTATATGCAATGCGCCTCTACAAGTTTCATTGTTCGAAGATAGCGTGGAGTGTGATAAAAATAAATCACACTCTATTCGTTATTGGAAGGAATTTTCAACAGCAGTCCCATACGATGCGCTTCAATCGGCTGTTACGCTCCATCAAGAAGATGATTATACGGTGGAGTTTTATGAAAAAGAAATGTTTCGTTTTGAAGGGAATAAAAAAGAAAACTGTATTAAAGTAAGTAAATTATTGGATGATGATAGTGGTTGGGGACTTTTGTTTGGTTACGAGCGTGAGTTTGTGTGCGAATTACCCTTTCAAAAATTAAATAAAGAAACAATAGAGCGATTTAAAGGAATTATGAAATTGCAGGCTTTCTTATGATGTTCTGTCCGGTATGCAATCAAAGCACTTCGGATTCCAGTATTCAATTTAAATGTCACTCCACTGATGATCATTTGTTTATCGATTATGAAGGGTTAGGCTATACCATTTGGCTTTTTAAGGAAGAATCTGGCAAAGTTCCATATACCGCTCATCAATATAAGTTTGAAACCGTTATTAGTGAAGCCAGTCAAAATACATATGTTTATGATGAAAAGAATCTTATTTACCAAGATGATAACACTCCTCATCCTAAAGACGGGTATATTCTTCTTAAACGATTAATCAATATGAAAGCGCTCTTATGAAATGTCCTATTTGCAATCAAAAATTTAATAAGAAAAATATCCATCAAACAAACGGACATGACGTTGAAGTTTATAAGGATGGTTATCGAATTATAATTGAAAGTATTATTCTTACAATTGATGCTTTTGATAAAAATGCTGATATCCCAATTACGTCATTTTATAACGTCGATGTATATCACAATCCTGGAACCGATCCTATTTATACAAAAGAATTTATTCCCATTACTGAAATCAAGTCCCATATTGAACGGTTCATGAAATTAAGAAGCTTTCTATGAAAATACTTTGTCCCATTTGTAAGCATGAAACAAAAGGAGATCCTGCAAGATTTCTCTCCTGTTCTTTTGCCCAAAAAGATAGATTATTATTTCCACATCTTTCCAATGTGAGCGAGCATCTTTTTGAAGTTTGGATGAATTTAGATAAAAATATTAGATATTATAATTTATGGCCAACTCGCAAAACATTTAAAATTTACAGTTCCGTCGGAATAGTATCTTTTGATAATCCAAAATATATTAACTATAATGGTCCAATAACAAAAGTTTATGGTGAAAATGAAGATAAAAATAAATATTATATGAAATATGAAATATGAAATAGTTAGTGTCAAAAAATATACTCCACCCGAAGAAGTAAATGATTTCTTGAATAGAATAAATAACATAAAAGGGTTCCTATGAACGATAAGCCCAATGAACTGTCCATTTTGCAATAAAAATCTCGTACAACGACTTACCGAAACCAAGTGGACATGCTATAATTCTGATCATTCCACATGTTATTATTCCGATCACTTTTATATTTTAAGAGACCATGCAACACTAACTATGATTTCAGGGCATACAAAGCTAATAAAGGAAGAATCGATTCGAACAGAGATATATACCTATACTCTGAATGGAAATCGCCCCAAAACGATTTATACGGATAACCAATTGCGTTCTCTTAAAGAAGCCCATACCCTTCTCAAGCGTATGGCGAAATTGCAATCCTTCCTATGAAGTGTCCTGTATGTAATTCAGGAAATAATAATACTTTTGATTTGCATCGAATATTTCAATGCTTTCGAAATGACCATTGTTTTGAGATATTTAATGATCACTCCTATTCCATTGAGCAAAAGGGATATCGATTTATTTCCATTGCCCCTAATCCTCCAAGACCAATAAATATGCCAACTATAATTTATATTAAGGACGAAGCCGCTGACTGGTGGTTGGATCAAATTTATAAAACTGACGTCAATTATGATATTCAAGAAGGTATGAAATTATTTGAAAGAATTATCAAATTGCAAGGATTTCTATGAGCAAGCAAATAAATTGTCCCGTTTGCCACCTCCCGCTAATGACCGATCGATTGAAAACCACTCGTTGTGAGGGCGGTCCCATTCGACATTTTTTTACTTATTATCAAGAGGATGATTACATTATTCAAACTCAGAAATCGACAGGTATTTCAAACTCCATTTCATTTTACTCATTCAAAGATAACAATCACCCATCAGGATATACATCGTTTACATATAACATTGGACAATGCACAACACATCAAGATTTTAATATGTTTGTTCCATTAACAGATTCCATGGCATTTGTTGAGAGGATGATGAAGTTAAGGGCTTTCTTATGAATTGCCCAATCTGTTATAAACCTTTAATTAAAGAAGAAGAATTTTTTATTTGTAGATGGAATGTGTTTAATCACACAGTTTATATGGATCCAGAGGGCTATGATTTGAGATTATGTGGTTGTTATTTTATTACATCCGATTATAAATCTGACACAAAGATGTCCTACGGGGATAACAGTTCCGAAATAATTACAATAAAGAACGATTTCATTCCACTTGATCAAATCATGTCCTACATTGATCGTTTTGCAAAATTAAAAGGATTTTTATGAATAAGTGTATTATTTGCAATCAAAAATTAGCATATGATCCATTAATCATTCGATGTTTAAATTACAGTGGTGGTATTACTGGACATGATGTTACAATTTGGCCCACATTTGTTTCATCCGACGAGCCCAATTCTTATCGTATTATTTTTTATAGACCTATTAATAAAATAGAAAAGTGGTCATTTACCCGGGAATCCACACAAGTTATGGCCGACGGAAATCTTGTTTTTAACAGCCAAGATCATGTTCCATACCAACAGTCTTATGACTTTATAAAACGAGTAAAAAAGCTTGGAGCTTTCTTATGAATTGCCCGGTCTGCAATAAACTATTAATTGCTAAACAAAATATTATCGGGACAGCCGCTAAATATATGTGTATAAAAAATATCAATAAAGGGCATAATTTTTATTTTTATAATGACACGACCTATTCAATTTACTTGCCCAACGCATATAAAATTTTCATGGACATTTATGATTCTGGAGCTTTTCGTTTTCATATAGGAACTTATAAATCCGATCATACAATTGTATTTCAGGCGAACGATTCTTATTATGATTGTTATAAGGCAATGGAAATCTTAAAAAAACTTACTACTACCTTGCAAGCTTTCTTATAAATTTTACAGCATCATCACCATAATTATTCCACCCCCAACCCATTTTAAATCTCCGCCACCCATTCCCCAAATGAACTGTCCCTTCTGTAATAAAATCCTAAAAAACGAAAGCAAATCGAAAATTGTTACACGTTTTCATTGCCATGAGCAGGATCATCTTTTCCAACACGGGCTCGTTGAATTCACGCTCGCCATCCTTAAAGAAAACGTAAGATGGCATAGTTGGTGCGATCCTCGCGGCTCTGGAGGCTACTTAAGTCAGTTAATGCCGCCCTTCGATAATAATGATAGATTTACTGTAGGGAAAACAATCTATGAAGAAGATAGGTTTCGAGAAGCAGATGCCGCGCTTCTCCCATTTATTTATAAGCTCATAAATATAAAGGCGTTCCTATGAACTGTCCTGTTTGTGGTAAAGAGATGGAGAAAAAAAGCATAGGAAGTATTTGCCAGGGACAAACCATAGAATATAATCATAGAACAGACCTTTATAAAAGTTGTAATTCAACTTATTATTCCATTCAAGTATTTTTGTTCTTTCAAAAGTCTATAGAATCGTCGCGAGAACATTATTGGAGGCTTGAGTGCGAATTCAATGGAACTAGAATTAAGAATAAAGCTGGGTCCGATTGGATTTATAAAGATAATTGTCACCATAGTGTTCCCGAAAGCTTTGCTCTTTTAAAGAGATTTATGAAGATGCAGGCGCTCCTATGAATCCGCCGATGATATGCCCGTTTTGCTTAAAAATAATAACAAGGCATAAGACTTGCCTTCATGATGACGGAGGATTTTATCTTTACAGTTATTCTTTTGTAATTTCTAAAATCATTGGGAATAACAGCATTATCACAATTGATGTTCCCATTCCCCCTTATTCAAGGACAAAAATAGAATGTAGTAGTGATCTTTCCCTCGGAGTTAAAACACTTATTTATGAAGACCAAGGAAATAAAAGGGATCCGGTTCAAGCGTTAATACTTCTGAATCGTTTTATTAAATTGCATAGCTTCACATAAATAACAATAATGATTAAATTACAGATTTTCTTATGAACTGCCCAATTTGTTATGATCCGTGCTTCAAGACTTACTCGGGCTGGCGATGTGAGGAAGCAGGTCCATCGCATCTTTTCTATGATTATTTGGAACTCGGATATACCATTTGGTTTTTTGAAAATGCCGGCTCAAATAATAAATATAGGTTCGAAGCAGGGGCTCATCCATTAAAGTCCAACCGAATAGATAGTAGTTCCGGGTGGGTAAGTATCATTTATCTTCTGGATGATCGAGTTATTGATGGGCAGGAGATTATTTATACTGATGCCAATGTATATGCCCATGAAGAGGCTATTCAGCTCTTATCTAAGGTGGATAAATTAAGGTCCTTTTTATGAATTGTCCAATTTGCGATCAAGCGGTGGTTATGGATAATAAAATATGTCGACATGCTCCATATTATTTTGAACGCGTTGGAGATTCAATGTGGATTCGTTATCATTTAGAAAATAGCAGCGGTATCGTTCAGTTTCAAATGTTAACTTCTTATTCTTTTGACAGCGAGCCAAAAAGAATAAACACTTATGCGACACAAATTGATGTGCTTCATGCGGGGAGAACGCTCTATCATGACAAAAAATTCTATACACCCAAAGAAGCATACATTCTGTTGAATCGTGTGGTTAGGTTGCAGGGGTTTATTTGAGCCCTATATCCAACTTTGTCTTTTTAAATCGGCTCATAATGTTTTCGCCTTTCGGACCCAAACATCAAAGTAAGCTTATTTTTCTAATTCCCGCCAAATAAATATAATAAATAGGCTTTAAAACAATCAAATAATAACACAAATATTAATCAAAAATATCCAACTTTATTAGTAGATTTCTCTATTTATTTTCACTCCCATTGTCGATTTATTTAAGCCCCAATATAGAAAGAATAACCAGGTATAAATCAAATGAAATGTCCAGTGTGTGGTAAGTATTCAGTAGAAGTAAGGGAGATGAAATGTATAGGGGTTCATAAAAATAAAACCCATGCTTTTTACTATTATCCCTATGCAGATAAATATAGTGATAAGTTTGAAATTAACATTGTTATTGAGGATAAAGAGGATAATAAAATAAAGGTTCGTTGGGAAGTAATTTATTGGGAGTATAAGGGCGTAAGTGAGATAGTTGTTTATAAGCTCTATAATTTGGTTTATAAAGAAGAGAATAAACAATATGATCCAGAGGAAGGGTTAAAGCTTTTAAAGAGGGTTATTAGTATGGATGCTTTTCTTTAATAATAATAATAGTAGTAGTAGTAGTAGTAGTATTTTGAGTTGATTGGTTTTAAGTTAGAATATAGTTTATTAGTTTAGAATATAGTTTGTTTTTATGATTTTAATTTAGTTTATTAGTTTGTTTTTATGATTTTAATTTAGTTTATTAGTTTGTTTTTATGATTTTAAGTCGATTTGGGAGCCTTATCTCTGCCGCGCATGACAATCTGCCCCAGTTTTCCCGCCTGGCACACCCCATGCAATAAAGCATTATACATACCATTCAAACAATATAATAACTTATTTACAATCATTTACAATATAAAAAACTATAATAAAACTTTACAATCATTTACAATTCTTATTCAGCTCCAATCCCTTTATCCCCTCCTTACCTACATTTCACTCTATTATTCTCTATTGGGTGAACGAAGCGGAGGTTATCTTATGTTGTCCTTATCCCATTCCTTATTCTTTAGCCCTATTATTATGCCCACCTACTCCGAATCAGCCAAAGACCTTCGCATCTCAAAGACCCGCGCCATGAAAGAGATCAAGGACCATTGTTGCGACATGGCGGAGTTTCTTTGTGAGATGGGGGATCATGAGTAGTATGAGGCGAGTGAGTTTCTGGCTTGGTTAGGCTATTGATCGGCTCATCCCATTTCTTATAAAAGTTCAAGGTAGTTACCCGGTTTCTTTTTCCCTCCCCTCTCAAAAGGAATACCATCATGAAAACCGTCAAGATGAATCGCGAAGCATACAACCAAGGTTACACCGATTGCCTTGATGGCGTTGAGCCGCGGTTTCCTGACGATAACGGGGACTACGAAGCCAATTACTGGCAAGGTTGGGAAAACTGTTTCGCTCGCTTTCATTCGGAGGATTGAAAGAAAAGAAGTCGGTCTCGAAAGGGATCGGCTTTTTTATTGGGCAAAAGATAGTGGGTATGATTATAGCTAATAGCAAAAAACAAGCCGGTTACCCTAATAAAAGCTATTCCCATTTACCTCAAAAGATTAGGAGAGATGCCATGAAAACATACACGAAAAAAGAGTTGAATGATCTTCTTGATGGTGCGGATCCCCTTTCTTTGGAGCGAGATAATTATGGGCAATTGATTATCTACGGGGAAGGTGATGATGTTGATAATGATGGGCAAGCAATGACTTACACGGGTGTTTTCTTGTGGAGCGATGGATCCTTCAAGGATTCAGAAGAATCATGAAAAAGCTATAACTATTGTGGAGATAACATGAAACCAACTGAGAAGGTTATACGTTTGCGGAGAATGCTTTTGACCGGAGCCGAAGATCTGTTAGACGCAATCAATCACTATAACGCGACGCAATACGATCCGTTATCTACCGATCAGGATCGTTCCCGCGCGCTCGAAAGCTTGAACGACACTATAGAGTTGTGGTGCGCACCTAACGTCTTTTAGCGTAGCATAAGAGAGCCCGGCTTTTATTGCCGGGCTTTTTATGTGGTTTGATTGTATGGCATGAGCTTTGCTATTATACAATCCTTATACCACGCGCACCAAAGAGTTTCTCGTTTCCCATTACTTATAAGAATAGGGTATGGTTATGATGCTCAACCGACGAAGCTCTGAATTAGATGTTGGGGTCCGCTTTATCTTTCTTGGCACGGAATATATGGTGGAGGACATTCGCGACATCTCCACGGATAAAGGAAACTATACCAAGATTGCTGCCAAAAGTTCCAGTGGAGTTGAAACGATCCTTGGATTGAAGTCTTCTACGATGGTTCAAGTGTTTAGCTTTTCCCCCACTATAAGTAAGCTATGCGTGTAAGTGTATGTATGTGATTATAATAAAAAGGATAATGATCATGAAAACGATTACTGCCGAAGAATACGACGGGCATTGTACTACCTGCAATGAATTCACTTGCGGTGGTGTCGAGCCGGACGCTGAGGATTATCATTGCGAGGCTTGCGAAGAGGATACGGTTATTGGCACGGAGAATGCATTGATCATGGGGGAACTGACGATCGATTGAATTGTTCTAAAGCCCTACTGTAATGGTCGGGGCTTTTTATTGTCTTGCGTATGGTTGGTATAGTGTTTACTATATTACATGATCCGATCCACAATACCAGAACCAAAGAGCTATTACAATTCCCATTCAATAAACAATAAACCCCAATCACTACCACCATGCTAACCAAAAAGTTTATGATTGAAGCCGCTGCCATCATCCACAACCACAAGAAGAATGGTGCAACAGATAAACAGGTACGACTTTTGATCGACAGCTTCTCTACCCTCTTCCGTAACGATAACCCGAAGTTTTCCCAAGATCGGTTTGATCTCGCATGTCTTACGGGTAAAGTTACGGCTCGCTAATTCCCATATTCAATATAACTAAAAGGCTAATCAATAATGAAAACGCTCTTGATGATGACGGTTCTCGGCTCCTTCGCAATTGGCTCAGTTGGTTGTGCCGCTGAGTCGGGATTGCCTGGTGGTTATGATGTCCAGATCTCAAGCGACTTTTCTTCGGAAGAGGTGAGCGTTATTGAATCAGAGATGTCATCCTGGTCACAATTCAAAGATGGTCCGGTTTTTAGTTATACGATCGTTCCGGCTTTTTCTTTGCCTAATGAGGCTCATGTAGGTTGGTCAACGATTGTGATCCGTAAAGATACTAAGGCTAACATTGTGGCGCATGGTGATAGTGGGACCATTGCCTACACTTCGGTTCAAGGTGAGCTTGAATCCTACGAGTATAATGACTCTTATTCGCCAGATCAGATAGGAGCCACTATCTATCTGCAGAATATGTCAGACGTCGATTCTGATATGTATTCGGTTAGCATTGCTCATGAAACGGGGCACGCTTGCGGATTGAAGCATACCGGATCAGGTACTTTGATGAATCCCGATTACCCTACCGCGGCACATTCTCCTACTTGTGCCGACTTGGATCAATACTGCTCTCTTAGGAAAGTTACCTGCCCTTGTAATTGAAGCGTGGTTTATATAAAGAGCCCTGTTGTTTATGGGCTCTTTATAGTTGTAAAAAGTCAAATGGCATAGTATTCGCAATTAAGCAAACCCTATACCAGACCCATAATCCCTAATAACCCAATTCCCATTTAATACAATAACCCCATAATAACTACAATGACGAAAACTCATATGATCGCCGCAGCCTCTATCATCCACAACCATAAGAAGTGTGGAGCTTCCCCTGATGAGCTTCGACTTTTGATTGACAGCTTCTCCGTATTCTTTCGACAAGACAATCCTAAGTTTTCTCAGGAGCGCTTTGATCTCGCATGTCTTACGGGTAAAGTAACGGCTCGCTGAATTATTAGTATATGCCGTTTCCAGTCGCGAAAATGAATTGAGACGAGCTTTTGATCTGATCCTTGTCAGTATATCTTTTTCTTTTAATAATCGATTGTAGGGGCGGTTTTTAAAGACAACAGTTCTATACTTAAATTACAGTGGTTTCATAATATCATTTTCCCATTTAATCATTAACCTTGGAGGATATCATGGATCGAATGGTGCGACCTGGAACTTTTGAACCGGGCATGAAGGTTGACTCAAAAGAAGTTAAGAAGTGGAGGACGCAAGATTATCGTAATAAAGTCTTGATCATTGAATACCAGGATGGATCAAAAGAGTACGTAAAGTCTTTGTAAAGTGCAATCTAAACCATAATCCCATTTAATAATAACCAAAGGATATTACTACTACTATGACCAATGCACAAGTTTTCATCCGAGTTGAGCTTCTTCGTAAACAGGCAGCAACCGCAAAGAAGGTGGGGCTTAAAGGCGCCGCGGCTGATTATGAGAAAGAGATCAATAAGGTTTTGAGTTTGGCGGGAGTGTGAGGTAAAGGATCCCGGTCATTAAGTTGATCGGGATTTTTTTATGTCCAGTGGATAAGTGGTATGGGTTGTGCAATAAGCAAAGAGCCAGCCACATAGACCCACACACACGAGCATTTCCCATTTCATCAAAAGAATAAGAAAAGGATATGAGCCAGATCGAAAAGAACGGTTTCGTTTTAAAACTCAACCAGATGAAACAAGCGAATGCGGTCCTTCAGTTTATTATCCGCCGCATGAATTCAAAGTAAACAATTCCCATTTAATAATACCTATAGGAGATATCATGAAGATCATTATCGCTCTACTCGTTGGATTGTCGCTCGCAGGCCTCACGTCGCATTTTGTCCAGGGCGTTGCTTTTACACTCGGCTCGGTTGTCGTGACATGGGTTATGTGTAGTTTCGTCGCTGGCATGGCTCTTGGTTATAAAGCCACTAAGTAATCTTTACGCCTAACTTCCTTATTTCCCATTTACTATTCATTCGTGGAGGATACTCTAATGAAACGATCTGAGGTTTTGAGAATCCGGGAAGAGACACTAAAGAACTATGAGCTTCAATTGCAATCCCATTTAGAAAAAGGATTGCTCAAAAAGAAACAGGTCGCCGATATCCTTGCGGGCTTTGATGATGGGTTTTGGAGCGCGGTCAATCTTTTGCGTGGCACGGAAAAAGATTAAGCCCTATAAACAATTCCCATTTAACATTTACCATAGGGTATATCATGAAAACGAATTATAAGAAGCTCGCTCAAGAGATCAAGATGAACCTCCTGACCCTTTACAGTGGAGGTGGATCTGATAATGAGGTTCGGGAATATTGGGAATCAAAGGTCGGGGAATTGGAAGAGACCTATTCAGACTTCTCAGAACGAAAGCTCAAGGTCGAAGTTTTTAATCTTTCCCATTCCTACAATTGATTAGGGGAGTAAAGGTTTTAGGATAGCTGTGGCACTATCATTGCAATAGCTTCGAGTTATTGTATAAAGTTAATAATCGTGGAGCCTTAAAAAGCGTAGAATCGATTATAAACATGCCACAAACATTTCCCATTTAATCTATACCATTGGAGATAACTATGCAAACGGTTAAAGCTTTGAAAGGTCGGACGTTCGGGGTTTATTCGCTCGCGACCCATGAACGCATCGGAGACTTTCGTAAGGATAAACGAGTGGCTCTTGAATGTGCAAGCCTCGCGGATCATTTAGCGTTCGTTCAAGAATGGCAATGGGTCGGGGTAAAGCAAAGCGATGGGTCAATGATGGGCGTATGGTCCAAGGGTCGCGTATATTCTACCCTGTAATTCCCTGTAATTTACTAGGATCGCCCTTATCTAACTCTTTAAAGCCTTCTAGCTCATCTTTTGGGTTAGAGGGCTTTTAATAATCTCAATAGGTAATAACATGAACGACGATAAACGAATGATGGCACATGAAGTCTTTAGTGGCGTGCTCTGTTGTATCAGTATGTTTCTCTTAACCTATATTGTGATGGGGCTGTAAATAAAACGATATACTTGTCAAGCTGGCAATGCTCACGACGACGACTTAAAGGAATGGTTGGCGCTCCGCATAAAAAACCCGGTCTATAATGGATCGGGTTTTTTATTGTCAGTTGGTTATATGGTATGATGTTTGCAAAAAGCAATAAGCTCGCCACAAGCCCAAACCAAGGATCCAAATTCCCATTTACCACATTAGACAATCAAAGGATATGCTTCTTATCCCGAAAAAAGCAATCGATAGTTATGGGCTCCCTATTCCTAAGCCTACCTGCAAACACTGTAAGCATTCCCTAGGGGCGCAAAACCCTGGTGATGATACTTGCGATCGCTGTAAGTACTGGGCATTCTAATTCCCATTTAATAAACAATAGCGAGAATATTATGCCCACTCCCAAAGTTTACAATACGATGCGCGAAATTCAGGAAGCAAACAAGGCTTCTGGCGGGCACTGGTTTTCAAAAGACACCATGCGCTTTTTCAAGTCGATCGTGTATAATCCGATCTACTTTGGTCGTTACTTCATTACCTCGGAACGATTCGATGATGGCTCGCCTCGCCTCTTTACGGTCCGCTTTGCTAATGCCGATGGTAGCATTGACACGGCTTCAAAGTTTCAGCAATTCAGCACCAAGCGCCAAGCTCTAAAGTTTATTACTGAAATTGGACGCTAAACAATTCCCATTTAATATTAAGGACAGGTAATCATATGAGCCACGATAAAGAATATGTCGACCTTCCCTCAATTAATCCCTTGAAGTCTGGCACAGTTAATGATGATGGCGAATCCTGCACTCATATTGCCATCTACGATCGTAAAGCGGTCGAGGCGGTTTATGGTCCGATTGATGAAGAGACCGATCGTAACGAATTGGCACAAGACTTGACGGGCTGGTATGATTCTTATGGTGGTCCGGGGCGCTGGTTTCGTCGTGGTCCTTGGTGCAAAGTTTACAAGCACAAGATCTTGGTCAAACAGTTTTGCGCCCTTGACATCTGAACTGTAATTAAAGCCTGACTGTAATGGTCGGGCTTTTTTATTGTCCTTTGAATATATGGATCAAGTTTTGCTATATGAGATTATTGTGCCATAAGCCTTGCCAAATAAAAAACTAAACCCCTTCCCATTTACCAATAAGAATAAACATATACTATGCTCCCCTTCAAACGAAACGTAAGTAGTAAGTACGGCGCTCCTATGGGTCGTCAATCGGACTGTAAACCAACCGAGCTTATGGGCAAGGTTCATCTTCGCTATATGCCTCTGAACGGCGACTATGATCAAGGTGGCGCTTATTGGGGCTGGGTAAGAGGCTCCTACATGTTTTGCGCTTGGAACGAAAACGGTGTCGAGGTTTACTTTCGAGCGCCATCTCGTGAGGCTGCTAAAGCTCTTCTCCCTAACTGTACCTTCTACCGCTAAACAATCCCATTTAAAAATAAGAAAAGGCTAATACAATGAAAACGATTAAAGAGCTTTCACAAGATGCTTTGGATTGCCAAATGGCTTGTAATGCCAGCGGTGTAATTCATTCCTTCTCACGAGCGATTACAGATCTTCGTGCCGTCCTTTCGAGTGAGCCTGGTTTTTCTACGGATGTTTTAAACCGGCATCCCATTTGCGTTTTATACTCGAGTAAGATCGCCTCTCTTACCGGCTCTGAAAGCGGGCTGGAATTCTCTAAAGCCTATGAAGCTTGCTGTAAAGAAGTCGAAAAACCAAACGAGCATTAAAGCTTCGTCCCAATAATAAACAATTCCCATCTAACGCACACACAAGGATATACATACAATGAAAACTCTCATGGTAGTAGTTGCAGCGGTTCTCGGGCTCGGGTATTATGTCGTTCAAACCAAAGACATTCAATCGTCTTTGAATGTTCAGGGGAGCTACGCCGATAATAAAAGCAGCACTATCAAGATCCATGATAAACCTGTGGCATACTCCCTGCATGTTCATTGTAGTGTAGTTAGTGGCGTGTATGCGTGTAAGTGAGCTTGACCATGGATCTTACCCGTTATCCTAGGCACCTTAAGCATCACGGCTCATTCTCATTTAAACAATAGAAAGAAGTATAGGAAGATCGCGGCTGAGGATCTAATTCATTGAAGCTCTACTGTAATGGTAGGGCTTTTCTTTTGCCTGTTGTATTACTGGCATAGCGTTTGCAATATCCACAATACATACCAACTAACCTAAAAAGAAAACAGGCTTTCCCATTCACTAAAAACAATCCGCATATGATATGATCGATCCACATAAAAAAAAAGTTATCCCCAGTCTGTTTATAGGTTGGGGATATTTTTTTTACGTTTGGGCTTCATGGTATAGAGATTGCTAATATGCAAAAGCCTTGCCGCAAGCCCCAGACGAAAACCCCCTATCCCAATTCCCATTTAATATATAAAGCCAACCTAAGATATGAGAGACTCCTGGTATAAAGGTCTGGTTGATTCGTGCACTGAGTATGATGCGGTGATTGATTGGATTAAAAATAATAATCCTTTCATCAAAGATCGAACGGAAGAGGAGCGAGAACAATTCGCCTGCAATGTCGTTCACTCTTGCATCCGAGCCGTTGTGTTTGGTGATAGTGGAACGTTTGCTGCTACCGGAATGTGCATCGCGATTGCAGCTGGAAAAACCCGTAAAGATCAGGATGGCAATCAAAAAGTCGTCCTCGCAATCAAGCTCTAAACAATTCCCATTCAATATAAAAGAAAGATAATATTATGATCGACTATAGCAAGCTCAAAGGCATTGAACAACTCAGGATGGCTGCTAGTATCCTGGACAATTGCAACGAGAGCTTTAATTTCAGGCACTCGGCACAAGAATTGCTCAGGCTCGTAGAAGTGATGACCAAGTGCGATTGGGACATTTCTCCCGACTACTGGGAAGAGTTTCAAATTACCGCTGCACTGGAATATGGAACGGTGCCTGAATTCCGACACTTCACCAAAGAAGACTACAGTACGACCGAGCACTATCGTTGCGGCTCAGCGGGTATGGTGCCAGTCTTTCCCGAAGGGTATCATTCCGAGCTTGCTATTGATTCTGGAAATTGGATTCCCGATCACTTTGATGCCGCAGCAAGATAACAATTTCCCATTACATAAAGGCGCACACGTAAATATATGAGCAAGCCCTACCAGCGAAGCACGGGCACAATCAATCGAGAGCTGTCCAAGGTCGCAAAAGATAACCATGCCATTAAACGATTGAAGATTGATATTGCGGCTCTTTTGACTGGATCTACAAGTGGCAAGCGTGGAAACGAATTAGCTCATGCATTGGTTGAGTCGAATAATCCTAGGGAAGTAGCGCGAGAATTGATTATTATTGGAGAGCGATTTTTGCATGGGGAATGGCATAGTTCTTTCCCGCAAGATGAATAAACAATAATAACTCCCATTTATTAAAAAAGAGGATAAGAGTATGAATTCAGAAAATGAAATGACCGCATTTGAAGCGTATGAATTGGCAAAAGAGTCTCTTGAAAAGGCACAAGAAGCTTATGATAGCTGTGAATGTGAAGATACCCAAAACTGCGAACATAGTCGAGCTGTTGATAATGCCAATAAAGCATGCGATGAGGCTCGTGAAAACTATCTTGAAAGTGATGAAGAGCGCACATGGGAAATTCGAGAAGCCGGAAATTCTTGGGGACACACTTATGAGGCTGTAACGGTTGATGAGGCTTTGTCTGAAGCCGCTGGGAATATGAACTATTCGGATTATGTAAGCTCGTGCGATAATGATGTTAACCGCGGAACTATCTTTTGTACGATTTATGCGTATTGCGAAGAAACGGGTGAAGAGGGTTCAACGACAGTTGCGCTTGAACCTGAGGAGCCAGAGTGTGAAAAAACGAATCATGACTGGCAATCCCCCTATGATCTTCTTGGTGGTCTTGAGGAGAATCCAGGTGTATGGGGGAAAGGTGGAGGCGTGATTATTCGTGAGGTATGTATGCATTGTGGCTGTGAGCGAGTAACGGACACATGGGCTCAAAACCCTGAAACTGGTGAGCAAGGCTTGAAATCAGTTTCTTACGAGCCCGGAAAATATACGGATGAAATTACAAAGAAACGTCGTGTGGAATTGTTGAGTGAAGCGGCTAAAAAATTGTCAGAAGCAGGGTATGATACGACGGAAGAGACGGATGAACACTTGATTATTGCGCTCCCGAGTAATACGCCAGAAGAGGGTGATGAAGCAATTGAAGATCTGCGCAATTTGCTTGGTGACAATTACCTGGTGAATTGGACGGGTAACGGGAATACAGATTCATATGGGGATACGAGCGATGACGTGTGTGTGGAAGTAGATATATAAAAGGACATACATAATGACCCAGCGAGAATTAGAAATTAAGGCAAAAGTGACGATCATTCGTGGTTGGATTTTGGATGGTGCAGGACCGGCTCGCTATGGGTATGGTAGGGTTTCTCCATGTAAGGTTGTATGGTTAGGGAAGACATTAGCAGAGGCAAGTTGGGAATTGGGCATTCCGCTTTCTCATTATAAATAATTTCCCATTCATACATTCACACGAGCCAATAACATGAACAACTCCAAGTACTTCTCGGTTGTATTACACTTCACTAAATATGGCGCTTCGATCTGGCACCCTACCGAATCAACCGGGCGCTTTAACACCTTGACTCGCGGAGCATTTCGTTCAGAAAAGGATGCACATGCTTGGGCTGAATCAAACGGAATTAAACCGGGCACTTACTCTGTAAAGACCTACACTCTTTAAATTCCCATTTAAACAATGCATTTGGGATAATCATATGAAAGTTATCAGACAAGACGGACATAAGATTGCTTGTGGGCTTTGCGGGCGCGAGGATGACTTCCAAGAGGTTTTTGAAAAAGAGGGTCCGCAGGTGCTTTGTGGTTTTCAAAGCTGTCCAGAATGCCATATTGTGTCCGCATTCAATCTTCACGAGTCACACAAGGATAATCTATGAGCGCCATCGGAAAAATCGTAACCACCTACACTCAAGTTTCTCCCGATCGAAAGGATACGCTTCAAGATATCCCATCGGCAAAACAACAGCATACCGAAGATCTTAGTGAAAGTATTCCGACCAAGCTAAGCATGAAGGCAGTCAATAAAGAGGAGGGTAAAACAATTCTTCCACCCTCTTCTATTGGGACTGTATTTACAACCATGCTGGAAACTCAAAGCACGGAAAACCTGAATGTGTTGTTCGATCTACTGACGAGCATCTTAAATGATCGGGCAAGTAAAGAGGTTCGTTCCTGGACTCCACCGACTGATATCGAGCTTAATTGGTGGCGTAATGGCAAGATCGTGGACGCGATTCAATCTTATCGAGCTTCGCGTCCGACCATTGACATTCGTGTGGTGCAAAAGATCTTTCGCTTCTATGAAAAATAATATCACCCACATGGACACACATACTTATACAAGTAAGCAGATCAAGCTTTCGTTCGTTATCGGAGGGCTCTTTTTACTTACAGCGTATATTCTTTTGATGTATAATTTGTGGTAAAAGATTCCCATTTAAGAATAACGGAAGTAAAAGTTATGACGAATTATAGTGGTGGTGATAAATTGGTTTCGTGTTATAGTAGATTGGCGTGTCTTGCCTGTAGCGTTGAAACGGTTGGTAAGAAGACTACCATGGGTAAAAGCGAGGCGTTTGTTTACGAGTCATGGCATTGTGCTTGTGGCGAGGAACTGGCGGTAGATCTGGAATCGGTTTACACTAACGATGAAATTTTGCGTGCAGTAAAAACTCTTTAATTTCCCATTATGAGCAAGTATGATAAGATGTATGTGGATGATATCGAAGGTTTGATTAAAAGTTGTGCGAATTTGATTGATCTTGGAATTAATCTGGATGGCATTCGATTTTCCTTGAAGAGTAAGGGATGTAGAGAAGAGGATATGTTTTTGATTTACAGTGCGGCGAAACTCTTGAGCCAGGATCGTGAATGAAAAAAACGTTTGAAATGAGACCCTCGGAGCTGTTTAAACGCGCTGAGACGATGATTGATCAGTTGAACGATAAGGGCAATGACAACGAAGCTCAAGTCATCCTGAACGCACTAAACGTTTATATTGAGAGTGACTATCAAAATAGACACGCATTAGAGAATGCTTGTAATCGGTTTTATCACTTGATTCCCATTTACTAATTGAATGAAAGTGTATACATGAACAGCAGAAAATTTAAGTATCTCAGTATCAGTCAAGGTCAGATTAAATTGAACGCTTCCACGGATGAGTTTGCAGAAGCGTTGCATGCCGTTTCCCAAGCTTGTAAAGAGAGTGGAGATCAGGGGTCGGTCATTCGGGTATCAGATGGCTTCGTGATGTTTCAAAAGATTGTGACGTGAAGGGCTGGCTAGAGGATAAAATAGCTGATTGAGATCGTATCTGATTCTTTTGGAAGCCCTGTTGTTTTCCCATTCATTAAAAGAATAAGAGAATGTTATGCTAAATCTTGATGAACGTTTTTCAGATATTGTTGATGAAGGTTTGATTTATTTTTCAGATATTGAACCGGTGGATTATCTTTACGCCATTCGAAATCGTTATCTGACGGCTGCGAAAGAGATGATTAATATGCCGAGCGAATTTGACAATCAATTCGGCGAGTATCTGTGTGGCTTGGCAGAGCAATTGCAAGTCGCGATTGAAGCTGAAGAAACGATTTTTCCCATTGCGCTTTACCAGTAAGAGAATAACATGAACAACAGCACTGACAAGACGTTGAATAATTGGGCTAAAGAGTGGAAGAAAGAAAACCTGGCCGAAGAAACGGCTCGCCTGATTGCGCAATGTAGCTGCAGTTATACTTGGGATAAAAGCGTCTATGAGCATCCTTGTCATGGTAAAGGGCACACATGCAAGAAGCCTGCCAGTCAACGGTTATACAATGCAAAGCCGGGGTTAGCTGGTGCTCAAGTTAAATTTACAATGGATACGACTTGGGCTTGCGATGATTGTTGGAACGCCTTTAAAGATTTTCAATCGCTATAATCCCATTTCATATTCTTATCGGAGATTAATATGACCACTACCTCACTCGACAATATTATCCTCAAGATTCAACGCCTTCGTGCATTGGCCGCCTCTTCAAATCTCAACGAAGCAAACAATGCAGCAGCTGCTGCAGATCGGCTCATTGAAGAGCACCGCTTGTCAGAGGCTCAGCTCAACATCGATAATGGCACGGAAGAAAAAATCGATGAAGCCGAAGGTTATTTGTATGAGAGCGGCAAAGTTACTCAATGGAAAAGTTCACTCGCTTGCATTCTCGCCAAGCATTACGGTTGCGGCATCTTTAATCACAATGGATCGAATCCTGAAACGGGTCGATTGATTTCCCGTTATAAACTTGCGGGTCGTAAGGCGGACATTGAGATCGTTAACTATATGTTCGCTTGGCTTTGCGGAGAAATTAGTCGCTTGAGCATGAGCGAAGGCAAAGGTCGCGGACGAGTTTTTATCGGTTCGTATTGTGTCGGTGCCGTCGCGGGGATCAGAGAACAACTGAATGCCAATAAAGAAGAGCAGAAGGTTGCGCACGGAAATTCTACGGCGATGGTCGCGCTGAGCCGGCGTGCTGAAGAGGCGCAAAGCTTCCTTCGGTCAAAGCGTAACTTGACCAAATCCAAAAGCTTCACGAGTCAACAGATTAATGCGGGCGCTTACCATGCCGGACAACAGCAAGGTAAGAATATTCACCTTGGAAAAGTCATGGGCAATATGACTCCGAACAACAGGCGGTTGGGTAAATGATCACGGCTTTTGATATTGTTGTAACTTTGCTTTTTATGCTCGGAGCTTTTTCTTGGAATAAAGACGACCAAAGAAATCTATTCATTAAATATGCGCTTGGATGTATGTGGATGTGGGCTCTTGTGGTTACATTGATTCAACTTGGGTTTCATAAGTAAGTGTTTCTGCGAAGACCTATGCGACTCCGAGCTTTGCTGTGGCGCGGACATGCTCATAAGCTACAGGCGGTATTAGACCACCAGAACAAGGGCTATTACGAGGCAGCCAAGGAACGAGATAGACTTATCTTTGAAAACGCCAAGTATCGGATTTGGAATCGTTTGTTAAGTGCTGCTGTAATTTTGAGCTGGACATTTGCGGCATTCATTTATCTTTGCTACGCTCCCTAATTCCCATTTATTATTAAGTCATTGGTGAAGTTATGAAAACGGATCAAGAGTTAGAGCGCACCGAAGCTGAATGGTACATGGTGGATAAAGCTCGTGCCGATTCACTTCGTTATGCTAATCCTGCTATTTATAATTGGTATTATTATTGCCGTGAGATGGATCGTTCTTTGCGACGAGGGTTAGAGCGAATTGAATATCATGAAGGTATGTAATTATTCCCATTTACTATTTGATCATTGGGTGCATATATGATTATCAAGAATAACAAAGGTCGTGAGTTTTTTATTCGTGTGGTGATGAAGGGCGATCGTTATGGTTTGAAAGATTGCCTAATCCATACGGAAAATAATCCGATGATTGAATTTTACGACTATACCTTTTCTAACCACGATCACTTCGGTCCGCGTGGGCAATTCGTTAGCCGTTATTACGCGGAGACAATTGCAGCAATTAAAGATCGTGGGCTAACCCTTCAAGGATACGAACCGCTGTGGACGATCGATCAGAAAGCACTTAAACCAGTTATTAAGTTAGCAAGCGATCTTTTTCGCCCATAACTCTAAATAATATTTCCCATTTACCAAACAATTAAAAAGGATATCAGAATGAAAAACATTAGCATGATTATCGGTCTGGTCGCTATTACCTTTGTCGCCACTGGATGCGCTACCAGCAACACGGCAAACCTTCAAAGTCAATTGGATGCTCTTGAGGCAAAGAATGCGGCACAAGCGGGTCAGATTGTAGCACTAAAGAAGCAGGTTGAGCCAGTGGGTGAGAGTACCGCGGACAAAGTAAAAGCCGGTTGGGACTGGACTGTGGCGGAAACGGTGGCAGCCTGGAATTCGAATGCGTCGGTTGAAACTCGTGCTCGATTGGAAAAGTGTTGGGGCGATCTTAAAACCAGCTCAAAGTAATAATCCCATTCACTAAAAATAAAAGGGTATTATTATGATTGAAATTAGCGAAGACGAGTATCTCCTGCATTGCCAAAACGACGATGGAGTGTGCTTGGCGTGCGGAGAATTCACTTGCGGTGGTGTCGAGCCGGACGCCGAGAGCTACGAGTGTGAGGCTTGTGGGGCAAAATCGGTTTGTGGCACGGAGAATGCTTTGGTTATGGGCGAGCTTGATTTCGTCTAACAGATTTATTTCCCATTTGCTTAAACTTTAAAGAGGATATTATGAATACGAAGCACAAAAAAAACTGAGCTTGAAGTTGCAGTGAAACGAAATAAGATCACGATTGAATCCAAGTACATGGGCGTTGAATCTGAAATCCATGGCGGTATAGAGTATGAGCGCGACAAGTGGGTCTGTACGCTTCACTTTGGCGACCGTAAAGAGTCTTTCGAGTATGGCACGGGTAGCGGGCTTCGGAAGAACAACACCCCTGTTAAGCCGGTGGCAGCCGATGTTGTTTATTCGGTCCTGTCAGACTATTCGGCGGGCGAAGAATCGTTTGAAGACTTTTGCAGCAACTTCGGTTATGACAACGATTCAATTAAAGCGCTGAATACCTATATAGCCTGCCAGCGCAATGGAAAAAAGGTTCTCAATCTTTTTCGTGAGACGCTTGAGGAACTGCAGAAAGCTGAGCACTGATATGATCGACGGCGAGGCAATTTATCTTGTAATCAAAAGACACTCGGGTCGGATTGATGTCTCGCCACTTAAAACTGAATGGCTTGATGTTAATAATGATTGGACAGAAGATCCTTCAAAAGCTTATCTGTATGGAAGCGCAGCGGCTGCCTTTACGCACGTTCAAGAATTTTGTGGCGAGTATGGCAGCTATGATCTTGGTGGAGTTTACATTCGTACCAAGCATCGTGAAATTGAAGTGCAAGAACGAGATTTCTTTTAATCCCATTTAATACTTATGCGTAGACGTGTATATGAGCAAGCAAATGAAGAACAAAAATCCTAATCCATATCGAGACGCTAAAGGCAATGTATATTTCTATAACGCTAAAGTGAGTGACTTGGACAATTTGGAAGAAGAATTGATTGACGCTTTTCGAAAGGCTCGTAAATCTCTCCGTGCCACTAAATATCACAAGTCCGAGCGTGGGCTGCATGTTAAACTAAAGCGAGATGCCAAAGTTGAAGAGATTTACATTGAATTTTTTACGCCTACTGAAGGTTGGGGCACTTCAATGATTCGAGAAAAGAAATGAAAAAAGTTACTGTAGTTACTTTGAAAAAGAAGTACAAGGATGGTAGCATGCTTGTGTGTGCGTGTTGCCATTCGGAATACAGCTCTAACCCGAGTGATTACTTCTGGAAGAACTCTAAAGAAGCGTTTACTTGTGCTGGTCCGGAATGCGATGACGAGCCGCTTCAATTGGTTGTAAAGAAAACGTCATACAAATTAATTTAATTCCCATTTACACATATGCAAAAACATAATTATGAAGAAGACAAAAGTTTCTATTTCAAAAGATAAGATGACTGTTACTATTGCAGTTCCTTGTAAGTCTTATGAAGATGCAACCAAACATTGTTATGGATTGAAGCTTGAACGTGGTCAAGAGCTTGGTAAAATTATTGACTTGATTCGTGAGCAAAAATTTTCCAGATTTGAAATGAATATTTTAGTTGACCTTATCGATCTTGTTTGATAAGGCTTGAGATTGGAATAAAGCCAACTCGGAGGATCGCTATAACGGACGGATACTAAACCGTCAGTATCAAAGGCTGAGTTGGCTTTATTCCAATCTCATTCCCATTTCATAATAAATAAAGAGAGTAATATTATTATGAGCTTTGATAGAAAGGCAACGGGGATGATTTCTAAAGAAGAATGGCAAAAGCAAATCCGGGAACACGATAAAGAAATTATTCAAGCTGAACAATACCGCAAGGATAAATTTCTTTCCCATCGTTGCTTTCGACTTGCGGATAATCTAGAGCACGGCGCGAGAGAATTGAGAGAGACGATTTACGATCTCTTTCATCATAACGCTGACGAAATAGATAAGCAAAAAGCCCGCGAGAAGCTTGATAAATTATTCAAAGCTTGGACCGGCGATAATAAAGACGCTGCAAAATAATAATTCTCCACTGGAATATTAAATAATCATTATGAAACAAGAATTCAATTCGTTTAAAAGTGAAGTCGCCCGTTTGATCGTGAATCATCCGACATTGGCTTGTGCATTGCGAGATTCCGATACGGAAGAACTTGTTCGTCAAATGAATGAACCTTCTGGCTATGAGTGGATGAATGTTCGTTTTACTGGATTTGGCACGGAGGTCAATCTGTATATTGAGTTTGAATCAGATTACACTTCCGTTGAGGATGAAGTGGGTAATGATATTCGGAACTATAAAGTTGCATTCAAAACAAGTCATTCTTCCAGCACTGAAACTCCCACGCTTCAAGTTCAGCGAGCTAATTTCTATTTGAAGGTCGCAGAATTGGCAGCCGAATTGGAACGCGAATACCAAGACACAACCTTGGTGCGGGTGCTTCGTTCAAAGGCAGAGAAGGAAGAGCTGGAAGCTATTAATAAAAAGAGTCAATTTGACAAAAAGCTTCGCAACACTGTAAAGAACGCGGTCAAACACATGCGCGTGGGTACAGAAAAATCTGTGCAACTTGCATCGGATAATGATTTTCCTTTGGGCACTCATGAATTTACATATGCGAATTCAAAGGATGAGCTGATGACCTTTACATTGTCAATCGCTCCTGCTAATGAAATTTTGAAGCTTCAAGTGGCTTGGCTGAAGCGCACGAAGTAATTCGATTTCCCATTCATTCACGTTTGGGCAGTATATAAAAGGAATATAAAAATCATGGGTTCTCGTGGAAATATTTTTATGGTTCAACATCCAAGCAATGGTGTTGCAAGTGGCGTCGGCATCTTTATGTATAGTCACTATAGTGGGCATGCGCTTCCAGAAATTCTTCAGACTGTATTGAAGCGTAATGTCCGTTGGAATGATGAGCCCTATCTGGCGCGTATGATTTTCAGCGCGATGATTAAAGATGATGTCTCGGGTGAGCTTGGTGCAGGTCTTTCGACTTACTTGTGTGATTATAATTATCCCATTTTGGTTGTGAATTCAGAAGAACAAACGGTTTCAGTTGCAGACGCTGTTGATGGGAATAACAATCCATTGAGCGCCATTTTCAAAACGTATTCATTCAATAAGTTTTGTGAATTGAGCCCTGAAACGATCAATGAGAAGGTTTATAAAAAGCCGTGAAAAAAGTAATTTACAATCGTCCCTCGTTCAATAACGGAATACACGGATTGACACAAGGTAAAACTTACAACGTAAATAGTTGTGAGACGGCAGGTCCCTTTAATCTTTATAAAATTACATCAGATAATGGTAAAGAAGGTAGATTTAACTCGGATAATTTTATTGATGCCGAAGAAGATGTTTATACCTCCGTATCGCCTCGTGTATGGTCCGCAGCTGATAAGGGACTATCTAACATCACTAAAGAATACTGTAACAGTGTTGGTTTGAAAGATTTCGATCCTGAAGAAACTCGTATGCGAAATCTTTTGAAGCCCACGATACTTGCACATGAATGTCCATGTGGTATAACTCGTGTTGATTGCGCGTATCATCAATGAAAAAGTTAACTGAAAAAGAAAAAGCCCAAAAAGAAATTATCAAGAAGCTCGGCAAGGCATTGAAAGAAGCAGTCGATCATCTTGATTACTGTGGTTACGGAGACGCGTGGGATCGTTCGTGTGCGTTTGAATCTAAATTGCCACAACGACTTTCAGAAGCGCTGGAGCTTGCTGGTATCAAAAAGAAGTAATTTCCCATTCACTTATTACGGACAAAGAATAATATGAACTACGATTACTCACCTTGGGGTAGAATTCTTGGCACACGAAATCTTGCCAAGGGAATCAAAGAAATTCGCACGGTAGCTGGCGGCGGATTCAAGCTTGATAGCGCGCAGAATTTGAAGGTGCATCAAGCTTGGAGAAAAGCTGGCGGATGGTATGAGCAAGAGTGCGAGTGGTCCATTGTATTCCTGACCTTCCCTGAATTGTTTGAAAACGCACTGACAACCATGGTCCGAACAAGCGGTGCGATTGAAGTGGTAAAAACATTTGCTCATGAAACCGCAAAAGAAAATTTCCCATTTGGATATAAGCAAGCGATTGGATCAAAGGAAAGCAAATGAAAACGTTTACCGCTGAAGAAGTTGAAAAGTTTACGAATCCTGAATGTGCTCGTGGTGCTGCATTGGAAGAAGACAATCACGGACAACAGATTATTTATACTGGAGTTTTCCGTTGGACCGATGGAACTTTCAGGAATGAAATTGATCCGAATTTTGATGGGGAGAATGACGACGAATGAAAACGATCAAGGTTCAATATTTTGCTGGCACCCTTGAAATTATGCGTATGGGTCCCTACAAGAACGAAGTCGAAGCGTGGGAAGCCTTGCGAGGTCATGATGGCGTTCCAGTGCAGCTCGGAAGAGTTTGGCCGGAAAGAGTTCATCCGAAGCGCGCTAAAAAATAATTCCCATTTACATTTAACAAATAAAGAGTATTATGAACCTTCAAGAGCTATTGGAATCGACTGGCTATTCAACTCGTTCGTATTCAGGACGAGGAATGTATGGCAAGAATTGTCTCGGAGTTACTTTGGAACGCGGGCAAACTGTCATGGCTTGTGTTGCATCCGTCTTGGAAGAGCTTGCGACCCTTGACTCGGATGACAGTGCAGATGCCTTGGAAGAGCTGGCAAAGGGTCTGCGTCGGTCTTGCACGGATTCGATGGGGCTTGGTACGATCCTTTATTTTCCAGGCATCCCATTTGAAGGCGACGAGAAAGATGATGAGGACGACAAATGAACAATCAAGAAATTTTCACGATTTGAAAATAATTCCCCATTTATAAAATACGTGCACATAAATACATGATTTGTTTGGTTACTCCTCAAGAAACGCTGTTCATTGACGACTGGGATTGCATCTATCGTCCCCAAGTTGGCATCAAGCCTAGTGCCCATTGGCGAGTCACAGGTGCAATTGAATATCGTTTCGGGCGCATCATTAAAAAATACTCGACGCTGGATATTCGAAAGAACAAAGTGCCTTGGCGTTACTTGAATGGTTCCCCTCGTTGTTTCATTACGGACATTGATCATGGAACGAAACGTATTTGGAATGTTGAACTATTGGATGTGATTGTCAAATGAAAGTTTATTGCGTATTTGAAGTTTTTTTGCATGAGGGAAATGATTTGGTATTTGTCGGATCTACGCAAGAAAAGGCGGACAAATATGTGAAGGATCATGAATCAGAAATGACTAAAAGCCATTGGTTCACGATTGAAGATTGGGACGTCAAATGAAGCTATGGCATGTAGTTCAATACGGAAACTGGAAAGACCGTGATGCAAACGAGTCGGATACGAATTGCATTGTCCGAGCTAACACGTTGGAAAAAGCGATTGAGCTTGGCAACTTCGCAATCTCAGAACATAACCGCTACGAATGGCGAAATAATAGAGCTGATGTCATTCACCTTATGGGAGACGACAGCCATCCAGATCCGGTTGCAGCAATTGTAATTAGGGCTTGGATTCAATCAGACTTATGTATGATTGGATATGAGAGTTGGTACTACGAATACTTTAAAGACGATGGCAAGTGGCTGACTAAAGAAGAGTTTTTTGAGCCGGAGCAGGAACGATGAAAGGCAAGCTTCCGAAATCTGAATGGCCACAAGAACTAAACCGTCCAGAGGTTAAAGGAGTGTTCTGTGGCGGTTGCGTTGAGCGGGGCATTGGCAGTCGTTTCCGCGCAAAGGCACACGCACATACGAGTGGAGATTACAAAGGATGGATCTGTTTCCTTTCCGAGAAACGATTGACTGAACATTATCTTTGCTTGCATGAAGTTGCGCATTTGATTTCTGGGCAAGGTCATACCGATGCTTGGCGGAAAGTTCTTTTAGAAATCGGCGGAACTTTAGATCCGGTCGGTGATATTCTTGGTGACTATCATAAGCGAACTCGAATTAAAACGTCACAAAGAAAATAGAAAATTTTTATTGGCGTCAGTAATTACTAATCCCATTTAATCATGAGCAATAAATATCTATGCAATGTTTGTCGTAAAGGTAAGTATACCTATTGTGGAAGTCATCGATATGGTTCCCACAAGTCAAAGTTTAAGTGCGGCAATTGTGAACATACTTTTACTTCGGGCGATTCCGGTGGAGAGTATGCCGATCTTATCCCTGAAGAAACATATATAGATCCTAAAGAAATGAATGATGAACTTTTTGAAGCTAACTTAAAAAAACTTATTGACAAAATCAAATAAACAATCAATCCCATTTAATAGAAAGAATAGATAGATACTATGCGATACCTTCCGTGTGAAGCTTGTGAGCAAAAACCTGCAATGAATGATGACGATGGCCTTTGTAGTGGGTGCAAGCGTCAAGAACACCAAGGTCATAACCGTGGTGGAAAGAATAACAAGAAGTTTCGTCATGAGTACGAAGGCTGATATGAAAGTTATTCGCCTTAATAAAGAAACCGGCTACCACGAAACGATTGATGTGGTAGCTGGTACGGATGCAACAATCAGTATTGGCTCTGATTCCTATGCCGCTACGGTTGTTCGTACCACTCCCAAAACTATTTATGTTTCCACTGATAACAATAAAGAACGAGTGATGCCTTTTCGTTTGAGTAAGGGCGGATACTGGGTACATAAAGGGTATTACTTTTTGACCCTCGGCGAAAAAGAAAACTATCGAGACCCGAGCTTCTAAATGAATAATCCTTATCGTAAAGCTGGAAGTCCTACCGATTGCATTACCGCATTGATTACCGATGTCTTGGTCGATCAGTTGAAAAAAGCGGAAAAGAAAGTAGACACTTCAAACACACGTGCTCTTCCCATTTTTTCACGCCCTGAAGGTATTGAAACTTTAAACCGCCTCCTGAGTCCGCGAGTTAAAGTTCTTACAGTTCAACAGAGATTCGATTATCTCCAGGATGCCTATATGATTGTTGCTGTTGGTCCTGGCGGGGAAGAGCGGATTATGGATTTCAAATGCAAGAAGTGGTACAAGACTGATGACGAGCTTTTGGTTGCAGTTTATGATTTTATATTTGATCAGTTCGGTTCTTGATTCCCATTTATCTAATTTAAGAGAGAATAAATATAATGAGCAAAGCTGACCGTCAAAAAGTTTTCACTAAAGTCAAACGTCATCTTCTGAAGCAAAATAAGAAGAGCATTATAGGTTCGGCGAATGGTGGAATTTGTCTTTATCGTGGTCCTCGTGGTCTTAAGTGTGCCATTGGATGCTTGATTAAAGACAAGTTCTATTAAGAGTCGATAGAGGGCGGGGCTTTTGGCGATGCTTACTATCCGTCAGATAAAAAGAAAACTAAACTTCTTAAAGATGCTTTGAAGTCTAGCGGGATTAAACTAGACAAGAAAATGATTGCGATGCTGGATGCTCTACAAGCGACTCATGATAGTTTTGATCCACAGCTTTGGGAAGAGCAATTGATGAGCATTGCAGAACAATTCCGATTGAAATATTAAAAGTATATCTGGAATAGATGAGATTACCTATCAACTCTATTTCACTAATTGATAAAGGGCAAAGACATACAAGTCCTTTATCAAGCGCAGTAGAACCGCACAAAAGCCTATTCATGTCTACAGTTTAGGCACATGTATGTATTTAGATCGCATTGGGATACGGTGGAACTTTAAACCACACGATCCCAATGTGTCCTAATTCATTTCCCATTTCTATTTATAAATCGAGATACAACTATGAAGACAGCTAAAGATTTTCCCATTGACCAACGCGTTATGATGATTGAATATAGCGGGCACTCAACAGTAGTTAAAGGTAAAGTGGTTTGCAATGATATCAAATTGAACCCTCAATCCGTTGTGGTTCTTTGGGATGATGCAATGTCTTCCACTGTCCATGTCAAGAACTTAGTCAAGCTCCGAAAGAAGGGGCAAAAGAAGGACACCGAACCAAGAATTTTAAAAACTTCTGAAGTTAGTCAGCATCTTGGGGATGCATCTCATGACTTGAAAAAAGAGTATAATTTTGTTAATGAAATTTTTTTGCCAGCCGACGAAGATGGGGCGGCTATTTTTTTTATTCCACTTTACTTCTGGATGGATGGCACCGTTCGCCTTGAAAAAGATCCGAATTGGAATAGTAAAAAATACGGCCAATAAATATGATTCGACTTCAATCATTCAATAAACAGACCAAGGCTTGCTCATACTTCAATTTCAAAACAAAAATTGAAGCATGTGAGTTTGCTGTCGAATGTATTCAGACCGGCGCGGATTGGGTATTTATGTATGATTTTAATGGGTTCGGCGTGTTTGATAAAAATGATGACCCTGATAACTGGAGCCGAGTCATTTATAAATATAATTTCCCATGTAACTGTGTAAATCAGTAGAAATATTATATTCAATTGAAGATAAAATAAATAATAAACATGGCGTTATAATTTCGGTGTGAATTATGAAAGCAAATCACATACCAGCAGCAAAACGAATTCGAAATAAAATTCGTCTCCTTGAAAATAGATTGGATCAAATGCATGTCCCTATTGGTGGTGGTAATCCTTATTGGCGCTGTAATGAATGTGGCACTTCGGATCCAGAAGTAAGTATAAGGGGTCATCAAAAATATTGTAGTATCCCTGGACTTTCGAAGCAGATTGATTATTATAAGACACTCTTGGCTTCAATCGATCCGACCTTCAAATATACAAGCGTGCGTGAGTACCTATGACTAACGAAACTTTACAATTCATTATTGCAACCTGCGTATGTGCTTTAGCAGTCCTTGGATTAGTTCTTCGCATTATGATGGACTATAAAATTTTCCCATTTAATAAACACAGGTAATAATTAACATGAATAAGTATGAAAGAGAAATCATTAAGTTAGAAAAGAATCTTACTAATGGTTTTAAAAAATTAGCCAAAAAATACCGTAAAGAAGTTATTATCCCGACTTGTAAAAAGCTTAATTTGGTTTTTCAATGTTGTCAATTTTATGATTATAATGGAGAGTTTGGTTCCTACCCAGAAATTGATAAAATGTTAGACACCTTGCATTATGATAGTTCCAGTTATAATATGTTTAGTACTTTAGTTGACGATTATGATCCAAGAAAAAATAAAAAATGAAAAACAAATTTAAAGTTGGTGACTACGTTCAACATACCCGATCTAAATACAAAGGGTTCATTAAAAAAATTGATCATTTAATGGCTACCGTTGTATGGGACTTGGGCGGGAGTAGCTCATTTATTAGTGTAAATGATTTAGTTAATGTAGGAAAAGCGAATAAAGAATTTAAAATCGGTGACAGAGTAAAAGATATTGATTCGGGATGTAAAGGAGCTGTCACTGCCTTCGCTGGATTTGGTTGCAACAAACTTACGCATGTTGATGTTAAGTGGGATAAGGGTTGTGCCGAACAATTTGTATCAGTTAGAGATTTAGTCAAATTAAAGAAGAAAATAAAACCTGAAGTCAAGCCACTTACAGAAGAAGAAATTACTAAAAAGCTTTTACATGCTTTTTATAATAAGTGCGAGTATTCTGAAACGGGCGAAATTACTTTGCCTTGGGGTTTTGGATTGTATTGGTGGTCATTCGATCAAACAGTTCGACTTGAACCTGACCCTGACCCCAATTTCGATCCGTCATTTTAATTCCCATTCAATAGATTAAAGGAGAATACTAATATGAGTAAAGAATTTAGTTATCGTGACAATGCTTATGTGGAGCCTATCAAGATTCGTAAAACATACCGATATTGTAGGCGCAATGAATACTTTTGAAAAAAGAAAGATGGAGCATTATGAAAAAATATCACGTCCAGCTTAAACAACTCAACGATAACTATACGAAGAGCCTAAAACAACTGGCTAATAGGTTTCGTCGTGAAGTAATCAAGCCCAAGTGTAAGAAGTATGATCTTATCTTTGTGGATGGAAACTTTTATGCGGCGCCTGATTATAAAGAATGCGGATTCGTTGAGTGTAAAAACTTCGGACTGCTTCCCATTTATAAAATGCTCGGAGCTGAAACGGCATTCAAACAACTCATTCAATATGTTTCCGATTACAATCCAAAGAAGGTAGTATTGAAAATGTGTCCTGATAAAAAGCGAACGGAAGAAATTGGGGAGCTGATTAAAAAAGTTAGAAGCGATCCGAATTGGAATAAGGGACCATTGAAGAAGAGTGAATTCGGAGAATGAAATATACACGCGATCAGCTTCGTCCCATGCTTGTTCGTTCTCAATGGAATAAGAACTATAATGACCTTGCTCGGGCTTGTGCTGAAAGAGGTTTAGCTTTTTGTTTTCAGGAGGTAGGGGTTTTTGCAAGGTATTTGCGAGAATATTTTGGCGGTTGCGATTGTATCGGCATGGGATGTTGTAAGTGTAGTGTCCGCTATGAGTTTGGTCGTAGCGGCTATTGTCATGTGAAGGAATAGAATGGCTACTTATAGAATTACAATTCCCATTTCAGTTGAGAAATGTCTCAATGATGGAGGTGTTGATGGAGACAAGGTGATCAGTGAAGTAGTCGAGCTTGAAGTCTATGCAAATCATCCATATGATGCGGCGAAGAAGTTAGAGAAGGTATTGAGTAAATTATTGGATTTTGGTAACTAATGAATACTTTTGAACTTGAATATAAAAATAACTTTGATATAATTCATAAGACTTTAACTCGGGCTAAAGAATTGTTATTGCATTCGAAAAATAAAGGTGATGAATTGGCTGGAGAGTTAGTGTGCCAAATAGCTGAAGCGCACTTTCAGGCATTCGAATATATTATGGATTTTAATGTGACGTTTTTAACAGAAAATAATCTGACTCAAGATCAACTGGACATCTCGATGAAAGAATATAAGAATAGATTTTCCCATTTATCTTTGGACAATCCATTACGTATAAGGGCTGAACAGTAATAATTATGGGCGCGTATTCCAACGGCAGAGAAAATCGTCTTAAACACGATCCAGTTCGAGTTCGAATCTCGAGGCGCCTACCAAATCATGTCGAGGCTGCAAATAAACTAACACTCAGGTTCACAATCTTAAATCGGTTGTGAGCTTTTTTATTTTCCCATTCATAATTATAATCAAACCATAGATATGAAAAACATTCTCATCATCTTCGCTTCAATTCTTGCGCTCTCAACAAATGCCTGCGCCAGTTCAGGTTTGCCGACGAGCTACGAAGTAATGATCTCATCTGACTTTACCCCCGATGAAATTCATGCGCTTGAAGGCGGTATCTCTTCATGGGAACAGCTTGGTCTTTATGCTCCGTCATTCTATTTTGAAATTGTCTCGCCATTTTCTTTGCCACAAGAAAGTGAAGTTGGTTGGAGCACGATCGTTATTCATAAAGCTTCAGTGCCTTGGATTCGGGCAAACGGCGGGGTGGGCGATGCTATTGCGATTACCCATACTTCTGCCGAGCTTTGCAATGAAGAGGATGATAGCTTTAATTTAAACCATAGTGAGATTGGGGCTAGTATTTATGCCCCCGGCTTCGATAGTTTATCGCAATTTAAAACGTATGGTTATACTGAAGCTGCAATGCTTTTTGGAATTGGTGCCCACGAATCTGGGCATGCGATGGGTTTGCGACACGAATTAAATCCAGGTCAATTGATTATGAATCCGAGATTGAATGAATTCCCTACTGATAATAAGCCTACATGTGGCGACCTACAACAGTATTGTAATATCCGCCATGACTATCAATGCACTTGTAATCCCATTCAATAGAAATAGTTATTATGATCAAATCAATCGTTAGTGGTTATCTTTTCCTTGTGAAACAACTGGCTATGGCTATTGGAGAAATGGATTATGAGTAATAAGAGAAAGAGCGTATTGGATAAGCTTAGTATCTATTGGTCGCGAAAAGAAAATGATCTTATGTATTATTTTCCATTGGGCGTACAAACCTCGGCGGATGGTCATTGGCTTTATCATCATATTGGACGCACAGTATTTAAAGATAGTCGTGGAGAAGATGTTCCAGCATTTCTTGAGGAGCTTGTTCGGCGCGGCGATGATATCAAGACAATGAAGTTCTCCGTGGAAAAAGACCCAAACCATCCTCGTTGGAAAAAATAAACCATTCCCATTTAACGCCTAACAAGAATAGAAATTATGAAATCAAATCTCAGTGTTACAAATATTAAATTTGAAGTTTGGTCTGAAGGTGGCGAGATGATCGTTGTCGGTCCAGATGAAACCGGCGAACTGGTTGAGCTTCGGTGCCTTGATGGTGGTAGTGGAAAAGAAATTGCTCGAATCAATATGTTTGAAGACCAAGCGGAGTTGGTTGCAAAAGCCATTACTCAATACTTGGAGTGGAAGAAAAGTAACTCCCATGATTAAGGTTGGTGATAAAGTTAAGATGTCTTTCTTTTGCCGAGAGAACATGCTCCGTAATGGCAGTCATGATCATGTAGAAGAGTTTGGCGATTGCATCGGGATTGTAATTGGACCAACTGATTATAACAATTGTAAGCCTGATGATCCTAATTATGATCCGGCAAAGGTAGGTCCCGAAGTAGATGTTCGATGGCAGCCAAGTAATTTACGATATGCTTACAATCCTGAAACAGATTTGATTTTAGTTAAATAAAATGATTAATTACTTTTTTGAATTGATGCACGCTCTTGACGATTTTAGGAAGCGTATCTGTATTGATGGGGCATATAAACCCATGTCATCTGATGATTGGTATAGGATGGAACGCGAAATGAAATCCTGCGCCGAGTATTGTAAAAACAAAGGTAACGAACGCAAAATTATGGAGAAGAACAAATGAGCGCAGCAAGTGGAAGTGGTGGGGTTGGATTGATCTATACTGGCAATTACAGTAAAGAGCCAGACCTTACAATCGTCCAGCCCAATGGTGGCGGAACATTCTTTGTTTGCCGCAAAGAAAACAACAATCGAAAGCGTATCGTGGCAGAGGTTGAGAACCAGATCGTTGCCGAAATTCTACGCAGCGCATTGGAGTAAAACCATGGCAATTTGGAAAAAATGAAAGAGATCTTTATTTTGAAAGAGGCTCTTAAACTTATTGTCAAAATGGATTATGCATCAACAAATACTTTAATTGAAATTGCTAATGCAGCACTCGAGGGGAAATTTAAGCCGTGAAAAATTATACAGTGCAATACCAACATACAACTTCAGATGGCGTTCGGAATATCAAAGTCCAAGCCAATTGTGCCAGAGACGCGGAAGACAAGGTTCGGGTCCAAGAGAATTCAATTGAAGGACGATCTATTATTATTCTTCGGTCCATTGAAGATCATACTGTCTTCCAACCCCAATTCACCACCACAAGTTTTCGTAAAGTCCAAACCCCTAACATCCCATTCAAAACCTGATGGCTGGCGAATATTGTAAAGGATGTGAAGCTTATGAGTGGGAGTGGTTCCTTAATCCGAAGAACCTGCCCGTTGGCTCTGTCGATGTGTGTTACAACAAAGATAAATACTACAATAAGCTTATGATTGTAGCTGAATGCGGTCATTGGAAGAGCTGGCATCAATGGCGTTGGATTCATAGTTTAACACCTTTGTTCGGTGTCATGGCTGCCGATATTTCTCCCAAGGCTTTTAGTAACTTGACGCGATTGATCTTCCGTTCATTTGCAGAAAGTCAAAGTCATATCGCTCGTTATATGGTAGATGTGTTGAAACAGCAGCGCAACTACGAACTCATGAAGCGCGCCCAGTTTGATTGGGAACGAGACTTGCCAAAAGAGATTGTTGATTGGGCATGGAAGGTAATCAAAGAATTGGGTCCAGATGATTCGTGCCAAGATAATTATCGAGTGGCAATGAAGTCAAAGCGCAATCAAAGGCATCGATACAATAAGTTGAAGGCTCACGGTTGTTGCGGATATTGGGATGAAGAGTTCGTTTATAAGGGCGAGACTTATATGATTGGATTGAACTATGGACATTAAAGGAACGAAATGAAATTATTTAAAATTCGAGTCACAACAGAATACGAAGCGTTTATTGACGTCGATGCTAGCCATGCAGAGGAAGCGATTAAAATTGTGGAGAATAGTTCCTTTCCCATTAATAAAGCATCAGAACGAAAGCATACTCGGCGAATTAATTTGATGAGCGACTTGCCTGCCCCTGAAACCATTACAGCATATGGTAAAACATATAAGCTTGTTGTTCCATTTGAAGAGACGGAGGGCGCCAAGAACCTTCAAAAGCTTATTGATAGCTTGCCTAATCTTGATTCAGCTGAACTGGATGATGTCGATCCAATCTCGCCTGAACTTATGGAGTTAATGTTAAATGGAGATAACGAATGAGAGGCAAGCCCACAAAGAGGCAGAAGCATCCGCCTCAACCCATTGTTTATGATGAGCACGGCACGTTGCGATTCAAAGCCAATAAGATGGTTCAATATCTGTTGGACCATGGTGGGATCAATATGAACGACCTTGCTATGCTGGATTTCGGTAAAGAAGACCGAAGACAATTCGCCCAGCTGATTGGATATTACGATTTATCTTATGCGCCTGGTAACACTTATAAGTATTAAATTTCCCATTTCATAAAAATTAGAAGTACAATAACAATTCGAGACAAGAATAATCAAGTCTCACAAACAATAACAAATAAGAAAGAAGTAGGATATACATATGTCAAACGAAGATGGTTTTAACGCGGTTGCAGAGCTTGCAGTGAACGTTGCGCAGCATGTCGAGACCGAGCTTGAGAAACAGCTTGAAGAGGGCGGGTATGTCACCAAGATGTCCTTGACCAAGATCGTTGCGGAAGCTACTGGAGAGAATCCGGGGTTCGTGACTTCGGTGCTCAATGCTTACTTGACCGGGCGTGATGATCTTGAGGTTAAGGCGGGACGCGCAGGTGGCGTCTACCGCAAAGATGGTAAGCGTCCCTTCACTGCAGAAGAGCAGATGATCAATGGTGCAGCAGAAGCCATCCTTGCAACCAAGTCAGATGAAGAGCAATTGACGACTCAGCAGCTTGCAGATCGTGTGAGCCAATCAACTGGCGTCGCTGCAAACAAGACGCTCCATACGGTTCGTCGTTATGTGAATGCAAGTGCCGAGTGGGAGTTGGTTAAGCGCGTCGGCATTCGTCGTGTTAAGAATGCTGCTGTTGAGAGCGCTCCGGTTGTTGATGAAGCTGCCGCGACTGCCTGATATTAAATAAATCCTGGGCAAGAGTTTAAACTGCCTTTACTATACAATCCAACAAAAAGAAAAGGAGGTCTCATGTCAAGTCAAGAACATATGCAAGAAGTTTTTAACAAAGTAAAAGCGCATCTCCTTTTTCAAAAACAGAGAAGCGTTTGTAAGCCGGAACGAGCGCTGCCAAAGGAAGCCACTTGTGCTTATCGTGGTGATGGCGGTTTGAAATGTGCAGTGGGCTGTTTGATTTCTGATGAAGCTTATACGCCAGAAATTGAATTGAATTATTCTGACTCATCAATTGTTCGAGATGCTTTGACAAAAAGTGGAATCGAAATGACGGATACGATGCGCCTAATGATCGGGCGACTTCAAAGAATTCATGACGCCGCTCCTGTTGAACATTGGGAAGCGCATCTTAACGACGTAGCTAAAGATTATAACCTTCAGCCCTAATCGTTTCCCATTTAACTTTTAATCATTCACATTTATAGGAGATGTACACTATGAGCTTACATTCGCGACAGATTCGAAAGACAGTTCATCTCCTTGATTATTTTACCAATCGAAAAGTTCCTGATGGCGACTTGATTTGTTTGCTCGGTCAATCAATCACAGGCGCGCGTGTGTGGATGGACTTGGCGCAAAATCCCCACATGATCATTGCTGGAACGACTGGCTCTGGTAAAAGCGTTTTGATGCACAATATCATTGCCAATCTTTTCAATTACAACAACACGATCATTCATCTTATCGATCCAAAGAATGTAGAGTTCCATCATTACGACAAGTCATTTCCGAATGTCAAGGTTCATTACTCGTATGCGGAAGCAGTCAATGTATTGGACATGATGATTGAGCTAATGGACAATCGATATGAGCTTGCCCGTAATGGAAGCGCAATGAAAGATATGCCTTATGTTGTTTTGATGATCGATGAGTTTGCTGATTTGATTATGCAGGACAAGGGCAATATGTTTTACAATCGGCTTCTTCGGTTAGCTCAAAAGTGTAGGGCTGCTCGTATTTCAATTGTTCTTGCGACCCAGCGACCTTCTGCCCAGATTATCAAGGGCGAAATCAAAGCAAACTTCCCGGCTCGTATTGCATGTCGAGTGGCGAATAAGATTGACTCGCGTATCATTCTGGATGCAACTGGTGCGGAAGCATTGGAGAATGGTGGTGATGCTCTTCTTCGTGACAACACTCGGCAGATGGAACGCTTTCAAGTCGCCTATGTAACAAGCGAACAAGTCTGCGGCGTCTTTAAAAATCTTGTGCCAATTCCCATTCATGATTAACTTATATGAAGAAGAAATGAAAAGCGAGACATATCAAATGAAACCTGCAACCAAAAAACAATTGCGTCAAGAAATCAAAGAGCTTCGTCGTGTTGGAACGATGATGTCTAATCTTTGTTATAATTTGGGACATTCTCATTCATCTTCTGCTACGATTGACGATCATAATAAAAAGAGTATGTATAGTCTTGCGCGTGAGTGGGATGCCATTATTCGTTCAGAGGGATGGAAATCAAAGTGAAAAATCCTTATTCCGATCTATCTAATCACGGCAGAATTTACTCAGCCAAAAGCCAAGGCTGGGATGAAGGTAGGCAATCAGTATTAAATGAAATCAAAGAGCTTGCTGACGAGAATACTTATGGATCAATTCTCTGTGGTAAAACTTGGACTGGTGTTTTGAATTGGCTGTTAGAAAAGTTGAGTGAAAGAAAATGAAAACTTTAGTTATTGATCGTAAAATGTGGTGGCGTGGTAAAAATAATTCAATGCTGCGGAAGCCTGGTGGCAAGATGTGTTGCTTGGGTTTCCTTGGACGATCTTGTGGTTATACTACAAAAGAACTTACATATTATTATTCGCCTGCTTCGCGAATGAATTCTTATGCAAATCGATATGAAAAAAGTAAGTGGCCAAATAAACTTCTTGAAGTTAGGGGTGCGGTTCAAAATGATTCAGATCTATGTAATGCTATGATCGAAGTCAATGATGAACTCTTAATCTCTGACGAAAAACGAGAAGCAGAATTAAAGAAACTATTCAAAAAGATTGGATATAAAGTAATTTTTAAATGAGCAAACCTGTATATAAAATTAATAATTGGTCCGTCGTCTTTGACAGTAGTCCTTATAGCGCCCCAGAGCTTTCTGTGAGGCGGTTGCAGGGATTTAAAGAAGGCTCAACCAAAGCCGTAACCACATCTGAAATTCAAGATGCTGACGGCAATCTTGTTCGCACTCGTAATTCTATTTATGTTTTGGGGCAACCTGATCCGGAATACTTGAGTTGGTTGAGCGAGAACAATATCAAATTCAATCCCATATCCCCAATTAAAATCATCCGATGAAAAATTGGAAGTGCTTTACTAAATATGACATACTAAAGGAAATGTTGGGCGATGAATGGTGTTGCAAGCTCTGCAAGAAGATTTTCGTCGTTACTTGTGTGAATCGATTGTCGCCCAAGTTTATGGCGGAACGAACAGGCTTTTGTTTTTTAAAATGCTATAACGCTCGGGCTTTTCTATAATGGATAAGGTCGATCGCAGTAAATTCCGCGCCCTGGGATACCCTTACGGCTCCCATTTATAAACAAAAGAACAGAGATAACTTATGAGTAGAATGATTATTAAGCTTACTGATTCTCAACAGGATTGGTATTTGGAATGGAGCACAGTGGTGGATGCTCCGATTACTTATGGTATGAGCCTGGAAGAGTTTAAGGCATACTATAAGGAGGAGTATGGTCGTAGCTCTATGGACGAACTCGAGAAGCAATTGGAGCGGGTGGAAGAAATCGGAACCAGCTCTCGCATTCACGATTCGGTTGATGATCTAATCGCTTTTAATCGAGCTGGTGATAATGAAAGCCAGATCTCAAAAGAAGAACTCATCCAGAAGTTTTGTTATCCGGTTGAGCCTACTATTAATGACAGTGAAGATTATGTAGCAGAGTGTAAAGCCCAGTGAGATATGTAGGCTTTCATGCTATCAGTTCTCTTCCATTCAAACAGTTCGATCAAGTTTTACTATTGAAGGGAACGAAGATTGCTACTACAAATCCAACGAAGGCACCGTTCTACTATGCTGACAAGATGAAACTGATTGTGGTCTATCATCTTACGAGTGGAATCGTTTTAGATGATGAACCCATTCAAAATCCACTTGTCGTTTGGCGTGATGGTGACTACTATCACAGTGCCGATATCAACTGTTTCTTCCCAGAGGAACCAACACATGCAACAGAAGAAAGCTAAAATTAGTTCTGCAGGCTTCAATCTTGCCTTGTTCGACACGATTCATACCTATGCAACCAAACATAGAAAGGATCCGAAAGCAGGAGATATTTTGTTGTCATTCCTAAGTGGTGAATGCGAACATTCTTTCGACAAGGAAACAAATCAATGCGAACTGTGCGGAGTCGACAAAGTGCATCATTCCGAGCGGTGAAATTTGAAACGAAGATGATCGGACGCCTTTCCGACGAAGAAAGATGGAACGAGCTGACTTACGAACAACGAAGCACCATCCTTGCTCGATTTGTATCAGAGGATGAAGTTCCCGCATTGGCTCACTGGGCTTGGAGAAAGTTCAAGCATCGTGCTCACGCAGAAATATTGAGAGCGATGAATTCAAATTAAAAGAAGTTGATTGCGGTAGTTTTGGGGGCGTGAATCTTAATTGGTTCACGCTCTTTTTTATTTCAGCCCTTGACCTATAACCATCTGAGCCGTAAGTAAGGGGTTCAGTTTGCCCCTACAACAACCGTCTAGAGGAGAAGTCAAGTGAGATCGCCAACCCGTTTCCGTTTGATCCGGCAGCACGAGCAGACAAGTTTCACCGCGTGCACAGTTCAGTGTGTCATAAACCGACTAACTTATAAAGGTTCCCATTCATATCAAACCCACAGCCATAGACACCCGATACGAACTGCGGGTCAAACAAACAAAACAAAAAAATGAAAAGGCAGGATATTACAATGGCTAAACACAATGAGGCAGTTACCAAGGTCACCGACATCTTTACCAAGCTTGCAAACCAGGCGGAAACTCTCCTGGACAATGTAGTGAGTGAGCGAGGAGAGCGCATCACGAAGAGCAGTCTCGCAAAGACGCTGACCGATCTCAATGATTGCAATCCGATGTTGGCAATGGCAGTCGTCGATACATACCTCTCGCAACGAGCGGACCTTCAAAGTGCTCGTGGTCCGGGCGGTGGAGTAGGGGCGAAACAACCGGAACGGAAGCCGCGTAGTATTTCTGATACTGCGAAATTGATTCAATCAGCAGCAGGAGAAATTCTCGACAATGTGAAACCCGAAGATCGTTTCAAGACTCGAGACTTGGTTGCGAAGGTCGCCGCCAAGGTGAAGATGGACGAAGCCGACTGCAAGAACAATGTGAACAAACTCTTGCATTCGCGGAAAGACATCAAGCTTATCAAGGGTCGCTTTGGCGGATTGCGCAAGATCGAAAGCGCACAAGCAACTGCCGCCCATACAGCAACTGGTTAATCGGTTCATCTAATTAAGGCTCCTACAAATACCGTAATGTAGGAGCCTTCGCGCAATCAAATCAATTTCCTACATCACCCTCTAACTATTCCCATTCCCATTTAACCCACCACAAAAATTTAAAGAACGATATGATGAGCAACGATGCTTCAACATGTCTTACTTGAAACGAAGAAAGAGATACGGTATAAAATGCTCAAAGCACAAACAACGATGTCGAAGGTTCGGAAGTTGGCAGCAAACCTGGCAGATCAAGCGGGTATTATTATCGATACCACCTTGACCAAGCAGCATAGCGTTGCGAAGAAAGAAGTGGCACAAACTCTATCCGAACTAAACGGATGCAGTTCAACCTTGTCCCTGGCGATTGTAGATACCTATTTGGAGGCACGAGATGATCTACAAAGCATTCGTGGTCCAGGTGGTGGAATTTCTCGCAAGGATCAGATCAAACCACAATTCACTTCATTCAATGCTCAAAAAATTATCGCATTGGTTTCAGAGAGCCTCAGTAAAATGAGTCCAGAAACCATGACCAAGACACGCGAGCTAACGCTACAGGTCGCACAAAAAACCAACTTGCCCACAAATGAATGTCATAATTATGTGATCAAGTATCTACGAACCAGAAGCGATGTGCAACTGTCTCGTGGTCGAAATGGTGGTGTGCTGAAGCTTACTCCAAGCCCCAGTAGCATTGCAGCCTAACAACTAAATAGCAATTGCGCAGGCTCGATATCGTAAAGATGTCGGGTCTTTTGCGCGTCTGCCGTATGATCGCTTACATATACCATATACCACAAAAAAAGAAACGAAGAGCGTTTTCCCATTTGCTCATTGAGACTGAGGCATTATAGTGAATGAGGCAGAAAGCAGCGCCACACATATTGAGTGGCAATTAATAGTGGCAGTCGGGCGCCTTAAAAGATCCGAAGAGACGGAAAGCAACGCCACACCGAAGCAAAGGAGAAATTTTGCACCGGACCGGCAATGAAGGAAGAAAAGATAGTTCGTTTCATTTAAAACCATCAATAATAAATCACTTAATAAAAGCTGGATATCTTTTAAGGTATGCAGATATAAATAGAAAGAGAAGAAACTATGGCTAATGGAAACTCTGAAGACGACAACAAGCAAATTGAAGAACTCTGCCGCTTTGCATTAAGGCATCGGCATTCTACTGGGGCTGCGAAAATTTTCCTTTCGTTCTTTTGTGGTGAGTGCAAACATTTGTCGGATGAAACGGGAACCTGCTGTGAGTTGTGCGGGTCTCAATTTATTCTGAACTAATCCACGGCTAAAGAATAGAGTGTGTATAAGGGGTCAGAGGATCTTTCCTTTGACCCTTTTTTCTTGTTCATTTTTTTTAATTTACTTGACGACCAATAGATTCAGATTTATCATAACCGACACGAGGTTATACCCATGATTGAAATGAAACCTTTTAGCGAAAAAATGAAGCGCGCTCTTTCTTCCATGTCGGATGAAGAGCTTGATCTATTGGAACAAGAGGCTGATTCGATGTATTTGAATAAGGCTTCAAGTCCTTTTGAAATTTTCGTTTTAGGCTATGAACTTGGTCAGCGTGTCAAAGACAAACGCGGGCATGTTTTTTGCGGGTCAGTAGATGATCAAAAAACAAAAGAAGTTCGGACTTATTTTTTTGTTGGAACAGAGTATGAGATCATGGCTCGTTTCACCAAGATTGTTTTGATGACTTACGAGTCCAGGGCATGTCAGAATACCTATTACATTGAAGGGTGCGCATGACTAAAGTTGGTTATCGTTTAGATGATGGCAAGATAGTTTGCAATCGATGTGGAGACTTGCACCCAGACATTCGGTTGTGCTTGTTCGATAATGATGTGGGCAAGTCAGATGCGTGCTCGATATGCTCTTCACAGTTGAGTTGGCCAAAGCTTTCTATTCGTCCCTCATCCAAATTCCCTGAACGAATCGTGGGCATTCCAATTATATATATCGAATGAAAATCATAGAAGATGGAAAGGAATACTCAGTTTCTTATTGGGATAGCGATCGGAGTGAACCCGGATCATGTGGCGAGCAGTGGTATTTACAACGTGGACGAGATTTTATCATTCATAGAGAGTTGGGTCCAGCCATCGAATCAACAGACGGCACAATCAAACGATGGTTTCTGTTTGGGAAAGAATACTCGGAAGAAGAATTTAAACGATACTTAAAATTGAAAGCATTTATATAATGTTAATTGAACTACTGGAATACTCACTACCTGCTTTGAGTCTTGGCGTTGCTACAAGATTCGTTCCATTCATTCGTGGTCGAGGTTCAAAAGAACTTCCCGCCAATGTATTTAAGTATCGAATCAAAGAAAAGAAGCCTCCTTATACGCCAGCCTACAAATATATTCTCTGCCCCGCTTGCGATGAAAAACATGACCCCGATCGCATGTTGGGACACTATTGCGAGTGCTTGGAGAATACTGCAGAGCCCCACATCCACGGCAAATGCTTAGTGTGCCAGTATGAATTTGCAATGCTAACCAAAATGTATAACAACAAGTAAAGAAAGAAAAGAAACATGATTGACTATAGTATGAGCGCAGACGATGATAACAAAGAGCCGCATTTCTCAAAGACCCTTGCATTGAGTTTCGCAATGGCTTTGTGCGGCGCTGTTGGAGCTGAGGTTGGTCGGTGGGCGGTTGATACCATTCGAACCAAGCTTCAGCCAGCTAAAGAAGAACCAAAAGAATAACACTAACTTAAGAAAGCAAACTTACCATGGAATACAATAACGCGCAATCACTTAGCATCTCACCCAAAGATCTTGACGCACAATCACCGGTGAAGATCTCCCGTTGGCTTGACATCGACTCAGAGGAATGCAAAGAGCTGGACACGGATCGATCCTTCACCAACAAGATCCTTCGCTTTGGATTCGAAGACCAGTGGCTCAAAGTAGATACACAAGGTCGAGTGTTTGGGTTGGATCCGGAGAACAACCTTTACTACCCACTGCACTTCGAGGGTCGTAAAAAAGAACTGATTGGTTATCGTATCTCAAAGAGAGCAGCCAACTGAAATAATGATCAAATTGTCCTTATGTCGGGCGTTTGGAAAAAAGAGAAGCGAAAATGAAAAGTAAAATTAATACAAGGAAACAAAACAAAATCGATTTAAAGATCAAAGAAATAGAAATTCGATTAAATGAAATTGACAACATCGAATGGATGGTTGAAGGAGTTTATCAGAATAATATTAACGACCGTCGAACCGAACTTCTTGCTCAAATCGATCTCCTTAAAAGCGTCAAGTGAATCCATATCGTTCAAGCGCCAAAGAAGAAGTCATCCCATTCAAACGAACAAAGCTATCAAAGCTTCGTCGCTGGTGGTGGCGAGAACTTATTCATTGGAAAGGTAAATTTCTTGAGCGCAAAGAACGCTGCAAGGAGTGCCAAGAAGATTACCCATTTATTTCTGAAGCTATATGTTCATTTCAATAAGTTCAAGAGCCGTTATACGAGATGCAGCTTTTGTTCTAAAGGCGTTTTCCCCATTGACAGGGCTTCAGAAAGTATTAGCTTAAAAGAAACTCATTACAAATTAACAGGAAAATAATGTCTAAAACAAATGAATTCAAAATTGGTGATGTTGTGCAATTAAAATCTGGTGGTCCTAAAATGACTGTCACTTGGGTAACATCTGCAACAGAAAAATCAACTCTATTGGCGTGTGCTTGGTTTGATAATACTAAAACACACTTATACCGAGAAAATTTATCACCAGAGACTTTGAGAAAAATATCATGATACATACTAAAATCTGTCGCGTATCACAATCATCCCACGAAATCTGCAAGCATATCATTAGCGCACTTACAGCTTTGTTTCCGGTTGATTACCACTTCTATAAGAAATTGAATGCAAGCATCGGTGACTATGAAGTGTGGGTAAAGAGCGCCACTGAAGTGCCAGATATTACTTTAGCGGTGATGCGCGGAGAACAAGACTATAAGTAAATGCGTTTAGTTTATTTGTTTCTATTTTTAATTTTATTGACAGGGTGCGCGGAAACTATCCCTGCCAAATATACCGTCTATATCTCTTCTGATTTTACACCGCATCAAGTAAATCAAATTGAAGAAGGCGTACTAAAATGGAAAAAATTAATCATCACGCATCCTCCTGAATTTCAATTTAGAGTTCAAGGAGCAAGCAATCATTCACCACCACGATACAATACCATCTATATATTTCCTGGTTTCCCATTTGATGATGAACTTGGTTGGACAACTTGGTATAGTCCTAACAATGTCGCTTGGATAAAATTAAATGATATGCCGGAGGATTGGTTCTTAAAGGTTGTCATCCATGAGACTGGGCACGCATTAGGATTAGATCATATGAATCGTTTTAGTATCATGAATCCTTATGTGGATAAGATGTCAAATTATATTACAAAAGAAGATATTGATTTACTCTGCAATGAACATCCGAGTTGGTGCTTTTTACAATCACATACTATACGGCAGCCCCAGTAACAAATTGTTTGGTTTGTAAGACGGACCTTCGTATGCTTGGCGGATTTAAATACGATGAAGTAAAGAAAGCTTTACCTCCGGTTGGGTATTGTAGTTTCAAGTGTTATGATTTGAGAGCGTGGGGATGAATGTGGTGGTCAAACAAATCCGTCAAACTTAACGGTCCTACGTATATTATTACAATGAGCTGTGATATATGTAAAAATTTATTTGAAGTAGATATGACTTACGATGCGTTTAACCTCCATGAAATAAAGAGGAAGAAAGATTATTGTTCAGTAAGATGTAAAAGACTTTCGGGATTCGAATGAAAGCTGTGGGATGGGTCAATAAAATATTAACGAACTCCGGATACTATAACCAACATTATATTTATATGGTTAATGTTGAGTGTCCAGTATGCAAGGGAGTGTTTGAATTACGATCGAAAACCAATGAATTTAATTTCGATGAAGAGTGGCATTGTTCTGAAAGATGTAGTAAATTAAGGTGTTGGCAATGAGTATCTTTGAATATGTAATCAGATGCGTGTGTCCAATTTGTAAGAAGCATTTTAGTATTAAGTCGCCGCATTGGAAAATAGACACGAGTAAAAAGTATTGCTCAAATCGTTGCAAAGAACTTTCCGGATGGGAATAAACAATGTATGACGACGATGACTTCACATATATTGGCGTAGAAACAGAATGTCTTATTTGTAAGAAATTATATGACCCTTATGCTACTGAAATTGGTATAAGTAATTGCTTTAAGTATTGTAGTAAAAGATGTGATGAATTGAGTGCATTTGAATGAGAAATTATACCGATGTCAAAGATATTAGAGCGTGGTATGGTGAAAGATGTCTTGCTTGTAATGAAAAAATTATCTATGATGCTTACATTAACGGCGTCGGGATATCTTTTAATAGACTTGAAGAGATGTGCCAACGAAGCGGATTTTGTAGCGAGAGATGCAAAAAGATTAAAGCTTTCACTTGACTTGGTGTATAGAAAAACTTAAACATACTTAAACATACGTAGTACTAATTTGGTATAAAAATATGACAACTAAAAATACAATTTACAAACAAAAATCAAAATTAGATCAATTTTATACGTCGGACTCGACGGCTCAATTTTGTTATGATAAATTAAATCAAGAATTGAATTTAAATGATTTTACATTATTCTTGGAACCTTCGGCTGGAACCGGATCTTTTTTAAAACTAATGCCAGAAGAGTTGCGGCTTGGTATCGATTTGGATCCTAAATTTAATGATGTAATTGAGTTAGATTTTTTTGATTTTTTGGCGCCATCTGACAAAAAAAATAATTACAATTGGCAATCCACCGTTCGGTAGAATTTGTTCTTTGGCTGTCAAATTTTTCAATCATGCTGCAGAATTTTCTGATGTAATTGCATTTGTTATTCCAAAAACATTTCAAAAGCGTTCATTACAAAACAAACTTAATAAATATTTTCGACTGGTTAAGAACTTTGATTTGCCAAAAAATTCATTTACATATGATGGTAAGTCTTATGATGTTCCATGTTGCTTCCAAATATGGCGACGATCCGATAAGCCGAGAAACATAAACAAAATATCATTAAACAATGATGTATTTTCCTTTGTCAAAAAAGATAAGGCAGATCTAGCTATCCGTAGGGTGGGCGGAAGAGCCGGCAAAGCGTCTCTTGAATTTAAAACATTATCAAAATCATCTCATTATTTCATTAAGCTTAATGAAAAAAAATACGCAAAAGATATCGTTCAATTTATTAACGATATAGATTTTTCTAAAATCGTCAACAAAACAGCAGGAGTAAAAAGTTTATCTCGTGAAGAATTATTTTTAACCCTCAAACAGAAGTTATTTTTTGAAAGATATTGATAATGATATATGATCCAAGCTGTATATATGGTAAAAAAAATCACTGCACCAAAGTATGATAACTTAAGCGCAAAAGAAATTGAAGAAATATTATCAGACGGTCGGGCGCAATCACCATGGTCTGAGGCTCTTATGCGTAGCAATTTCACAAATTTGCATAAAAGTAAAGATGAACATTTCGATATAGAAGATGATTTGGGTAATAAATATGAATCTCGTGTCATGGCAAAAAGTGATAAAGTATCTCTAATTCCATCCGGACAACTTGGAAAAGGAAGAGTTTATGATCAAAATGCTTATCTTAATAAGTGCAATAATATGACTGGATTTATTATTACGGTCCACCCAACCACAAGGCATTTAGTAGTTTGTTCGCTGCCATCATCAATGATCTTAAACTCATCGCCAATACTGAAGACGATAAGTAAAAAATTCCTGGAAAAAGAATTAAGCATTTCTTTTGATGAGATTGTCAGGCATTTAGATGAAAATCCAAATAAAATATTGAAAATTTAATTGACTTTTTTGCTACGAATGATTAACTTATAAAAAGTTCAGCCCCCTTAGTTTAATGATAGAATTAGGACTTTGTACGTCTTGGGTGCCGGTTTGATTCCAGGCAGGGGGCTCCAATTTTAAATAACAGCAATAGAACATGAAAATCAAAACACTATTCAGAAATAAATGTTGCCCGCTCTGCAAATCACACTTGCTTAAAAACAAAGATGGGCTCCTCGTTTATGAAACCAAAAAATGTTTATCATGTAATATAGTTTTAGATAAGCGAAAATACATTGGCAATACATATTATTCACATGGTCTTTATAAAACAATGTGGGATCAAAGCGGCACTGAATTTATTTTGAGCTGGGAAGATGATACTATTTTCGGTGCTCATAAAATTACTTGTTGGTTGGCGAAACAAAAGAAGATTCACACACAGTTAGATTTCGCTCCCCCATTTGATATTACTTACGATAGACTACAAAAATTAATAACACTATCATGAAATCATACCTAATACACCCCATTGTAAACGAGAAGAGAGAAATGAATTATAAAAATATATTAGCAACGATATGTTTATTTGTTTTAGGATGCACGACTCAAACTACTACGACCTGCTTTCTCCCCTCCATCTGGATTTTGTGCAGATGCAGCAACTACTTGGTCAGGCACGGAATTAATTGCATGGGGTGGAATTTGTGATGGTAGCGTATCTTCAGTTGGTGGAAGATATCAACCACCAGCCCCATAAAGGAAATAAAAATGCAAGATCATTTAATTCAAGATGTTAAATATAAAGATGGCTCATACAAATTAGCTTACATTACTTCTATTCAAAATCATCCAAGTTGGTATTCGCATTTTGATGAGGCGAATGTTAGAGAACGAATTTGGAACATTCAGCCTAACGATTGCGTATTGGATGTTGGAGCTGCTTATGGTTCATATACTTTAACGGCTTTGTTCCAGGGTGCTTCTAAAACATATTCATGGAGTCCTGAAGCTGGCTGTGGCGATGCGAAAGAACAAATTTTTCTTAAAGAGTCTTTGCGATTAAATGGATGGCAAGATAAAGGAACCGTTTATGATACAGGATTCTATGATAAAGAAGGATATCTTGACACAACTACACAAATTTTTTATGATAAAATGCCAAGTCAAGTTCCTAATCCTGACTTCTTTATTAAGGTTTCCACACTAGATAGTTGGTATCAAGATGTATTTTTAAAAGAAAATGATCCGAAATCTTTTAATAAAATTTGGATGAAGGTAGATGTCGAGGGCGCAGAAGTTGGGTTATTAAACGGAGCCAAACAACTCATCACCGAACTTAAACCAAACATCACAGTAGAAAATCATTTGTTTAAACGCGGGTCAATTAAGGATGAAGTGGCTAACTTTATTCTTCCATTAGGATATACAGAGCATTCGACGGAACCATATTATTCGGTAAGTCATAGTTTATATTTAACTAAATGAAATCATACCTAATCCACATCGCCGACAAGTTCGACAACTACATCTTACGACATCATTTTCACTCCATCTGCGAATTGATTATGAACTCTTCGTGGTGGCAAGAAGGCGATTGTCAATGCGCGTATTGTAGAAACGCCCGAAATTAAAACCATGACCATCAAACTAAAGAATGTATTCGCTCGTAAGAACTGCCCCATCTGCCATAAGAAAATGCATCTTTCTGGTAAAAAGAAGAACAAAAAGAACTGTTGGCAATGCCACTTCACAATTGAATGGTGGAAGTGGAAGTATATGACCAAGCGTAGATATCTTATGTTCAGGGACTTTAAAGAGCATTCGGTTATTTGGCGTGAGGATGAGAATGATATCGTCTCGAACTTTATTAGAATTAACCCTCCGCCCATTCAAACCATCGAGTATGAACTTCCAATGAACATTACTGAAACAAAGATCAAAACAATTCTTACATTCTCATGAATTTAAAAGAAATATTTGATAGTAAGTGCTGTCCCAATTGCAATGAAGAATTTTCTAATGCGTTCTCTGTTTATTATCCTCTGCGGTGTAAGAACTGTGATATTACCATTGAGCGCACAAATATTGGTAAACAATATAAGATGATAAAGCATTTTGATAATTATTACGCAATTTGGCATTCTTATTTGCCTGATTTTAATAAAGTGCAATGTGGTATCTTTAAAAGAGAGCGGGCATTTGATATTGACTTTGAGCTACCTGTTGATTTAAAAGAATCAACCATTCAAACGATAATTACTTTTGAATGAACATTGAAGAAGTCTTTAATCTAAATGATTGCCCTTTTTGTAATAAAGAATGGCGACCGCTCAAAAGCCAAAAGCATAGTAGCGATATACATAAAATATGTGTGCGGTGTAGGTTTCGCATCGTGAGGTTGTGTTATGGTGACGGAACTTATGCTATTCGTATGAGTAAAGACTTGCAGCGCTACATCATTATTTGGTCTACGGGCTTTGAGAATCCGGCAATTTGTTCTTATACGGAAGTCTTTGGTCAAAATATTGATTGGAAGATTAATTTCCCATTTGCTCTGCCGATTGATATTAGTATCGAACGACTTAAAAAAATCCTAACATACCAATGAATATCACTATCGATACCATCATAGAAATCTTTGAATCGGAAATTTGTCCCGTATGTAAAGGGAAGATGCGCCGGTCTTTAAGCAATCGGGCGTGTTATAGTTGTGATATTACCATAACAAAATCAAAATCAATCAGCAAAACAGAGCTATACAGCATAACAAAAGATATGGATAGCTATATCGTTCAATGGTATTCAAACTCAAATGGTGGGTTAGATTGTAGAATAATTCAAAAGCAACGACATATGTATCTAAACTTCTCGTTGCCATTTAATATTACGAACGATAAAATTAAAACATTTATTACATTCTCGTGAACAAAGAAATTAATTTACGCAACATCTATCGTCGTAAAACTTGTCCGCTTTGTCGCGTGAAATTGACTGTGATATTTGATAATGATAATATTTTACAAATACAAAGAAAATGTCGTAACTGTAAGCTAACAATTTATCGAAATAACTTTAACATATTTCATATGGGGTATGCTTATGTTGTCGCCAAAGATACGGGAAGTCATGAGGTTGAATGGCGAATTCATCCAGGCGATAAAGAAATTACTTGCTCCTATTGGATTAAAAATTCCGCAGGCGCCTATTTGGTAGAGAATTTAATTTTTATCGATTATGTTTTCCCATTAACTATTACGGACAATCAAATAAGAACTCTCCAAACATTTGGATAACGAAAATGAATATAAAATCAATTAAAGAACTAATCGAACCATTGTCAGGTGGGAGATGTCCGTTCTGTGACCACTAAATTCCATTCTACAGTTCAGTGAAGCATTGCATGAAGATTGATCATACATTTCTAAGGGACGGTGCTATCAATCCAAACTACGGTTTCTCTTATCATCCAGACGGTATTTTTCAATTCACAATCATGTCCAATAAAGAGCGCGACACAACTAAAATTTATTATGATATCGCCTGCAAAAAAGAAGTCACAATTATTTCAAATTATACACCGCCCAATCAACTAAAAGAAATCATGAAACGAGCATCTAACTTACGAGCTTTCCTATGAACTGTTCCGTATGTTCTAAAGTTTTAACGCCCGTCAATTTATATTCTAATAGTCTTAAATGTTCTTTCATGGGCAGCAAACATTTCTTGCACATATCAGATAGTAAGTATGCGTTGGATTTATATGATACAGGATATAGTTTAAGATCTAATGAGGCAAATCCTTTTAAAGCAGCAACTAGTATTTCGAGACATCACAAATTAATAATAACTTTCAATAAATTTGTGCCCGTTGAAGAGTCCTTTGAATTATTAAAACGATACATGAGGCTTGGGGCTTTCTCGTGAATTGTGTTGCTTGTGATAAGGATATGGATTCAAGCAGGTGTTTTGTTCCAGATAGCCATGACTTTTATTATTTTGGTGATGGAACTTATTCATTAAAAATAAATGAAATGAAACTTATTATTTGGTCATCAATCATTTTAAATGAAACGAATATCAGAACGATGATGCAAGGTGATAGTTTAAAATCAGAAATTATTATTGCAGAAACAAAAGAATATACTTCGGTGCATACTGCTTACTTAACATTAATGCGCTATCAAAAATTAGGAAGTTTCTTATGAAGTGCCCTATTTGCAAAGTTAATATGACCAGAAATCCTGCAGTATATAGGTGCACATCTCCTTCCTCGGGTAGCAAATTTCATAGGGCTATTATACATACGCCATACCATGCAGATGATCCTGAAAATGAAATTTATTATTACTACATATCCTATTTAAATGGAATAGAGATTATTTCACATAAAAAACCTTATCAATTGGATGAGCAAACTTCTGTTGGTTATAGGGCAAGTTTAAATGCCGATAAACTAAAATTCAATCATTTCATTCCATTGGATAAATTAGATTGGCTGGTTGATAAGTTTAATTCATTGAAAGCGTTCCTATGAAGTGTCCCGTGTGTGGTAAAGAACTAATTTTCAATATCCGTTTAGACACCAAAGAATGCATTGGCAATATTGATGAGCATGATTTTACTCTTTGGCTTCATCCTCGAGATACTAATGATATAGATTATAATTTAACTTGTGGGGGTTACGAGATGGCTTCCAATAGTAAATATACGAGCACCACATTGTTTAAACGCAACGAGGAATTAATGAAAATAAATATTTTTGTGCCCATTAATGATAGCGTAGCGTTCATTAAGAGATTGATCAATTTAGTTGCCTTCAATTGAAAATTTTACTTGCACAGATCGTTTCCATGATTAAGATAAACTAATGAAGGATAAAAATACCGACGAGCGATTATGGTGGGCAGTGCTTGCTTATGCCGATACTATTTGCGCATTAGAGAGCGATAGAGATGGGGAAAAGGCTATGTGGGCAATGCGTGTTGGTGGCAGGGCACGAACAAAACTTAGAGAGATGGGCGCTAATCTTGATAGGGCTTTTGATGATGGTCAAGAAATGTTTTATAAGTTGATGTATGAGGTGGAGCAGGAAGAAAAGGCGTTTGATAAGAGATTGGATGCCGCGATTAAACTATTGGACAAGCTAAAATCAAATGTATAAATGCATTAAATCATTATTCAAATCAACATATAAAAAGAACGCTTTCAGTAAAAATAAAAAATATGAAATTGTAGGAGAGGATGATCGCTTTATTTTCTTAAAAGATAATGAGGGAAATTCTTTCAATTTTTCTAAAAACAATGATAGTAATGTTTATTATAAATTAGATGATTATATGGTGAAATCAAAATGAAAACTGATATGGGTTGTCTTGAAACGCTACCAGCAGAAGAGCTAATTGAACTTGAAGCGCTGCCATTCGATCGTCAAAGAACATTAATTCGTTCTGGCTATGTTGATTTTCTATCAGAACATGTTATCTTGTTCCGTGGCGATAGGACTTGTGTTGTTGCTCCATTTGATTTGTTTAATGCAACGGGAACTTTAAAACCAGACTTTGAAAAGATTGGCTTTACAGATTATGGAAATACAGTTAAGTTTGGAGAGTTCGAAGCATCATCTGATTTTATTCTTTATGAGTTAGATTCGGATTATCGTGCCAAAGAAGAAGAGAAAAAGTTAGCACATCTATTCAATAAGGCTTCGGGCGCCTATACAACAACAGAAACGGAACGAGAATAAGCATGAGTTGGTTACTAATTGATGTCCTTATGTTATTTTGTTTATGGGTGGTTTTTTCAAAGCACACGCAGAAATTGTGGTCAATTCAAGCTGTAAATAGTTTGGTTTTGGTTGGATGCTTTTTATTATCAACCAAGCTGCCAGATGAAAAAGTCTGGGAAAAATACATGGATTGGGGCTGCGCAGGAATTTGGTTTATGAATTTTCTAATGTATTTTGCTTTATATTCGACAGATAAGAAAAAAGAATAAATCAGAGCTATTAAATTATTTAGAATAGATATACTTAACAAAACAGAAATACAAAATAAGAAAGAATAAAACAAATGAATGAAAAAGAAATTTTAGTTGAAGTGGAAGAGAATGAAGTTGCATCACCAGAAGCAGTTGAACATAATCATGACCACAACGATCATACGCATCCACACACTCATGTTATATCTCCAAGACCAAAGGGAACCAAGCCCACTAAAAGTCTGACTACCTTTCTCATTGAGCAAAAGGGACATCAATTGCTCAAGGCAGTGGAACGAAAGCACGAACGTCAAGCTCAACGCTATGATCATCAGCTCCAGCAACTCATGGCGCTCAAGAAGAAGTGATTCCCATTTCTTTAGAACCCAGTGCCAAAAGTAAGAAATAAGTGCTAATACTTATTTTGATGACATTAACGGGTTTCATTCCCTTTATTGAAGTTTGTAGGAAATAGGTGTATTATGCACTGGTGTATTCAAGAAACTGAAGCTTTGTTTATGTTTTTGTCGGCACTTCCATTGGTTGGACTGTTCTTTAAACAACTTCATACTAAGTGGCATGAACGATTTAAAACTCTTTGTGATAAGATTGGATTTCATCACAAGGGACATGATAAATGTTGCAATAAGGAGAATGTCAAATGACTGGTGGAACTTTGATTATTAAAAAGGGCAATCTTTATTGTATGACGAAGGTTGCTCATGATGGATTTGATTTAGAAGAAAAACTCAATCAATTAAAAAGTTGGGCAAATGCTTCTGTGCAACCTACTCCAAAAGAATTGGCTCTTTCTTATTTGAAAGAACGATCGAACAATGACGGGACTATCGAGTATGATTTTGAAACCAATGACTTCGATCATTGTGTGTATGAGAGAACATTCAAAAAGAAGATCTCGTTTGAGAAAGTTCAAGAGAAGATGGAACAAGAGCTTATGAAACTAACTGACGAAGACTATGAAACATACGGTGAGGACCATCTATATAATCAGCTTGCTTGTTCCTATGATGACTTTCATTTGTATATTGATATGGATTCTGATAAGTTTATTCTTAATGGAATTAACGTTTAATGTATGAAATGGCAATGAAATTGTTTTTGGTTGTGCCAGTTGCAGCTATGATTTGTGTGGCGTATGTTGTGATTAAGAGTTGGAACGAATTTAAAAACGAAGGCGATTGTGACATGGTAAAAGTTTTATCTTTTAAAGAGGCATATTTGGATATGCAAAATATTATTTATGAGATAAAATTTATAAGAGATTATAATTTTGCAAATAGAACTGGTAGGCAAGTGTGTTTTTTAGAAGCGGCTGGTCTTTGTATGGGCATTGAAAGAATTTTACGAATTGTTCCAGCAATTGGCGCTAAGGAAAAAGAAAGTTTAGATAAACTTATTATGCGAGCTTTTGGTTATAAAAATCCTTTATTTCAATCTTTTAATCCATTTACCTCTCAATTAATTATCAATACAGTAATTGCTTTACGAAACGGAATTGATCACGCTAATTTTGAACAACTCGCCAGACGACATAATTTGTCTATCGATCAATATTTTAAAAATCAATTTTATATAGATATGGATGATTTATATCAAATTTTACAATTAATTTTAATTCAAATTGATAATCAAACTGGTCAGATTATGTCTGGAACTTTATCATACTGTCAAATTAAAAAAGATTTTATTTTGAAATAATTCCCATTTCCAAATAATCAAACGACATCGAAGTAGTATATTTTCCCCGGTAGACTGGCTAGTAGCAAGGTGACAATCTTATAAATTGTTTTAGGTGGAGGCAGTATCCACACCGGGGACCAGATCGACTCTACAACATTCTACAAACGCCTGATATATATCCTCATAGGAATATGTCATGACCAAGCAAATAGAGTTACAGTGTTTTCATTGTAAACTAAAATTTAGTAGAGACCTTAAAAATCACAAATATACCATCAAACATTATGGCGAAAATTCCTTAACTTTTTGTTCTAAAAAATGCTCAAATGACAATAAAAAAGAAAAGTTAATATCATTAATATGTGATGAGTGCTCTGTTAGTTTTAGCAGGATATCTCGACAATATAAAAAAGATTTAAGTAAAAGTAAAACCAAAAATAAATTTTGCTCTACGTCATGTTCAGCGACATTTTAAATACTTGGACGATCATAAATATAATGATGAAATAAATTATGCTGTAATTGGCGGACCAGATGTTATTCTTATTTATATTCGCATTCAAAATATGACCATTTATGATACACGCGGACAGCCAACAAGAACTTTTGCAATGAGTTTTAAAGAGTAATTTCCCATTTCACAAAAATCCATATCAACATAATCATGACCCAATCATCCAAAGAACAACAAGCCCAAGCCTTTGCTATCAAAGCTCACGGTTCTCAGCAATATGGAACCGAACCATACTCCTACCACTTGGAGATGGTTCGAAACATTCTTGTTGAGTTCGGCTACACAAGTGAAGACTATATGTGTGCAGCTTGGCTTCATGATACTCTTGAAGATACTGACACTACTAAAGCAGAAGTAGAAGAATTGTTCGGATCTGTCATAGCTGATCTTGCTTTTGCTGTTAGTGGCTTTGGTCACAATAGAAAAGCTCGCAACGCTAACATCCTCAACAAACTTTCGCAAAACACAAAAGCAATCCCCATCAAGCTCGCAGATCGTCTCGCCAATTGTAGGAACTCAACTGACAGTAAGTTCTTGTCTATGTATAAAAAAGAGTATCCTGCATTTAAATCCGCACTCCAACGCCTGACTGGTTTTGGAGAGGCGTTTATGTGGATTGAACTTGATGAGCTTTTAAAATGATTCAACATAGACAATCAAAATTAGATCCAGAAATTGATCAATACGAATCTTTTTCTTTTAAAGAGCTAATCGATAATAGTTCAAATAACTTTGGTATTGAAGATGCGAATGTTTTAAATATTTTTAAAAAGCATTTCAATGATCCTATCTTTAAATTTTATGATGGAGCCAAACCATTTGATAAAAATATAAAAGCATATGTATATGAGGATAAGTTAAAATATAATGTAATGGGTTGTTATAATAAAAATTTCTTTATCCCATATTCGCAACCATCACTGGCTCATGAGATTTCCCACTTAATTGAAATGCAAAATCCAAATCGCTGGGTGATGAATGACTTTGGAATGCCTTTAAATCTTTCAACCAAAACACCTCCATTGGCAGGCGCAGTAAGAGAATTGCGAACGCTTTCTATTCAAAAACACTTTATAGATCCTAAAGGCGGGCATCAAAGGTTAGTTAATAATTTTTATGCGAGTAAGATTTATGAGGACTATTGGGATCAAAATTTGGGAATGATATGCAATAAACGGCGTGAAACAATATTAGTAAATGCAGCGTTCTTTATTGCTCAGGTGGGTCAACATATGCCATTTGGTAAGATGAGATCAATCAAAGATTTTCAAGAGTGGAGAGATCTAATACTTGAAAACACCAAGAAGCAATATAACCTTGACCGCATTGATCATGATCTTGGCATACGAATTGAATATATTAAAAATCATTTAGAAACAAACCATGTTCAAACTTAATTGGCAAGAAGGTCGTCAAGGCACAGGTTATCGCAAACTAACCCTATGGCAAAGCGCCCTACTCTCTTGTGATGGATACTTAATCAAATATCCTTCCCATTCACACATTCCTACTCATACAGATCCTGTCCCCAACAAAAAACATTATCGCCTTAATATTCTACTCAAAGGCGAAGACAAATTCAAAGGGGACACGATCTTTTCTACCAAGCGCATTAAGTTCTTTCGTCCAGACATTATGCCCCATTCTGTAGAAGAAGTTGCTGTTCCTCGCCTCATTTTATCCATTGGTTGGGCTATTAGAAATTAAATGCCATCCCATACATATCCAAATGGTGATATAGTTTATTATATCACTCAAGGTTCAAGTGAAAATATCATTCATAGGGAAGATGGTCCAGCTGTAATTCTTCCAAATGGTGAATTGACTTGGGTATATATGGGGCAACGTATTGAAGTTAAATCTCAAGAAGAATTTGAGCGATGGATGAAACTGAAAGCATTTTTTTTAATCATGAATAGTTATTGGAGCGATACTGATAAATATAAACCCAATAGAACCATCATCGAAAATGGTTTAGTATACTGCGTTAGTTATTGGCAGGTCGGTCGTATTACAATCTTTTACTTACTTACTGGGACCGATTATATTTACGATACAAAATATAAACATCGAGAGCTTGGACCCGCTGTAATTTATGATTATGGTAGAAAAGAGTGGTGGTATCAAGGTGAAAGAATTCCAGTTAATTCACAAGAAGAATTCGAAAAATTTTTAAAATTGAAAGCATTCTGGTAAAACAATGCGCGCAAAAAAAGAAATAGAAAAACAAAAAGACACTCATGATGCCTATGGACTTCCTAATGATATTAAAAAAGCAAAAGAAGAAGTTCATGATTGGCGCCAAGCTTGTGCATCCGCTTTTGGCGTCACAACCGCTAATCCTCATAAAACTTTAATGGAGATAGCAAAAGAGTTAGATGGATTAAAAGATTTCAAACGAAGAGCTATTGAAGAATTTAAATTAATAAAACAACAAACAGCAGATAGTATTGAGTTTTTAGGATTAGATAATTATTTAAAGGACAACTCAAAGTGAGCGCTCAGTCTAATTCCGATCCGCCTCTTCCCATTCATCACAAAGTGTCCGATGAGTTCTTGGACAACTTCATTGCGAACTTTGCCTCCATCTATCATTTGCTTGACGCCACAAATAAAATGTATTACCATATGGCAGTTGAACTTAAAGCATCACGGAACATAGCTCGTGACGAAGAACTCGTATTGTATCTAACCAAAAAGATTGCAGTTTAATAATGATCATTCTTTTTATAGACGACGAAGATTATCGACATGACCTGGCAGAGAAGCACTTGGATGCCGATCATACGCTCCTTCACGCCTATAATTACGATCAAGCCATGGACATCTTTAAAGCGAGGACCGATATTGATCTCGCCTGCTTTGATCATGACTTAGGTGATTATGTTCAAGGCACCTACGGAATGGATGAGCGAAATGGATCGATGCTGGCTTTTGACCTTCTTTATAATCTACCTGAAGCGAATCGACCGAAACAAGTGATCGTTCATTCCTTCAATCCATCGGGTTCCAAGAACATTGTATCCAAATTCAAGAGCGCAGGGATTCCAGTCAGAGCCCATGACTTTAGTGAGTGGCTGATGGTGATGATAGCACATGATTTGCATAAATTGTTCTAAAGATTCCCATCAAGCATCATCCGCAGCTAATCTTTGGCAATGCTATATGTGTGATATATATTTCTCACATCATGCCAATTGTATTTATGTTTCAAAATATTTCACAAATGATGATTTTATTCAGTGGCATCTTGCCTTGAAAGGCGACAAGGTAAACGAATGTTATCGAACAATTTATACCGGTTCAAGAAAAACAAAAATTGACTTACCCACATCTACACCTATGACCATAACTAAAGAACGACTCGATAAATTAGAGGCTTTCCTATGAGATGCGCTTCCTGCAACAAAGACTTTGGAATATCCTACACAATCAAGGCGACACTCTTTCCAAAACTAAAGAGCAATTATACTTGTGATAACTGCCAATTTGTGATGCGAGATATGTTTCATAGTGGTGGTGCGGTAGCCTGTAAAACATTGTGTGATGGTGAAGTAATCAAGTGGCGAATGGAAAACAAAGTGATAACCATGTGTGTCTACATGAATGCACGAAAGACAATTCACATGCCACTGACGACGCCATTTTCGATCAACAAAGAGCGCTGCCATAAGTTTTTGACATTCTTATGAACTGTCCTAATTGTAAAAAATCCATACCTATTAAAACAGTAGGTGGGACTACATGCCGAAGTTGCAACCTGTATATATGGGATTTGGTTTATATAAATGGCGCAGTTACGTACATGAATGTAGAAAAATTCTTTAAAACTTGCACCTTATTATGGAAGATTACTAATAATAAAGTAATCTCATGCACATTCTTTTCAGACACAACAAATCGAATATTTAATAGCCAACAGTTTGAGCTAAACTTTATTCCGGAGTTTGATATTACTGAAGAGCGAATTAAAAAGCTATTGGTATTTTCATGATTGATTGTTATTCATGTGGTGGGATACTTTATAATTATGATAATGGAGCGGACTTTATGTTCAAGTGCGATCCATGTAAGATGTTTTATTCCATTCCAAAAAGTGACGAAGATAATCTATACCACTTGCCAAATACAATGAGTAAGGAGTTTCCAGTAAAAAATGGCGGCATTATTGACTGGGATTTTTTAGAAGATGATGGTAATATTAAAAATGAAGTTGTATATGTTATTTTTACTGATTTTTCCGATACTACCGTAAAACAAATTATACTTCCCAACAACATCCCATTCACAATTACGCTTGAACAAATTAGAAGGCTGATACCATTCACATGATTAGCTGCCGTAGCTGCACAGAAAGAAAATGATGCATTTGCCGAAGGGTACGCGGAAAAAGATTGAATAAAGAATATCAGATTCACTATTGCGTGAAGCATAAGAAGCATATTTATTACTTTAAATCAGGGCGAGACGTTGATTATATTGTATGTTGGGATTGCAATCGAACAAAAGAAAATATGCCTAAAGCTATTGACAACAGCTAATTAATTATTATATATTATATGAATAGGCCGACGGGATTTGCCTCGGAAGACAAGTTTCGCTGTAAACGAAATGTTTCTAACTAAGTGGTTCGACTCCACACGGCGGCACTAAATTAATAGAATACCATGTCAAAATTACCAAGAAATCATGTAGCCAAAGATATGTTTAACAGCGGTCGGTTTAAATCCGGAACGCATAAAAAACATACTATCATCGATCGTTTTTCTTGGAAAAAAGAAGCAACAGATGAGATTTTAGCCCAAGAAACTTATCATGATATGGATCTTTATGAAGAGTATGATTGGCTGGATGATTGGGATGGATTTCATCATTCAGAACAGATTATAGAGAAAAATATAATCTATACCGTTAAAATGTTTAAAATCGCCGGATCAAAAGATATTAATTACAAAGAGTATTATTTAAATGGCAAGCTACATAGAGAATGTGGTCCAGCTTGCGAATATTTAAATGGTGATGTTGCCGGTTGGTATTTGAATGATGAGCAAATTGAATGCAAATCACAGCAAGAATTTGAAAGATTACTAAGACTTCGTGTATTTTGGTAATTCCCATTTGCACATTCGAAAGACAAAAGATATGTTTGAGGATAAGAAAACTACTCTGCATCAATTGACTTTATCCGTTAAAGAGATGGCAGAAGAACGAGGCATGACTGTATGTAAGCCTGCATTTGAGAGTGGATGGATTGTTTTACTACCCAATAGTTGTCGGGTTGTTCGTAAAGATATCCATGATGTTTTGAAATTAGTTTTGGCTTTTGACTGGAATATATATTGGGAAATTAATAACTAAATGCAATTCGAACTCGTTAAACAATTTTTTGAAGCTTGGGGATTGACTCCTGGCGCTGAACATTTACTTTCAGACACTCAACTTGACTTTATGATGCGCTCAGCTATTCAGAAGTCCAATGAGTTTGAAATCTTTTGCACACTCATGATTGACTGTAAATCGGATGGTCATTCACTGGGCGTTGATAGTTGGGATAAATTAAAAACCTATTGGGAAACCTTTGTAGAAACAGGAAAATTGAAATGATTACTTTTGAGCAAGTGTCGTTGGAAGTTGAGAAGCTTTATTCGCAAGATCTAAAAGAAGATCCAAAAGCAATTGAAGAGCAGTGCCTCTTGATTGAGAACTTTATTGAGGCTTGTGGTTGGTCTCTTGATTCGTTTGTAGAGAAGAGCTTGGTCGGAAGTGGAAACTAATATGTTTAAATGGATGTTTGGTCTTATGTTGATGTGCTTTGCAGTTTCGGCAGATGCACAAACACTACATAGCCGAACGACTTGGGCATTTGAAACTGACTATTCGGATGGTAGAGTTATGACAGATGATGATCCAAGTTTAAGCGGATTATTTTATACATTTGATAATTTTCCATGGACTTGCGAACGACAAAGTTTAACGGCAACGAAATTCAATCAGTCGGTTGCGGGATTCTACTGTCATAATAAAAGTGCTGGATGGATTGCTGTAATGGCGTTCTGTGATATAAATGGCGCAGATGAAGATGAAGAGAAGATTATTTTGGGCGATGCAAAGGCTCAAACTGTTATCTTAAAAGCAACTTGTAAAACAGTAAGTTGGTAGGTTTTGAATGATTTATAATCAAAAATTATACCACAAGCCGGAGCAAATTCAGTTCGAAAAGGAAGCTCATCATTCAAGTTTAAAAATCTTGCATTACATTTCTAACAATGAATATGATGGACCTGCTGTTCTTTGTGATGATTTAAATGAAACAAAAAAGTTATTTAGTATGCAATGTCAGTGGGATAATGTAGGAACAAACTTTATTCTGTTTCCCATTTCATTAAATATTTTGCCTGATGAGAATCCAAATGAAGAGGTCTAAAGCAAAACCCATCTATGTTCTATCTACGGGGCGGGTATATACAAATGAACACGGAGAACGATCTGATTTTAGAGCGGTGGGCTGGTATCCTACTTTAAAACAAGCCCAAGCTGCCGTCATGGGTAATTATGGCGATATTGAAGAGGCGGGCTTTTATAAGTGGGCGGTTATTGAAAAACTTCATTGGGGACTGTATCCTTATGATTTAAAAGCTAATTGGTATTTATTCGTTTGCAAGAAGAGGACTACAGAGAAGGAAATGATAACGGCAAAGAAAATTAAATGTCCAAAACGATTTAAAAATATTTGTGGTTTTAGTATCGGTTAATATGTATATGCCCCATGTAGCGGATCTACGACAGAGCCTTCTAAGCTCAGTTCCCTTCGTTCAACTCGAAGATGGGGCGCTAACTTAAATGAAAGCAAAAAACTTTATAACTTGTTGGAATTGTGACGGACCTAACCAATGTAACAAAGGTGGTCACCATGCAGTTATTTCTTATCATGAGTGCGAATATTGTTTATTGAGGCATCAAGTTGGACATAACGAAGCTATTTTGTATAAAGTTTTCGATAATATAACGATCGTTTGGATATCCAATTATTTTGGGCAAGTAAGGGAATGTTATTATAGAGGTGGAAATACCTCTATCAAATTACCTAACAATACACCACTAAACATCACTAAACAAAAACTCCAAACACTGATTACATTCTCATGAACTCATTTAAAAATTGTTTCTCCTGTTCCGGCGACTTAAGATCTGCTCCTGGCGGATTGATATGCGACCCCTGTCAATTAGCATATGATAATGGCATATTTCACAATTATATTAGTAAAACTTATTTGAATGGTTATTATGTAAAGGGCAACTACAAATCAACAACCATTACTTGGAAGCTTAATTTTAACCTTGATGTTTTAACTTGCGACTTGAGATTGCGTAAAACTAATTCAGCAGAATATAAAGAAATTTTCCTGCCAAACAATACACCATACAACATTTCAAAAGAACGAATTGAATTGCTCCTTGCCTATACTTAATTTCTATGATTAAAATTGAAACTTGCCTTCATTGTTTTAGATCGAATAGCGATAAAGTATATCAAGATGGCGTGGTCGTGTCTTCGTTTTGCGGCGTATGTGAATTGCGTTACGCGTTTACTCATACGGATGGGATCGTTATGGAACGATACTTTTCGCTTTATGGCTCTAATGATGCAAAAATTTGTTGGTTTATAGAGAGTCCAAAAATAACACTAAACCCTGATTTTTGTTTTGTTTTGGATTATAAAGTTAATTCAACAAAATTACCGAGTAATACGCCATTTGATATCACGACAGCTAGATTGAAATTGCTTTTAAATTTTACTTGACAGATTCACTTTTGGAATTACAATAACCCTATGAAAAATAAATATGACAATTCAGTTTCGGCAATTCGTGTTGGCAGCATTAAAAAATTTAATAATGGCACCAGAGAAATTTCTGAAGCGGAAGAAGCATTCCTGATTAAAAATCATAATTTTAATAACAATAACCTTAAAGGGGTTAAGAACGATTTAAATGTTCTTCGTCAAGAAGAAGATTGTAATTCGTATGATATAAAAAATGCCATTGAATTTTGGTCGAAACATTGAAGAAAAAAACCTGTTATTATATTTATTCCGAAGTTAATAAAGGATACTGGACAGGTTATAGCTTTGATGATGTTGCTTGCCCCTCGTCTTATTATAAAAGATTTAAGTCAATAAAAAGTGCGGAGAACGAAATTAAAACTACATGGCTCTCCACCTCAACGGATAATGATTTAGCAATTGATACGACAGAGCAAGTAAGAGCGCGGCGAAAAAAGAATTTGATACTTTATTATACCACTCTAATTAAGAAAATAAGAAAAACATTTACAAAAAAAGAATTCAGAATGATTATGGGAGAAGAAATTAAGTGAAGCATTTAATTGTTATACTGGCAGCGTTATCAATTTATTTTATGCCTTCTACCGCTAAGGCTATGGATATTGATTGGAACTTACCACAACGACACGGCTTTACATTTGAAGTCGGACTTGCAGAGGGGCTAACCCAAAGCTTTCAAACACCCGATGGAACTTATATTCATCATGTTAGTCAGGTGGGCTTTAGTGCTCCACAATTGAGCTTGGGGTGGTTTTTAAATAAGGATACCGCTTTGTTACTTCGAGAGACGGGAACCTCTTATTACTCGGAGGAAGAGTCGCAATCGCACCTTTTGACCGTCATTGCCCCATCTGTTCAGCAATGGATTGGAAATCATTTGTTTGTTGGACTGGGCATAGGATTAGCTGCTTATACAAATGACCCACTGGAATTTAACTCTCACGATCCTCATTACGGATTGGGCTTGAATGAACGAATCGGTTTTTCAATGATTTCCGAGCGGCACATTTCATTAGCTTTGACTTTAGATTTAATCCAGGCTGACTTCTCCACTCCGCATAATCAGCCTGAGACATTGTTGGGTGGCGAGAGCATTGGACTACAAATACAATATTACTAAATAATGAAAACCTTCCAACAAACAATAAACGAACATGTTGCAGAGTTAGCTAAAGAGTTGGCGGAACGAGAAGAAAAATATAACATGTTCACATATTTCACGGCTTTTGATTCAATGGAAGATGCGATAGAAAATTTAATTACGAATCCAAATTTCAATCTAGAATATTACAGTAAGTTAATAGAAAAATATTATCCAGAAGCGTTTGATTATTTTAATAGACGAATAAAGTTAGTGGCTTTTTAATGAAACATATTGAAATTAAATATGAACACCATTACGATGGAACATCAAAAAGTATAATAAGACAAATTGAGCACGCCATAACTCTTGCTTCTATAAATAGTTTTCTATCGCCACATGATTGGCTAGAGAGCTTAACAAAATACAATAGCGATAATGAAATAACTTTATCAAAAGAGCGCATCAAAAAATTATATCCAGACCTATTAAATTATTTCGAACGGCGTATGAAATTAGTAGCTTTTTAGAAAGAAAATAATGACACCATTTATTGAAATGTCTCCCGAAAAAGTAAAAGAAATGTGTTATGAGGCAAGAAAAGCCGTCAGTCAACATTATGAGCCGCTGATTAAACTCCACCGCGAATCAATGGAAGAAGAGCGCAAAACATTTTGGGGAAGACTATTTAATTCAAAAGCTAAAGTTCAAATGCTGGAAGACATGATTTGGAAAAGTATGGCAATCGAGCTTGGACATATTGCAAATTTACTCAATCTCGCCAATAAAGGAGATAAAGTTTATTTGGATGCTGATTCTTTATATCAAATTTCTTGGTTAGTTAGCAAAGGGGAAGAGTAAAATGTTTTGGAATGTCGATGTAGAGGGCAAAGTAATTGAAAAGAAAAAAGAAGAAGAGTTTTTAAGTTCCGATGAGGCTGGAGCAGAGAAACGATTCAAAAAGCGAGTGAATACTTTTAAAAAAGAGGATAAGCCAGTTTATAAACATCACTTTTGGTGGTTCGTTCATAATTGCGTAGCTCATCCATTGATTGGAATGCTGCCAAATAAAACGACATTTGATTTTCACGACTGGAGTTCTAAAAAGATTAACGGGAAATAATTCGTTTGAAGCGGGAGAATTCGCTTTGCTTGATATCTTTTCTCCACTGGGGCATCAACTCACCTGTTATCTGGGTCTCAGTTCCTGGTCCACCCGTTCGTTGAATTGCGTATCCACCAGGAAGAATAGAAAAGGGCACCTTCACTGTATTCAAATAATTAAATGGTGCATTTAAAGCTAAAGTGGCAGAGGGATTAAAGAATGAGGGGAAACAAAAGTCGGAGACTGAAACATTTTTCCCATCCACCATTATACCGTAGCCAATCTGTTCCACGGGGTCGCAAAGCTCGGCACACCAACTAACATTTCCATTATCAAAATAGCAATTAGTATAACGATCTCCAAACATTTCAATAATTTCATGAGACAAAGTTCCAGATACGGTATAAGCACCAGGATTTTTTGAATCAAAATTTAATACAGTTCCGCCATTAGAAAGAATAGGTTGTGCCATTATGTATGCAACTACCTTGTCACTAACCTCTTCGTGGAATCCAAGCGCCCCTTGAACTTGAGCGTCATTATCAATCATATTAACTACCCATGCATAACCAGGAACTTTTGTTTTATCAGCATAGAAAATAATTGTGGCAGGTTTTGAATTCCAAGCTGGTGCGACATGAAGGTTCATTTGCTCCTGGATCGCAGCGCACATCGTTTGACAATCAGCATTTGAAACTAAAGTAGATTCATTAATTACGGCAATAAGCATATTAAACTCCTATCAATATAAGTAAATAGTAGCAAATGAAAAGATTAACAGTATCCACCGAATATTGTGAAAAAGTAGGGGTTGCGATTGGAAAATCAGCAGCTGAAGTTAAAAAGCTTATTGATAAATGGTGGAACGACGGACAGGGTATTGACTGGATTAAAAAATGCTTATTTGTTTAGCTAAAGATAACGGACGAAAACTAATCTTTGTATCAAAATTAAATATCAACTAAACGATATGACCTGCACTTATAAAATTTTAACTTTCATCATTATAGCCCTTGTCGGATTTACAACAGGTGTTATATTTTCAAATGCGACGACGAAACCAATTTCACATCTCATTAACAAATTACAAAATTAAGCAATTCGAAAGATAAATATCATGGAACAAATTCAAGATACAACTCAGATGCAGCAAGAAGTTCAAAAACAAACTCAAGGACGTGGTGAAGTCGGCACTGGAACTGTCGGTCGAAACCTTAAACGAGCCTGGAAATTGACCGAAAAGGCGTTCCACAAGGCAAGTTTGAAGCGTTTTGCGCGTGATTTGGTCAAAAACGGCGACGAAAATGCTAAAAAGTGGCTTGATTCAAAGAAAGGCGAGTTCAACCAGGCTCGTTCAGAAAAGAATGCCACCGAAGCAAAACTCGCTGGTCAAGCTTCTAAAAACAAGAAGAAGTAAATAAATTATGTGGGAATTTGCTTTAGCTCACTAGTATAAACTAATAACAATTGCTGACTACGGTCAGACCAATAGCCAAAATCAAAATGAGGACATCGAAGAATAATAAAGATTTGGCATGCGGGTTATCTTTAACTTAAATGCCTAAACGGAAGAGGCGCCGTTAAAATTGCCTCATAAATGTTTAATGGACGATTAGAAACAGGGCGACCAAAAGATATTAGCCTACCTGTGAAAAATTAATAGGCTTCTATCATCAAACTTAAAAAAAGAAACGAGATACGATATGTTATTCATGGTAGGCGATTTAGTTAATTATGTTGGTGAGAAGCTTCGTCAAGAACTTCGCGGTAAAGTTGGTGAAGTTCATGCTAAAGTTAAAAACGCAAGTGAAGAGTGCGTAGTTGATTTTGATACGGGTGATAGCTATGTAATTCACGAAAGCAATTTGGCTCATAGCAATCGTTCGGTAAGCAAAGAAGATACCTCGGTTCATTCACATCTTCGTCGTAAGCGCATTGAAGCGGACGCAGATACCAAATAAATATGTTCTTGTGGTTAATGCGATGGTTTGTTTATTTTGGCTGGAGATCGGTATCACTGTTCTTTGTGCTTATACTTTACAACAAGTCGTTCATACCCAAGGATACCTAATTGATATAAAAGTAATTCTTCAAGCGGCAGTCCTAACCATTTTAGCAGTTCGAATTTGGATGCCGTTTGAATCAACAAAAGAAATTAAACCAGAAGAAAGTTTTGAGGATAGTTAAATGTTTAAATGTCAAATCAGTCAGCGCAATAGCAAGCCAGGTCAGAAGGCACACAAGATCACCGTTGAGACCCGTCAAAAGGAATACTTTGAACGGCAACGAAGTGAAGAAACAAAAATGTGGTCAGATGTTATGGTAGGTCGTGGTTTTGAAACGGTTCGTGAGATTACGGTATCGGAAGAGGGGCTTGCCTTGTGGAACACTTGGTCAGATGAAGAGCGAAAACTTTTTCTGATTGAACTCGCTCGTGGCTAAAGCACATCAAAAAGATATTCTGGAAAGATTAATGGCAGCAGAACTCTTGTATCAAGAACACCGAATGAAAACTGCCGCTGCTAAAAAACTATTTATTGAATGTGAAACGGATATGGTTTCATCTAAAATTACCAAAGAAAATATTCAAGAAGAACTCCGAATTCATATGCTCAAATATCCAGAAGAAGAAGCGACCCTTAATCAATTGGATATCGCTCGGTTCTCTGAAGTATTACCAGGGCTACTGGAAAAGTTAAAGCACGAATGAATTGTATTATCTGCGAATTCACCATGACTGAATTTTCCACGATGTTAGGTGGTATAAGAATTACTGGAAATAGATGCGATAGAATTAAACAACATGCATTCTTTTTTTGGGAAGATGGTTTTTATACAATTGACGACGGAACTTTTTGTATTGTAGCAGACAAAGATAATAATCGATTTAGCATTAACCATATTAAAAATGAAACAATTTTTTTAGATTATATGCCGCTACAAGATGGTTATAGCTTATTGAAAAGATACTATAATATCAAATCATTTATATGAAAAAGATAGAAGAAACGATTAAAACTGTATCTAAATCTATTCGATCGGGCGTAAATTTAGGGCTTATTCGAATGGTTTTAATTTCCGAAAACTTTCCCATTTACCGAGTTGATACAATGATTAGATGGGCAAAGCGAATTGCTGAAGCAGAAGTAAATCAAACGCTCGATCTCCATTAACTAAAAACAATATAGAAGAAAATAATAATAACAACAATGAAGAATCTAATTTTTATCGCAATGGCAACAATTCTTTGTGCATGCTCAGTTCCGGTTGATACCACTGAAAACAATACTTCCACTCAAGAAGAGGCAGATAATGGAGATCCAAATACAGTTGGTATTCCTAATGGTTGTCGAATTGAGTATTTGTTTAATGACCCCGAGCATCTAAAACCTATTATTATTTGTGAATTTTATAATGAACATGCGACGAACACTCCCGATCCAGATCCATTTAGGGCTGTGCGGCGGGTTGAAACCATTCGCGAGAAGTAATATGTCATTTTCGATTCGGACTAAAATTGGAAATTTGTTTGTAAGAACAATTTATCGTGAAAATACCAAAGACTGGGATACTTTCGTTTATTCGAGCGATTTTCGTTTTGACCTGAAATCTATTCTACAAAAACATTATTTTTGGGAATTAAATTCATCTGCGGCTTTTAAAAAACATTTAGAATTATGTGAAGAACTTAGATTGCTCGGGTTTAAAAATGATTGATTCCGACCCATTAACAGGATTATTTACCCAACAACAAACGGGTATGCGTAAAAAAGAATTTAATATTGCTACTGAAAAATTAGTCAACGCCGGAATTTTAGAGCCAATCAATCAGAACGGTAAAATTTATTATAAGCTAACAACATTAGGCAAACAATTAGAAACGCATTTTAACAGCGACATTACCACTCAAAATTAAATTAATGGAATTAGAAACAATTATTCGAAGCATCAGGAAAGTTCATATGACTTTAACTGGGGCAGATGATGAAGTAAATTTAACTTATACGGGCGGCAGTGCGGGACAAAATAATTGGAAAATTAAAATCGGGAACAGGGAATCAAAAGCCGATAAACATATAGATGCTGCCCAATTATTATTGAGCATTTTGACAGAAGAACTGCATAAGAAAGCTTCACTCGCAGAATCACAATTATTAGCTTATAAAAAAACATTAAACGAGATTACAAAAAATTAATGAAGTATAGGGAAGCAAGACTACTAACTCATGGAGATATTGTCCTACGAACTGAAGACAATGCAGAGCTTTTTGTGGATAGTGTAGAAATTTATGGACAACTAAAAAGGGTTCGACTAAACTGTGTAGATAGACATACATTCAAAAATGTTGTCGTTTATATGGAGGATGTCAATCGCATTTAAATTAAAGGAGAAGCATCATGGACTTACAATCAGCACTCTTAATTTTCGCAACGCATTATATCGACAAGACGAATCACAACATGGCGTATGATAAAGATGTCATGGGTGAGGTTGTTACCGCTATCGCCTCTATTACTACGGATCCATCTGAAGCAGAGACGCTCCTCAAAATAAGCCGTTGGGAGAGCGGTGGATTCAGGCGTGACATTGCTACTTGTAAGGTAAAGGGCGACCACGGTCAAGCGTTGGGTCTCTGGCAGGTTCATCCACGAAACAAGGATGAAACCAAGGCTATGTGTGCGTCCATCCGTGAGCAGGCTGTTGTGGCTCTCAATCGAATCCACGAGAGTGTAGCATGGTGTGGTAGCAAGAACCTAAAGGGAAGCGACCTATTGACGGGCTACACTCGAGGCACCTGCAACAAGAATGATAAGTTTGCTCGGCTTCGTTGGGGAGATGGTAAGCAAGTAACGAAAATTATGTTGGAGAACTAAAGTTAGATGAGAGAATTAGCATACATTCAAACGATCAAATCACTTACTCCTATTCCTGGAGCCGATGCTATTGAAAAGGCTGAGGTATTGGGATGGGAGCTTGTGGTGAGACGCGGGGAGTTCCAAGTCGGGGATCGATGTATTTATATAGAAATCGATAGTTTGGTTCCTGAGTATCCCTGCTTTGAATTCTTACGATCAAAGAAACATCGTGTGAAAACTATTAAATTACGTGGGCAGGTCTCACAGGGGATCGCTTTTCCTGTTTCAGTTATTAATGAGATCGATCCTGCATTTGATATTTCTAAACTTTCTATTGGACAAGATGTCACCGAAGTTTTAAAGATTAAAAAATACGAATCAGAGCCAGAAGAAGAAATTGTAGAGCAAGTAAAGAAAACTTGGCTTGAAAACAAACTGTCTTATTACAAATGGAAGTTGCTTGGCATTAAACCAATCAAGCGTGGCTCTTTTCCAAATGACATACCACGTACAGAAGAGATAAGGGTTCAAAAATTCTCCCGTGAATTAGAAGAGCGTCTTGGACAAGATGCTTACATTACTGAGAAAATGGAAGGCTCATCTGCCACTTTCGTTTTTCGTAAGGGCGGCAATTGGATCGCTAAATTATTTGGAAAGGATAGTTCATTTCAAATTTGCTCCAGAAATATTACGGTCTTTAATTCGGAGACAGGTAAATCACGACCGCATCATTTACTTGGCATTGCAGAAAAATACGACATTCATAATAAATTTAAAAAGTTAGATCGTAGTCTTGCAATTCAGGGCGAGTGCATTGGGCCTAAAATTCGAGGAAATATTTATAAATTACCTGAATTAGAATTTAAAGTGTTTAGTATTTATGATCTCAATAAAAAAGAATACTTAGGCTATCCAGAATTTGCTTTGTTATGCGCTCAGTTAGAATTGCCCACGGTTCCAATTCTTGCACGGACTCCTATTGTTGGAGACGCATCTCATTATGTTGAATTGAGCAAAGGTAAATCACAAATCAATAAGAATATTTTGCGAGAAGGTATTGTTGTTCGAACCGTGGATAGCAAATTTTCTTTTAAATCAATCAACCCCGAGTATCTTTTAAAGAATCAACTATGAGTATTTTCAGAGTTATGAATAACATATCTTTTTATATTATTCATTTTGTTTAGTATGAGGGACTATAAGCTCCTCACCATTTAAATCATAAAGTCCTTCTTCTTTCCAGAAGAAGCCCTTTACGTTCAACTTTAAATGTCTGAAATCAAATGGAATTTTATAAAGGTCAAGCGAATTATTTATAAATCAAAACTCTTGCCCTCTTGAAAATCAATATTCTTGGAGGAAAGTTCTGCTTGAAAAGCATTATTTAATGTGGGCTTAAAGACGGGCTTGAGTTTTCTTTCCCAATAAGCTGTCGAAAGCCCTTCGGACTTTCGCTTCTCAATGATCCATAAAGTCTTCTTTCGAAATGCTAAAACGCCTTTGACTATTCCGATAGCTTGCATTAAACTTGAAGATAAAGCCCTTGCAGAAAGTTCAGTAGGAAAAGTAATAGCTTGATAGTTTAAATATTTAGGAAGATTAAGTTTATCATTGGGTATGTCGAAACAAGTTTCTCCATACCCATCCTTAAAAGTAGATGTCCAAATATAATCAATATAGTTCTGAGTCGCTAAACGATATGCCGACAAGAACTCAGAAACAACTTGAAGTTTTCCTGAGTTAATGTTTTGAAAATAATGTTTAGTCGAGCGGATCATTTAATTAAAATTTGTTCTTTAATTTCTTTTGTCTTTGTTTTCCCACGGCGTAAACCATAAAGTCGGCAGCAAAAAGAGGTAATGATTGCTACCAAATCTTTCATTAAGTCAGCTTCATTTTCTTGATCTCGATTAATCACAATAAGCTCATAGTTAAGTAAAGTTAATGTTCTTTCAAGATAATTAAAACCAAACCTTGTGAGACGGTCTTTATGCTCAACTATAATTCTTTTAGGCTCTTTGTCAATAAGAGAGTTTAACTTTTTTCTGTTGTCATTCATCCCAGAGCCAACTTCTTTGATAACTTTTTCTATTTCCCATCCATTAGCTTCAGCAAATTTTGAGCACCTCTCGGCTTGTCTCTGGAGATCTTCTTTTTTAGTAGGAGATGATACTCTAGAATAAATATAAGTTTTGAGGTTGACTTTTTGATATGAGTCGTTATCATCTATTAAAATAGTGCCAGTAGCAAGCTGCCTCCCTTCGGCAGGCAGTTTATTCGCCTTAAATAAGCGATGAGCCGTTTGATAAGTTAAACCATTTCTTTTTGCCCATTCTGAAAGTTTCATAAAAATATATTCAAATATTGATATATTTAGTCATAAAAAATGATAAAAAGATATAATTATGATAAAATTAAAAAAGACACTTTACTCAAGCCAACTACGATCGTCTCAAACACCATGCCATTAAACTTTACGACAAAATTGTTTATGGCTGGACGGAAGAAGATATTCCAAACCTTGACTCCCATTTGGCAAAGGTTATACTGCCTCGGCTGAAACGATTTGCCGAGCTACAACGTGGTGGTCCAGTAGAAATGTCCGATGATGAATGGAAACACACACTTAATCAAATGGTAAGAGCATTTGAATGGTTAGCTTCCAATCAACGACTTGACATTGGTGGATTACGATTTAAAGAAAATGAAGACAATGCCCGTAAGGGTTTAGAGCTGTTCGCGAAATATTACACACAACTTTGGTTTTAAAGGAAATTACAAAATGGTTAATGTATCTGATTTAGTTGGACTCGGCAAACGAGATGCTCAAAATAAAAGCGAGCTTAAAAATCTAATTTGGCGCTTGGTGTCTGTGAATGGCGAACGATTTTTAGGTTGGCCAGAAGACAAGCGTGAAGATCGCGTTTGTGTTGAAATCGTAAATGAAAAAGTTGTGTCGGCAGTTATTCAATAAAGGAAAATTTTAAAATGAAAAAACTTATTAGTATAATTATATTTGTTATCGTTGGACTTGTCGTAGCAACTCCAAATGTTAAAGCGCAACCAGTTATCATTTACTCAAATCAATGTTGTGATGTGAATAACTATGTTCGATGCCTTATGTATCAATCAGCCCCTGTCCTTACCCAGTGCTATTGCGAGGGTCAAGGATATGGACATGTTTGTTAATGAAAACTAAAGATCTTATCGAAAGACTTAATAAGGAAGATCCTACGGGCGAAGCTGAAGTTGTCGTTGGCACTCGAGATATTTTCTTTGCAGAAGCTTTGCCCATGTATTATGACGGAACTCCAATCATCCTTATTCGAGACAAATCGAAAGAACCTTATTATGATATCACGGGTTTTCGAATGGGCAGTTCTGGAACAAAAATCAAATTACATCTAATGGATTATGAAGATGTTATTGAAAATGATCCTGATTGCATTGTAGAATTTTTAGATGCGCGTGCGGAAAAAATGTTAGCCGATAAGGTATTTGAATTGCGAGTAGAAGAAAAAAAGTATCGTCAAGATGCATTGGCAGAAAAATTAAATAAAAATGTCAAATAATTATACAGATACAGACGGGCGCGGGCGGTCACAGCGTCTACAGCAAGCCGTGATTTACCGCAATCGCCATACAGGACAGCTGCACTGCACGGTTAAGTCGCAGGATGGCTGTCTGTATTGGTCGATGACGCCATTCGGGTTTGCCTGCGTGCCGTGGGGCACCTCCGAAGAGCATTGGCAAGTCGTAGGATACTGGGCTTGGCTTATAGCCTGCATGTTGTGCTGGTGGCGAGCAGAACAGATCGCGCATTTCACTAAGATTAGAAATGATACTAGTTTGTGGGCTGCTTTGGCGGCCCCATTCATGGGTATGTAAGACCGTTATGGAGGCGGGCGTGACTGTAGATCACGCGCCATAGTGCCATCTTAGGTTCGATTCCTCTATTGCGATAGTGAGGTTGTTTGTAAATTTGACAATGAAAATGGCTACCTATACGATGTTTACAAAAACCTGATGAAAGAGACTTGACAGTTTAAGTGGAATGATTATCTATCTATTAGAGGTTTTTAAATGAAAAATTCAATCGCAACCATTATTTTATCTATTCTGTTTGTATCATCTATCGCATTAGCCTATGATATGACACATGTTCGTGAAGTAAAAGCGCATAGTTCGGCGCAATTTAATGTCGAACTTCCTGTTGACAAATCAATTACAGAAGTTTGGACCACACATGATGAAGTAATTTCATGTTCTTTTATTGACAAGGGAACTGGAAAAGTATCTCTGGAAAGTAAAGATACTACTCATTGCATTGGGACGGCTACACTTACTTTGCCCGAAGATATGATCGTTAAAGTTGAAAATAATAATAGTTCAGATGTATCCGTAAAAATTTGGGTTCATACATCTGATACTAAATTCGAACAGAATTAATTCCCATTTGCCATGAAGAAAAAATACACGGTAGTCATACAGCATGTTGTAAAAGAAGAAGTTGAGATGGAAATCGAAGCGGATTCTGCCATGAATGCTTATGATGAAGTCCAATCCATTATTAAAATTCGCAATTCCAAAACAAACAAAAAATTCGCTATAAACAAAATTGAGGTAAAATAAAATGAAGAACTTTCGTGTAATGTATTTGAGGGATCGTAATAACCATCCGGTGGGCTGTGTTGCTATTAAAATCAACGGCTCATTCCATCGCAATGCATCTGTAAGCGTGGAGTATCAGGTCTCCGTGCTGAACCCACAAGACAATTTCGAACGCAAGATGGCACGTCTCCTGGCTCTTGGGCGACTTGTTGAATCGCCCTTCTCTGTCAAGGTTGATAATCGTGATGGTAAAATTGGAATGCATACCATTTCAAAAGCCGTTATGAATGAAATTACTCATAACCTCAATATTCCTACTCGTGCAAAGAAGGCTGCAGGTCTTTGGCTGAAGAAGAATGTTGCTCATGCTGATTTGGCTTCTTACGGCGGAGGGTTTTAATATTGATATACGCTACCTCGGACACTCATTATTTTCACGCACGAATCATAGAACATTGCAATCGTCCATTCGCGTCCATGGAAGAGATGAACGAAAAACTAATTGAAAATCATAACGCAATTGTAGGTAAAGATGACACTGTTTATAATTTGGGGGATTTTAGTTGGAAGCCTGCTCTCACTGGCAGCATTGTATCAAGATTAAACGGAACTCAAATTCTAATTACGGGCAATCACGACAGTTGTCACCCAATGCACAAGAACGCTGAAATTGAAAAACAAAAGTATTTAGATGCTGGATTTAAAGAAGTCCATCAACAGCTGGAAGTTGAAGAGTTTGTTCTCAATCACTTCCCCTTTGTTGGGGATGAATATGATGATGTTCGTTTTGGTAAATGGCGGGCTCCCAAAACAGACAAATGGCTTATATATGGACACACCCATCAGGCGAATCCAATTTCACAGCGTGGTCAAATCAATGTGGGCGTTGATGCGTGGGAATATAAGCCAGTGTCCATTGATGATCTTCGAAAGAAAATTGAACATTATAACATTCTTCATAGTTAATTAGATGAACTTACAAAACGCACAAATTGGCGATAAGTATAAATTTTATATTAATGGTATAGGCGCAATTTCAAGTTCTATTTCTTGGTTCGTAAAAGTGGGAACCATTGTAGGTCTATCTAAAAACGGCGATGATGTTGTTATTGGGTGGAAACCAAATGACGATGCTCCTCTCCAAGGCACATATCTGAACCAACTAATGCTTACAAATTATAATTATGCTGCCGACTATCATAATTATACTCAGATTTTTTATGCGCATAGAACATTAGAAGTATTTGATAAAATTGAACCTATTAAATTTACGGTAAGCTTATCAAACACTATATCACAAATTGATGGACTTAATTGTAAAAAATGCAATGAGTATTATCAGTATTCAGCATCAAATCAACCCGATGGCACTTTAATCTGCTATTCCTGCAGACAACGAAGGTATTAAAATTATGACACTGATCGAATTAGAAGAAACGCTTAATGAAGTTTTAAATGAGACTCCATTTCAAATCGTGACGAATAAAAAGGGTGAAGTAGTTATTCACACTGGGTATATGCTCGATGATGATGGCGAGTTAGTTACTGAGGATGATGAAATGAGTGATGATCTGCTTGGCGGAAATGCAGATGATTTAACAGATCGTTGGAATGAAAATGACTAATAAAGTTCCGCCACCGTCAACTACTATTACTGGCGGATCTGCTAATGGCGGATGGATAACAGTTACGGGAAGTGGCGGTAATATTGGCTTTGGAGCTGTTGGTTATAATCCTTTTTATTTTGATTCTGATAGCTCTGAAAAAATTGTCCCTGCTCCTCCAAAACCACAAGATTTTAAGGATGGATGCACTTGCATTAAGTGTAAAGAACTGTATCCATTTGCCATACCATCAGAAAAAGACGGTATTACTTTAATTTGTTGGGCATGTAAAAATGGATATTAATTGAAAATAGATGCTGACGAAATAGAAAATATAGGATGGTGGTTTTCTATTATGTTGGCTGCAGTTGGAATTTTATGTGGATTTTTTAGTGGATCATGAAAAATATGAATTCGGTATATTTGATTATTTTGACAATTTTGGGTTATGGATTGGGCTCGTTTTTTTATAAGCTTGCCAACGATCGTATCAATCCCGTTCTTGTTCTTTTAATTGCTGCGGCAGTTGGGGCAATGGTAGCACCTGGACTTTTGACTTTAAAATTTGATCATACCTGGAATTTTTATGGCATTCTATTTTCTATATTAGGATGCTTGACAATGGGCGTAGGATCGTTATGTTATTTCTACGCCTTGAAAAGTGGCAATGCGGGCGAAGTAACGATCTTAACTGCCAGCTACCCCCTATTAACTTTGATATTGTCAGTCATATTTCTCAATGAAAATTTGGATATAAAAAAGATTATAGGCATTGGGTTAGCAGTGGCATCTTTTATTGTGATAAGCTATTAATGGATTATAAATGTTTCTTTTGTAAGTCTTCACTATCTCTAAGCGATCAGAGCACCACGGACGTTTATCGATGTGAGCCTTGCATAAAAACGATCGGCACATACGAAGATTTTGTTCCATATCAACTTTATTTGGGAAAAGTATGGAATTCACAATATAATTGCTATTCGATTCATTAAAGAAAAACTTTCCATTTTAATAAATCACAATGATAATGGTTGGCATTATGAAATATACAATTTGGAAGCAAATCATCGCTCACAGAAAAAATCTTTACAAGTAGCTTACTTTAATCAAAAATTAGATTACGAAAATTTAAATTCAGAACAACTCCTTAAAAAAATACAAAAGTTAATTATATTTTCTTGAAACAAGAACTCTTCGATCAACTTAAAGCAAAATACCCAAAGACCTATCATAAGCTCACCCATATTGAAGCGAGTGATGGTTGGTATACACTTATTCAAATTCTTTCTGCCACAATAGAAAATGCAATTAATGATTATCCAATTGACTTACAAGATGCGGTTTATGCCACACAAATCAAAAGTAAATTTGGAACGTTGAGATTTTATACTTCTACATCAAATGATTTTATTGACGGAGCCATTCAAGTAGCCGAAGGAATGAGCGCCCATATTTGTGAGTATTGTGGTAATGTGGGTAAGTATCGTAATTTTAGATGGATATTTACATTGTGTGATGATTGCGCTGCTAAAACCGAAGCTCGCCGTAAACAAATAATAACAACTTAGGATCAAAAGATAGAATATAAATTTTATGAACAAACTTTTAACAAGCCTAGTATTATTTATGGGCAGTATTTGCAATGTTGTCTTTCGAGCTTACGTTGAACCAGTTCTTTGAACTTGGTTTATCGTCAGTCAATTTCCCATTGCCCCACGCATTGGAACGGTAGGCATGCTTGGTATTGGTGCAACTGTCAATCTTATTATCTCAAAACATACCACTCTGGCTGACATTAAAAAGCTTTGGAAAGAAAAAGATGATAAAGAAGATACTATCGATGCGAAAAATTTTCAATCGCTTTTAGCCACTTTGACTGATGTAGTCATTACATTTTGGGCTTGGCTTGTTTCCTATATTATATTTAATTTTTTTATGAAGGTTTAATTTATGCTGGATATGCTTACGATGGCGGGTGGTGCTGCTTTGCCCACAGATGACAATGATCATCGACATTTTTATATTGGATGCGTAGGTGTGCGCGAGGATGGAGTTGTAGTTGCTTCAAAAAATGGAGCTACAAAATTTTCATCTATTGTTGCTCATTATGAATTGCTTCCAAACAGTCATGCGGAGGGAAGGGTGTTGCGTAAGCTTGGGCGCAATGGAACCCTTTATGTTGCTCGTGTTGCCCGTAAAGATGGTTCATTCGCTATGGCTCGTCCTTGCTCTATGTGTCAAAATAGAATTAAATCTGCTCGAGTTAAAAAAGTTTATTATTCCATCTCAGACAATCAATATGGTCTATGGATCCCTCAGACAAATAGAGAACGGACATTCGATCTATGAGTAGTTTCTATGTTTTCATTACTGCTGTTACACCTCTCTACAAAGAAAGCGTTGTATTTGAAATGCTTTCTTTAGGATATACTATTGCTGCGGTAAATACAGAATCTAAAGTGTGCAAAATGGTTCTTGACAGTGAGGTTTCTGCTTTGATTTATTTTGAAGCAGCACATGAAAAACATTCGATGTCAGCTTTGGATGTTACTAATGATGCATCCGCGTGTTTAAAAAAGATCAGTGCCAAGTATCATTCTATAGTCACTTCAAATTTAGGGAATGGTAGTTTATCTTGGACCGGAGCTAATTTCAAATTCCCAGAAGAGACTAAATAACATGCACAATTTCGTATCTGTGCATGAGAACAAACTTCGAAACCGTAGCCTTGGAAGCCGAAAAACTAATTACAAAAATGGTATCCGCTGAAGAACCTAAAGCTATCCACTATTGGCACGAGCAATACTTAATGTTTTTAGATGCGAATGGCTGGACCGAAAAAGAATTTGACGATACATTACTTAAAAATATTAATTCAAACTGGACGGATAAACACTTAGAAAATTAATGCATTGTAGTTATTGTAAAGCGTCTTTTATTAAAAAGAATAGAAATGGATCAGTCATTTGGGAACATGAAATTCCAGCAAATGAAGATTTGATTTCTCCAAGTTGCCAGGCAATGCAATCCTACATTCGATTTGAAGATGGGTATGTTCAATTTGCCTATTTGTTTATGAATGAAAATAAACAATTTATATTAAGTAAAGTCAGTAATTACACAAAACTTCGTAATTATGGTAATAATATTGATGTAATAAAAATAGATTTTATTCTATTTAAATATAGTGATAATTTAATGAAAGAACTTATTTTAACGGCTGAACGATTGCAAACCCTTTATGCATTTACTTAAAAACACATGTTATTAAAACTAATTAACAAAACAATTATTTATTCTTTTATTAGCTCCGTTTATATGGTCGAAAAATATTCTGCTCTCAAAAAGAAAGTAAAAAATCAATGGAAACGCCTGAAGTAGTCTATAAAAATTATTTATCTTTCTTGATTTGTGGGGAGCGTATTAATTTGTTTTCCGAAAAGATCGAGGGAAATCGATATACAATTGTAGAATATAGCGGTATATATAACCATATCGGAGATGAGCCGCTTGGATTATCAACCGCAATTATTTTTTACGAGCAATTTCATAACATTAATTTAAACGATGAAGAAATGCGTCAAATATTAATAGACAATGGCGTTATCTCAGAAGCAACATAAACAAATAAGGAAAGATATCATGGTAAAAAAAGCAAAGAAGTCAGCACCAAAGGCTATTAAAAAAGTAAGTGATGCGACAAATAAGAACAAAGTTAAGTCTGAAAAAACTACAAGTGTAGTGGTCGAAAATGGCGTTGTGGTCATTGAAGCTGTTAAAGATGTAGAAGTTGAAGACAAAGCGGTTGAAACAAATACTACCGTTGTGAATGATGATGGCGTAGTATCGGTTAAATCAGTTTCCGACGCCAAGTAATCATATGAATGTCTTGACGCTTATTCAAAAGCACAACGAAGAGGTGCCGGTTATTCTTGGCGAACAAATAGGTCAAGGGGCAGATGGGCAAGTTTTTATCATCAAGAATGAGCCAAATAAAGTCATTAAGCTTTCGGTTATCTATGGCGAAAGTGAAAGCGATGTTAAAAATGCTTATCGCAAAGTGACTCGAACCCTCTCTTCGATCCGTAATGAAAATATGGGCGCTTTTGTTCGAGTAGATGGTTATGGATTTTTAGGATCGTATGCAACAGCCACAAAATATTACGCTCTCCATTATCATATGATGGAAAGATTGTTTCCTATATCAGATGATGAAGAGAAGGTATTTCATTCGCTGTTATCTCATGAAGATGCAAATAAAATGAAGAATTATTCAAGCAATCAAATTGAAGAAATGCTTGATGGAATGAAAAAAGGACTTGACTTCGATGTATCTGCGGTTAAATTCTTTGTTGAAAATTTAAAAAACAGCCATGTCGTTCAGTTAGATTTACATCCAAGAAACATTATGAAAGATAAAGCTGGACAATTTAAAATTATAGATTGTGATCGTTGTCATTTTACTAACTAAACAAAATAGAAAGATTATATATTATGAGCAAGACATCAGTTGATTTGACCCTATTGAAGCGTTATGTATCTGAACTCGAAGCGTCATTATCATTGGCAGAAAAGGTGGTTGCCGATAAACAAGAATACGCAGTTGAAATGTCAAAAGCATCAGGATTAGCCTCAGGCATTACTATTGAGGCTGCCCTTTTGATTGGTGATATTAATGCAGCTACGGTTGGTAAGCTTCCCCCGAAATTGGACAGCATGCAGGATATTCTTAAAGAACTTAAGAATGTTAAGGGTTCAGGTTCCAATTGAAACTTGGCAAACTACTGATGGCAATACCGTTGATTTTGATGACGGTATTGGTGAATGTATTTATTGCCACGACAGTTGGTGGTATGGTCATGCTTCAGTTATTGGCATTCGGCTATAACAACTATGGTGCCTTGGTGATTTCAGTAGTTGTTGCAATTTTGGTAAATGTTTATATTTTCTTATATGGTAGAATTAGAAACTTCATTAAAGGGCTTGAAACAGGCGATAGTGACGATGAGCACGATGAAGAGTAATATCCTGTTATTTGGATTGGCTTTATTGGTTGGGTGTGCAAATGCAAGTCCTCCCAAGGAAACCATTTTACCACCCCCAAATCAAGTCCAGGCGCTTCCAAAGGCAAACCCGAATGATGTAGTGGGGGATAATTGGAAACTCCTTTTAAGCGGAACTGGGTGGCAAAAACAACAACCTGCGAATGATGGTATCAAAGCCGTCTATTCAAATGACGAAAAAGAATGTCTGGTCATGTTTATCAAAAACCAGACAGACTTATCTTTAATGGATTATGTTCTTTCTATGACGGAAGTTTTAAAGAACTTTGGAATTGAAAACCCTACAATCACAGACATTCGATTAAACGATTTGAATGCTATTTTAATTACCGTTGAACTTGCTGGTAAAAATATGTATATCTGGACTATTAAGAAGAATGGTTATGGATATGGATTTTCTTGTGGCGGAGCAAGTGATCCAGCATTGATTAAACAAGAATTAGATTTTTGTTCAGATATGGCACGTTCGATCGAGATAAAATGAATCATATTGAAAATCAAAAATACTTGATTCAAATTACAAAAAGAGAGTTTAAAAAACGAACGGGTAGTATATTTGAGTTTGAAACCTGGTGGCAATACGAATTGACCGATTCGACTGGATCCAACTATCAAGCAAGATGCTTTATTTGCGACCAAGTATTTGAACCCGAATATTGGAACGAGCGTGGTTATGAACATGGCGACATACATTTAAAAAACATCGCTGCATTCCTATGATTTTATCTTCCGAAGAACATGATATTCTTTTAGAGTTGGCTCGAAGAGAACGAAAGCGACAGCGCAAAGGATCGCCCATTAAAAAATGGTTCTATCGTCGTATCACTTGGGCAAATGCTTATTTTCGTTGTAGAATTTGCAATCAGAATATTACGGATGGTGCCAGGATAAAACAAATTTCTAAAGCTACCTATGAAAAAATTTATCCTTCGATAGCAGAAAACCTCCGCCTTTAGGCGGGGTTGAATGGGCAACTAAATAAAAATTATATTTAACCCTGATATATTGAACCATAACAAATGAAACTTTCCTATAAATACCGAATATACCCTAATGTTAAACAACGCGAAGCGTTGTTTAAAACATTCTCGTTCTGTAATGGTCTTTATAATGCGGCTCTTCAAGAAAGAATTTCTCATTATAAAAAGTATAATAAGGGTGTTTCTTATAACGATCAGGCAAAACAACTTCCTGATATCAAAGCGCTTTTTGAAGAAGAAACGAACTCAATCTATTCTCAAAGTCTTCAATTCATATTGAAGACTTTGGATGTTGCATTTCAAGGTTTTTTCCGTAGAGTAAAGCAGTCAGGCTTAACGCCGGGTTTCCCCAGATATAAGCCAATCTCAAAGTTCAAAAGCATAAAGTTTCCTCAATGTGATTTAGTTACTGGAGGAGTTAAACTTCTTCCAAATAAGAAGCTTAAAGTTTATGGACTGCCTGGTGAAGTTTCCATTGTTCTGCATCGTCCGATTAAAGGACGATGCAAGACGGTATCGATTAAAAGAGAAGGCGATAAGTATTATCTCATCGCATTTTGCGATGAGGTGCCTATGCTAGCGCAAAGTAAAACAGGAAAGACAACCGGCATTGACCTTGGAATAAATAGCTTTATAACAACCGATGATGGAATATCATTCCATCATCCTAAACCTTATAAAACTGCCAAAGAAAAGTTAGCATTTCTTAATAAGAAGCTTTCTGCAAAGCAGAAAGGTTCCAAGAATAGAAGAAGAGTACTTTCCATGTTGCAGAAAGCTCATCAAAAAGTTTCAGATATTCGAAATGATTGGCAACATAAAATTGCCAATCAATTCGTTAAGGAGAACGATACCGTATATGTAGAGAAGTTAAACATTTCGACCATGCTGGAAGCCAAAGGCTTCAAGGTATCAAAGAGTAACATTACAGATGCTTCTTGGGGAAACTTTGTTTCCCTCATGAAATACAAGGCTGAAAGAGCTGGTGTTTCTGTTATAGAGGTTGATCCAAGGAACACATCCAAGATGTGTTCCAGTTGCAAAATGATCAAGAAAGACTTATCTTTAAAGGATAGGATATATGATTGTCAATCTTGTGGATTGACAATCAATCGAGATCAAAATGCAGCTATAAATATTAAACGGTTTGGTATAAGCCTTGCGACAACTTTAAAAGTTGTTTCAGAAGCTCCGCCCTTAAGGGCAGAGTGATTCACGAACATGGGAAAACACATCTTGAAAAATGTAGTTTTGCGGCATTCATATGAAGAACATGTTTAAAGTTTATCAAGGATCTGATTTTAATATGCCTGATTCTAATAAATTTTTAGTCCTCCTTGCTAATCGTGAGAGGCGCAAACGAAATCAACATTCAAAAGTCAAATATTGGTTTGAAAGATTTGGATTATTTTCTGTAAAATGTCGAATTTGTAATAATCAAATTACTGAAGATAATTTTACAGTAGTCCATGTAATTGGGGGTGGTGACATGGGCGGGTCGTTATCATCTCATGGTTATATGGTTATAAAAAAGCATGCCAAAAATCATCTTGAAGAATCTAAATTAATGGGCTTCTTATGAGCGAAAGAATGAAATTAGCGGATGAAGAATGTAAGATTTTATATCTATTAGCCATGAGATCTTGTAAGGTAAAAGGTAGGTATTTTCCAAAAAATCTGTGGATAAATACTTTTTGTTTTGCATCAGCGGAAACAGACTATAAACTTAATAGAGTGATTACTCAAATTGATTGTTTTATTTGCAATCAATCCATTGTAGAAGATTACAATGATGTTTATACTGGTGTTTATTATCATGGAATGAAACATTTAAATGAAAATGGATTGGCTGGATTTATATGAACTACATAATAGAGCTATCCAAACAAGAAGTAGATGTATTGGTCATCATGGCAAGAAAAGCTAAGTTAAATAATGACTTGGAGGTTTGGGGAGAAATACTTTTGAACCACGTTGAATATTTTATTTGTGGAGCAACATTTGTAAAATATTTTGATCGTGGTGATTGCAGTGAAATTATGGAACATGGTTTTTTTCACTTAAAGAAAGTTATGGCGTTTCTCTAATGGATAAAATATTATTAATCGATGCAATGAACCAAATTCATCGAGCCAATGTTCAATTTGGTCCGAAAATTCCTCATGCACATTGTGATATAGAAAATTCACATCATACTGATAAACATCCAGCTCATAGAGACATTCACTGTCAATGTGGTGCGGCTTGGAACGAAGAGGAAGTATTTTGTTATGGTGATAAATACAATATCATCTATTCATTCTTTCGTAGTCTTCGGGTTAATATCGAAAACTTCCAACCAGTTAAGGCATTTTTCGCGCTTGAGGGTCATCCACAGTTTCGTTATGATCTTTTTCCCGAATATAAAGCTGATCGTCTTATTAAGCGATCCTCCAAGCAAGACACTTATGACAGAGTAATTGACCAAGCTAATCAAATCACCAATCTCCTTCAATATCTCCCCATCACTGTTGTCCGAGCGGCTAAATATGAGTGCGACGATACCATAGGAACGCTTTGTGAGAACATGAAGGATGAAGACCTAACTGTCATCTCAAACGACGCAGACTACACCCAGTTGCTCCAAAGAGGCTATAAGAACATTCGCGTCTTTAATCCAATTAAAAAGGAAGATCGCATTGCTCCTGAATACCATTTCACTCTATATCGAACTTTAGTGGGAGATAAGTCGGATGGTATTAAGCGATTGGTCTCCGATAAAAAAGCTAAAGAGATGTGTGCGGAACCGCAATTGCTTAAAAACTTCTTGGAAAATGAAGAATCAAGAGCTAATTTTAATATCAATCGGCAGCTCGTTGAATTTAAAAGTGTTCCAACCGAAGAAATTGAAATGAAGGATGGCGAAACAAACTTTCCTGCCCTCAAAGAAGAATTTGAACGAATGAAGTTTAATTCAATTACTAATGAAGATAACTGGAAGAAATTTGTTTCCACTTTTGATTGTTTAAAATATTAATATGATTTTTTCAGATGAATTGGAAACTTGTCAATCTTGTTTTTGTAAGTTAAAAGAATCACGCCCGATGCGGGACGAAATACAATTTGATTGTAATACTTGTGAGATTGCATTTATTTGCCTAAAATCCACGAAAGAAATTATTTATTATCATAGGGCAATTAATAAAAATGGTGATTATTTACAAATTTATTCTAATAAAGAAATCGATACATTTCAATTAAGTGAGACGAATTGGACTAACGTTCAGCTTAATTATGAGAATATATATCGTGAAGATATTTTTGTTCCTTATGAAAATTCAAGTGAATTTGTTGATAAAATATATAAAATACGAGCTTTCCTATGAATAGATGTCATCATTGTGGCGGTCCTATTGTTGAGTCTGAAGCCGGAACTTTAGAAGGAGAAATGCATTACGGATGTTTAAATTTTGGATGCAACGATTTTTATTATTATATTTATCAGCCAACTAATCAAGTTATTTGTTATCAGGATTACATGTTCTTTGATGATAAATACTTTTTAGTTGAAGCTTGCACATCGACGCCCGAAACTGCGATAGATAATTATGTCGCGGTTCAATTGTTTAACGGTGAAATGATTACGGAAGGTGGAGAAGAATATAAGAAGTATATAGAAATAATTCGCGAAAATAAATTTACACCATTCGAAGATAGATTAGTTTATCTTCAAAAAATCATTAATATCCGGGCGTTCTTATAATTTGAAGTAACAGAACTCTTCTGGACTACAATTATAAAGTTTAGCAAAAGCCGCTGCATCAATATAAGTAGGGTAAAGCACTGTATTGTAATTGACCGCGTGCATGATGGATTGTTTGGGCTCGTGCCCAAGTCCTATAAAATGACCGAACTCATGAATCATTGTAGTGCGAAACAAAATATTATTACTAATTCGATTGGGAACGATATAAAGGTTTTTGGTATAATTATCTTTAGAAAAACATAATCCTAACGCCCTTACTCCCTTGCTCTTATTATCCCAAGGAACCAATGCAGGATGGTCTTCACGCGCGCGGATAATTACTGACTGATTGTAAATAGTTTCTTCATCACTTGGGTTAAGATCGAATTCAATCTCAAATAAAATTAAATCATTGGTAAAACGCTCAATGTCCTTGATAGCTCGAAGAATTTGAACTCGTTCTTCAGAATTAAATGTAAAGTCGGCGCGAAGTGTTTCTACAAATTGAACTGTTGATTGTCCTTTAGGCTGATTGAACAGGGCTTTGGGAGGCGGCAGGTCGTAGCCAAATAAGACGAGCGATGTGTATAGCTCGCAAACAATTGACCAAAACCACCTTTTAATCAATCGTCGAAACCTGGTATCTCTAAGTTTTGAAGCAATACATGATAGACTTTTTCGGCATAATTATCAGAACCCATATCACCCTGGATATCAGCAAGGTTCATATCCAATTCCGCTTCTTTTATAATCTCTACTATTTTTGCTTTACGTTCGGTGATGTTCATTTTATATCCTTATATTTTCTTTTTTAATCGCTCGACAATGGCAAATAAAGGTTTTTGCAATTGAGTAAAAGGTTTTGGACGAGTTGCGTAATATGCTAATAGCTCACGACCCTCATCATATAACTTTGTGATTTCCACTTTTTCTGCGGGAGCTAATTCATTTTCCTCATACAACATACCCACCATGTGTAATTGATTAATGGTGTCTCGGAATTTGTATAATCTTGCACTTTCAGCAACGAAGTTTTTAATGTCCGGATCTTCAACAGCATAAGCGGATTGGGCAGACTTCAAATCTTTATCTGCTTGTTTTTCGGCTGGCGTTCCTTTAACAGCTTCGATTTTTTGAAGATAGGGGGCGAATTGGGCAAGGACATTTGGATCAGATGAAAGCTTCTTTATGATCTTTTTGCGAAGATCATTTTTAATAGAGGCAATGGTCTGTTGAAGCGCAATTGCAAGTCCATCTAATTTGCCCTCAATACGCCCTTCTTGATCTCGTTTATTATGAATAGTAGTCGTGTTCTTCTCTTTGAATTCAGCGTTTTCTTGTTTGCGCCTATTCTTTGCGTCCTCAATTTTTTGAATCATGGTTGAAAAAGTTAATCCGGTAAGAGCATTTCCGCCACTCATCGCATCAATTAATTGGCGTCGGAGCTTGGACTCTTCCGATTTATTCTTTCCTTGACCCAACATTAGTTCATGAAGTTCTTTTTTCTGTTGAAGCAGGAACTTGGCGCGTGGGTCTTTCACCGTGGCTAAATCTTCTTCCATAAACTTTAATTGATTTCGAAGCTCATAAGAACGAATGTTAGCCTTAAGTTCATTGCGCTTCTTTGACATTTCACTAATTTTATCACGAATTTCATCTAATTGAGTGGTGATTTCTGTGCTCGGAGCTTCTGCAAATTTCTTTTCGAGTTGAGTTGCGACGAAAGTGAAATCTCTCATTCGTTCTAATACGGTGACGAGTTCTTTAATTCTTTCTAGGGCTTGCTTATCATGTTTGCCAAGGAGCCCATTCGTTTGTGCTGATTTTGCTTCGATTTGACGAGCTTCATCTAAATAGCGTTGTCGCTCGTTTTCATAACTCGCGGTCCAATCTTTAAACGATTTATGATCTGTTCGATACCCACGGCCCTTTGATTGTCCAACTTCCTGATTGACTCCACCTGACATATCGAAAACGCCTTTTGCCTTTTCATCATATTTAGTTAGGTCGTCTTTTATTTTTTCATCAGGTAATGGTGGAGCCTCGATATTCTCATCATGTAAGTTAGGTCCACGTTGCTCTTGAAGTTCTTCTGCCAGCTCTTTGTTATTAAAGTCTCGCTTGGCGTCTTGTAGCGCTTTTAATGAGGCAGCTGAATCGCCAGTGGTTGCGGTGCCTGCTAACTTCGAACGGTTTCTTAAATCTTTGGAAACTTCATTGAGCAAATCTTCGACGGCTGATTGTTCGTCGTCATCTTCGTCATCAAGTAAATTAATCGAGTTTGAAATAGCTTTATTGACGAAATTGTATCCGCCATTAACTTCAAGTGCTTTTTTATAGAGATCAGCAATTAAAAGGACTTCTGTACGAATGTTTTCATCGGCGATTTGATTGCCCGCTTGAAGAATTTTACTGTAAAGTCCCAAATCTTCACCTCGTTCGGTATCTGGGGCATCCTCTTCAGGATCATCAGGCATCGTATAGCCTTGACCTTTAGAGATCAAATTATGCGAGAAAATAGCAGAACGAACGAATGTATTAATTTTTTGGATTAGACTTGGTAAATAGATCATTTGGCTTGGTTATATACTTAAATATGACAACTAAAGATAGTAAATTACTACCCCCATTCTCATATTGGGGTGGTAAGCGGAAGGTCGGATCTATTATTTTTAATGGTTTGGGGCAAGTAACCAATTATGTAGAGCCTTTTGGTGGTTCATTGGCGGTTCTTTTAGCGAACCCACATCCAGCCAAAATTGAAACTGTAAATGATATTGATTGTGCTTTGGTTAATTTTTGGCGATGTGTTTCGAATGATCCTGAAGGTTTGGCAAAATATTGTGACTATCCGGTGTCCGAAGTCGATTTACACGCTCGTCATAAATGGATTTTAGAACAATTTACCACAGAATTTAAAACCAAAATGAATAATGACCCTAATTTTTATGATTTAAAACTTGGCGGATGGTGGATATACGGTCAATGTGCATCGATCCCTGGTAACTGGCTCCAAACAAGAGGGCTAAAGGCCATGCCAATGTTATCTTCAGCGGGGTCAGGCATACAAGGGCTTAAACATACACCAATTTCTTGGTTTGAAACATTACAAAAACGATTAAAGAGAGTTAGAATTTGTTGTAGAGATTGGAAAGATTTAGTTTCGCCTGCCATTACTTACAAGAATAAAGGATTAGTCTCAAAAGATATCACTGGAATTTGTCTTGACCCCCCATATGAGCATCAGGGAAGAGTAAAAAAGCTCTATCAAGAAGATGAAGATATATTTTCTGATGTTATGAAGTGGGCGATTGAGAATGGTGATAATCCAAAATTAAGAATTGCCCTTTGTGGATATGATAATGATTATGTGTTTCCTGAAGGTTGGACGATTTATAATTGGGAAACAGTCGGCGGTATGGCAAATCAATCAAAAACAGAAAGTCCCGGATTAGAAAATAAAGGTCGTGAAGTTATATGGTTTTCTCCTCATTGCCTCAAAGTAGAATAATCAATCTACCGCTCATTTGATATATAGTTATGTTTTCCGAACTGATTTCCCATTTCCTGTTCCGATGTAATGATTGCAATACCATTTATGATCTTGAACTTGAAGAGCCTGAAGATTTAGAAAAGGTTAGAGATGGCAAAATGGAACTTGATTGTGCCGGTTGTAATGGCAAATGTTCCGTTTTGCGCGATTAAACCCTTGCATATTTAAATTTTAGCTTTATATTTTGGATTGAAAGCCTGAAATGATTCTATTATCGAAAACATTGGAAGACAGAACTATTCAATACAAACTTGAATTTCATTTGGATGACAACACAAATGAAGTGATTTTAGAGGTGTATATTCAAAGCACACACTCCACTTTTAAAAATAGAAAATCTTATCGCCATTTAAAACATTTTGAATACAATTGGTCTGATAACTTCTCGACCTATCCCTGTAAAATTGAATCTGAGATTAGAGATCTTTACAAAGGAGTGTACGCAAAGTCTGAAAAAATTAAAGCTTTCACATGATTTCTATTGAGGATCTGACAAAATTACCATGTATAATTTGTAAGGGCAAGTTAGTCAATTCAAATAATTTTCCAACTGAATATTATTGCCCAGCCTGCTTGGATGAGCTTAATTACGAGTGCTATTATATACGAATCACCGAGTGGTCACGGATGCAACTTAATATTGATGGCAAAAATTGGATTGAGTTTAATACACCGAGTAATACTGTAAAATGGATTCAGCGGAATGATGAAGATTGGCTTGAAGATATTTTGAGCTTGCATTGGGAAACTGAATTTAATTTTACCGATCCTATAAAGCTTTATCATGAAGTAATGGCACGAATGAAAAAAATCATGGTTTTCGGATGATTCCATTTTGTAATTATTGTAAATGTGATGGCTGTAAAAACGGAGAAGAGAATTTAGAACACGCTCTTACCGAATATAACGATTATATTTGTGACACCTGTTATCTTTATGAAGTTTGTCAGAAATTCCCAGAAGGAAAAGGAAATCCATGCAACGCTAACGATTCTAATTGCACACATCGTCCTAAACTACTTTCCGATTGGGCTACTTTTAAAATTATCCAATGATCTTAAATTCATCAAATTGAAAGCATTCCTATGAAAAACGCAGCCGTGATGTTAATTATAAAAGATGGTCTTATTCTTGGGATTACGCGAAGATCTGATAAAACCAAATGGGGATTAATCGGCGGAAAACAAGACGATGGAGAAACAATTAAAGAAGCTGCCATTCGAGAAACTAAAGAAGAAACCGGAGTGGTTGTAAAGGATTGCGTAGAGATTTTTCATCAATTCGAACCAAAACATTCTCCTGATGGGATTGACTTTATGTCCTATTGTTTTTATGCTACAGATTGGGAAGGCGAACCATCTAAGTGTGAGGATATGGAAGTCGCTTGGATTACTGCGAAACAATTGACTTCCGATGAAACTGCTGCATTTGGGTCTTATAATCGAGCAGCTCTTGCTACTTTTAAACTACACTTTCCTAATGTGTTTTTAAAATGAGCTGCTACATTAAAGTTATAATAGGTTCAGGCAAACACTATAGTGAATGTCTTTGGTGCGAAAAACCATTAAATAAAGGTCAAAAAATGGCAATTATTTCTTGTCAAGCCGGCAATTTGAAACTTTGCGCTGATTGTTTTAAACCTTTTGTAACTGAAGTTCGTTTAAACTTAGACGAAGCAATTACAGCATTTACATGATTGATCTTAATATTCGAGAAACATCTGAAGAAGATTATTATTCATGTGATTTTTGTGATGGTCAATTAAACATCTATAAAGTTGCCGGAGAAATTGATTCTTATTATGCTGGTAGGATGCTTATTTGTGAAGGTTGCTTTGGACCATTCGTAGAGAAAGTCCGGCTTCTATTTGATCCGAAATTAAAAGCCTTCACATGAAAATTGAACTTGTAGAAGCTATTTCATATATTTTTTGTGCCAATGAAGGCTGCGAAAAACTTACAGAACGCATTAAAGTAGGAACAACGTGCGTAAGGTTTCATTTTCGAGATGCAACTTACGATAGAGACGAAACATTTTATATTTGTGGAGGGTGTATTGACAGTGTTTTTAAAGATATTAGAGTGGCGATGGATCCAAAATTAAGAGCATTTACATGATTCAATTTGAAATTGTTAATTTAACAGAAACTAGTACAGAATGGCATCTCGTATCTTATTGTCGTATGTGTAGTTCTGAAATAGCAGAAGGATCTCAATATGCTTATTGTCAGTTTGCAGATTATGCTTTTAATTTATGCAATGCTTGTATTCCGCTCTTTGTTAAAGAGGTCAGAATAAAACTTGATCCCAATATTAGAGCTTTCACATGATCGAAATTACAATTATACCATGCCGCGACTCTCAAAACGTAGTTATGATGTCATACGATTGGAAATGCGCCGAATGTGATAGTCGTTTATATCAGCACAAAAATTATGCCAGGATTTATTTCAATAAATCTTTTGGTGGAGTAATTTACTTGTGCGAAAAATGTTTTGGTCCCATTTGTGATAAATTTAGAATGGCAATGGATCCTAAATTGAAGGCATTTGCATGATAGATATTAAAGTAATTAAAGTTGAAAGATGGAGCGGAGCTTGGACATGTGATGAGTGTGATGAATTATTAAATACACATGATGTCTTCGCTGTAATTAATATGTATCCTGGTAGAAATCGAATTTGTAAAAGTTGTTTTGTTCCAATTTGTAATAAATTTAAATTAGCATTACTACTTCCGGCATTCACATGATTCAACTTGACAAATGCCCTATATGTGATAAACCTTTTAATGGTCCGCAATGTTCAGTTAACGAGCAAGATCATCATTTTTCGAAGTGGGTAAAAAGCGCAGGATACACCTATACATTCATATTTAATAATGAAAGATTTATATTTCGTTCATCTAAAGAAAAGAGTGTAAGTACACTACATCAAAGAAATCCTGGGAACTATTCAGAAGCGGCATTATTTGAAATAAATGATTTTTGGGAGCCTGATAAAGAATTAATAAACAAAACTAAACGATTAGTTAAATTACAAACATTTTTATAAAAGGAAAATTACATTATGAGCTGGCTTGACGATTACTCTAAAGAAAACAAAAACCTTGATCCTAATCTTCAAAAGAAACTTAAGGACATTGGAATTACAGAAGACGAATACAAAGAACTTGAAGCTCGACTGCTTGAGGGTATGGGTATGGCTCCAGAAGTTTTAGCATTGATTGATGAAAATGCACAACGATTTACTGAAAAGCTATCTACTGTATTGAGAGATAAGGCTGAATCATTGACGCTTGAACTGCCAAATATTGCTCCTCTTGGTGACTATTCAAAGCTCATTGAGGATAATGATGGTATGACGGATTTTTTGAAGTCAGAAGCAAGCAAGCCAGAGTATTGGAAGCTTAATTTGATCCGTAAGAATGACTTGAATGATACGATGATTGATCTTGTTTATACCAATCAAGCTGTAGGTGATGGAACGGAAGTTAGCGGTGTTGTATTTATTAATAAAGCATGCGTAATTCGACACGCTATGGTCCAATACAATGACTAAAATCTATCATCCCTCAAAAGTCCGCTGCCTAAAGGCAGCGGATGTATTGACAAATAAAAAATGATAATTATATTAAATAAAGTTGAAATTAACTCATGAAACTATCCTTTAAATACAGAATTTACCCAACCAAAGCTCAGCAAAAAGTTATTCAAAATAACTTTAACTTTTGTTGTTTTCTGTATAATTCCGCTCTGCAAGAGCGGAATTCTTATTATAAGAAATGTCATAAAAGTTTATCTTATAACAAACAGTCTGCTGAACTTCCAGAAATAAGAAAAGAATTTAAAGATCAAGTTAATACTATTTATGCTCAAAGCCTTCAGCAAGTTCTTAAAAAGTTAGACGCATCCTATAAAAGCTTTTTCAGAAGAGTTAAGCAGAAATCCGGCAAAAAAGCAGGATTTCCTCGCTATAAATCAGCAGATCGTTTTCGTTCTATTATTTTTCCTCAAGCCGATCTGAAAACACGAGGCGTTAAACTTCTTGCCAATAAAAAGTTAAAAGTATTTGGACTTCCAGGAGAACTCAAAGTGAAGTGGCATCGTCCTGTTCAAGGACGATGCAAAACAGTTACCATTAAAAAAGAAGCTGACAAGTTTTATCTTATTCTTTCTTGTGATGAGGTTCCCCTTCAACCTTTAGCTAAAACTCAAAAGACAGTAGCTATTGACTTAGGTATTTCTTCTTTCATTACCACGGATGATGGGACGCAGTCCCATCATCCAAAGCCCTACAAGACTGCTAAAGAGAAGCTAGCTTTCCTTAATCAAAAGCTTGCCCTTAAAAAGAAGGGCTCCAAGAACCGCTTCAAGGCGAAGAGTCAATTAGCAAAAGCGTATCAAAAAGTTCATAATATTAAAGAAGACTTTCAACATAAGTTATCATTAAAGTTGTTAAGAGAAAATGATGAAATCATTTTCGAAAAGCTTAATATTCAAAATATGATTAAAGAAGGTCATACAAATTTAGTAAAAAGTATAACAGAAGCAAGCTGGGGAAGTTTTATTCAAAAGCTAACTTATAAGGCCGAAAGAGCTGATAAGAAAGTAACCTCAGTTGATCCGAAGAATACATCAAAGACATGCTCAAAGTGTTTACAGATAAAAGAAAGTTTATCTTTGAGTGAGCGAGAATATCATTGCGAAGCTTGTGACTTCGCAATGAGCAGGGATCAAAACGCAGCAATCAATATTAAAAGGCTTGGTTTAAGCCTTGCGGCAAATCATTCTGATTTGCCTCAGAAGTCATTGCATTAAATTGCATTAATACAATGGTAATTCACTCATTATTTAATTTGGTTCAATCATTGGGACATTCCATTTAAATTAGAAAAAGAAGATTGTCGAGTTTATGATGGTGAAACACTTTATACCATCGTTAAAACTCACTCTAATCCAATCAAGAACATTATATCTATTCATAAATGCGATGGTGATGGATCAGTATTAGAACAATTTAAGCCAAAGTATTGTTATATAGATGGAAATGTAATTGATTTTCAAACCATCACAAAAGATAGGCTTCTTAATCGTATTCGAACGCTCATAACCTTTCAGTAATCTGGTATATTCATATGGATTATGGGCAGATACTTAAATTAGCCGAAGATTATTGTTTAAAGGCAGAGGCTGATAAAATATTCGGACCCTATCGGAAACAAGATGGTAGGCAAATAGTTATTATTAAAAAGGATGATGGCACTAATAAAACTATGTCATACCCTAAATTTTTGCTCCAAGAACATTTACAAAGAACTCTTGGTGACGATGAAACGATCGACCATAAGAACTTTGACTTTAATGACAATCGCATCGAAAACCTTCAAATCCTTCCACGAGCCGAGCACTCTGAAGGCGACACGAGACGAGTAAAACTAATCAAGCTCAAGTGCCAAATGTGCGATAAGGACTTTGAGCGGTCCCCAAGGCTTATGAGAGATAAATCCAAGCGAAATGTTGGCGGATGGTTCTGTGGTCGAAGCTGTGCTGGCAAATACTCACGACAGCGGCAACTTGGTAAAATTGACAAACTTCCTTCACCAGAACATACTTCAAGCGAATATTATCGTAAGAAGATTGTTGAAAATTTGGGCGAAGAACTTACTGATAAGTATGAGATTGACATTTAATTCTTAACTGCTTATATTACCGGCGAGGAATTATGAGCATTCGAAACAAAAATCTCTTAACCCAATTAATCAAATCATGGGCACAAGACCATTCAGCTGAATTCAATATTGCAGACCCGGATAAAACAGATCAGGGAACCTCGAATACTGCTTCTTATTTTACTTGGCTTGTTCAAGAGAAATTAGTAAATATTAATCTCTTATCTTTAGTTGATCGGTTGGAAGTTTTCATGGAGGATGCCAAATATAAAAAAGGATTGGACGGATTTTATTGCTGCAAATGCACAAACTTCTTTCAATTTGCCGAGCCAAATCAAGAAGATGGAACTTTAATTTGTTATTCATGCAGGCAACGAGGTTATTAAGATGCTTGAGACATGTTTGTTTTGTGGTAAAGCTTTAGAAGAAATGGCAGGGCGAAGGGATTCCATTTACCAAAGACTTACAAAATAAGATACGGTCGCTTGTAAAAATTCAGGCTTTCTTGTAAACGACTAAAAGGTTATACTAATACATGGGAACTAAAGAAGAAGCGGAACGTAAATACATTGTTGAAGTACCATCATCTTGGAGTAAGTTGTCCGAGATGTTCGATGGTATGATTGATATTCTTAAAATTGAACAAACCTATTTGGAACCCGAAGGCGACGAACCTTCCGCTCGTGTTCGAAAAACAGTGCATGGCTTAAATGGTGAAGATGTTGAATATCACTTCAATCAAAAGAAACCCGTCAAGCCTGGAGTTCATGAAGAGAAGGAATATGAAATCACCAAGGCACAATACGAAAAGCATTTAAAAGATGCTCGAAAAGATAAGTCTGAGGTTCAAAAAACTCGGTTTGTTTTTAAGTATAATAACCAAGTATTTGAATTGGACATTTTTAAAAACGCATTAAGTGGTTTAGCGATACTTGAGATAGAACTATCCTCGATCTCTGATAAAGTAGAATTACCGCCTTTCTTAAAAGTAATTAAAGATGTGACAACCGACAAAAAATTTAATAACTATAACTTGGCTACTAAAGAACTTCACCAAGATTAAAAGTGCATCCAGAAATAAAAGCTTATTGGCTCGCTCAACCAGGTAGAATGCAAAACACCGTTGTCTTCTGGGACTTTCTGTATGATGATGGCCGGTGGGTTTGGGCATGTTTTGATGCATCTACTTTACGATATAAATTTGATAATAATGATCTAAAATATTATACCGAAGAAGAAGCACGAAAGATGATTAAGATAAAAGCATTTTGGTAAATGGTTCCACATCCAGAGATTAAAAAATTTTGGGAGAATCGTGGTGGAAAATTTGTTACTTTCGACCATTTAAGATTTGTGGATTATGATGAACCGAATGGTAATTCAATTTTTTGTATTTGGCGTTTTGTTCCTTCGAAAAACGAAATCATTTATCGATTTGAGAATTTTGGCGAAGAATATACTGAAAAAGAAGCGCTGAGAATAATTCGAATGTGGGCGTTCTTATAATGCATCCTGAAATTGAAAAATATTGGTTGAAAATGGGCGGATCATTGGTCCATCGTGAAAAGCATAGCAATTATGATGATGGGGATATTAGATATTTTGCAGTTTATGTAAATCGTGATGGTGAAAAATTATATAGATTGGCTCACGATCAATTTACCCAATACACAGAAGAAGATGCATTACGTTTAATTAAATTAGCGGCATTTTTCTAAGTCAATAAATTCGTATTCATATATAAAACACAGGAGGAATTGCTACATTTTTTTTGATTGTAATGGCAGTTGGGCGCCCTATAAGATCCAGAAACATAAAGAGATAAACATTTGCAGGAGATTTACATGACCGCAAAGCCAAATTCCACCAAATTCATTAACACGGAAGCCGACAACGATGACAATCAACCCTACAGCAATGCCCTGGACATATCCGAAATCTTATCCATTTGCGCAGAATATAATAGTTTGGGATGGAAAATTCAATCACAAATTCACAAACTCCTTGACAATGAGCCAATAGAATATACATTTGATCGTGCTTCATTATCTAAAATCAAAAGTTTTCTTACAAAAATAAGCGATAACTTTTACTTTGGTGATGCAAGCGAACAAGCAAAAGATACATTAATTAGATTAGAAGAGTTTGAAATGAAACTTAAACTTACTCCAATCATTCCTCATATTCAAAATTAATAACAAAAAGAAAGATACATGTCGTGAGCAAGAAAATGATTAGTTTCGATAAAATTCTGGTTAAAATGATTGAAGAAAATGGTGCACAGAAGTCATTGGAACTTTTTAAAGAAGCTCTAGTGATGTATGCGAATGATTGTTCTGACAAGGGGCTTAAAGAAAAAGCCTATGAAGCAGCTGATCTTTCAGATTTGCTTGATGCAATGTTTTTGGCTGGTGATCCTGATTATATTCCTACCGTTGAAGTAGATGATGTGATTTGGGGTGAAAATTAATCGGATAAGTACTTGGATCTCAAGATTCGATTAGTGTATCGCATAATTCGATCCCTTTAGAAAAAG